GTTTAGCAAACTGCTGCCTTAACCACTCGGCCAACCTTCCATTAGTTGATAGTACTCACCGTCTATGACAACGTGTCTATTTAGGAGTCCTGCGCTAACAGTTCCAAAGCATCTAACAACAGTTATATCAGACTTCGCGCCATGCCAGCGGATGTCGTGTAGTATATGCGTCCATATACGATACCTGTCAAGTGCTATCAACTAATGGTGCCCCAACCGAGACTTGAACTCGGACGCACTAGGCACTGGCTTCTAAGACCAGCGTGTCTACCAATTCCACCATCGGGGCAAAAATTTATTAACAGTTTTAAAGAACAATCGTTAATTGCTTAACGTGCTATATTATAGCAAGAGTATTTAACTGTGTCAACAAACTTGACACAGTAATTTGGTACACCGTAGGAGAATCGAACTCCTCTTACCTGCGTGAAAGGCGGGTGTCCTAACCGATAGACGAACGGTGCATTAACTTGCTACAATCTTTGGAATATATGGAACTGCTCTTGGTCCACCATACAGTGACTCAAAAAGTTTTTTAGCTTCTTGCGGAGTATCCGCATAGACTCTTTTCTTTTCTTCACCTTGTGGTGTACGCACAGTTGTTTCATACATTGGCATATTTTTCTCCTTGGCGGTCTCAACGAGAATCGAACTCGTCCCTACGGCGTGACAGGCCATTATACTAACCGATATACTATGAGACCATTCTGAAACACACTACGACAAATGCTATGCACCCTAACTCTATTTGTCTAGGCTGTGGCAATGTGTTTTAGAATAGTGCTAACGCTGAGATTACACGTTAGCCATAAGCACCTCTAGCATTATAGTTCGCCTTGCGAGCAAACCTTCTCTAGACATCCACTAGGGTCCTTGCGGATCTCCTAGTCTGCTTACAGCATCGCCGTTTTTAAAGCCAGGCAGTAGGCTTGTCGTCATGTGCTATTCTGCGGATTCCATTCCGTTGACCTTGCGAGCCATTCAAGTGCGCTAACACCTTACGAACCCCCCTCCACAAATTAGTGTCACCTTGCGAGCTTCACTAAACTCAATTAGCTTTCGCCTTGAGTATTAGATACTTTTCACACATGACCGAGGCAGTCTTTGCTTTTTAATGATAGTTGGATTTGAACCAACTGCCGTCTGTTTAACATACAGATGCTCTACCAAATGAGCTATATCGAACCTACCGCGATGAGCTGCCTCTGTTGCTCCGTAAACTTTTGATCTACGGAATACAACTCACCACATACCTTTTGCCTCGCGAGCTACTCAGTGATGTTTTGCGATCAATGTAGCAACGTTTCACAACGTGCCCCACCAACCACTTACATTGCATACGAGCTCTTAGGAGCGACCCTTCGAACCAATACACTACCCTTTCTCATACCAGCTGACTGATTGGTTTCGCATGGAAGTCAGCACCACCTGTTACTTTTCATTGCCCCGTGTTCCTTGCGGCACGTCGAACAATGTTCTTTCCCATACATCAGCTTTGCTGTTACAACCACCGGTCTTATCAGTGATCGCTTCCTCACGGAAGTGAGCAGGCTTGTTTACATGAACCATTGCTGGCGCTAGTATGTAGGCATTCTAGCTTTGGGTGTATCGCTACACTTATTCTTTGTAAACGGCAAGCCGCCTACAGGACAATAAACTGCCCTTAATTTATCATATAAAAGTACAACTGGGTATCAGCTTATGTTGCAAGACCGTCTCTTGCTATTTCCGCTTCTACATTACAGTCCAGTAAACTCCACCGTGCCATACTTGGGTCCCCCCTCAGCTTTCGTGTACGTTAACCCGAGCTAGTCCGTCGACTAGTTGTACTCTGTTAACGCTACCTAGTGGTACTGGTAACCTTTTGTACTTTTATATGACAAATTGTCATATACCAACTTTTTAAAGAACATTTACTATTTGCTTAGTAAGTATCTATTGTAGCAACAATTTGCGACGTTGTCAACAATAATTTTAAATTAATTCGTTGTATTTTTACAACAATTATGAATTACTATCATTTTAACATGCCTGTATACTAGTGAAAATTAAATAAGTTTTACAATGATAACATCAATTTTCCCAATTAACATTTTGGTCAAAGACTTTGATATGCAAGACTCTTGGACACAAGATATTATTGGTATAGCTAAAGCAGTTTTCGCTAACGATCAAGCAGAAAAAGGATCAGAATCTGCTACTGGCAATAACAGAGTCATTTTCTTTACTGAAGAGAATTTATCAACATTCTCAGCAATAGCAGAACTTAGACAAATGTTTGCAGACTCTTTTTATGAACTTGCATCATCATATCCTAACAATAAATTAACTAAAGATATACTTGAAGAACGCATTAAAAATAATTCAGGTTATCTAAATTTTATGAAAAAAGGTGAACATCAATCAGTGCATACACACGATCCTGAAGTGTTTGCTTTTGGTATATTTTACCTAACTGACATTGACAATCACCAATTTGGTGGCGAACTTGTTTTACATAATCCTAGCTTTTCAGGAGCTTGGCATTTCAATCATGGACATACGTATAGTGTTCCTACTAAAAAGAACCGTATGGTAATATGTCCCAACACCATATGGCATGAAGTCACTCCGTATTCAGGAGAATCAGACCGTATGGCAATTGTAGTAAATCTTTAAGTGGCGCGGCTGGAGAGATTCGAACTCCCGACCCACGAGGTAGAAGCTCGTTGCTCTAATCCACTGAGCTACAGCCGCATTTGGTACCCCTCCTCGGATTCGAACCGAGAAACCTACGGCACTCCTTTTGAGAGAGCTGACTTTACCAAAATTTGTCTAGAGGGGCAAATTGAATTTGTAAGTAGTTGCCCCATCGTTATAGCAACCATTCACCCGTGTAACAAGCTCGAGCGGGACTCGGTACGTCACTTGGGATTCATCCAGTCTGCCTCCTTTACAGGCCTCCGCCGTTCCCGGCAGGTGGGAGTTGAACCCAAAACCTTCTACTGTACAGTACCTTCGAAGAATACTGAACAGCGTGACTTCACTTGCTGACACTTACAAAACTTGGTGCCCCAGGATGGAATCGAACCACCACACCCTGCTTACAAAACAGGACCTCTACCACTAAGGATACAAGGGCAATAACATTGGCGGAAAGCAGAGGAGTCGAACCCCACCCGGCTCGTCACCAGGACCCAGTTTTCAAGGCTGGTCGGGGAACCAACTCCCCTGCATTACTTTCCATTATTTGGCGTACCTCCAGGGACTCGAACCCCGACGAACAGTTTTGGAGACTGTCATGCTGCCATTACATTAGAGATACATATTTGGAGTAGCGGGTGAGATTTGAACTCACGGTTTTTCGGATTTGCAATCCGATGCAATGGGCCGCTCTGCCACCGCTACATTAATTTGGTGGTAATGAGTGGACTTGAACCACTAACAGTCTCCGTATGAAGGAGGTGGACTACCATTGTCCTACATTACCATATGGAAGCACACTCATCACTTTTCGCAACGGTGGTGTGAAGTCCTTACAACCTAAACTATGTTTAGGCAAAGTGTGCTTTCATATGGTAGGGGCACAGAGAATCGAACTCTGATTAATAGGTTAAAAGCCTACTACTTTAGCCGTTAAGTTATACCCCCGACATCTTATCACTCTTGTCACTTGTCATGACAGATCTCCTTTTTAAAAATGGTCTGTGTGGTAGGATTTGAACCTACGGCCTCCTCGTTCCAAACAAGGCCGTCTACCGGGCTGACATTACACACAGATAAACTTTATTTCATAAATACAAGATGACACGCTTATATGCATATTACTGTATAAAGAAATTTATAATCTTCTTCCCTACACCAGTATTTTTAATACTGTCTTTGTGTAGTATTTTTTACTTTAAGTCGCCAATGTGCGGCGGCTTTTCATATGAAATGTCACTAATGTGGTTTCTTATGGCACTGGCACATTCAAAGCCTTGGATTGAATATATTGAAATCAAACGCTGTCCTAATGGATGCGGTTGTGATTGCAATACTAACTAACTTGGCAGAGGGTACTGGGATCGAACCAGTGATGACAGAGTCAAAGTCTGTAGTGTTACCGCTACACTAACCCCCAACAAAAACTTGGTGCTACCTAGAGGAATCGAACCTCTTTCAACGGTGCTTCAAACCGCCGCTATGACCACATCAGCTAAAGTAGCATTGGGGTGAAGTGGGGAATCGAACCCTCTCTTACTGTTTCACAGACAGCAGTGCAACCACTACACTAACAACACCATTGTTTGGCCGGCCCGGAGAGACTCGAACTCCCAACCTCTAGTTTCGAAGACTAGCACTCTAATCCATTGAGTTACGGACCGATAAATTTGGTACCTCCACCGGGTAACGATCCCAGGACTGCCGGTTATCAGCCGACTGTTATTCCATTTAACTACAGAGGTAAATTGCTAAGGGACACATTCTAATGTTGTTTGAGACTGAGCTGGGGGTCTGTGTTCAGCAAGTCTCCCATTTAATTGGCTGTCCGACTAGGGATCGAACCTAGCTCATTCTTCGTTAACAGCGAAGCGCCTACACCATGCTTGCTCTCGGACAATAAAACTGGCGCCGTGGACGGGGATCGAACCCGCCTTAATTGGATAGACAATCCAGTGCCCTCCCAGAGGACTACCACGGCATATTGGTATCGCGGACGGGAATCGAACCCGCCTAGTCACCTTGAAAGGGTGATGACCTAACCCAGAAGTCCACCGCGATGTAATTTGGTGGAGTATCCTGGGATCGAACCAGGCGTACCCGAAGGTGGCGGATTTACAGTCCACTGCATCACCATTGATGCTTCTACTCCATTAAACACACTGTCTGCGACATTTCAGTCCATACCAGCTCAATGTGTGTATTAAAACATACTAATTTACTCTGCACGGCAAATGACTGGCGTTCAAAAAGTATGCTTTAATACGAACTAATTTTTCCTCCCACACAAGGGATTCCATCCTAGCCGCCGCCCGTTTGCCCCATGTTTTAAGTGCGGAGCCAGGACCTCGTTTCCTGTATATTCACACTTTGTACTATTAGTCTACACTAAACGTTGGTGCTTTCGCTAACGCTTCGTGATACTTTCTAGCACGATCGAACTTATCTTGAATAAGTTTTTGAAGTTGTTCTTTAGACATTTCTCCAAGAACAGCTTCATAAGCCTGTTCAACAACACGTTCATTTAATTTTGCGTAATCTATCTTTTCCATTTTTCCTTTCCAAAAACAAAAAACCCTAGGGTTTTTAATCCTAGGGTCCTTGAAGTTTTGAAATGTTTCTAAGTTGTTACTTAGTCATCCCAGCCCTCCTGGACCCTGGTAATCTCTGATGTGCGATCATATCCTAGACTCATATTAATCGCAGACCAATAGGCTGGCAGAAAGCCGCCTACCTGGGGTTTGCAATTATGTTGTCTAAAATTCGATTGCGTTTGCATTTTGATTACCGTCTTAACCTTTTGTTTAAAATTTACACACACTTTTAAGTGTATGTTCTAATTGTACATTTTATTTAGTCTTTTGTCAACCACTCATTTGTCTTTTGACAAAAACATTTATGACAATTAACAATGATTACTTCTACAACTTGTCTCTATTGTATAGCACTTACTTGCAGTTGTCAAGAACTTTTTTGTTGTATTTTTACAACACTAGTCGTCTAACAACAAATTGAAGTCAACTGGGATCGCTAGACGAAATCTGTCATAGTAAGGGGTTACCCAATGATACAGAAAGCAAGGAAAAACTAGTAGGTCACCTGAGTTTGGTTGGTACTCAATAGACCTAAACATTGGTTGAATTTCTTGTGGATAGCCTCTATTGGCATTCACTCTAGGGTCATCAAAAACTATTGCCCCACCGTCTGCTTGATTGTCTGCTAATAGATAAAATACTGCTGATATGTGTGATCCAGAATGATTGTGTGTATTCATGTAGTATCCCTTTGAATATCCGGCAATCCAGCCACGAATACTACTACCAGGATAATCTTTAATATCTAGTTTAAAAACTTCTTTTAAATATCTTGAAAATGCTGGAATCACCACGTCGTCTTTAAATTTTTGGATAATTTTGGAATCAGTATCAAAAATGTTTTCTTGTCGAATATCACTAGGTGGATTTTCTAAATCATACATTGAAAATAACTCATTAATAACATTGCCCAATAATTCTTGATCTTTGATTGTATCTTTAATTACAGTCGTAGGCCAAAGAGAATTAATTCCTTCATTTATCAAGATCAAACTCCTTTAAGAAATACATTTTTATATCTGGGACAATGCCAATATCTTCATTAAAATTAAAACCCACTGCGTTCAGTATCTTGTTGTATGTATCCTTATCCTGCTCGTAGGGAACATAATATGGATCATTGCCATGTAGCAAATCAGGATCATTAAGTGATTCATAGAAATCTTCATTAAAATGCTGATTAAGCCAACGAGCATAGCATATGGCAACTACATAACTTTTAGCAGGGTAAACCCAGCCTAGTTCGTTGGTTGTAAAATACTTGATAGCATTTTCTAAGATATCATCTTTTATTTCAACCGTGTGTAAACTTAAATCATCATCGTGATCAGTATTAAGCCTGTGAAATATCTCTTGACGTATTTTCCATTCTTTCATAATATTCTAATAATCCTCTATAGCCGTTACAACTATTATTTAGATCCTTGACGTATCTATAATGCTCAGTTAGGCAGTGACCTTTAAACGGGCAACTTTGGCATATTGGGCTTAAACTTTTCTTTTCCTTTTCTGCCCATGTGATGTAATCGTCAAAGCTATCTAATTCTAAAAAATACTCGTTGTCATTAAGATCAAATTCTAAAACAGCAAATTTTCCGTTAGGAGTAATGTACACATGGTCATCACTAAAACTGTTGTATATTTTATCTAAACTATCTTGTATATGATATTCATTAATAAACTCAAACTTTTTATCCACTGGACTCTCTAGCCATTTGATAACAAAGTTTTCAAAATCTCTGTGTGACACACTATGACAATTAGCTTGGTTGGTACTGTATGGTTTGATCTCAACACTGGTAATAGCAGTACACATGTTTAGTTCATTGATCATTTCATCAACATCAAGTCCAAGAACATCCTTACTGGCAAGTACCAATACTGATAGATTCTTTCTTGACTGCAACATATTATTGAATACCTGTCTACTCTTCTCCCTAGCAGTAAAATCATAACTAACACTTAGCGAGATGTCATCATCAAAAAACCAGTCGTGTATCATACTATAATTAGTGATAATGTTTATGGCACCTGTATAATATTTTTTAATAACACGTTTGAGATCAAAAAACTCTTCACGTTTTAATACACCAATCTCTCCACCATACAAATCAACATGATCAATTTTGGTATGTGTGACTATTTCTAACAGTTTTTCTTCTAGTTGTTTAGATGTAATGGTTTTTCTATCTTTAAGCTGATCTTTTGTCAAATAACAGAAGTTGCAACTAAAATTACAATAATAAGAAGGGTTAATGGATATGTTAATACTCATGACAAATACTTTTTTAATTTTTTTAAACGGGACGTAGTTCGTTTAATGAAGTAACTTCTAACAAGCCAAGAATTATTGAAAGGAAAGGTGAATTGATTAGGATTATATACCCAAATCATAACACATTTATAATCTGTATATTGGCGAAGAAATAATTTATTAATCTCTTCAATGCCAAAATGATCAAAAGAGTGATCTATAGTTGATATAATTCTTAACTGACTTAGATCAAACATTAACTTTTTAGCTGAAGTTGATGAGTCCACTACCACAACAACATTGGCAACTGGATATTCACCGTGTGTCCCTTGACAACTGGAAATAGTCAAATATCCCAATTCTAATAATACCTGCACTGTCTCTTTGATGCCGTCTTCTATTTCATCATAAAAATTAGCAAAATAAGGACTAACAACGATGTTGACACCATCGTCTATTTTGATTGATCCATCACTATGTCGTTTATTGTACATCTTCGTTAATATACTCGGTGGCGAACATTTTATCAGTCATGCCATTGGCTTCTATAATAGAAGGCGCGAGTGCCTTCATGCGCACACAATGTGACTCTACTAGGTTAAAATCTTTTAGGTCTTTAATAGTTTTGCGACATCCATTACAAATTTCAAACATTGGACAAGTGTAGCATGCCTGTTTTAAACTTTGTAATTCAGGCTGTACTTGTAAAGGGAAAACTTTTTTGCCTTTCATCTCTTCATCAAAATTGATTGAGTACAGTCTGTCATCACCAAATGATCCGCAACTGTAATAATCCCCACTTGGCTGTAGTGTTCTAATACCAGCATCACATTTACGATTTTGTGGACATGACGTTGCACTGCCTCGTAATCGTTGAACCATTTGTTTGGTATTGTATTCCCAATCAGTCAATCCAAGTTCCCAAATCTTAACATAAATTTCGTAAATCTTTGCCAACATATAAGGTTTGCCTTCTTGGCCCATTACTATGTTTTTAAATTTAACAGGAGGCCCGCTACTGAATGCGTAATTTAATTTACACTCAACATTCATTTTTTTAGCAAGTTCAACGTTCTTAATTGCTAGGTGTTCATTTTCTTCTGAAATAACACTAATAAAATCTGGACGATAGCCAACGTGCTCTAACATAGCATCACTTACGGCCCAAAAGTCTTCCTCACTAAACTCTGTTAGGTCACCTTTTAGTCTTCCTCCACCATATTGAAAACTTGTAGTAATGCCCATGCGTTCGTGATTGAACAACTCTTTCCACTTGTTAGGGTTCTTATAAAATGGCCAAAGGTTAGATGTAAAACTTATAGTAGCACTAGACTCAATAGATTCTAAATGTTCAATAATTTTCCAATAATAACTAGGATCCATCATTAATGGATCGCCACCATTAACAATGATAGTTTTTGTTTCTGGATATCGTTTTAAAAAGGTATAGACATATTCCAAATCTAATTCTAAAGATTTGTCTTCAGTAATATGAGTACTGCTACAGAACGTGCATTTAAAATTACATCGCTCTGTTGGTTTAATTATTAAATCCATGTTATTTTGACAAAGGACTGCCTACTTCTAAATTCCCATCGCCTCGTTCTAAACCATTTATTTGACGTATTACATCCATAATTAGATGTTTATACTTTTGTGTAGGACCTTCAAGTTCTTTAATTTTGGAATCCCAGTAGTCTCTTTTTTCTGGGATCTCCATATCTCGAACACAATTGTTAGCATACACCAAATATTCTTGACAATATATTTCACGTTGTGCTTCGTACTTTTCTTTTAAAGAAACAAGCTCTTCTGGACTAAGGGTGTCTAAATCTACTCCATGATCAATCATGTTATTCTCCTAAATAATTCTGTGTATATTTCTAAATGATTTCTTTCAATAAACTCTGAAATAACTTCATTTCTTTCTCTACCGTTAATTCTCTTAATATTTCTAGCAGTTGTCTTACTATTTAAAATATCATAGATGTCATCATATATTATTTTAAATCCGTTAAGTCCTGTAGAAATATCCCAACACATTTTGGTAAATTTCACTACATCAATATGTGCTTCAACTGCGTCATAATATTTGCCAATAAAGATATTACCTGCTATATTCATAAAAAACATCTCGCAAGCATCATCTATTGAATAAGAATAACAGTGTGAAATAGTTTTAAAGTGACTCTGACGATTAGAGTATAGCTCTCCCACTTTTACTTCCAACTCGTCAACATTATCAGTATACACGTTTACTAACTCAATGTCATATAATTTACAATAATCTGGATCATTGGCTGCACTATCTGGTAACACCATATAATCATAGCGCCAAGTTCCATTGTGTGCTTCTAATGTATAGATAATTTCCCATTCGGCATAAAAATCTTCTAAGGTACTGCCAGGCATTCCTCGGATCAGTTCTAAAAAAGTTTTGTAACTGTATTTGTCACATTGTGTTTTGATGTGCTTACCTAACGCAATCTTGTCAGCAACTGACAAGTCTGTTCTCTTGGCCACTTTCATGGCTTCATCACTAATGCTTTGTATTCCAACATTTGGAATCAACACTGAGCGTTGAGATTCATAGGGTTTGACTACATCAAACAATCTGTCAATTAGACGTATACGTTTTTTTAAATCTTTAGTTTTTGCTAGACTAGAATCAACAATGGCTACTCCATTTTCTTTTGCAAATTTTAATATATTAATGTCTCTGTCTTCAAACACACCAAAATTAGCATCAGCACAAACTACTTCTTTGTATCCTGCTTGAGACAATGCTAGTAAATCATCATGTACCACTTCAACATCTTTTTTAATAATTTTTGTACCAATGCCGCCACCCCACTCACAAAATACACATGCAAATGGACAACCACGTGTGGTCTCGATTATAACATAAGGACGCATGTCATTGTCTTCTGCATATTTTTTAAGTTTTGATAGATAATCAAAATTTTGTCTGTATGCAGATGTCTTGGGAAATACCCAAGGCTTCTTTTTATAACTTCTTACTTCAAAACTAATATCTTCAATAACAGGCTTTTGATTATTTTTAAACCAGCTGTCAATGAAATCTTCCATAAACAGTTCGCCTGGACATGTAACCTTGCAAAAATAATCATACATTGGTCGTTTGTGTATTTCTTTCTCGCCAAGATGAGGACCACCAACTACAGTTATTGTTTTTGGGCTAATTTTTTTAACATACGTTGCAAGTTCATCTACTATATGATAATTCCAAATGTAAGAACTAAACATAATGACATCAGCAGTTTTCACTTCTTCATAGATATCTTGAATAGTCTTGTATTTGTTGAATTTATATGGTGGTTCCATCCATTCAACTTGATCTTTATGTTGGCCCACTTCATCATAGTATGTTTTCATAAACATCCATGTAGCAGGATTTGACATTGAAGAATCAATTTGCGGAGGATTCACATAAGCAATACGCATTACGAGTCTCTTACAGTTTTATCTAATACTATATTGTCGCCTAAATATAAATCAATTGGCATAGCAATACGCAGTCTAGATGTGTACCCTTGGACATGATGAAAAGTGTAGCTGGGAAATATTAGATAATCTCCTGTGCTTGGCATGTGAATCTCAGTATTAAAAAACTTTTGAAAATGATCATCATAGCCTCTATGACTGTTTCCTCTAGGATCAGTAAACACTATCTCTCCGCCTTGGGCATTATTCTCTGCCATTAGATAATATACTGATCCAATTTGGGATCCGCTATGGCTGTGAGATACCATGCCTAGTCCATCTTTGTAACTGGCAATCCAGCTTCTTAGTCTATAGTTAGGATAGTTTTCAAGTGATGTTTCATACACCTTATTCAAATATTCTTCAAAGTTAGGTATAACAACTTCTTCCCTAAATTTAGTGATAGTTTTATCACTATCATAAATCATATCAACCCAGCCAAGATCGTTTGGGCCTACGTTCAAATCATACGTTGAAATAATTTTATCTGCCAAGTCGTTTATTAACGTAGCATTGTCAACATTGCCTACTTGTATAAATGTAGGCCAACAAATGTTTAGGCCCTTGTTCATTTTATTCTTCCAAATAGTTCATTCATTATGAGCAGTTTGTTACTTGCAACCCATCGTGGAATAGCTTCAGTTCTAACTACCCCATTTATAGTGTTAATATTTCTAGCTGGGGTGTCTGGATTCAGTATATCTTTTACTTCAGCATATATCTCATCAAAGCCATCTACTGTTTTAAGAATTTCCCAACAGTGTTTGGCAAACTGTGAAACTGTTACTGAATCTTTAAAAAGATCATACATCTCACGTATCAAATTATTACCTGCAAAATTCATAAAAAACATTTCAGCGACGTCTTCTCTTGAAAAAGAATAGCTACTAGCAACTGTCTTATAGAATGTTCTACGATTTTTAAATAATCCGCCAGTGTTGGCAATGTCTTGTTCATCTACATTATCAGTGTAGACATCGACTAATTCAATAGCATAAATTTCTTGATAAACTGGATCGCTGATCTCACTATCAGGTAATGCCATTAAGTCATACCGCCAACTAGACCATGCGCCTAAATCATAAAATAGTTCCCACTCGGCATAAAAATCTTCTAAGGTACTCCCAGGCATGGCCATAATCAGTTCCATGCCTGGATGGTAATCATATTTGGCGCACAAGTCACGCATGTACTTGCCTAGTTTAATTTTGTCTGATACTTTCATATCAGTCCGCTTGGCCACTTTCATAGCTTCATCACTAATACTTTGTATACTAATGTTAGGAACTATGGCAGCTCTATCTTTTCGTCCAAAAGGCTGTATGATTTCAAAGAAGCTATCAACTAGTCTTTTTCTTCTTTCGTAATCTTTTGTTTTAACTTGGCTTATATCAATAAAGGTTAGTCCTGCGTCCTTGGCAAACTTTAGAAGTCCTAAATCACGTTCTTCAAAAACCCCAAAATTAGCGTCAGCACAGATTGCTTCAGTAAACCCTGCTTCTACAATAGCAACACAATCTCGTTGTGCCCACTCTACTTCTTTTTTAATAATCTTGCCACCAATACCACCACCCCACTCACAGTAGGTACAACTAAACGGACAGCCTCTGGTAGTTTCAATAACCATCATCAGTTCCATTTCATTTTCTATACCATAGGCACTGATCTTTTTTAGATAGTCTAAATTTTCTTCATACGCACTTGCTAGAGGAAACTCCCAACGCTGTTGTTTAGTAGAGCGCACTTCGTAAGTTATATCACTTGCATCAAGTTTATTTTCAATAAACAGATCTAGAACGTCCTTAACAAAGAACTCTCCTGGAAACATAGGACGTAATATATAATCGTACATACTACGTTTGATCCACAGTGCAGGATCCTTTGCCCCAATCATTGGACCGCCCAACAAATTTATTACAGACGGGTTCTGTTGTTTAGCGTATTGTGCTATTTGATCAACTAGGTCATAATTCCAAACATAACTGCTGAACATTATGATATCAGCATCTTTTATCAGTTCATATATTTCTTCAATGCTTTGGTATTCGTTGTACTTGTAAGGAGGCTCTAACCACTCTACTTGATCAGAGTATTTTCCATTATGTTGGTAGAAACTCTTGCATAGCATCCATGTGACTGGGTTGATTAAACTCCAGTCGGCATGTGGCGGATTGATAAACGCTATTTTGATTCTTTTCATAGATTACACTATTATACAACATAAAGTTAACAATTACAAGCCTTCTACATTATAAGTGAAACTGGCAAGTCTTCTTGTGATTTTGCTTTTACTGGCTCTGTGAAAAAAGCCAGGAGTTTGATTTAACAACATCAAGTCACCCTTTTTAGGATAGTACGTGTCAATATTGCCTTCCCCAGGCCACTTAAATTGCACTTCACCTCCAGTTGCAGGATGCTGATCATCAAAGTAAAATAAGAAGAAGATATTACCACCTTCAAATCCATCGTTGTGCCAAATACTGCTGTCAGCATCTACGCCTTCAGCAATAACGTAATTCATAAAAGTATTCTTTGGAAATGCCTGATTAATATATTTTTCAGTTATATATACCTTGGCTGCTTCCATTTGCAACATCACTTCTTTAGGTAAGTCGTCTTTAAAATTATCACGTAATCGTTCTTCATGATAGTGGAATTCTACACTATCAATATCAATCATGTTGGCTAATTCTTCTTCTCTAAAATAAGCATACCCTTTGGTAAGTAAATCATTTTTCCAATCTAACATCTTATTTCTCCAGTTTCATTTGTACGTATTTAAACGACTTCTTAAAAACACATTCATCTAAATCTCTAGTTAATTCTTTATAATCACTGCTAATGAAACAACTGAACCCACATTTTTGATAAAATTCGCAAGTAAAGCAGTTGCGTTCTTTCATAAAGTTTTGAATAATAACTGTACCCTCTAAATTAGATGTGACGTTATTTTTCATCAACACACTTCCTGAGCACCCTTTAGGTGAAGTGTTATCGTACATAATAGTAAAACTACTACCACGTGTACAAGCCATCTTGTTATTAGGAGCAGTACCTAAGAATGATTCTACGTTCATAGTCTCAGGATACTTATCAATCAATATTTTATAAAATTCGTATAACTCTGATTCTTTTGGCATCATTACTTTAAGAGCATTGTGTCCAGGTAATAAATGATCCCATGTCATAGTAAAATTATTATACAAATAATCGTGGTAGTCGTCACCCTTTAAAAGATTGGCAATATTTTGTTTAGTGATTACTAAACTGATAAGTTTAACATAGGGTTTAAACAGTTCAATATTTTGTTTAAATATTTCAAATTGTACAGGATTAAATCTACCAGCTAGATCATAACTAACGCTCATGGTCAAGTCGTATTTTTGACAAAACTGTATGACTTGGTCCATTCTGTCATTAACTAAATTTGTAACAAAGTTAAAAATTAAAACTTTATCCTTAGGAACCTTATTGCGAACTTGCTCTATAAATTCGCTGTAATACTCAATGAACCCTTGATCAATTAGCTCGTCTTGAAATAGTTCTCCACCCATAATGTGAAGATGAAATTCTTTATTTTTGCTATTTGCAATCCAATTACATATTGGATCAACTTTCTTTAGAATTTCCTCTCGACTCAACCCAACACGACTATTGTGATCCTGTGGACAGAATACACAACTCATGTTACAGTGTTCAAAGAAATTAACCACAATTTCAGACCAGTCAATTACTTTGTCCTTTATTACGCCGTAAAAAAATTCATCACTCATGCGAACACCATTTGTTTTAATCTAGGATCGTTATTATTTTTTAACTCATAAACAAGTTGAAGAATATAATTGTTCCACTTTTGTACGTGTGTTAGTATATCAAATACAATACTAACATTGTCTTTTTCAAAATCTTTCTTTAGTATGCTGTTTATTTGTTCAGAAGTCATGTTGTCACGATTTTGGATCAGTGATCTTAAGGTATCAAAAACAAAATGAGCATGGTTACTTTCAAAATAGTCTTCATCTAGCAGTCTTATTTTGTCATCGATCTGAATATCCTTGAACCAAAATTCTTGTAGAAATTTTCCAAGTTCTAATATTTCGTCAATGTGTGCTAAAAAATAAGCACTATCCCTAGTTATAAATTTTAATTCATTATCAAACATCCAATATAACTTTGGATGAGCTCTAAGTTTTTCCCTCCAACAATCGTCGTCCCAAGCGATATCTAATTTAAATGCTTCTTTGACATTTGCTTGCATGAAGTACTTGATAAAATAAAAGTACCATTCACTGACTTCCATTGCTAGTGCTTTTGACAGGACATAGATATATTTGTCTTTAAACACTTCAATATGACTTTCGTCATTGAAGAAGTTTGCAAGATGCCATTCAATACTAAAGCCTTCAATATGTTGTTTGACCCATTGTTGACGTACTATGTTATCACTCCACGGAGTTAACTGATTAAATAGCTCAATGAAATCTTTTTTGTTTAGAAACTCTATATCAAGTATGCTAGTCTTATTAAAATCCATGAAGCTACTGTTTAATACTATAGCAGGGAAATGTAATTTTGACCTTTGCACTGATGCATTATAACAACAAAATGCCAAGTTAGCATCCATGTTAGGGAATATTGTCTTGATCCAATTTATAAAGACAATGTTGAATGCATCCATATCAACATAAAAGTTGAGTTTACTTTCATGTTCTAAACTGCATAGCAGTGAATGCCAATCTTTGTAAGCTCCGTTTACTCCCACTAAATCTGTATAAGTCGTTGCTTGGTGCTTAATTGGATTTAGTGTAGACTTTTGCGCAACATTGGGGTTTTTACTAATAATGATTCTTTTTTTAGAATTATTAACTAGATAGTCTGGGGAAACATATACCTTATTGAACAGATGTAACATTATGTGATCCTATTATATTGGTCTACATAAGATTCGTAACCATCAGTGTTAATATACAGATCAAAAGGAAGACATAGTCTTGTTCCTGGACCTTGGTGTGTCAAAACTTCGTGTCCAAGATAACTTGGAAAAATTAAAAGATCGCCTGGCTCTGGGTGTATTTCAACTGGACTAAACCAGCTTTGATTAATATTGATCTGTTGTGTGGGCGGATGTAAAACAATCTCGCCTCCAGATGCCGTTTGGAGATAAAATATCCCTGACAACCAGCCCCAAGGATGCCAATGCCATCGAGCACTATTGCCTGGTTCAATATACAACATGTTGCCGTTTAATTTTACTTCTGCATTTTTTGGCAACTCTTCCTTCCAGGTTTCAGAAACAGCACTCATGATTTTCTCATAAAGTTTTTCAGTAAACTCATCAGTGTCTTTGAACCATTTATTTTCATGCTGGCACACAACATTACTTTGAAACATAAGATTTACTAAATCTTCATTCCCGTGTTCATAGTGTATTTTGGTTGGCCAAATTTCTTTTTTCATTTTCTCAATACGTAATGCTGTAGGCTTACGTTTCCTAAGATAGTATTTACTGATATATCTTGATAGGTTTCTAAAATATGGTCCAAGAAGTAGACATTAAAATATTTTCTACCAAAATCTGAAAATGATGTTTGTCCAAGATTATGCAAATTGTATTGGATAATCGCATTTAAGTCTTCATCACTAATACTATCTTTTCTAATAATTGGTATCAAATTTAATTTAGTAACACACGGGTTCTCAGAATTAGAATGCACCCAACTGCCTAAAAAGTTAGAGCAATTTTCTACAAAATTAGATGAAAATTTCTCGTCATCAAAACATTGCCAGCTGAAAGACCCAGTTTTGAATACTTCAAAAAACCATGCTAGATTTGGATCACATATTAAATTCTCTAAATTTTTATATGTGTATTTTTTTGTTTTCAACAATTGTTGCAATTTTGTCTTAGCAGAATTAAGTAAAATTGTGTCACGTGTTTCTTCTATAAAGTTTTGCATATCCTTTTTTACAAGTTTATGCAATACGTTTTTTAATTCTTCTTTAAATGATTGGTTATAAAGATAGGAAGTTAATAAAAATTCAAAACTGATATCTTCTAAAAAATCACAAGTATCCAATTTTTCTACACTGTCATATATGATGTTGTAGTCATCTTCTTTTATTACAGTGTCTTTTAATACATCAACACTCTTATCTAAACCAATTAATTGATTTTCTTTTAATAGATGACATTTTAGAATCGTATAACATGATTCTGAAGTGGGAAATGCAAAAACTGACTTGTGCCATTGTGCTACAAGTTTAATGAACAAAGTTTTGTCAGCAACAATGACAAGTTTTTTGTTATTCTTGATACAATTTAATTTAGCAATTAGTAAAAGTTCAAGCAGATCGATATCTTCAGTTGCAGTAATACTATTGAAATCTGAAGATGGATATTTAAAATCTATATAAACTTTCTTAAAAAGATGTAGCATTGCATGTTAAATCGGGAGTACGAATCCATTTAACTTATTTTTTTCATCTTTCACTACACATCGGGTAATATAGTTTATTAGTGGCATATTAAATTTAGTGAGATCAATTCCCCCGAATTGACAGGCTGGATCAGCGATTGGTCCAGATAGTTGTGTTTGTATTACAAAATCAAGATCACTATCTGTAAATTGATTTGAAATAACAATATCAAACATTCTGAATATATCATTTTTCCAAATGGTAGCTCTAGGTCCTAGGTTTTCAATGTCGTCAAATAACCATAAACGTTTCCAATGGAATTCTAAATGAGATTTTAATTTTTGGAACTGGCTCGCAGTCAATTTTTCAAATTGAAATTCTGAATAAGAAGTGTGTGCAACTGGCACACCTTGAACTCCCCAAAGCGTACTATCAAACCAGATGTCAAATGCCGGGTCCAAAGCTATTGTGTCTAGATTACCTAGATCATATGAGCCAGTGGGGGTACACTCTTCGGCCATACTGTTGTTGCTCAATAATTGACGCAACATAAATGCCTTTGCCTCATACACATATTGTTGAGCACCAAACTTCAATGTAGTTTTTAAAATATTTTTAATGATATCTTTATGTGTACCATTGACAAAGTAGGAAGCTAATAGATATTCAAAACTTATTGTAGGTGTAATTAAAGAAACAAACCCATCATAAACACCAGTTTCAACAACAGTGGAGTTATACTGTGCGTGAAACTCTTGTGGGCTCACATAGTGTTCAATTTGTGTTTGTCTATACGGGCGTGTGAAACTGTTATTGACACTTTGGGTAATACCAAACATTCTAGTCATGAACATGGAACTTGACACAAGACCATATGCATCATCTGGTGTGGCATTAGGCAAAATTATTTTGATCCACTTGGATGTCAGTTTTAAGTAAGTGTCTCTGTCACAATAGATAACAATTCTAGAATTGTAGCTGTCAGCTTTTCGATTGACATCATTTAAAAATAATAAAAAATTAGCATATTTTTTATCTGGACCAATCAATTCGTCTAAGTTTCTAGCAAATGCGATAAGATCAGAATGTACCACTCCAGCCAGATCATGTAATAGATCAACACCATTTTCTTGTGAAATCACATACCTATTGACGTTTAGATCGATTGAATCGTCTAAATCTAAATAAACTCTTTTAAACAAGTGGAACACTTTGAATCTCCTTGATATCTTTTTCCATTGCTTCAACGAAGGCGTCAGGATTAAACTGATCTGTAACAATTGCCCAAGTTAGAATGAAAATAGGATTGTTTGGGTTGGCCCAGTAATGGTATAAGTTCTTTCCCTTAAAAATATAATCGTTAAAATATACTTCGTGATACTTAAAACTATTTTGATCTACAGTGGTGTAGAAATCATAAAAATCATCATATTTCAACAAGGATACAAAATTAATTCCAATAACCAAGTTGTTATCAAATTTTGGAGCCTGCTTAATTTGTTCTTTATAATTGTCGTCGTTGATTGAATATGTATTAAAATATAACAGACTATCTAATATGCTAGCCCATACATTTAATTGTTCTTTGTTAGCACTAATAAACTCAGTATAACCAAAGTCATTTACTCCCTTATATTGGAGTAACATGCGAATAGCTTCTTTTTCTAAAAAAGGAATATTAACTAAAAATGGTGAATTTAAATAATCAAGTAATAATCCATCAGCTAATTCAGTATGCGCTTCTAATTTAATGTCAGATGGAATATCTAAATTACTCAAATAGGTCAGTAACTTCGTTCCTTTTAGATCGCTGTTTGCATAATCAATAAGATAAAACGTGTCCTTATCAGTAAAGTATTTTTTTAATTCTTCAATTTTAATTGGCGCCGTTGTTTCAATAATTTTCATCTTCTACCTCTTGAGTTATGGCAGTTGCTATGACAACTGACATGACAAACTTCTTTATAATATGTGGTTCCATCATCACCTAAAATGTTGGGTCTAAGGGTTTGATATACTTGGCTCATGCTAAGAATAAAATTGTTTAGATTTCCTCTAGAAATAATGCTATTTGCTTGTATGTCAAAATAGTTGTTGATCGTTGTAGGTTGTTCACCGTCAGCAGTAATGGCAATTCTAGTTAGGTCAACGTTACTAGCAGTTGACGTATATGGACTTCCTGGGGCAGGTCTATTACCACCGCCACCTGTAACTTTCCTAACACATCGTATATTTCTAATTCTAGTATAATACTGAATAATTTGACGAACACCTTCAGTTAGTGAATCAGCTTCAATTCGTTCAAGAGAACCATAACCAGCGTCAACTGATACTGGATCTAAACCTGCCCAGTCAGTACGATGAGCAAACCAGCCAGTATCTGCTTCAGGAAATGGTTTGATGTTTGTGCCCCAAACAATACCGGTTTTGGCAACACCGTTAATTTGTTCAATTGTACGTTGTACAAGGGTTAATCGTCTAATTGGTCCTGGATTCTCTAATGCTGGCATGTTAAATTTCCTTGATTATGAACACTTTGTTGTTCTTTTTAGTATTTATGTTTTCTAACTCTAGCATCAAACTCTTTGGAGCCCCGCACACTTCCCCTTGCCACTCTAGTTGATGGCAATCTCCACCGCATTTATGAAATACTGCACAGTCATAACATCTTGGATCCATGTTGCGTTCACAAGCCATGTTTTCCAATCTGCGCTCGCTAGTTAACAATACAGATAATTCGTCGTTGATATGGCCAAACTGTTGCTCAGGAGCACTATTTGGGCATCCAGATATGGTCCCATCAGCGTTTAATGTGAATAATTTTTCTTCGCAATCTCTACAAAAAGTTCCACCACGAGTAAGATTGTGTTCAAACTTAGAATATACTGTTTCTAAAAACTCATTATTAAACCAAGTTCTGGCATTGTGCTGTTCACTCAAATGGTGCATGTTTAAAAACCAAGCATCTTGTTCTTTATTAGTTGGGAATATATCAGGATATAGTCTAGCGTTTCCGTTGTTGGTCAATCGCTCTAAACTCATCTCTTTAACACCTAAATCCCTAATCCACTCTAACAAGTCGAACGGATTCATTTTTACTGTTCCACTAGTAACACTTATGAACAGTTTAATTTCAACTCCTAAATCTTGTAAAGTTTGTAAATTCTTTCGCCATAAGTCATATTGTTTAGGATTGGCAAATCTAATATCTGGATCCCAACTAGTTCCAATTCTATTGCCTAGTGGACCTTGAATAAATGCAATAATTTCTGGAGTAAGTTTAAAAACTAAATTAGTAGTAACTCCCCAAGTCATATAGGGCCAAATATCTTTACATTGATCGTAAACATATTGCATGGTACTTAGGTCAGCTAGAAAAGGTTCTCCACCATGGAATTCACAATGAACGTGTGGACTATCTGGAATTGCTTGTCCAAGCCTACCTAACCAATCTGCAACCTTGACGTGATCCCAGTAAATCTTTGCTCCGTTGGTTCCGCTAAAACAATGCTTGCAATTTAGGTTGCAAGTTTCTGTTGTTTTAAGGTAAATGCTTAATTCTTTCATTGTAACCCAATGCTTATTGCCCACGTGTCCTTTTGATTGAACACACGGTGCTTGTGACCTTTTGGAATAGCCACACTGTCGCCCGACTTTAAGACGTACGTCTTGTTTTTAATTTGCACTCTTTTATGTCCCCTAATAACATACAGCATTACATTTGTGGTATCATGATGCCAACCAAAACTATAATCAGTTTTGGGACTATAAAATAGATGAATATCTTTAATCTTATGTTTACTAAAATACTTTTTAATATGCGGGTTCTTTTCTAACCCTTCAACTTTAATAGCAGAGTATTTACTAATACTATCTACATATTGAGAGTATGATAATTTTTGATTGGCATACCAAGACCACATGGTATGACCTGTCCTATCAATAACAACGATTTCGTTATTGTCAAAATGCTCAAATGAAATTATTTCTTCTTTGAGCATTTTGTAAAGACTTTTTACCACTTGATAAAACCTCGACTATACCCTTCAGGACGATTAACACCATCTTCAAATGCCTGGCGCCATTCTGTATTTCTATCATATCCCTTAGTCCAAAATTGACTAACATCTAAGTCCCCACGCTCAATCCAACTCACAGCCAGTTTCATACAATTGTGGAATGTTTTAGCACGTGGGCTTGGCATAATGATAGTCACGGCCTTCCAAAGTAAGCTACCAAAGTTTGTTACAAGTGCAGGCTTCTTTTCACAAGCCATAATCCAAAGAGCACCTGGAGCAAGTAAATCTTGTTCAATTACTAGATTGTTTTCTCTGATGTCTATAATAACATCATACTGTTCATATTGAGGTTTATCAACTAGAACCCCATTGTACTTTTGCCACATGTCTTGATTACTGCTACCAACAACTTCAATACTCGCAAACTCTACATGTGTCAAAGATAGTGTATGATAAGCAATCCAAGCAAGAAATCCACTGCCAATAATCAAACAACGACTTTCTGGACCACTACGGTCACACACAGCACGTAGATCTTGTTCAACTAAATTGATACCGCAAGCAACTGGTTCAATAATGTATTTTGGATCTGCTTCTGGAACACTAACCCATTCATTTATTTTTACATTATAAAAGTCTGCATACGCAGGCTCACCACGTGTGGCTATGAAATCGCCTTCTTTGATTCCACCAACGTCTGCACCGACCCTAGTCACTTGACCAAGTCCTTCATGTCCTTGCATGTGTAATGGCAGTGGTCCAAACTCACCGCGCATCATGGCAATGTCACTACGACAAACGCCGGTCATTACTGCTTTGACTTCAATCTCGTTTGGTAAAGGTTCGGGCTTCTCCCAAATTTGTTCTTTGAAAGCCCCATTGCTGTCTGTGTAAAGTAGTCTAGTTTTCAAAACTTTTCAATCCTTTCATGTATCCACATGTCCAATTCATATTGTTTCCCCCAAAAGTCATTATTACCTACATTACTGATAGCAACATCAATCATGTTCTTATATGCTTCTTCTGGGCATAAGCCTAATTCAAAACGACGAACAGTTCCGTCTGACATTTCAAATTCTACTGCTCGGTTATCTGCCACACCATCCGCCCAGTTTGCTTCCATTTTCCAAATACGACCATTTTGCATGTATTTGATTTTGCAAACGTCATCTACATCATATATACCATCACGTTTAACTACACCATACTCAGTGTCTTCAATTTTATCCAATGTGTGTTTTTGTCTTGCTTCATGACCCGTAATAGTAGCAGTTCTCCAATTGTCATTTAGTGCAACATACAGACTAAGCAAGTGTGGCATAAGGTCTCTGCTGACGCCTCCATAGGATAGTTCTTTAGTTGTGAACCAAGTACCAGGACCTGGGATTCTATTTTTATTAACCCATTTGATTTTCACAGTACGTGCATCTGCAACACATTTACGCATTTCTTCAATGTTGTCACGGAACATATTGTTCTTGACCATTATGAATCGAGTGTTTGGAAAATCCTCAGTTAAGCACTGCCAGCATTTGGCATCTTGCAAACCAGGCTTTTCAATAAAAACAATTTTAGCAACCTTTGCCACTCGCCTTGCTATTTCTTCATGTGTAAAGTTTGGTGTACAGATATGTGCTGTGGCAAATGGGCCATGTGCTAAAAATGCTGATTCAACTGTGGGCAAGTCAGCACGTTTGCCAATATCACTATCTACTGTAACCACATCAATTTTTAATTCTTCTAGCACTTTCTTATAGAGAGACCCAATTCCCATACCCACCACTAGGCTTTTCATTGTTTATTTTCCTTAGTTAATTCACATACTAGCATAAAGTGTTCATATGCTTTACGTACTGCTGGATTACTTAGTAGTATATCTGCTTCTTTCATCATGGCTTTGACTGCTTCTTCTGCGCACTCTCGAGCACTAGGCCATTCTAGTTGTTTGGCATCAGGACCAAACTCTTCTACAAGTTTATCCCATGCGGCTTTCTGTCCGGGAGTCAAGGGAGTTTCTTTGTTGCGGGTATTGCGACGAATCTCAGTAGCATCCATGATGCGCTTAGAAATTATATCTTCTGCAACACGACCTGCGGCAATCATCGGAGCATAAGCCGGATCGATATTAAACCTACGGCTACTACCACCAGGATAGCTTTGCACTAAATGAGTACCTTTAGGGAAGCTGTCACAAAACTCACTTGAGTACGTGCTGTGGGGAACGTAACGGCGACCTTTTTTAATATAAAAAATAATTTCTTTCATAGCAGTCCTGCGGAATCTTCTTTCAGTATCTTTGCATTTTGATTTGGAAATCGTTGTGTGAAAATTTTGCTTATCTCTTCTATACTTTCTGCCTGTCCAACGAATTGGTTATCATCTTTTCTATAACAGTATAACACATTACCGTGTTTTTCCAAAGTCAAAAGAACTTCTTCTGCTTGTTGCTGTTCTTTAATTTGTTTGACTACTAGATGTGTAATCATTTTGATCATAAGTTTTTGGATGGCCCAAGAAAATAATACCCAACATAGAACTCCTATCCAAAATCCATTCCAAAATTCGTCCATAAACACTCCAAATTGTTCAGTATCGCTATTATAATATAGTAGACAACTTGTGTCAATCATATAAAAATATTTAACCAAACTGATTTTACCAAAAGGCATTGACAAATGGTTGATATTACCTTATACTAGTAAAACGCTTGCAAGGTGCAGGCTTTTACAAACTTAGGAGAATAGGCATGAATAAGGCAGAACACGTAATTGAACTTTTTAAAGACCACTGTGTAAAGAGCACTGGCGTTGCTAATCAGTGGATTGGTAAGAGCAATACGTATCAGTTTGAAATTGGTCGCCCAACAGCAAACGGTACAATTAACGGAGTGATCCGTAAGTTAGCTGGCACTGACGTCAGCGGTAAACAAATTTGGGCAGTAGCAGGTTCAATCAAAGTTGACCTAGAAGGCGAGTTCCACCGCGGTACTGGTATCCCACGCAGTTTGATGAAGGATCTTACTTCACAAGCTGAGTTCTTGTACACACAAGAAAAGGCAGCATCAACCGCTAAAGCAACTGTTACTGTTTAACAGTGACCTACAGCGTACACAAGAGCCGTGTAAAAACTATGCGGCAGGGCGACCCATCATTTATGCTTCAAGATGGGTTGACCCTTGTACCACGTGCCATGTTAGAGATTACTTCAGATTGTCCTACTCAAATTAGAAATCATATTGTGTGGGCGTTTGATAAGGGTTATCTAAAATGCATGGCTAACGTATATACTGTAGAACATCTTAGAGACGTTTTGGCAGGAGATTAAAATGAGTATGCATCTTGAAGGTCCTTGGCTTTCTACAAGTGGAAAGAAAAAGGGTAAACAAAAATTCCGTACTGCTGAACAAGCAAGGAAAGCTCGCGAGCAAAAAGAAAGCTGGCAAGATTTACTGAAACGTTATGATGTCAAACCTGTTACCAAAAAACAGAAGATTGACAGCACGTTGAGTTCGTGTTATAGTTTACAGATACCAGAAGGACGTAACACTACTTCTCATATTAAAAGTTTGAACAGTGGCTTGGGTAGTGCTACACTGAAGGCTCCAAAAGTATATACTGGGACTAAGGTAAAAGGTATTGCTACTATGCACAAGTCAAATGCTGTTCCAGTGTTTAGTGATGAAGAAGCAGTGGAAATAAGTAAAATGCGAAGAGGTTAATTTGGAAAATATATCATGCCCGTTATGTGGGTCGAATCATGTGGTAGTGTTAGATACAATTGATAAAAATCTTTTGCGTAATGTTTACCTAAAAGAATACAATACTGATATTGGTCACATGGTTACCAGTGACATGACTGTGCGTGAATGCCAATCATGCGACTTAAAATGGTTTGACCCAATGTTTACAGGGGATCAAAACTTTTATTCAGATTTGCAAAAATTTGATTGGTACTACAAAGATGATAAATTTGAGTACGAACATGTGGCTAACTTTATCAAATCAAAAGATAAAGTATTGGAAGTTGGCTGTGGTAAGGGAGCCTTCAGCTCACGCATTCCTACTAAAAAATATGTAGGATTGGAATTTAGTGAAACAGCAAGGGACTTGGGCATTGCTTTGGGGAGAGACGTTCGAACACAAAGCATTGAAGATCATGCTGTGGAAAATGCAGAAAAGTATGATGTTGTTTGCAGTTTTCAAGTGCTTGAACATGTAACTGATCCCAAAAGTTTTATTGAAAGTTGTATTAAAACATTGAAGCCAGGTGGTACGTTGATACTAACTACTCCGTCAGAAGATAGTTTTTTACAGCATATTCAAGACTTTGCATTGAACATGCCACCGCATCATGTGACCAAATGGAGTGATATGTGCTTGAATAATTTAGAGAAAGAATTTAACATTAAGTGCGTACATTTGTACCATGAGCCCCTAAATTCTTTCCATATTCGTTGGTTTTTCACCAGTATGGTGGTATACCAGTTAAATAAAACGTTGGGAATTGTTCACAGTCTAATAAAACAACCCAAACACTGGTTGAGCCATATGGTGGCTGAGTTACTGTATAAATTAATTGGTAACCAAATTCCAGACGCATATCAAGGACACGGCCATACCGTAATTGCCGTGTATAAAAAATCCGCGAACGGTACACTACCCAGAACAGAGCTATGACAATTTATGTTGTCTAGCCTACTTTAAGGAGAACAAAGTATGGATAAGATTCTTAGACCAGCAGTGTTATTTTTTGGCTTTTTAATAGCAATATTTTTAGTTCAAAATGTAACAGCTAATAAGATATACAAATTGCAAGATGGGGTGTTAATATCTTCCAAAGATATTATTACTATCAAAGATAGAGAGCGCCAATTAGACTGTTTGGCAAAAAATATCTATCATGAAGCCGCAAGTGAGCCTTTTGAAGGCAAAGTTGCTGTTGCACAAGTAACAATGAACAGAGTTGAAAGTGGCAAGTATCCAGCCGACGTCTGTGGAGTTGTTTACCAAAAGAATGTCTTTATGGAAAAAGTAGTTTGCCAATTTAGTTGGTACTGCGAAAATGGAGGTAAAGCTCCAATTCGTTCAAACGAAATGTATCAAGAAAGCATGGCAGTAGCTAAAAAGGTTCTTTTAGAAAATTTTAGATTAGACATACTAAAGGATGCAATGTTTTATCATGCAGACTATGTCAATCCAAATTGGAAGAAAGAAAAAATTGGTAAGATAGGTCGTCATATTTTTTATAGGGGAAAATAAATGGAACAAGTTTCATCAAAGATAGCAGTCTTTTTTCAACCAATTATGAAATTCATAAACGAAAAACTAGGTCATGTTTCAACAGAAGCATTGGGTTGGATGGCAGTTATCATAATTCATGCGGCTACATTGCCAACATTCCTCGCAGTAATGATGGGACTGTCTGACAGATTGCCCCCTGTAGATGTAATTCTACTAGTTTGGGCTGGTTTGGCTTTATTGTTCTTTAAAGCAGTATTGCTCAAAGACATGCTGAACGTAGCCACAATTGGTTTTGGTTTTATGCTTCAGGCCACAATGATGGCTTTGATTTTCTTCAAATCATAACTAAAAACTAATTTCACCAAAATAAAGGAATAGTGTTGACAAAACCTATTCCTTCTGTTATTATTACTATACACATTAACACAGAAAGGTATTTTATGAAATTTGCAATAATCACAATTATGGTAGTCATGCTTTCAGCATGTGGTACTGTTGGTGGTGCAGTAAGTGGCGCTGGACAGGATCTGTCCAAAGCAGGTGATTGGATTAAAAATCGTTAATAGGCATAGGAGAGGCAAATGAAAAAGGCACTAGTATTACTTCCAGTTATTGCGGCATTGACCGCTTGTGGTACGTTTAGTTCAAAAGACCCTTATGAACGTAGGGCTGACGAACTTCGTGAACAACGAGAAAAACTTGTTGAGCGTAGTTTGGACAAAGCTCCAAAATGGATGACTGAACTCCCAAAAAGTACAGGCGCAGTATATGCCGCAGGTACAGCAGTTAGTGGCGACTTCAGTATGGCAGATGACAAAGCCAAAACTATTGCACTAGGCAAAATTTGTATTGCCGCAGGTGGTACAGTAGACAAGCAAAGTAAAGTTTTTATAATGGATACACAAAACGGTTCTACTGAAGCCAGTGAAATGGCCATCCGTAGCATGTGTAAAAATGTAGACGTTACTGGTGCAGTAGTACACGATATCAAACGCATGAGTGAAGGCGGTCGTTATCGTAGTTATATTTTGGTTGCATTGCCAATTGGTGAAGCCAATCAACTACGTCAACAACAAGTTAACGAGCAGTTGTCACGTACATCTGAAGCACGTTCACGTGAAGCTTTCCGTGAGCTTGATGTTAAATCGAAACAATAAGGGAGAACATGATGTTTGAATCAATTGAAATTAGAAAAGCTGAAAACGGCATTATTGTGACCATCAAAACAGAAGATGAGGACAAGGATTTTGTTTTTGGTAATATTCCAAAAACTTTGAAGTTTGTTAAAGAATATTTAGAAACAAAACCTCAATCATGAAATGGCTCCTGGCATTAGTATTGCTCATGCCAGCAGTAGCGTGGGCCAACTGTACTTCTGAAACTACCGAAAAAACTGTTACAAAAACTATACAGCCAAACGGTAGGGAACTGGTTAATACCGAAAGTACGTATGTTTGCAAAAATGGTAAACGAGAAGTATTTTCCAATTGCAAAACTTACCAATGGAATACTTTTTTAGGAGAAACTAATTCTTCTAAATCTTGTTCAGAATGGAATGAACGTGAAGCAACTGATACAGCATTGACTTATGCCCAAGATGGTGTTATGGTTGAATGGATAGATACTAGGGGTAAATTTAAAGGATCTATCATTGCTTGGACATTGCCAAAGTCGCAAGAAGGATGGTGTAGACAAATTGTTGTATCCAAAGATTACGGTAGTAGTCTTGATAATACCGTTAGAATAATGTGCTATCAAGAAGGAAGAGGATGGCAGTATTGGCGACGCTAATAGGCAATAAATATAGATGAGGAAAATTTAATGACGTTAGCTTGGCTATTACTTATTACTGGTTTAACAATTTCAGCAGTGGCGATCTACTATTCTGTAGTAGGTCTTGCCGCTATTTTTAGTGCGGCAGTTATCCCCATCATAGTTATGGGCAGTGCCTTAGAAGTAGCTAAATTAGTTTGCGCTTCTTGGTTAAAGGACAATTGGAGTAGAACTCCAATGTTAATGAAAACATATATGACCGTTGCAGTAATTGTGCTAATGGCCATAACATCAATGGGTATATTTGGATTCCTTTCAAAAGCCCACAGTGATCAAAGTCTAGTAAGTGGCGATGTAATGGGAAGAATTGCCATTTATGATGAGAAAATTAAAACATCAAAAGAAAATATCGATGCAAATAGAAAAGCACTTAGACAGATGGACGAAGCCGTTGACCAAAGTATGGCACGTTCTAACGATGAAAAAGGTGCAGACAAAGCCGTTGCCATACGAAGAGGACAGGCAAAAGAACGTGCTAGACTGCAAAAAGAAATTGCAGATGAACAAGCAACAGTTGCCAAACTCAACGAAGAATCTGCACCCATACGAGCCGAAGTTAGAAAAGTGGAAGCAGAAGTTGGACCATTAAAGTATATTGCCAAACTTATATACGGCGATGCTGGCGCTGATGAGAACATGCTAGAGCGAGCAGTGACGTGGGTTATTATTTTAATCGTAGTTGTATTTGATCCACTAGCAGTTATCATGTTGTTAGCCGCACAGATGACATTTGGTTGGAAAAAAGAGGATCCTGTAGTAGTCAAAGAAGAAGTAGAGAGTGAATCAGCAAAAGAACCATTTGTTGGTGTTATTGCTCAGGAAGTTGCTTCAGTAATTCCTGAAGCTGTAATACAAGACTCTGAAAACTCTGTGACTATTTTGAAAGATGCAAAAGAAAAATTAGCACAGTTTGTTGACAAGGTTAGTTTAGACACTGGCAAAACACCACGTATATTTGAAACAGTAAAGAGCTTTAGTGTTCCTGAAGTAAAAGAAGTTGTTCAACCAGAAAAGTTAGAAACATACATACCAAAAGTCGATACAGATGTTGTCAATCAAGTGACCGAGACCGCTGATGATATTTCAGGTATTGGACTAGAAGCTTGGAACAAAATGATTGACGAGGCTGAAAAGGCCGCAGAGCTTGAAAAGAAACTAGCCAATGTGGTTTGGACTGATGCTCTACAATTATGGAGAGAAAAACATCTAGACGCTGACATTTATGAAATACAGAGATCCTATGATGCTGGTGAAATTAAAATTCTTCCATGGAATGAAGAAGATAAAAAATACAAGATACTTCCAGAGTTAATTAACACTAACTATGTTCAAAATGAAGAGCAAGTGGAAAGTGGTCTTTGGCAAGAAACTACTCAATCACTAAGTCAAAACGATTATCAACAAAAAGTACTTGAAGCCAATATTCGCACCCTTGTAAACTTAATCAATAACGGTTCAATTTTAGTCGAACAATTAAGCGAAGAAGAAGCGTTAGCAGTTGAAGAATATTTGAAAAAGGAAAGCAATGACGGGAAAGATAACGATAGTAAGTCCGCCTGATATCTATATTAATCGAACATCCAGTATCATTCTTGTTAACACCACTGAAGCAGAACAAGAGCAGGTTAGTGAATGGTTTAATCAAAATCAACTAGCACAAGAGCTTTCAATTTATTTTTACAACAACGAACGAAATCTTCAGTGGTTGGTGATGTCATTTGCTGTGGCACAATATCGATACATTAACTTAGACAACACTCAAGATCAAAGTGGCTTGTTAGCAGGACATTTTTTAAGTTCTGATAACTGTTATTACACTCTATCAGATGCTAACTTATATGAGGTATACAGATTAGTAAATACTTCACGGTTAGAATCAATAACTGAATTTTTAGATAAGGTAATATCAATTGAGCACCCTGAAACATCAGAACTGTGATTTTTGCGGCAAGGGCAAAGAAGACGTTGAAAAACTAGTCGTTGGATCTAACGGGTCTATATGCAATGAGTGTGTAACTCTGTGTGATAGGATCTTAAAAGATCAAAAGGGCAAGGTCAAAAATGACCACCTTAATCAATTCAATCCTGTCAGAATAAAAGAATATTTGGATGAGTTTATTGTAGGACAAGATGAAGCCAAAATATCTGTTTGTGTTGGAGTAAGTCAACACTATAAAAGAATTAGCAGTTATACCAGTTACGTTGATTTGGACAAAAGCAATGTGATGCTAATGGGTCCAACAGGGTGTGGGAAAACTCTCATGGTAAAGAAGATTGCAGAGTTCATTGATGTTCCTTTCGCACACTGTGATGCAAACACACTGACTGAAGCAGGTTATGTTGGTGATGATGTAGAAACAATAATTCAACAATTACTGCTCAGAGCTGACGGCGATATAGAAGCAGCCAGTCGTGGCATCATATATATTGATGAGATAGACAAAATAAGTAGGAAAGGCGAAGCCAATACTGCAACTAAAGATGTTGGCGGAGAAGGAGTACAGCAAAGTCTATTAAAAATGATTGAAGGTACTGTACTTAAAATACAGGTTGGCAAAAAACGTGAAGAAGTAGAAATAGATACTAAAAATATCTTGTTCATTGTTGGGGGTAGTTTTGTTGGACTTGAAAAAATTATTAATGATAGATTGAATCATACTGGGATTGGATTTAATAGTGCGTTAAAAAAGTCTTCGCAAACTAATTTGTTTTCCAAAGTGGATCAAAAGGATTTAATCACATATGGACTGATCCCAGAGTTTGTAGGTAGATTTAGTATCTTGACCACAGTTGATGATTTGACCAAAGAGGACTTAATCAAGATTTTGACAGTGCCTCGTAATAATCTAATTAATCAGTATAAGTATTTGTTTGATATGGATGGTTTAGAATTAGATTTTGAACCAGAAGCTCTAGAAGCAATTGCAGATAAAAGTATAGAATCTAAAACAAACGCTCGTGGCTTGAGAAGTACTTTAGAAAAATTATTAATACCTTATCAATTTGAAGCTCAAGAATTGGTCAAAAAAGGTCTAAAGAAAATATTGATAAGTAAAAACACTGTGATTAAAGGAGAACTACCAATTTTTATGTTTAACCAGAGAAAGAAAGAAAATGCCAAAACAATATAATTCATCTTCTCGAAATGGTATCAGAGGCAACTCTGTTACAGTTGACGGGGATTTTAATAAAGCACTTAGAAAATTCAAAAAACGTGTAGAAGAAAGTGGTATCTTAGAAGCAGTAAAGGCAAAGATGTTTTACGAAAAACCAACCACTAGTCGCAAACGTGCTAAAGGAGCCGCAAGGGCTCGCTGGCTTAAAAAAGTCAGAAACGAACAACTTCCTAAAAAACTCTATTGACATAAGTCTACAGTTTTGTTATAATATGTATTATGGCAAAACACTTAATGGTAGATTTAGAAACAATGGCGACAGGTCCCAACTCTGTCATTCTTACAATCGGCGCGGTTAAGTTTGATCCTTGGGGTCCAAATGTAGACCGTAGCACACACAATATCTTTTATCGAAGAGTTGACACAGAGACTTGTGAAAACTTAGGCATGGTCATTGATCCCGCCACATTAGACTGGTGGGGTAAACAAGCACCAGAAATTATTGAAGAAGCATTTCATCCAGACGACCGTATTTCTATTGAACAAACGATTGAGGAGTTCCATAAGTTTGCATGGAACTGTGAAGCATTTTGGAGTCATGGTGCTATTTTTGATATTGTAATTTTAGAAGAGTACTATCGAAGACTTAAAAAGGCTCTGCCATGGAACTTTTGGCAGATCCGTGATACACGCACAATTTTTGATTTAGGCTATGATCCTGAAATGCCTAAGGACGCTAAACACAATGCATTGGAAGACGCATATCGTCAAGCAGTAGGCGTACAAAATATGTATAAAAAGGTTGCTAGACAAAAATGAACGATCAATTAAGAGAACTAATGTTAGAGGCGGGATATGCCGCACCTGAGATTGCCAAACGTGCCCATGTGTTGGCCGAATTAATTATTAGAAAATGTGCTGACGTTGCCGCTGAGCATGGTGCATTAGACATTTATGAAGAGATTCGAGAACATTTCGGAGTTGAAGAATGAGCGGCACACCAGCAAGCTCTAGTCCGGGCATAACGGGATTTATTGAAATATTCGAGGGTCGCTTGAACAAAATGAAGCTACACCTTAAAGAAGAACTGGGTAAAGCCAAAAGCGATAGGGACCGTAAAGCCATACGTAGGCTTACTGCTGATGCTCGTAAACTAAACAAGACACTGAAAGAGATGCGTAATGCGTCAGCTAGGCTGTGTCCGCACTGTGGAGAAAAGCTATGACTGAAGGAGAACGAGCAGGATGCCACAATGTTTGCCCTTAAATGGGTTTGACTTTTTTTAAATTTGGTGCTATACTATATAGACACTAACACACTAAGGAGTGGTTTTTATGAACGAACCTTTCTACATCACATACAAACTAGTTGAAGAGATACTACAAAAGCACGATGTCCACTGTGTGTTTGAACTAGATGCGCCCATGCAAATCTTTACCAGGGCCCACGATGCTTCTTGCGGTTTACCTACACCCAGAAAAACGGCAAGGCCATGTTCTCACATGTTGTTAGGTGTAAAGAATGACCGAAGGAGAACGAGCAGGACGCTGGGCTATGCTGTATCTCTATACAGTGTTGTTTGCGTTATGGTTTAATATTGTTGCCATTGCGGCCTGGCACATTAAGGAGTGGTTTTTATGAACGACCGAATTATAGAAATGGCGATTGAGGCTGGATTTAATCCTGTAAATTGTACGGGAAGTAATGTGCCGTTATTTGAAAAGTTCGCCGAGTTGATTGTGAGAGAATGTATGGCATGTTCTACTTGGGTTGGTAAGGTGAATAACTATGCGATAGAACCAGTGCATACTGCTCACACTATTAATCAGCGTGAGAAAGCGGTCGTGTAGAAGGTGCTGATCGTTCAAACATGTGGGGTGCTAAAAAAGCTGGTAGACCGCCTGCCGCAACTGTTGTTGAAATTGATGAGGACGATGAATGAGAATTGAAGACGAAGTCAAACTTGATTTTAAAGATGTATTAATTCGTCCTAAACGAAGTACCTTAAGTAGTCGTAAAGAAGTAGATTTAACTCGCAACTATAAATTCAAACATAGTGGTACAGAATGGCACGGCGTTCCTATTATGGCATCAAACATGGACGGTGTTGGTACGCTGACCATGGCAGAAGCATTGTACGAACACAGGATGTTTACCTGTTTGATCAAAAACTATGACGAAGATGATTTGGGCAGTACAGTAGGAAATATTGGTGGTAACTATTTTGCTATAAGCACTGGTACTAGTGACAGTGACTTTTTAAAGTTACGACGAATTATCAATGCCTATCCAGAAATACATGTTATCTGTATTGATGTTGCTAATGGTTATCAAGAACGCTTTGGGGATTATGTGCAAAAAGTTAGAGAAACATTACTCCATTGTACAATTATTGCTGGTAACGTAGTTACAGCAGACATGACACAGGAGTTAATTTTACGTGGCGCAGATATTATTAAAGTTGGGATTGGGCCTGGCAGCGTTTGTACTACTCGTATCCAAACTGGTGTTGGGTACCCTCAGCTTAGTGCAATTATTGAGTGTGCCGATGCCGCTCATGGTCTTGGCGGTCATATTATTGCTGACGGCGGATGTACTTGCCCTGGTGATGTTGCTAAGGCTTTTGGGGCTGGTGCGGACTTTGTAATGCTAGGCGGTATGTTAGCAGGACATGATGAGGGTGGTGGTGAAATTAAAGATGGTAACGTTACATTCTACGGAATGAGTTCAGATACTGCTATGGAAAAGCATCATGGAGGTGTTGCTAGTTATCGTAGTTCAGAAGGACGTACAGTAACCGTGCCACATCGAGGTGCTGTTGAAAATACAGTGTTAGATTTGCTTGGCGGAATAAGAAGCACTTGTACTTACGTAGGTGCCAATTCACTCAAACAACTGTCAAAGTGTACTACTTTTATCAAAGTAGGTAGACAAATAAATGATATCTTTGTAAAATAAAACATAAACAGGAAATACTATGATTACTCTAAAAGAATTTTTTGAAGTTACTAATTACCGTATTAGTGAAGGTAGCGATTACCTTTGGGAATGTTACGGATCGAATGCATACAGGCTAGATGCATGGAATGGTGATCAAAATGGTCATAGCCACAGTATTGTGTTTGACACAAAGACACAAGAAGTTTATGAAGTTACATCTTACGATTATCGAAACAGTCGTGCATATCGTTTGTTGAATCCCAATTTTGTTAAAAAACATAAGAAAGAATCCAAACGTCGAGATGTTAATTTTGATGAAGCATGGGACGAAGTTAACTATATTGATCTAGAAGTTGATGACGATTGGATTCAAAAAGCATTGTCAATTGAAGCTGGTGAAGTGGACTATGATACTCGTGTGTCAGTTCCTTTGACTCTAGATCGTGACCAAATGTATGAACTAATGAGTATGGCACATGAACGTGACATGACTTTAAATCAGTTGGTTGAATTTGTTATTAGACAAGAAATTAAAAGGATTGAAAATGGACTATAAACCAGGCGTTGGAAAAGTTGTAGTAAAATTAACGAATCCAGAAAAAACAACCGCTGGTGGACTTATACTTGCGGAGACTGCGGTTGACCAAACAAATCGAGGAACCGTAATGGCAGTGGGGAAAGGCAAGACGTCAGATGCAGGTGTGGTTATTGATATTCCTGTTAGTGTAAATGATGTAGTAATGTTCAGTACAGGTGCTGGAGTTGTGGTTGCCATTGACAGTGAAGAAATGCTAGTTCTTAGAGAAGAAGATATCTTCGCTATTGTTGAGGAATAATCGTGACCTATAATTTTAACTTTGATGTCAGCGCACAAATTTCTGCCAAGACCGTAGAAGAAATGATTAAGAAGGTTGTGGAAGAACAAACTGGAAAAAAGGTTACACGCATTGAAATGAAAATGCAAAATGTAACCAAAGGTCTTCAAACAAATGAATATACAGAAACAACATTTAACGGTTGTAGTGTATATTTTGAAAGTAGTAACACTGACATTGTTTATAATAACTCTTTTAAAAAGGAGACGTACAAATAATGGCCACTTTAGAACAACAACAAGAGTTAATTGAAACTCTAAAATTTACACCACGCACTTACAAAATCTATATTGGCGGATATGGTGGAGAATCATATGCCGGCACTGTGAGCAAAGAAATATACGAGTTTTTCAAAGAAAAGAAAATTAATATTGAACAGTACGCTACGGACTGGGATAACTTGTTTGGTGATGTTCCTAGAGAATTGCAACCATATAGTCCTGGTAGCCCTTACGACTGTGGCAACTTGTTTCATGCAAGTGGCGCAGAGATGTCCAACTCAAACGAAATTCAAATTATAGATGAAAATGGTAACGATCATTGGTCTTGTGCCGCAGGTTTAAACGAACTTGAAGATGCTGGTGTTACTGTGAACGAATGGGGTGGATGTAATTTAGATGATTTGCCTGAAGACACTATTGTACACTGGGGTGGTCAAGGTGAGAAGGGCACATTCTTTGATGGGGAATTTGAACTAACACAACCTTTTAATCCAAAGCTCTTAACAGTTAGCTATGAAAATTGTGATGGGTGGTGGATCATTAATGGTGTCGAATATGATGGTGTTGAAATTGATGGCTCAAACGGATATTCAACTACTGGCAAATGGAATGAAACTAAATGGATCCTTTGCAACGGTGATGAACCATACGAAGGTGAAGAGCGAGATGAAGACTATGTTGCTGAACCTAATGAACAAACATTTCATGCTGAAACAACAGAATGGTTTGATAAAGCAGTAAAGCCTACACACAAGGGCAACTATGAAGTTATGATAGATGCCGCTTGGCCTAATGGTGGTGTAGGAATGGTAGAATGGACTGGCCGAGGTTGGAAACAAGATGGAAAGAAAGTTGCTATAGTTCAATGGCGTGGACTAAAATTTAAACCAAGTAGTGAATAACAATGTTAAATCTTCGTGAAATGATGATTGAATATATTTGTTTTGCTTTTGAAGAACAAGAGCTTATGACAAAGTTTCATGTGAGTAAAAATGAATTGTCTGATTTATGTGATCTCGATTTGTTAGAGATTTATGACCAAACCATACTTTCCCCAATTCAAGAATAAAGAAGCAGCCATTGCTTTCATACGCAAAGTAATGGGTCCACCTAAGGCTACATTGGACGGCAAACAAAAAAGTGATATTCTTTTGCTCATAGCCATGATGGAGCCTTTTCGTGCAACAAACAATCAGCACAGTTTTACAGAATATTATCGTATAGGCGATACTGAATATCATGTGACTACATTTCCAGACGGAGACATAGTTGTAGACAAGATGTTAAAGGATGACTAATGGCAAGTCTGGCTGAATGGTTTGAAAAGCAAGAACGATACAAACCCAAATGGGAATACGGTACCCGTGTATTTGGCTACTGGAATAAAATTCCGTTCGTTGGTATGATAATTGCTGATAGAGAAAAGGATCATATCCTAGTTCACGCAGACTTGCCAATTAAGTTTGATAACAAATTACACAATGTCATAGTGGTTAAACATAGAGACATCAAATCAAAGTTACAGCCTCTTTTGTAACCATAAATAGATTGTTGGATTTTCTTCCAACATTTTTAAGGAGAAAAGATGGACTTTGTATTAAACGTTCTGTTAAAGAACATGTCATACCTATGGATGATATTCTTCATTATGATCACTGCTGGACTAGCTAAAGAGTACGCTCTTTTTGCCCCAGCATTTGCCTATGTAAGAAACACATTCCGTAGCAATAAGTTCGTAGTAGTTCTCCTAAGCGCAATTGGCGGAGTATTGCCAATTGAAGGTCGAGTCACTGTGTCAGCAGGTCTGCTTGATACAGTAGCGCCAAAAGATGGACCAGGCCGTGAAAAGTTAGGTATTGTTGATTACTTGAGTACGCACCACTATTATTTGTGGAGCCCTCTTGAGAAAACAGTAATCCTACCAATTGCGGCATTTGGTTTAACTTATGGTGCATGGCTTGGTCTGGTTGCACCGTTGTTGATTGTTAGTTTTGCTTTTATTACTTGGTATATATGGAGTCAAGTACATAACGAGCAAATAGTGATCACACCAGGAAACTTTAAACTATCATCAGTCTTACGCAATGTTATTCCAATGTTTGTGGCCATTGGTCTTTACATTTACAATGACAAGTGGATGGTTGGTTGTTTTGGTTTCCTAACCCTGTACTACATTATCATTAGCCAACAGTGGAACATTAAGAAATTATTAGGCTACGTTCGATGGGATGTATTGGCATGGGTTGGTGCAGTTATTATGCTAGGAAACTACATGAAAACTTATGATGCCGCATGGCAAACAATGCTAAAGACAAGTGTGCTTGATCCGCATACTTTTGTTGGCATGGTTGCTATATCAGCAATTGGTTTCATAGCCAGCTTCTTAATGGGTAGTAGTGGAAAGTTTATAGCAATCGCTGTATTGATGTCTCAAGTCTTTGGAGTTGAGTATTTCTTATGGTTCTTTGCTATCGACTTTGCAGGCTATCTCATTAGCCCTACGCATAAGTGCGTTATGATTGGAAACAAATATTTTGGAACTCCAGTCGGCACTTATTATAAGGCATTAGGAGCATGGGGTGGATTAATGCTGATAACGGCAGGTTTGATTACTTTTGTAATCTAAGCATTAGAGGGGCTCAATGCCCCTCTTCTTAACTAAAAATTATCGACTTGGTATAACCAGTCGCTTGAGAATCGGAAGACGGCTCTCAACTTAAATCTTAAAGGTGATTATATGAAACAAATAGCAATACTAGCTATACTGTTGGCTACCACGTCAATAGCTATGGCACAAAGTAGAGTTGGCACCATAGCCGACGAAGCAGTTAAAGAAATGTCAGCAAAACAAAATCTTCCAGACCTGTCTGGAGAGTCGCAGACATTACCTCCCGTAACAGTTACAGCAGAAAAAATTGATCAATTTGATCGAGTTGGACCATACAATCAACCAGTGTGGACTACTGGTAGAATGTTTCCTAGTACTAGAACTTATGTTATGACCCCACCAGGGACAATGATGTACGAAAAATGGTTTGACTTTAGAAATAGACGTAATGGCCCAACCCAAATTCGTATGCGAGATGAGTTTGCGTTTGGTCTTGGAAATAGGTTAGAGTTAGACCTATATGCACACACAGTTTATGACGGCCCGTCAGAACAAAAAGAGTTCAATTGGCGAGGCTTTAGTTGGGAGATACGATATGCTCTAGCTGATTGGGGTAAAATTCCTGGTAACCCCACTTTGTACTTTGAGCACAAATTAATTAACGGTCGTCAAGGAATTGAACCTAAATTATTACTAGGAGATAGAATTGGGGAGACAGATTATATCTGGAGTGCAAACTTCATATATGAAGCCAATCTCGCCAAAGCTAATGCTGACAAAGAACGAGAGTACGCCGCTACATTTAGTTTAGGCAAGATTATTGATAATGATCTCATGCTTGGTTTCTCGTCTATGTATCGTTATCATAACTATGATCAAAACATTCAAGAGCTTTATGCTGGTCCCGTAGTAAATTGGCGGATCAATAAAAAGGCTAGACTTAGTTTTGAACACATGCCTAGATTAAGCGACGACGGATATAACGACAGCAGAAGTTTGTTTATTTTTGGTTGGACTTTATAAAATTGTTTTGCTATTGACTTATGAAATAAATATCATTATAATAGCATATTATACACTATTCAGAGCATAGCTCTTATATTATAAAGAAAGCAGTGGGGGCATTATTATTCAGCCCCCACTTTTATTAGCACTGTGGCATTCTTGATGTATAAATAATTATACACTGATGCACCTAATGGGCACAGTAAACGGGCAAAGCCCAAATATAAAGATCTTACTTTAAAAGGAGATAAAAATGTCAAAGATCATCGGTATCGACCTCGGTACAACAAACTCATGCGTAGCCGTTATAGAAAACGGAATCCCCAAAGTTATTGAAAATAGTGAAGGTGCTAGAACTACACCCTCAATTGTTGCCTACGCCAACAATGAAATCTTAGTAGGTGCTACTGCAAAACGTCAAGCAGTAACAAATCCTAAAAATACAATCTATGCTAGTAAGCGTTTGATTGGACGTAAGTTTGAAGAACAAGCTGTACAAAAAGATATTGACCTAATGCCTTACAAAATTGTTCGAGCAGACAATGGTGATGCATGGATTGAAGCTAACAACGACAAACTTGCCCCACCACAGATTTCGGCAGAAGTACTCCGCAAGATGAAAAAAACTGCGGAAGACTATCTTGGAGAAACTGTAACACAGGCAGTTATTACAGTCCCAGCTTACTTTAACGACAGTCAACGTCAAGCAACAAAAGATGCAGGCAAAATTGCTGGCTTAGAAGTTCTACGTATTATTAATGAACCAACAGCGGCTGCACTTAGTTATGGTGTTGACAAAGCTGATAAAGCTGACAGGAAAATTGCTGTTTACGACCTTGGTGGTGGTACATTTGACGTAAGCATTATTGACATTGCTGATGTTGATGGTGACAAGCAAATTGAAGTGTTATCAACCAACGGTGACACATTCTTAGGCGGTGAAGATTTTGACCAACGTATTATGGATTACTTGGTTGACGAATTTAAGAAAGAGCAAGGTGTTGATCTAAAGAAAGACATGTTGGCTCTACAACGTCTTAAAGAAGCAAGTGAAAAAGCTAAAATTGAATTATCAAGTTCAGCACAAACAGATGTTAACTTGCCATACATTACAGCAGATGCAAGTGGTCCTAAACACATGGCAATTAAGTTGACTCGTGCTAAATTTGAATCAATGGTTGATGACCTAATTCAACGCAGTTTAGATCCATGCCGTCAAGCTATGAAAGATGCTAGTGTTACTGCCGCAGACATTGACGAAGTTATCTTGGTTGGTGGTCAAACACGTATGCCTAAGGTACAAGAAGAAGTTGAAAAACTTTTTGGTAAAGCTCCACGTCGTGATGTAAATCCGGACGAAGCTGTAGCAGTTGGTGCGGCAATTCAAGGTGCTGTTTTAGGTGGTGATCGTAAAGATGTTCTACTACTTGACGTTACTCCATTAAGTCTTGGTATTGAAACACTGGGCGGCGTAATGACCAAGATCATCCAGAAGAATACAACTATTCCTTCTAAAGGACAGCAAACATTCTCAACAGCTGAAGATAACCAGCCTGCGGTTACTATTAAAGTATTCCAAGGTGAGCGTGAACTTTGCCAGCATAATAAAATGTTGGGAGAGTTTAATCTTGAAGGCATTGCTCCAGCTCGTCGTGGTCAGCCACAGATTGAAGTTACCTTTGACATTGACGCTAACGGCATCATGAACATTAGTGCTAAGGACAAGTCAACTGGAAAAGAAAACAAGATTACTATCAAATCAGATAGCGGTCTTAGCAAAGAAGAAATTGAAAAAATGATTCAAGAAGCTGAAGCAAATGCCGAAGCAGATAAAAAAGCACGTGAACTAATTGATTCTCGCAACAACGCAGAATCACAAGTACACTCTGTTAAGAAAGACTTAACAGAGTATGGTAGTAAAATCACTGAAGATGACAAGTCTAAAATAGAAACTGCTATTAAAACTGTAGAAGATTCTATTAAGGGCGACGACACTGAAGTGATTACTAAATCAGTGACAGCATTGTTTGAAGCAATGACACCACTGATTCAAGCAAAGACTAGTACTGCTTCAGAAAGCAACAACAATAATCAAGACGATGTTGTTGATGCTCAATACACTGAAACACCTAAGTCTGAATAAGGCACCGTTAAGGGCCTAATTTGATTCTTACTTTAAAAGGAGATTATCATGAATCAACTAAGAACTATAGATGCAGATACACTAACAAAAGCTCTAATTGGATTTGACACAATGTTTGACCAATTTGAACGTAGGTTTTCTAATTCAATGAGTAATACATATCCTCCTCATAATGTTATCAAAATTGATGACAACAATTATGAGATTCAAGTGGCTGTAACTGGTTTTGGAAAAGATGATGTTACTGTTGAACTTGATCAGAACGTGTTAATTGTGACTGCTGGTAGAGATGTTGTTGAAGATGAAAAAACATATCTACACCGTGGACTTGCACAACGCAATTTTGTTCGCAACTTCCCACTTGCTGAGCATATTGAGGTTAAAGGTGCAGAACAAAAGAACGGCATCTTGTCTATTAGACTAGAGCGCATTGTTCCAGAAGCACTCAAGCCACGTCGAATTAACGTCACGTATTCAGAGTAATTGGCAAAGGGGCCACTTGTGCCCCTTTGTTATTTGTAGTATAATAAGTAAAAATAATATTTAGGAACTTAAATGGGTGAAATTGCTACCAAACAAAAAAGTCTAGTAACTACAGATCTAATTGAACCTAGAAAGTTCAAAGTGATTTTCTTTAATGATGATAAAACTCCAATGGATTTTGTTATAGATTTGTTGATTAATTTATTCAATCATGACCAAACTAGTAGCAGTAAACTAACAATGGAAATTCACAATGAAGGGTCAGCAGTAGTTGGGATTTACCCTTATGAAATCGCCGAGCAAAAAGGAATTGAATCCACACACATTGCTCGTCAAGCAGGCTACCCATTATTGATTAAAGTTGAATCGGAGTAACGATGAGTTTACGAGAAATTACTAAAGATTTACATCACGAAGCAGAAATAACAAAATTTGCCAAGTTATTGCTAAGTGGAAAAATTGAAAAATCTGATTATAAGAATTATCTATATAATCTAATGGCAGTATACGATCCAATCGAGTGGTACTGCAAACGTCAAGGTTTCCTTGACACAATGCCTACACTGCCAAGACTACATGCTATCCATGCAGACTTTGTAGAATTAGATGATGGCACATATTGTTATCTAACGCCAGCGGCTTTAGAATATCAAGCATACTTACATAAACTAGGCAATGATCCAGAACGTAAACATTTGGTTAAGGCGCATTTATATTGCCGCCATATGGGCGACCTATTCGGTGGTCAAATCATTAAGAAACAAGTAGCACACATTTCAAGTGGTAAATTTTACGACTTTGAAAATGCTGATGCTATGAAGATGTCTATTCGAGAAACACTCACAGATGATCTAGGAGATGAAGCTCGTGTGGCATTTGAATTTGCTATTAAGATGATGCGTGACTTATATGCAGGAGAGTAAAGTATGGGACACACTAATTGAGATCCAAGCTCTACTTGAGGAGTCGTTTGAAAAAACAGGAGTCGAAGTATTCGAACCTGGAATGGATCGTTTTAATCAACCTGGTTGGGTTAATCGTGTATGGTCTAGTGATAAGTATCGCCGGGCCCACGTTGATGTCGTTGATGCTAGGCTGACCAAAGGTCTTTGGATGATGCACTGTTGCATCTTCCCTCATACACACAATCCAGCACCAATTTACGGCTTTGATGTTATTGCTGGTAAGAACAAAATTACTGGTTGTTTCCACGACTATAGTCCTGCTGGCGACAAAAATCATCCTATGATAGAATGGTTTGGTCAAGAAGTTAGCAAGTTAGAGTGGCGCAGAGAACGAGCACTTCCTGATTGGGCTCAGCGTATTTTTACCAAGCACATGGTGGCGGCAGGCAATGTTCAAGATGAAACTGAGTTACAACAAATTACAGATCTTGCTAAAACTACAGTAGAACACTATCTCAGTACTGTTGCAGAAACTAATAATACAGTGCCTGATACTACATTTGAGCAAGACTACTACGCACAAAATCAAAAACAAAACCCACATACTCCTAGAGTTATGGTTAGTTTAGGGCTTTCAGAGGACGATGTCAAGCATTTCATACAAGAATGTCTATTTCCCGAAATTGGTAAATAATACATTATGCGTTTAGATGAATTTCAATTAGCAGGGCAAATGCCCTCCAATATACAAAGAGCTGTTCCTGTAACAGCTCAACCTTCTCAACCAGCAGTTGGTTCAGCTGGCGGTAACTCTTTAGAAGATAGCTTGGTAAAATTCGTTGATAAGGCTGACGATTTTCCAGATGACTCACCTGTTCATGCTTATGTAAACAGCGTACTTAAAACAATTTTATCTTACATTCCAGATATTACGATACGTGAGAATTCAGCAACAAATCAATCATCTTTAGATGACACTAATCGTTCGTTATTGGAAGACCTCTTTCCTTATCTATCACAACTTAGTGAAGATTCTAGAAATACCCTTAAGGACTCGATTGACGGTGCAATACTTACATTAGAGCAAAAACAAAAACTTAGCGGTGAACTTTATAAGATTAAGGGTGCTAAAAAAGCCTTTACTAAACAGAATGTAACAATTCAATTAGACACCAAAGGCAACATTGCAAAGATGGATGCTGATATTGAAGCAACTGCTAGACAATTTGCCAAAGACTTTAAACTACCATTAAAATGGGCACGTAACTTAATTGGCATGTTTGAGGTCAATATCACTAGAGAACAAAGAAAAGAATTCTTAATAGCCTGTAGAGCTGGTACTGCGCTTGATGTTGGTAAAATGATCAATGACGGCGAAGGTCGTGTTGAAGACTATGTTTTGTTAGAACAGCCAGAACTTAAGGAAGTTTATAACAGTGTTAAAGACACGCTCCTAGACATCAGTTTAAGTACAGGTCAACGCGGAGCAACTGGTCCATTTGAAGCCATGATGGCCATCATGGGCGGATGTAAAAAACCTGGTATAAACGAGGGTGGTGATTTAAAGTATAAAGATTTAAAACTTGAAGTTAAAGCAACCTCAATTAGTGCTGTAACTGAATCTGCTACAGCAGGTAAAGCTAATTCTGCTTGGTTAGATTCTACAGCAGGTAAAGAAATATCAGGATCAACACTGAGAAGTGTGGCAAATGATTGGTTAGATAATTATGCTACAGAAGCAAGAACAAACAAAGCATTCCAAGATTCTTGGAAGAAAGCTGATTTCAGACCAGCAGGTCTTGAAAGTTTAAAACAGTGTTTAGTTGATCTTAGAAGTGTAGAAGGAGTTCCTGTTGCTCCAGCTAAGAAATTAATCAAATATATGATGGGAACTATGTTTCCAAGTATAGTGAAATTACAAAATGAAGGTTATGATTTTGACGCATCTTGTATGAGAATACTAACTGCAATTGGTAAGTTAGATACAAGCTCTATTGCTAAAGAACAAGGAGTTATGGCTTTATTAGAATATATAACTGGAAAAGGAAATGACGGTTTTGTATTCTTTAATCCATCAACTCAGAAATTCAAAATTGTTATGGGAGTAAAAGGTGTACTAGAAGAACTCAAATCAAAAAACGGTTCCAACCTACATTTTGATAGTACCATGACCATGGGTAAGTCTGCAAAAGCCAGTCCAGGAATATATTATGGTGCAAAACCAAACTCGCCCGAAGGTATAGAATATCTAAAGAAATTTAATTCAAGTCCAGAACGTGTAGCTCAATTAAAACAAATAGAAGCAGATAAAGCAGCCGCAAGAGAAAATAAATCATTAGCCATGATTCAAGCCGCCAAAGAAGGCGAGTCAGAATTTGAATTTGATGGTAAAATGTATGCTGTTTCTAAAGCCGCTTTAAAGAAGTATTTTGAGCCTGACATGCCAATCTCCAGAACCAAAAAGAAAACCCGTTAAGTATTAATTTACTAAGCATTTAATTTATCGCTCTACTACCGTTAAATAATAATGACGGTAATCGGAGAGCGAGCAATGAAAAAACAAATGTATGCCTTTATGCTATTGGCATGGGTAAGTGCTATTCATTCGGCACCATTGAATGACTTTCAATTTAAAAGTCCTGCATTCAATGGAGTTGGTTATAGTTCACATGTACTAACCATAGAAAATCAAGAACGTACACGTCAAAACGAACGTGCAGATAAACTACAGGCTGAAATTGACAAAGCAATTTCAGATAAGAAAAACACGAATCTTGCTAAGTTTGTTAGTAACTTAGAATCGCGTATCTACGCACAGATTAGCCAAAACGTAGCAACTGCTATGTTTGCCAATAATAATTGTACAGCAAGTAGCAACACAAACTGTTCAGGGAATATTGATTTCCAAGGAAACTATATTAGTTGGAGCAAGGTATTAAGCTCTGATGATTCAAACTGTTCTACAGCATATGGTTCTTGCATCATGTTGAGAATAGCAGATCCTACAGCAACGAACCCAACAACAGCACCTTGTAATTCTGATGGTGTATCTTGTATCTATGTGCCACTAAGTTCATTCCAAATGCCAGGGAATTAACCCATGAAAAAGACTATTATATCTTTGGCAATCGTAAGTATGCTTTCTGGCTGTGCAATTTTGCAGTCAACAGGAGAGTTTGATAAAACTCCAGAACTGACTACTCAGATGAAAGGTGTTAAGAAAGAGTTTGACACCATTCCAAGTCCATCAGCTGGTAGACCATTAAGTGTTGCTGTATACAGTTTTACTGATAAAACGGGTCAACGTAGACCACAGGCTAATATTGCCAGTTTAAGTTCAGCAGTTACACAAGGCGCAGAATCTTTTCTAATTCAAGCACTACAAAATGTAGGTCAAGGACAATGGTTTGATGTTGTAGAAAGAGTAGGCATTGATAACCTGACTAAAGAACGATTAATTATTCGCCAGATGCGTGAAGCATACGAAGGTAAAGATGCTAAACCATTACTACCAATGCAGTTTGCAGGCATTATTATTGAAGGCGGCATTGTAGGCTATGACTCTAGCACAACTAGTGGTGGTGTTGGACAACGTATTTTTGGTATTGGAAAACAAACACAATGGTCCACTGATAGGGTTACCGTAAGTTTACGAGCAGTTAGCGTAAACACTGGCAAAGTATTAGCCACAGTGACTACTCAAAAGACTATAATGAGTTCAGCAGACAGTGTGTCTGCATTAAAATTCTTTGATGCTGGAACACAGGCGTTTGAAGCTGAGGCAGGTTTAACCATAAACGAGCCAGGTACATACGCTGTAAAGGCAACAATTGAAATGGCAGTAGTTGAATTAATTAAAGAAGGACAACGCAAGGGAGTATGGGATTACAAGACAGTGGTTAAAGAATCACCACCTGTATCAATCGCACCACCCCCACAGGCAGCTCCAGTGATTAGCAGTGAAGTAAGACAGAAAGAAGAAATTAAAGTAGAGGAGAAGAAAGATGTCGTGGTTCAATCACAAACCCAATCCGAAACGAAAACAGAAGCCGCACCCAGTGCCTCCACAGAAGTAAAAAAAGAGACACTTAAGGACGGTGCAGAACTAAAAGTAACAGCAATGCAAACTGGGGTAAAACCAACAATAGATCTTTTTGGTGCTAGGTATTTAAAAGAAGATTCATTTGTATATAAAGAAGCAAACGAAAAAAGTCAGCGAACTTGGCTATTAAAGAAAGGCACTGAATTATACATTATTACTCCAGGACCAGAAGGTTGGCACCAAGTAAGAGACGCAGAGAAGCGTAAAGGTTTTGTCAAGAATTCAGTACTCGGAACTGACAAACCATAAAGATAGCGAGTACGGAGGAACGTAGAGGTAAACTTAATTTAATGGCCGTAGGCCAAGGAGCGTGGTTGGAGAATATATAATCCAATCGTGTATAAAAGATGGACAAAAGAAACAAAGGCGTTGGTAAGTTGTCGAGAAAATTACTTACAATTCTGGTGTTGTCTGGAATGGCAACATTGGGTCATGCGGCTGATAACAGCATCTACATTGATCAAGCAGGTGACAACAGCACAATTACTATGACACAAGATGGTGCTGGTAATAAAGTAAAAGGCATTTTGTCAAGCGGTGTTGCTGGAGGTACTACAGATCCTGCTAAACTTACTGGCAATGCTCAAACAGTTAACATTGAGCAAACTGGTGCAACCAACGTCTTGGCATTGGGAGTTAATTCAACGCAAGGTGGTTTAGTACAAGGATATGCTAACATAGGTGTGAATTTAAACTATCAAGTAAGTGGTGGTGGAAACACTGGTTATATTAACATTAATAACAATGGTCAAGGAACTGCAATTGGTAATGTGGTCAGTATTATACAAAGTGGTGGCGGTGGAACAGCAACACTTAACATGACTGGAACTAGTAATCAATTGACTGTTGGTCAGAGTGGTGGTGCTAACAATACATTTATAGGCACAATCAATGCTGACGAAACTGTAGCAACTGTAAGTAACACACTAGGTGGTGGTAATACTACAACATTAGACATGACTGGAAATAAAGGTCAAGTTAGTGTTACAACAACAGGCACTACAAATACAACAAGCGTGACACAAAGCGCATTTGGATCAACTGGTGCGCAAGTACTAGTTAACATTGATGGTTCAGGCAATAATACAACTGTTACACAAAGTGGTATGTATGATCACTATGCTAGTCTAAGTGTAGTTGGCAGTGGTAATAACTTTACAATAGCACAGTCTGGTGGTTCTGCAACTGGACATTCTGCTACATTGTCTGTAACTGGAAGTACAAACACTGTTGGTATCACACAGCAAGGATCAGTTGCCAATCTAACCAACATGGCAGTAAATGGTAGTAATAATACATACACTATACTACAGAAAAATTAAGAGGTTGGAATGAACGTATGGCTAGCAATATTACTTGTTTCGTTACTGCACACATCAAATGCTCAAGCGGCAATTGGTAAAGTAACGGAACAGGTAAACATACCTCCTACAATTCAACGAGATAAATCAACCCTAACTGGCAGCAAAGGTACAGGTGTTGAGATGAATGACTCAATTAAAACTTCTCAAGGCAAAGTGGGCATTACCTTTGAAGATGATACCCGTGTACAAGTAAACGAAAACAGTAAACTGGTTATTGATGACTTTGTTTATGATCCAAAAACCAAAGCAGGTAAACTAGGTGCTAAGATTGCACTAGGTACTGTACGCTATGCTAGTGGACAGATTGCTAAGAATAGTCCACAGAGTGTAAACCTTAATACACCTAGTGCTACTGTAGCAGTTCGTGGTACGGACTTTACAGCCACAGTAGACGAACTTGGTGAGAGTACAATTATTCTACTACCTAGTTGTCCTAACGATAGACCTACACGTACAGTAAAAGACATTGAAGCAAGTTGTAAAACTGGTGTAATTGAAGTCAGCAATGACGTGGGCACTGTAATATTAAATCAACCGTTCCAAGTAACTAAAGTACAGAGCAGAACACAACCTCCTACTCCACCTAAAACACTGGAGTTATCTGAAATGGCTATCAGTAACTTGATAATTTTGAGTCCTCCAAAAGAAGTTAAGCAAGCTCAAGAAGAACAGCGTAAAGTGTTTAATCCTTTAGACATAGATTTTCTAAAAGAAAAAGGATTAGAGAACTGGCTTGATATGCAAGCTGGAGTTATCTACGAAGACAAACTAAAGAAAAACTTTTTGGATAACGATTTCCTAGCCAGCTTATTTGACATTATTGGTAATCAATTGGATCAAAAATTCTTAGACCCAGTAGATCCTGTACTACCTGACTACAAGAGAGCTACTGGTATCGTTGCCTACAAAGATGATACGAGTATTGAATTGTGTAGAGATAGTGGTGCTGACATACAGTGTGTTAAAACTCCTTTAACACAGAACAGTACAATCTTCCAAACACAAGGTAGTTTAGAGTTTAAGAATCGTGTTAATCAAGGCGGTAATACTATCATTACCTTAATACAAAGATGAAACGTTTTATTTTAGGATTTGTAATCTTGTGGTGTGTATGTTTGAGTGCAATTGCTCAAGCCACGTCTTTTACTGATTTAAAATTTGGTCAATATCAGATTGCAGATTCTCAATGGGACGTTGGGGCATGTTTGTATACAAATACTTGTAATATTTACAGTACTCAACCAGGAACAATGTATCAAATACCTTGGTGGAACGGACAGTGGAACTGGCAATCTGGTCAGTATGTTAAATTTTTATTAAGTGGAATCTCTGGATATCCTTACACCGCAAATGTTTACAATAGTGACGGCAGTCTAGCAGGTAGTATAGGTAGTGGTAAAATTATTAACATGGGTGTTGATGCAAATGGTTATGCATTATTTTTCTTTGTAGGGACAGATGATAATACTGGACAACTTTTTAGTACAAATTACGGATTTACAGGTACGGGCGGATATTCTTGGACTGGTACATTAAATCCAACAATTTCACAAGTTGACTCATTTTCTGTAAGTTACGGATCAACGACACCATTAAGTCCTGGTCAAACATTTACTGCTACCAGTTCAACTCCATCTGGACCAACAGTCTCAGGCGGAACTATAACACAGTCTAACGCTCCAAATAATCAAATTATAGGCAGTGGAAGTGGTATTGGAATCAGCAACAATCAACAAAGTCGTGTAAACACTTGGAATAACGGTAGCAATCAAAATGCCAATAACTATTTGTATATTGATCAAGTAAGTGGTTCCTACAATGACGTAACTATTACACAAACAACTAGTACAGGTAAGAACAAAATAGAAGCGACAATAGGCGGAACTGGAAATAATGTTATTAACGCAACACAATCTGGTACTAACTATCTTAAGTTAGATGTCACTGGTAATAACAACAATGTAACAAGTCAACAGTCTAATAATAGTTTGACTAGCAATTATAAAGAAACTACAGTTAATGGTAATAGTAATATTATTAGTACTAACCAAAAAGACAATTCTAATCACATAATGTTTACCACAGTAACTGGTAACAGTAATAGTGTGACAGCAGTACAAGAAGGCACAGGTGGTCACTATTTAGAAAATAAACTTACTGGCAACAATAATAGTGTACTTGCTAATCAGAGCGGAAATACAAAAAATAACGCCACTATAGATTTAACTAATAATGGCGGAGCCGCCAGTGTTGATTTACAACAATCTGGCGGGAAATCTTTTAGTATTATTCAAAGTTGTACCAATCCTGCAGGATGTAGTACTGTGGTAAGACAATAATTATACCTTAAATAACCATTTCTTTGTTATGTGTAATCTTGCCTTGTTGTACTGAACAGCAGTAATAACTAGAGCAACTGCCCAAGGTACAATAGTAGCGGCCCAAGGAACTAATCCTGCCCACCACGTAGCCATTAATGGTTCTTTCATCAACATTAACATAGCCACGGCAAACAAGACAAACGATCCTACAAATACTGTGTCAGGATATTTTTCTAGTATCTTACTAACTAGGCCAGCACCAAACAAAATAATTGGCACACTGATTAACAAGCCAGCAATTACTAAAACAAAACTTCCATTAGCGGCTGCGGCAATACCTAGTGCGTTGTCTATGCCCATAACAGCATCGGCAACTACGATAGTACCAATAGCACCCCAAAAGGTGTCCTTGGCTTCTATGTTATGCTCGTCATGTGTAAATGCTAACTTCCAACCAATCCATAACAATGCAAGAGCACCTATTGCTCTAAGTCCAGGAATTAGTAATAGGTAAGTTAATGCGGCTACAGATATGAAGCGTATTGCGATGGCACCAAAGGTACCCCAAAAGATTGCTTTCTTGCGCAAGTGATCTGGTAGTTTATTAGCTGCCATTCCAATAACAAGAGCGTTATCGCCAGCTAATACAATGTCTATCAAAATGATAGCTAAAAATGCCCAAAGGGCCTGAAGCGTAAAGAGTTCCATAATTTACCTTAAAGTTATGGTCTCACCTCTTTGTCCATGCACCGGATACTGTTGTATCGTGTTGACGGCACATAAAACCAACACCAGTTGGTTAGTTACTCCCCAAAGATATTTAGTAAATACAATATGCGAGCAAAAGAATTCATTATAGAAGCAGAAGCTAGCGATGCTGAGTTAACGCAACGTTACGGCAAGTTTGAACCCGAAGATAAACCAATGTTACCAACCACAAGAGTTGGTGGTGCGCCTTCCCCAACTTTATGGACAGCCTACGAAGTAATTCGAAATATTTTAGGCAAAGATAAAGTTACAGACGACGATGATGAATTAGCTCCTGGAATGTACTATGTGTATCAAAGCTTAGGCTCTCCTATGTTTAAAGACACAGGTGATGGAGTAGGTAGTATCAATCTTCCCAACTTAGATAGTACTAGTGCTCGAGATGTTGCCATGGCTGCTCACGAAGCATACCATGCTTATGTACACAATAAAAGTCTTGGCGGAGTTGCTTATGCCAATGAAAAGATTATTAACAAACTAGCAGAAAAGTGGTTGAGAAATCACTTGTCAGGACCAGCATTACACACTGCACTAGAAAAAATAGTGGGCAGTAGAATCAGTTATGGTCCAAACCATATGCCTAACAGTTCAACAATAGATAAAAGAAAATGATTAAGAAAATCTTATTAATTCTATTGGTCTGCTTACCCAGTCTAGTTAACGCCCAATTCCAATACGATTATCCATTGTTGTGCGACCGCACTGCAAAGATCATACAAAGTCTCGGGGACGACTGGAAAGAAACGCTGACTTGGAGTGGAAAACACATCAGTGACAACAGTGTCTACAGTCTGTGGACCAATGAAAAAAATGGATCATGGACCCTATTAAAGATGACTTCAGAAGTTTCGTGTATACTTGGAACGGGTAGCGAATCAAAAGTAAACTTAGGAATGCCTATATAATGATTAAGAAAATTTTATTAAGCCCTTGGACTGCTCTATTAACACTGGCGTTAGTAGTGGGCATACGTGCGGCAGACCCCACATTCGTTGAAAGCGTAAGACTACGCTACTTTGATACCTTAATTACTGCTAAGGAACCAACATTCAACAATATTGTAACAGTAAATATTGATGAAGCTAGCTTGGACAAGTATGGACAATGGCCATTGCCAAGGACTGAATATGCCAAAATTATACGAGATCTATATCAGAGGGGAGCAGGACTTGTTGTACTTAATGTGCTCATGCCAGAGTCAGACCGTACAGGTGGCGACAGTGCGTTGGGTCAAACTCTAAAAGAATTTCCAGTAGTGCTAGGGTCAGTTCCTAGCAACAAAACAAAAAATACTCCACGTGCCCCAGGGTCAGCAGTATTAGGCCCAGAGCATTTGGATCAAATTATTCGGTATCCAGGTCTAATTGCCAATGTGCCATTGCTAGAAAATTCGGCGGCAGGAGTTGGCATAGTTTCAACACTACCTGAAGTAGACGGTGTTAATCGTAGATTACCTCTTATCGTCACTGTTGATGGTAAATTATATCCAAGCATAGCTATGGAAACGCTCCGCATTGCGGCTGGCGATAGCACCTTTCAAGTAAAACTATTTGAGGGCGGTGTTGAAAAAATGCGTATACCTAAATTTGGTCCTGTTACTACAGACAATTTGGGTCGTATATGGATTGACTGGAGTCAGCAAAATAGAAACTTTAGTTTAACTACATTACCAAAAGATTTAGAAGGTGCAATTGTCATCGTAGGCCCAACAGCCGCAGGTATTAGTAATCCAGTACCAACAAGTAAAGGGGCAGTATTTCCACACGAAGTACAAGCCGCAGTTATTGGTACAATGGTAAACGGAGTTGTAATTGAACGTCCTGATTATGCAGATGGCGCAGAGATTATAGCATTATTAGCATTTGGTTTATTATTAATTTTCTTATCGAGGTGGACTTATGTTGGCATTTGTGCTACTGTGGTTATTGTTGGTGCCGTCGTTCCTGGTACTATGTACGCTTTCACTAATTGGCTCATCCTATCAGACGCGACTGCAATCACGTTTGGGCTTATTATCGTTGCTCTTCATACTTATGGCGTTAAGTTTGTAAGCGAGTTCTTACAGAAGCAGGCAATTAAGAAACAATTTGAGGGATATGCAAGTCCTACAGTAGTTAAACTACTACAAGAAAATCCAGACATCATCAAGAACGGAACTAAACGTGAAGTATCTATAGTGTTTTCAGACCTACGTGGATTTACTCCATTAGGTGAAAGTTTTGGTGATGACGTTAAAGGTCTAACTGAAGTTATGAACGGCTACATGGATGCTATTACACAACCTGTACTAGATGCAGATGGTATGATTATCAAGTACATTGGTGATGCAAGTATGCATATTCATAATGCACCTATTGATGATCCTGACCATGCTAAGACAGCAGTAGCTACTGGACTTAAAATGTTGAAAGCTGTTAAAAAGTTCAGCATTGAATTAGAGGCTAAAGGACGTCCAGGAGTCAAGATGGGTGCTGGTATCAATACTGGTTTAGGTTATATTGGCGAGATGGGATCAACTCGTCGTCATTCATATGATGTACTAGGTGATGCAGTGTCAACAGCCGCACGTATTGAAAGCAAGTGTAAAGAATATGGATGCGTATTATTAGTTGGCGGTGCAACTGTGGAACAATGTGGTGATGATTTCTTCTTCTTAAAAGTAGATGACCTGGCTGTTAAGGGTAAGAGTGTGGGAGTTGCTATCTATACAGTATTAGATGATGTTACTGCTGAGTATCATGTGAGTAAAAAGATACATGATGCTATGCATAATGCATATAGATCACAAAAATTTAACATGGCTATCAGTATGTGCAAACAACTTAGAGATCAGTTTGACAGTAGATTGACTGGTTACTATGACATGTGGATAGAACGTTGCGAGTTCCAATTAACACAAACATTGCCTGAGGATTGGAACGGCGTGTTTATAGCAACTTCTAAATAATTAACCTTCGCCTGCAGCCGCAGTTTTTACATCATCAGGATCAATGTCATCTCTGCGTTTGATAGTTTTAGGTTGTTCTTTTTTACCGTCATGTGCAACTGCTTCTTGAAATTTTTCAGAAGCTTCACGCTCAACTTTAACACCTTCCATAACACGATCACTTTCAATCATCTTACCACGTAGGTGTAACACAGTATTAACTTTTTGGTTTAAACGAATCAAATCGTTGTCCAACATACGGATACGATCTATTAGAGCGATAAGAACTGTATTGGCTTCTGAGATGACTGGTTTAACTTCTTTGGTTGACCATTCCCATACATATTTGATAATATAACCCATTCCCACTGCCATGACAATGGGAAATCCATATTTGTTTACTAACTCTACTATTTCAGTCATTTATTACTCCTTATTCCAAAATCCCCAAGGGTTATATATTTTCTTTACTTGTTTTTTTGGTTCATAATGATACCAAAAAGCTACTGCTACTAACATTAGTATCTCTAAAAGATAAAATACTAGAAATGATTCAAAGAGCAAGCCCAATTAATGTTCCTAAAAATACACCAAACAATCCCGCTCGCCACATGTCACTATCATACCATATAGCCTGAGGTTGATCCATCCAGTCTTTGATATGTTGCGGTTGTGCATCATACCACGCTTCCCATTTATTTTTCTTGAACATTTGGTTTATATCCCCTAACAAAAGCTTCTATTGGTTCTATTTTCTGTAATATTTGTTTACCGTTAACATTGGTAAACTTAAATAGATCCCCTGCTCGCCAACCCAATTTATCAGAATTAAATTCTTCATCTAATATAATACCGTTAGGTGAACAATCCCAATTATAATCAAAGTGTAGCATTATCAATCCCTTCTTGCATCATTCTTTCCGTCTGCTCGAGCAATACGATCAGCATCCGGACGTAGACCTAGCGCATTAGATACGATAGTATCAATACGAATAACGTCGTGATTCATTGTTTTAACACGATTATCTAATGCTACGATAATACCTGCCATACCTTTGATACTGCCCAAAACTCCCTGTAACAGAAGTTTGATAGTCAAATATACAAAGTACCCGCCCGCAAACGCAACAGCTATAGGGAACCCTAAATCACCAATTAATTTAAAAATTTCGTTCATAATCGCTCCATTTTTTACTATATCCATATTTATGGTGTTGACAAATATATCGTTAGAGCATATAATACATGTATGAACACTATTGATAAAGCACTAATTGAGCTGAAATGCCAAATCTTGGACATTTTGTTTGTTAAACGACTTCAAGGAAAAACCGAAATTCCTGTACAAGAACTGCTTGAAGAATTGGGTATGGATGAAGATACCAATCTAACAGGGCTTAATCCCAATGACACTATTGAATTGAACAGTAAGACACTTGATGATATAGAGCAGGCGAAACGTCGAATTCGCTCGTCTATGTTTCATTAAATATCATAACTGGCGATAGTTCAACGGATAGAACAGTAGCCTTCTAAGCTATTAATCCAGGTTCGATTCCTGGTCGCCGGACCACTTTTAGAAAGTTTGAAATGAAAATCAATCTAGTCAGCGACATGCACATCAACTTCCAGGACATTAATTTGCCAGGCGGTGATGTACTCATTATGGCTGGGGATATCATGGAAGCTGGTCACCTACGTTTGGCTGACAATGCTAAACAAAATACATTTATTGCTGATAGATATCGTAGATTCATCAATGAAGAATTGTGCAAGTATCGTCATGTGATTTATATTGCAGGCAATCATGAGCACTATAGCAACAGCTATGACGACACACATATTCGAATAGGTCGTGAACTGCCAGACAACGTACACTTCTTAGAAGCAGAATCAATCAAGATTGATGACGTGTGGTTCTTTGGTGGCACATTTTGGACTGATATGAACAAAGGCGATCCTATCACTGCCAGTGTGCTTAAACAACGCATGGCTGATTTTAGTGGTTCAATTAAATTTGGTAACAGTATCAAAGTTGATACCGCTTGGGGAGACAGTTATTACACTAGTAAGTTCACTCCTGCTTATGCTAAAGGCGTGTTTCACGAAACAATGGAAAAATTAAAAACTTTTTTAGAAGCTCATCCTGATGAAAAAGTTGTTGTAGTAAGTCATCACGCACCAACTGAGTTGAGTGTTAATGAATATTACAAAAATGAATTTCATATGAATGGTGGATATCACAGCAGACTAGGTGATTTTATTTTAGACCATCCCAACATTAAGGTATGGTGTCATGGTCACATGCACGATCCAGTTGACTACACTATTGGAACTACTCGTGTACTGAGTAACCCACGTGGTTACAAAGGATATGAACACCAAGCTGAAGTGTTTGATCCTAATTTTAGTTTTGACGTATAAAGGCAACAGACATGGGATTTGTTACTGACGGAGATTTATCTAAAATATTTGGACGTATTGACAAAAAACTGTCTGTTGTTCATGACAAGGACAAGTCTTTAGTTGAAATACTTGATCTTGATATCGCTAGCGGGCCTTGGCTTGCTGGCGGTGCTGTACTTACTTGGCTTAGTGGTAACCCAGTTGGCGACAGTGACTTTGATATATTTTTCAAAGATTTGCGACAGTTTGATGAAGTGTTTGGCAGACTCATGCGCAACCATGCTAGTATCATCTACACCAGTGAAAACGCATTGACCTTGCATCTTGTTATTGATGACGATCTCAAACGAATCCAATTGATTCGAAAAAATTATTTTGATTCTGCAAAAGATGTAATTGATCATTTTGACTTTACTATTTGTCAACTGGTAACTGATGGCTACCAAATAGTTGGTGCTGACCACACATTTGAACATATAAAAGAAAAACGAATTGTATCTGTTGGACCTGCCAAACGATCTATTGTAAAAAGAATTGTCAAATATGTTAGTTATGGATACACTGTTGATTGTGATTTAATGCAATCAATTCTCGACAATCCTGAAGAGTATGATTGGTCATTTAATAACATAGATGAAAATTATGAAAACGCATTCTAATTACCACAGTTGGAGTTTGCTAGATCCACGTCCAGTATTTTATCTAGACGAAAAGACACATACTGAATTGTGCGTATGGAATGGCATTTACATGACCAAAAAACAAGCTCTGCTGATTGCTTGTGAAAAGTATTTGTCAATTTGGCCCACCCCAACGATGAAAAATCGTAGTTATCAAGAGTTTATTACTGCATATTTTAGTAATGCATTTGGTCACAGAGAGTGGGACGGCATTATTTCTAAACTAAACAACGGACAAGATCATTACAATCTTTTGGTAAAAATGCTAAAACCTCATACACAAAAGATGGCAACATACTCTGGTCCAGAGGTTTTATCTTGGTTCAATCTTCATAAACAAAAATAGACTATATTATGACTCGTTATACAGCAGAAGTTAAATACGACAAAGAGACAGACGAACACTACTTGCAATTTGATCCAGAAGTTCTATCTCAAATGGGTTGGGACTTTGGCGATACCATAATTTGGAAGGATAATAATGATGGGTCATTCACGCTTACGAAAAAAGTGGATAACCACCCCAGTGACCAGACTTCAAATGTTCCAACTGATGGAGCCTCTGAAGAGTAAACTAATTGGTTTTCCTTTGTATAAAGGAGAAATTAGTTCTATAATTGGTGAATTGATTAGTAGTAAATTTAGAGCAGATATTATACAAGCTGAAGCAAGTCAAGTAGACATTGGCGATTTAAATGTAAGTGCTTGTTATGATCCAGAATTGGATAGTATGGATCGTCCTTGTATTGAAATTGTACTAGTTTATAATCCTTACGATAATTTTTTAATTTTTGATCAAGAATTATTTTCCACAATAACCAAAAGACTTTGTGATGCTCTATCACATGAGCAAATTCATCAACAACAGCACAGAGCAAGATTTTGGGAAGATGTAGACTATGATGATCCAGATGATGATGAAGCATATTTGGCTAACAAAGATGAGATTGATGCTTATAGTCACAACATTGCTAACGAACTTTTGGACTTTGCAGACCTAAATCAGGTATTGACATTAATACAATATCCAAGTAAAATAAAGATTGAACACAGCGTAAACCTTTGGGTTTACATGCAGACATTTAACAACGATACAAATCATCCAGTAATCAAAAGATTACTAAAAAAAGTTACAAAAATACTACCTAAGGTAGTTTTACAAAGATAAATAGAGTACTATGAAGACAACAGCATATCAATTTGCATCCAGTAAGAAGATTCCTTCTTCAGTTGTCTACTTGTCTTTAATCCCACGAATACGATTACAACACTCTTAAAAAGTTAAGGGAGTGTTGCTAATATTGGCCTAAGGGCAGAGCTTATACCTCTGTAAGCACCGTCTAGATAAGGCGGCGAATGTGGGTTCGATTCCCGCCACTCCTACCAAAAATTGCCTGCATGGTGAAATCGGTAAACACAGCAGACTTAAAATCTGCCGGAGAAATCCTTCCCAGTTCGATTCTGGGTGCAGGCACCAAAATACATAGTTGACAAAAATAACAAACACATATATAATATAGAACACTTTACAAGGACATTGCGACTGTGGTGAAATAGGTAGACACAAGAGACTTAAAATCTCTCGCCCACAGGCATCCCGGTTCGATTCCGGGCAGTCGCACCAAACATTATGAGAAATCACTATTGGACATGTAGCAAATTTGCAGACTGGGTTCGCGGTACTAAGAAACTAGAAGCCGGTACAGCCGAACAATGGGATGAATGGACTACCACAGCACAAATGAAACACAATTTTCGTTACTGGTTGGCTGAAGAAGGTCTGGACATTTTGCAACGTATTGTCTACTGGCCCACTGATAAACTTTATGAAATCAAATACTACATCAACAATCGGTTTGTCACTCGCACTCACAGTCTTACTGCTCATCCCAGAGACATTAAGCCTGGTCAGTGGTGCGATGTTGGTAACCGCTTTCTTCCTTGTTTGTTTAATGAGCTTGTGGATTTTGTGGAAGTAGAACTAGCATGGTGGCATATTGTATGGGACGAAGAAGCACGTAAACAATTTAAGAGTCCATGGTATGCTACAGGATGGTTCCGTTGGCGTACATGGCGTAATGCAGAGTGTGGACTTGCTAACTTAGAGTGGCAACGTCAACTTCGTTGGAAAGAAGAAGAAGTTGGTGCAGACTTTAAAGGTCTAGGCGAACTTACTCCGCAAGCCGTTAAGGCACAAGAGATTTTGGACTTGTATACTTGGTGGACGCAAACATATCGCAATCGTCCGGACCCTTACGAAGCAAGTGGTTGGACAGCGGCATGTGAAGCACAGCGTATTGCTAACGGTGGTAAACTAAGTTGGAAAACTCCTAAAGATCCTGTGCTCAAAAAACAAAGTGATAAAGCGCATAAGCTACTTCAAAAGATTGAAGCAGACTATGAGAAGGAAGATGAACAAATGATGATTCGTCTCATTAAAGTTAGAGATGGACTTTGGACGTAATAAACTAGGAGAACTAAAATGGCAGGTGTAGCGAAAAGTAATTATCTCACAGTGACAGAAGTAATTGACGGTAAACATGTCACAGTGTTTAACAAAATGTTCTTCAATGCTGGTGATATGAACAAGTACATTAAAGAAGAAAAGTTTTTAGAAAAATATCCAAAACCTCAATATACCATTTATAAGGAATGTTACTAATGAGTGATCCGTTAGACGAAGCAGAAAGATTCACCAATTTGTTCTTGCAAGAAGGGCTAGCCAAAAGAGCAGCCGTTCCTGAGAAAACTGGTTTTTGTTTAGTCGCAGATTGTGGTGAACCTACTGAAGGATCTTTTTGTTCAAAAGAATGTCGTGAAGATTATGAGAAGATTGAGCGGCTTCGTAAAATTCGTGGCTATTAATCAGTTGACACTGCCCAGCGTAGTTGTTACAATCAAGTATAGTTAAACAAAGACACACTAAAGGATTTACATGTCTTACTTTTTAAAATCTGGTAACACGTTCCGAGTTTCTACCAAAGAAGCAATGGATCTACATGAAATGTTGCCAGCAGGCAACTACGTGGTCAAAGAGATGCCTATGGACGGGCCTTTGTACCTTGAACACATTGAGTCGTTTGAAATTAAAGGTAAGCGTTATGGAGACCTTGATAAAAATACAGACCGTATCTTGAATACGTTTATGGATCGTAGTTCGTCAACTGGCGTAATGTTGGCTGGCGAAAAAGGTTCTGGTAAATCATTGCTGGCTAAAAACTTGGCAATTGAAGCTGCCAAACGTATGGAGATTCCATGTATTGTTATCAATGCCCCATGGGTTGGTGACAAGTTCAATGCGTTCATGCAAATGATTGAACAACCATGTATGGTTCTGTTTGATGAGTTTGAAAAGGTCTACGATAGCGATGATCAAGAGAAAGCATTGACTCTGTTGGATGGTGTGTTCCCTAGCAAGAAGTTGTTTGTCTTGACTTGCAACGACAAGTGGCGTATTGACCAACACATGCGGAATCGTCCAGGACGTTTGTACTACATGTTGGACTACAAAGGTTTGGATGCCAATTTTATTGTTGAATACTGTAACGATAACTTAAAGCCGGCCTTGTTGGAGCACACTGAAAAGTTGTGCCAAATTGCATCATTGTTTGCTCAGTTTAACTTTGACATGTTGAAAGCAACTGTTGAAGAAATGAATCGTTATAATGAAGGTCCTGAAGATGCTCTGCGTATGCTGAACGTCAAGCCAGAATTTGACAGTGGTAATAACTTTGAGATTAAACTTCAAATTAATGGCGAAGATTTGCAGGATACTGATTTGGAAAGCCAACAATGGAAGGGTAATCCACTGCAAAGTCAAGTTCAAATACACTACAAAAACTTTGCTGAACAGCAAGGTGATGAAGGAGATTTGGATTGGGACTGGGAACGTTTGCGGTTTGAAGCAGTTGACTTGAAGAAGATTGATAGTCAAACTGGAAAATTTGTTTTCGTCAAAGGTGGCGCTGTTTTAACCTTGAATAAAATCAAGGAAAAGAGTTACAACTATTACGATGCATTTTAAATAACTGTTGTAGAAATACAACACTTTACAGTAACAGGACTAGTTGACAAAACCATCTAGTCCTGTTATAATTTGAACATGACAAAAACATATATAACATCAGATTTGCATTTTGGACATAGAAACATTATGAATTTCTGTCCAGTTAGCCGAGCACGATATAACGGCGATGTAGATTACATGAACGAAGCTATGGTAAAAGAATGGAACGAAATAGTCGAACCTGAAGATACAGTTTATATTTTGGGTGATGTTGCATTCTTGCCCACTGACAAAGCAGTTAAAATTATGCGCCGTTTGAATGGCACAAAGATTTTGATTGAAGGCAATCATGACCGTAAGGCATTGCACGATCCAGTATTTCGTAGTTGTTTTGCAGAAGTACACAAGTACCTTTGGATTGACTATAAGGGCACACAGGTAATAATGTTTCACTATCCTATTGCAGAGTGGGATCAGATGCATAGAGGCAGTGTACACTTTCACGGACATTTGCACGGAAACACAAGCGGTATGGAAAAATATCGTTGTATTGATGTAGGCATGGACGCTACTGGTTGGATAGTAATTGAAATGGAAGACGCTATTCAAAGAGCCTTGAAGGGCGAAGTTAAAGGTCATCATAAGAAGGAAGAAAATGCCTAAGTGTTATCAATTAATTGGTGTTCCAGCTTCAGGAAAAAGTACCTGGGTTAAAAATCAAGATTGGGCAGTTGACTGTGTAGTAGTTTCTACAGATGAATTTGTTGAAGATTATGCCAAAGAGTGTGGCTTAACTTATAGTGAAGTATTTGACGACTACATGCCAACTGCTGTTGATTTGATGGCTGAGAAAGTTATTCGTGCTCGAGAAGCAGGCAAAGATATTATTTGGGACCAAACTAGTACATCGTGGACCAGTCGTCGACGTAAATTTAATATGTTGCCTGACTATGAACATATTGCTGTAGTGTTTCAAACTCCTGATGAAGAAGAACATCTACGTCGGTTAAAAACACGTCCAGGAAAAGTTATTCCAGAAGCAGTATTGTTTGACATGGTTTGGAATTTTGAAATGCCTACTGAGGAAGAAGGCTTTAAAGAAATTTGGAGAGTATCATGAAAGAAGAATTTGATAAAAATCTAGTAGAAAAATATCCTAAGATATTTGCTAATCGTAATGGTGATCCTAAAGAAACATTAATGTGTTGGGGTTTTGAATGTGGTGATGGTTGGTATCCTATCATTAATACTCTTTGTAGTGAAATACAATCTCGAATTGATTGGAATAATAAAAACGTAGATAACGGATATGGAAACTACAAAGAGATCAAACAGGTAGTAGCTGTACAGATTAAAGAAAAGTTTGGTGGACTTCGTTTTTATTACGAAGGCGGTGATGATCATATTCACGGCATGGTCCGTATGGCAGAAAATTGGGCAAGCACTACCTGTGAAATATGTGGGAATCCTGGACAAACAAGACATGGGTTTTGGATTAAAACATTGTGTGACGAACATGAAGCAGAACGACAAGAGAGATATAAGGACAGGTCATAATGAAAGACGAAAGTCAACTACCAGTGTCTGCGCAAAGTCTAGTATATCGTTTACGTAAGCGGGCAGAGATTCGGCGACAAATCAAAGACCGAAAGAGTGTTCAAGAAGGTGCGCCAGATCGTATTGCAGATCTCTTAGAAGAGGCGGCTGACGAGATTGAACGCCTTCAAATTGGTAAAATCAGTGGTTGACTGCCACTGGTTTTTCCTATATAATTTACACATACACTAACAAACACAGAAAGGTTTTCTATGCTTCTTAATCTTGCTCCTAACAACGAAGCTATTTTGAGCAATGTTGGCCAAATTGGCGAATTCCGTATTCGCAACAGTGCTAAAGCATTTAACATTTTGAGCTCAGGCTTGTATGCTAACAAGATCCGTGCTATTGTACGTGAGCTGTCATGTAACGCAGTGGATAGTCATGTAGCGGCAGGTCGTAGTGAAACTCCTTTTGATATCCATCTTCCAAATCAATTAGAGCCTTGGTTTGCTATTCGCGACTACGGTACTGGCTTGTCACATGATCAAGTGACTAACATCTACACCACTTACTTTGAGTCTACTAAAACTAATAGTAACGACTTTATTGGTGCGTTGGGTTTGGGTTCTAAGAGCCCATTCAGCTACACTGATAACTTTACCGTAACTGCTATCAAAGATGGCATTAAAGGTATCTACAGTGCTTTCATTAATGCTGAAGGTGTTCCTTCTATTGCTAAGATGGGCGAGGAAGAAACTACAGAACCTTCAGGTGTTGAAGTTAAATTTAGTGTTAATGACCGTTGGGACTTTTCAAAGTTCCACGACGAAGCACGTCAAGTTTTTACTTACTTTAAACTTCGTCCTGTTATTGGCGGTGTGAGTGATTTTAAGTTTCGTGATGTTGAATACGAAACTGAAAACATCATTCCTGGTGTACATTCAACAACAAATCGCCATAGTGTTGCTATCATGGGTAATATTGCCTACCCTGTGCAAGTTCCAGAAGCTAACCAAAAGGACTTGGGCGATGTTGCAGTATTGTTGAACTGTGGTTTGGAAATGCACTTTGCTATTGGTGAATTGGACTTCCAAGCATCACGTGAAGGCTTGTCATACATTCCGCAAACAATTGACAGCATTAAGCGTAAGTTGGAAGCTGTGAATGCGCAATTGGCTATACACATTACTGAAGAAGCTAACAAGATTAAAAACTTGTGGGAACGTGCTTTCTTTCTGTTGAAGAAGAAAGAAAATACATTGTGGCAAGCGGCTGTTCGCAAGTACGTTATTGACTCTAAGTTTGATTTGGTTGATGCAACTAACTCTAGTTATTACTACATGCGTGGTAAGGAATTTGAATTCCCTGTCATGCAGTTGGCTAAAAAGTACAACATTGAAATTTTGGCATTCCAAAAGAATGTTGGTTCAAAGGGTACTAGCAATTTGAATAGCTATACTGTTCATCCAAAGAACTCAACTGATGTTGCTTACAAGGCTTGGCAAATTCGTGTTAGCGAAGGCGTGAACTTTATCAAGAACGATACCAAAATTGGTGCGTTGTCTCGTGCTAAGTTCCACTTCAATAACACGCAGTTTCCTAAAGGTACTCACCACTATCAAACTGTGTATGTGATGAGTGCCGCTGATAAGGCTAAGCCTGCTCGTTTTGATGCATTTTTGAAAGCATTGTCTAATCCTCCAACTGTAGTGAACGCAAGTGACTTGATGGTGAAGGAACGTGCATCTAACTCTGCAACTGGCAAGAACGTGACCATTATGCGTTTGGAAGAACGTGGTCGTGGTGGATACTATGCTAGTAAAGAAATGGTTTGGCGTGATGCTGGCAAGGCTGATAGTTTTGACAGCAAGGACACTTACTATTACTTGCCGTTGAGTGGCTTTGCTATTGTTAGTGATTTTGGATTGAACAGCACTAAAGAGTTTGCAGAAGACTTGAAGCGTTGTGGTTTTGGTATGTTGAATGTTGAAGTTTACGGTGTACGTAAAACAGATATCGAATTTATCAAAACTCAAAAGAACTGGGTTAATATTGAACAACATTTGAAACAATACTTGTCCAATGTTAAAGAAGATGATTTGAAACGTTTGGTAGTTTCCGCTCTTGACAAAAAGGCAATTTTGCAGTATCATAACACTATTGCAGACAACGTCGAAAACAAAGCTAGTCCCTATTTGAAGGTGGCTACAATGTTTAAAGGCGTAACTAAAGTTGATGGTTATAGTCAAGCTTCGTTACAACGTCTTTGCCGACGCTATGCTACAGAGCTTGAATTTTCCAAACTTGAACAAACGATTGAGAACGAATGTGCCGCAGTTCTTAACCGTTACCCACTGTTGAGCGGCCTTGAAACTTACCGTATGAATAATCTTGCGGTAGCTGAATATATTAATTTGATCGACACAAAGAAAGGTGTTTAAGATGTCATATCCATTTTTGGTCCAAGGTTCAAACATTGTTGTAGTAATTGACAACAAACCGCATACTATTTCTAAGACTCACATTACCTATGAAAAGGTATTGGAAGCAATTAAAGCGGGTGATTGGGAAACTGTTAAGGATACTATTGATCCTAAGAAAGTCGTTATCAATTACGGTAAGGGCAATGTTGAAGTACAGGGCGACAAGTTGTTCTGGAAAGGTAAAGAATTCCACAATGCTCTGTCAAGTCGTATGATTGGCATGTTGCAAGAAGGCTTACCAGTTGAACCGCTTATCCTGTTTATGGAAAACTTGATGGCAAATCCATCAATGCGTTCTGTTACAGAACTGTACGGTTTCTTGGAAAAGAACAACTTGCCAATTACCAGCGACGGTCACTTCTTGGCCTACAAGAAAGTTCGTAAAGACTTTAAAGACTGTCATACTGGTACAATGGATAACGGCATTGGTCAAGTGGTTGAGATGGTCCGCAACGAAGTTGACGATGACCAAAACCGTACTTGCAGTACTGGCTTGCACTTCTGTAGCCAAAACTACTTGAGTCACTTTAGTGGCGAACGTACAGTGATTGTCAAAATCAATCCTCGTGATGTCGTTAGTATTCCTACAGACTATGACTTCAGTAAGGGTCGTGCTTGCCGTTATGAAGTCATTGGTGAGTTGGGTGTACATCCAGATGACGCATTCAAGGAAACAGTTCAAGACGAAGCATACACTCAAGAGCAGTTGGATGCCGCAGTTAAGGCTGCTGTTGAAGCCGCACTCAAGGTCACACAATGATTAGACTTTGGTTAGCATTTGCTATCCTTGCCTTCCTAATTCATCTGGGTATCATGACTAAGTCCGTAACGTATAGTATAATTGTCGCATTACTAGCGTTGCTGGTAATGACTGTGATTGTAATTCTTTTTTAAGGTATCAAATGACACGTATTTTTACTCTCTCTATTCTTGCCGCGGCAGTTCTTGCTACAGGTTGCACTCGTATCGAAACTGGTGAAGTTGGTGTTCGAGTTGGCTTTGACAAACAAGTCCAGCAAGGCGAACTACTTCCCGGCTCGTTCAATCAAGTGTTGATTGGCGATGTGCTTACATTCCCAATTAAGGACGTTAATGTTAAGTTAGATGACATGACTCCTGTGGCTAAAGATAATAGCACAATGAAAGACTTTGATGCTGTGGTTATCTATAACATCAATCAAGCACAAGTAGCTGAACTTTACAGCCAAAAGAGTCAAGCATTCCACGCTCGACATAACGGCGACATTTACTTGATGTACAATTATATTGTTCAAACTACTCGTAATGCTATCTACAAAGAAGCACGTAAGTACGAAGCATTGGACATGGCAGATGCACGTCAGTCAATGGAACAGGCAATTAAAGAACAAATCCAAAAATCACTTGCTGAAGAAAAACTTGACGGCAGTTTGGTTATTGGTCAAGTGTTGATTCGTAATATTGTACCTGCTGACTCAGTTGTGGCAAGTGCTAACGAGTTGGTCAAGGCTAAGAATGAGCTCAAGCAAAAGGAAGTTGAAGTTAAGACTGCTGAAGCAGAAGCTCGTCGTATTGCGGCACTTAATACAAATGCTGGCGCTATCCAGTACATGGATGCACAAGCTCGTATGAAGCAAGCTGATGCGGCACTTAAGATGGCAGAAGCAGTATCTAGTTTTAAGGGTAATACCCTTGTAATTGGTGCAGGTGCAAATGTTAACGTTGGCAAGTAATTAGATAAAAAGAAGAACAAGGGCCTTGACGGCCCTTTTCTTTTATGTTATACTGAGCATAATATAAAATGATAAATTTTAATTTTTCTCTTTCAAATCCTTGGAGTAATCGATGGAAAACTCTTTGGACTAAACATCGACTATTGTACACAAACAAAGTTGTAGAGTTTAATGGCTATAAAACAAATTCATTGATCACTGTGAATTTTGATCTCAGTTTTCAAACTGATCACGCAGGTCTTAGATTGATGCTGGGCTTGTTTGGGTACGAAGTGGAAGTTCACTTTTATGATACAAGACATTGGGATAGCGAAAAAGATACTTGGGAAGTATATGATTAGGGGAGTAAATCATGCTTAAATTTTCACCATTTAGAAATTGGGTTCGAGAAACATGGATGGAAAATTGTGAAGAACACTTGACATATTCTGAAGATCCTTATACAATAAAGCAGTATTGGGATAGATACAAGTGGTGGCTTAAACGTGAATTTAAATATCAAAAGGCAAAAAATGACAGATAAGAAATTTGAAGAACTTAACGAAGATGAATTTAAAAATTTGAAAGTTGAGTTTGCTCCTGGATGCTTTGACAATTTCGAAGGCACACAAGAAGAATTGGATGAATTGATTTCTTCAATCAAAGATATGTTTGCTTCTGGTGAAGCACAGAAGAAATCACGCCCAATTGATTTTGAAGAGCTTGATGAGGAAGACCTTGAATTAATTGAAAAACTTGAAGCATTTGAAGAAAATACCAATAATAGAAAATTACAATGAAAAATGACAGACTAGACGAACTGTACCAAAAGCAATGGTCTGTGACCAGCGTCATGTTAGAGGACAATCGTCCTATGGAAGTAGCAGGGGTTATGCTTGCCCAAGCTCTTAGAATTTACAAAACACTTTTGTCAGAAAAAGAATTTGATCAAATGATGGATAATATTTCTAATAGTAGAGATAAAATAGAAAAATTTCAAGGACCTATTATACAATGAAAGCAGAAAAACCCGCAGAAGGAATTTTAAAAACAAACGACTATGGTAACTCAAAATGGTATCAGGTAGTATGCGGGTGTGGGCAACCAGATCATGCTCTGACTGTAGAAGTGGAAGCAGACGAAACAGGAGTTAGCGTAAACACCTACGCCACAGTTAAAACTGACTACTGGAATGAAACAGTTAAAAAGCGTTACGATATCGACAATCCTTGGTTGCAGGAGTGGGATTGGTTTTGGAAAGATCTAGTAAATGGACTTGTTGCTAGATTACGACTCACTCGAGATATTTGGTTTAAAGGGTATGTTCAATGCGAAACTACCACGCTTATGAGTAAACAGCAAGCTCTTAATTTTTCTGAAACACTAAAGTTGTCTATTAAAGATGTTGAAGATTTCGAATTACAAAGAACAAAAATTTCAAAAGAAAGTTAAATGTTTCAATGTCCACATTAGAGAGGCTGATAACAGCTACCATACTAGTTAGTTTTTTATATATGGTACTTTTCTATAATTTCATTGATTATTCTAATATAGTCATTTATGATTGCGAACATATAGAATATTATCATAATGTTCCTAGCGAAGTTAAAAAAGAATGTAATTCTTTAAAGAAACCTATACCCCAATTAATAATATGATCAGCAAAAGCCCCAAGCGCCATACCTTCCAAGCAGAAGGATACGTCAAACGTTGCGAAGAAAAAGGTGAAGAACCACGAGAAGATTACCTAAATTTGTTTAAAACCTTTCGTGAACAAGACGATGAAAACATGGTTGATCCAGAATGGCAAAAGAACAATTTGGAGTACGACTTGCGTTCCACTGAATGGATTTTGGAAAAAGCTCGGACTCGAGATGAGTATGCTCAAAACATCTATGCCGCCATGTGCAATATGCGCTGGCAACGACTAGATGTCTTCCCAATACTAAAAGACGAGTTTTGGTCATGCAGTTGGCGCAGTGCTGGTGGCATTGTTGCAGATATGCTACAACAAGGTGACTATATTGATTGGTACTGTTCCGGAATGGGCGGACTAACTGGAGATTGGGATAAGGATAGTGAAACTTTTGAACAATGGCAAACCCGTACTAAGTACGTTCCAGAAGGCGTTGTCACTGAAGAAATTCGAATAGATTTCCAAAAGTTAGGATGGGTGCCAAGTGAATGGCCAGACGAATAATCGGTAAAATCAGTTGTTGACAACCAACAATTCTGAATGTATAATATATACATATTGTTAATTAGAGGAGCGCCAAATGGCCACTAAAGCACCAGTTAAAAAATCCCGTGTTACTAAAAAGCAAGTAATCGCACACCGTCAGAATGCCAAAAAAGATCACAGCCCAATTTGGGATGGTTTCGAAACTATGACTGCGGATCAATTCAATTTACATTTTAGACGTAGTATGGAATACTATCGTTTGGAATTTAGTGGTAAGGATCTTAAACCCAAAGTCATTGACTGGATGAGTAAGACTGGTTACGACAAAGATACTATTAAGGCATTTAAAGAAACTAAAGATCACCGTTGCAATAGTACAATGGGTGGCTTGGCTGCTTGTCTGTTGCGTGGCATGCCAGAAGTTCGTGCAGACTGGAACAGTGGCCGAAACAGTGCTGATTGGCTGAGAGCTTCTATAAAGAACGCGATTGAAGAAGGCGGACTTGATAAGACTGAAGCTGAGGCTTTAGAAGCTAAACTTGCTCCAAAAGTAGAAGTATACGTTCCAACTATTCAAGAGCGGTTGCGTGATACTGCTGGTGCAATGAGCGAAGAACTTGATATTGCAATTGATGACTTTAGCAGAGATCCAGATGCGTTTGATCCTAAGGCATTTAAGATTCCAAACTTGTTGCGTGGTAAAGGTGCGAAAGCCGCACATGCACGTTTGATTAAGCAATACTATATTCCAGCTCATACTGAGTTGTTGGAACTTGCAAGTGGTCAAGCTGACGAGCAATTGAAAGAAGGCTACAGCCATTTGCCACGTAAGAACGTTAAAAAACTTATTGAGTTCTACGAAGCAATTATGACTGCATGTGATCAATTGGCAGTGGAAGCAAAGGCTCTTAAAAAGCCACGTGCTAAGAAAATCGTCCCTGCTGAGAAAATTGTTGCTAAACTAAAATATTTGAAAGCTGATGACAGCTTGGGCATTAGTTCAGTCTCACCAACTACTATTATTGGCGCACAATATATGTTTATATACAATGCCAAAGCTCGTAAGATTGGTATGTATATTGCTGGTAATAGTGAAGGATTTGGTGTTAAAGGTACAACAATTACTAACTTTACTGACAAGAGTACACAAAAGACTGTGCGTAAACCTGCAGAGCAACTTAAAGCATTCAAAGATTTGAACACGCAAAAACGTTGCCAAACTTGGTTTGAAAAAGATGTTAAGACCACTGAAGTTAAACTTAATGGTCGCTTCAATGAAGATACAGTAATTTTGAAAGTGTACAAATGAGCAAGGCAAGACACAAACCTCATCAATGGATTGATGGTGAAACAGCGGATCGTATTACCGCACTCAATCTTCGAGACTACCGTTCTTACCTTAAAAAGGAACTAGCACAATGGAAAAAGAATCCTAAAACAGAGGATAATCCAAAAGGCTTTTGGTTACATCCAGAAGATGTAAGCGGCAACATTCTTCGAATTGAAGCGTTGAATTTGATCATCAATGATTTTATTGAGGTTCCTGATGACATTACCCGATGAACGATATCGAGCCGTAGTACAGACTCAGAGATTTTTATTGAGAATCTTAACTACACCTAGAGTTCCAAAAGCTGTTAAAGATGAAGCTAGATATTGTTTGCGTCATTATCCTAGCAATTGGGATATGCAACGTGCGGCAGAAGGTTCTCCGGATGTTTTCCAAGAACGTATGGATGACCTACATAAATTTTTACTTAAAGGTTCAGAAATGAAAGCAAAAGAATTGTTTGAAAATATTGAAGAGCTGGCAGCTGTCAGTGACGAGGCATTGGATAATGCATACCATTATGGGCGCAGTACTCCAGGTGCTAACTTTGGATGGCTTGCCAATATTGAAAGTGCCAAGGCAGCATCAAATCTTATTAATAGTGGTGAAACAAATATTGAAGTAATTGCAGACGCAATCCACGATGGTTGGAATATTACTGCAATGAAAGATTATAATGGTGAACTAAAATTAGACACGCCTACTCCACAAGAGAAAAAAGAAAAGAGAGCCGCACTTGCTCGGCAGTCGTATGCTCAACTTCCTGAAGTTGAGAAAGAGAAAGATAGAGTAGTGGCACGTGCCCTGCTTAAATTTATTAAAGGTGTATAATGAAAATTGGACTTAGTTATAGTCGCTGTGTTAGAGATATCGTTGACGGTGTGGTAGACCTAGACGATGTGCTAGTATTAATTACACGCACAGACTTTGATCCACACAATGACGAACAATGGGCAAGCATTTGGTTGGGGTACGGGGGCGGAACTGAAAATGCGTACACACGTGGATTCTTTAGTCACAGTAATCCTGAGTGGGCTGGATATCCTCCTGAAGAAGAAGCCAAATTTCGTTTGATTAGTACTGAACTGTATGATCAAGGTAAATTGCATCAGCCTCGTAAGTTTGGAGCTCATCCAAAACGACGTCCTGAAATTTGGCTAGAAGCAGTATTACCAAACAGCGAGTTGGACAAAAACCCAGCAGCCAAAGCCGCTTGGAATAGATTCCAGATGATTGCTGGATTAACAAATGTAGAATTAGATGACAAATATCAATAAAGGAAACAAAATGAGTTTAGTGCCAATGGTGGTTGAGAAAAGCAATCAAGGCGAACGTGCCTATGACATTTATAGTCGATTGCTCAAAGATCGTGTGATCTTTTTGAACGGTGAAGTGGAAGACTATATGGCCAATGTAATTATTGCGCAACTACTATTTTTAGAAAGTGAGAATAGCGAGTTGGATATTCACTTGTACATTAATAGTCCAGGCGGTAGCGTGAGTGCCGGTCTTGCAATTTACGACACTATGCAGTTCATTAAACCTGATGTATGTACCTATGTAATGGGACAAGCGTGTAGTATGGGCAGTTTCCTTGCACAAGCAGGGGCTCCTGGTAAACGAGTAGTACTACCAGAATCACGCACAATGATTCATCGTGTGAGTTCAGGTACTCGTGGTACAAGCGGTAGTATTCACGTACAAGACTTGCAATTTGAAGATGCTAAACGTAGCTTTGAAGAAGCACAGCGTATTAACAAACGTTTGACTGAACTGTATGTACGTCACAATACTGTAGGCAAAACTTATGAAGAGCTGTTTGAGACTATGAAGTTTGATACGTTCTTGAGTGCCTCCGAAGCAGTATCTAATGGTCTTGCTGACCAAGTGATTGCAAAACGTCCTTGATCCATCTAGTACGCTAATAAATATGCGTACTCGAGGGAACTATGGCAGGACCTGCATTTAACAGCAATCAGCTAATCAAAAACATACGTCCAGATCAACTGGACATACGTAAAGGGGAACTATCTGGAGATTTGATTTCAGGTGGTTCCATTTCTACGTTTGCTTCTACTGGTATTAAAGATGAAGCAAGTCAAACTTCTCTCATTGTCAAAGATAATGAAATAATTGTTGACAACATTACTACCAAGCAATTAACAGGAAATATACTAGTTGAAGGTAATTTACAAGTATCTGGTCAAATAACTGCTGACCGAATACATGTTCGAGAATTAACTTCAGATAGAACATATGATAAAATGTATCTAGAGTTTCAACCTGTAGATACAGCAAAAAATCCAAACGGTAGTGGACTCATTTGGAAAGGTACTGACTATACCAAATTATTTGTTCTTAAAACAGACAAGTTTTTTAGTAGCGAACATATTGATTTACATGCTGATAAAAGTTTCAAAATTGACAATGTTGATGTACTAACAAAAAATTCTTTAGGTTCAACTATAAGAAAAAGTAGTCTTAGAGAAATTGGAACACTACATCATTTAACAGTAAGTGGCGATGTAAGTTTAGCTGACTTTGTAACATTTAGCAGTGACCAACAAAGAATATCAATTAACGTTGAACAACCTGTGGGCACTATTACCATAGGCGATGTTATGCAAGACGTAATCATGAACATTGATGTTGACAATGGTCGTGCTAAAATTGGAACCTATAATAATAGACCTTTTGATCTAACTGCTGGTGATCAAACGCTAGTAACATTAGATCCAAAAGGAATAGTTAGTGTTGGTCATGAATATAAAACAGACACTGAAATTCGTTTGTACGGCAAAGTAGGAATTAATGTTAAGCATCCTGAAGCAGATTTAGATGTTAAGGGCGGTATAAGATTTGGTAATAAACTTTTCATGGTATATAATTCTCCTCCAGAAAAAGGTAATTACAAGAGAGGGGACATAGTTTGGAACGAATCCCCTGCTATTAATTCACCTTTAGGCTGGGTATGTATTGTATCAGGTTCGCCTGGTAAATGGGCATCATTTGGGGACATTCATGAATAGGCATATTAAAACAGACAAAATTAAAAAACAAACTACTTATTGGCTTTGGTTTGGTAGGGTAAGTCCACTACTATTCCTTATTGGATCTTTTTCGTTATTTGAAATTTTCAATACACAAATACCATTCATTTTCTATTCCAGTTGGATAATTTTTGTTACAATATCTTTAATTTGGTGGGCTTGGGTTCTTAGGACTATTTTAGAATTTATTAAATTTTTTCAAGAAGTCAGTCACTCTGTTGAAGACATAAAAGACAATATAATTGAAGTTCAACAGAGTATAACAATTTTGAAAGATTTAGAGTCAAACATAAACAAAAAGATTGACAATCCTAAATAATAATGTATAATTACTATATGCGGCCTTAGGCATTCATCCCGCAATATAAATTCTGCATGTCATTGTTCATAAAGGAAAACAACAATGGCAAAATATCTTTCAACAAAAACATACGGTAACGACCGCGGCTTATCATGCTGTTTTAGACAGTGGCGTAGTACACATAGTCACTGCTCATTACTGCACGGATATTCAATTGGTATTAAACTAGTTTTTGAATCTGAAACACTGGATACTCGAAATTGGGTCATGGACTTTGGCGGACTCAAAGCATTTAAAGAGTGGGCTGACCACATGTTTGATCATACTTTGGTAATTGCTGAAGATGATCCCCATCGTGCCATGTTTGAAAAGATGGCTAGTTTGGGCTTACAAGATAAAGGTGGAGTGTGTGACGTCCGTATCGTAGAAGGTGTAGGATGTGAAAAATTCAGCGAATTAGCTTTTAAAACCATGCAAGAAATTTTGGAAACTTTCCAAAGAGGCGAAGGTTGGGAATTAAAAGACCAAACAGGCAAAACAGTAAAACTGTTTGGTGCTCGATACCCAGTTGGTTCTGATGTTAAATTACGGTCAGTAGAAGTTTTTGAACATGCGGGCAATTCAGCAGTTTACGAAGGTTAAGAAACTTTGGCGTCTTTGGGCTAAGGCTTTGGGTGAAAAATCCGGCAGTTCGGATGAAGAAGCAGATAAAATCGCTTGCATTCGGACTGCAATTGTGTTAACATATATTATAACAAACTTTTTTATTGTAGCAGGCGTTATAAGGCATTGGTAATGACTACTGGATTTACATGTTCAACATTTGATTTGTTTCACGCAGGTCACGTAATGATGCTCAAAGAAGCCAAAGAGCATTGTGATTATCTTCTTGTTGGGCTACAAACAGATCCAACCATAGATAGACCACACAAAAACAAGCCTATCCAAACAGTATTTGAACGTTTTATACAATTAAAGGCTTGTAAGTATGTTGACGAAGTTGTAGTGTATGCTACTGAAAAAGAACTTCGAGACATATTGCTTTCTTATCCTATTAGTATTAGAATACTGGGAGAAGAATATGCTGGTAAAGAATTTACTGGCGATGATATTGATATGGACTTTTATTTCAATCGACGAGAGCACAGTTTTTCAACAACCGAACTAAGACAGCGTGTAGTAGACGCAGAAAGTAAAAAATGATTAAGCGCATAGGCTTTGCATGTAAGTGGATCGACACTCCTGATCAAGTAGATGGTATCAGGGCTACTGATGATTGTAAGCAATACAACACTGGTGCTACCACCATAACTTGGTTAAATAAACAAACAAAAGAAGTTGCTGAACAAAAGCTATGGGATCTAATGGTCCAGAACTTAGAAGCGACTCGTTTGCTTGTTGAAAGGGTAGGTAAACAACATGAAAGACTCCGCATGGTTCGCCTTAGTAGCGACATTCTTCCTGCTTATACCCAGTCTGATTGGAGTTACTTTTGGAGCAAGCCTGACGTTGTCCAGTATCTTGAACGCAATTTTATCCTTATTGGGGATAGTGCTCGTGCAAGCAATACCCGTGTTTCTATGCATCCTGGTCAGTTTACTGTTCTTGCTAGTGATAATCCGGACATTGTTCGGCGAAGCATAGAGGAGTTTGAATATCATGCAGATATGGTCAGGTACATGGGCTACGGTAAACAATTTCAGGACTTTAAGATCAACGTCCACATCTCGGGTAGAGCCGGTCCCGAAGGTATTCGAGCTGCCTACAAAAAACTTACCCCCGAAGCAAGAAATTGCATCACCATTGAAAATGAGGAAATGAGCCATGGTTTATCTACTTGCTTGTCTCTTGGTGACCTTCTTCCTATTGTACTTGATATCCATCATCATTGGATTAAAGAAGGTGAATACATCATGCCTAATGACCCAAAAGTACAGCAAGTACTTGACAGTTGGCGTGGTCTTCGCCCTACTATGCACTATAGCGTTAGCAGGGAAGACGTGTTGGTTGGTCATTGCACACTGACTAAACCTGATCACAAGACTCTGTTAGAGTCTGGACATAAAAAACAAAAACTTAGAGCACACAGTAATTTTTATTGGAATAAAGAAGTTAATGATTGGGCTTTGACTTTTAATGACCAATTTGATATTATGTGCGAAAGCAAGGCTAAGAACCTAGCCAGCAAGGCATTGTTTGACTACAGCAATACTTGAGTAAGTAAACACCCAAATAAAAACCCGCACTAGGCGGGTTTTTTGTTGCCAAGAAGATTATAACTTATAGTTACGCAGTCTTCTTAGGCGCCCTAGGCTTAGTACCAACTTTCTTTACAGCTGGTGTCTTTGCTGGGGCTTTTGGTTTTGGAGCTGCCTTAGCTTTTGCAGGTGCCTTTGCAGGTGCCTTTGCAGGTGCCTTTTTAGTTGCTGGCTTTTTCTTAGCTGGTGCAATTGATTCAACAACTGCTTGACTAGCTTGCTCAACAACTGGTGTTGTCGCAGGTGCTTCCACTTTATATGGAACTTCTGCTGTTACCGGCTTCTCTGAACCAAATAATGATTTTAGAAATTTAATCATAATTTAATCTCCTTGTCTTTTAATTATGCCTGTAGATTGTTCGATAAATAAAATTGTGAAAGTATTAAAAAGTTGACTTAAAGAGATATTGGTGCTACAATGTTTACTGTGGGCCAAAAACTACAAAAACAATAAGGTTCAATTATGTTAAAAATTACAAATCTCTCCGTCAATTACGACGTTATTCCAATTTTGGAAGATATCAATTTAGAAATCAATGAAGGCGAAATTCACGCCATTTTAGGACCAACAGGTTCAGGCAAAAGTTCCTTAGTCAGTGTTATTGCTGGCAAATCAGATCTTAGCGTTGTCAAAGGTAAAATAAACTTTAAGAGAAAATCTTTAAACAGTTTAGATCCAAATGAAAGAAGTAAATTAGGAATTTTTACAACATTTCAGGAGCCACCTGAAATTAATGGCATTACAAATTTAAATTTAACTAGACAAATTTTGAATGCTCGAAATGATAAAAGATCATCAACTGACGTTATTAATGATTATAAAAATTTAATAAAACAATTTGATCTAGGAAGCGAATGGTCTAATCGAGATTACAACGTAGGAGCAAGCGCAGGCGAAAAAAAGAAAAATGAAATTGTACAGTTATACATGCTCAATCCATCTCTTACAATTTTAGACGATATTGACAGTGGCTTAGACTTAGACACACTAACTGAAGTATTTAAAAGTTTAAAATCTTTCCTCTCACAAAAAGGAAAGGCAGCTATCATTATCACACATCAACCAACGATCCTTGAAGCAATAGAGCCCACACATGTGCATGTTATCATAGATGGAAGAATCGTGGAGTCAGGTGATAAGAAAATAATTAAAAGGATCATTTCAAATGGCTATCGAGAGTTTTCTTAAAGTTGATTCACAAGACCCAGATTGGTCAAACAGTCCTACACAGTACTTTGGTAAAAAATTTAAGGTCATTGATGCAAATTGCTTAATGATAAAAGAAAATACTGATGACTTGATGGTTCTACGTATGAATCCAACTGAATCAGATTTGTTATGCAAAAATTTACAAGTGCTTGGAAGAGACAGTAGTAGGCTAGACTTATTCATTCTATGCGATGGATCTAAAAATACTCAACAGGTTTTTATTTACAATGTAACTGCTGAACCAAATTCAATTATTAATATTGGGATTTTTGTTAAAGACGGGAAACTTAATAAGCATATATTTGAATGTGAGCTATACGAAAACTCTGTTATTAATATCTTTGGTCTAGCAGAAAATGGGGTTGGCGGTAGCAGTGAGATTATAAGCAAAGTTTATCACGCTGGTCCTTGTGCAGAGAGCAACACGTTTGTAAACAGTATTGCTGGAAAAAATAGTCGAACTGTCTTTCAGGGTATTGTTAAAATTGAAGAAGACATGATAGACAGCGTGTCCAGTGTAACTAATACCAGTATTGTCTGTGACGAAACTTCACAAGCATTTAGTACTCCACAAATGGTTATTGACTGTGGACAAGTACGGGCGTATCATAGTTGTGAAGTTACTACAATTGACGAACATAGTCTATGGTATTTAGAAAGCAAGGGCATTGATAAAGTCAGTGCTGAGAACTTGTTAAAAACCCTGCATCAAGATAGTGTGTTGGAACTTATTGAATATCAAGACATTAAAGATGAACTCAAAGATTTTTTCCAAAGTTAAAAGCGATTTTACTTTACCAGACAAAACATACTTAAACAGTGCATCACAAACTATAATTCCTAATCAGGTAAAGGATTCCTACCTTGATATTTGTAATAAAATTGATGCAAGGGATGAGTATGAGTTTATTAGACAAAAAGTAAAATTATTAATTAATTCTAAAAAAGACAACGAAATAATTTTTACTCAAGGAAACAATCATGGCATAAACATGATTGCCAAGAGCATTTGTCACAAATGGCATTCAAATGATTGTGTAATTGTTCCTGAAAGTGAACACCATGCTAATTTTCTCATTTGGCAATACATGTCCATTGAATATGGTTTTAGATTTGAAACCGTAAATGTTATCAAAGATGGCAGTATGGATCTTGGTCATCTTGAAGATTTACTCAATGGCTGTGATGGTAAGATATTGTTCAGTATGAGCCATATCTCTAACAGTATTGGTTATGTACAACCTGTTAAAAGTATATTTGATAAAGTCAAAGAATATGACGGGATAACTTTGCTAGATGCAAGTTTAAGCATTGGCAGAGAAACAATAGACGTGCAAGATTTCAATATTGATTTTTTAACATTTACTGGACATAAATTTTATGGTCCAACGGGTGTTGGCATGTTATACGGGAAACAAAAGTATTTAGACAAGTTAGAACCTACTATATTAGGTGATAGCAATAGTACACTACTCCCTTGGAAATTAGAAATTGGCAAACCCAACATTGCAGGGGTAGTAATGTTAGGTTCAGCAATTGACTGGTTCACTTCATATGATTTAGAAAGTTTTAAAGTTCATGACAAACTTATGAATGCAAACTTTCAAATGATGTTGAATGACCTTGACTTCATAGAAATATTCCACCCAGGTTACTATAAAGGTGGCTTAATTGGCTTCAACGTACATGGCCACCATCCTGCTTATGTAGGAGAATTTTTACTTAACGAAGGAATTGTATTAAAATATGGTCATTTAAATGCAAGACCAATTGTAGAAGAAAAATTCCCAAATGGAATACTTAGATTGAGTTGGGCTTGCTACAATACTAAAGATGATGTTGAACATTTAAAACAGGGTCTTGTAAAATTCTACGATAAATACAATTCTAAAAGGACATAAAATATGGCATATTCAGACAAAGTAATCGATCATTACGAGAATCCTCGCAACGTTGGTAGCTTTGACAAGAACGATACCGATGTTGGCACTGGCATGGTTGGTGCACCTGCTTGCGGTGATGTAATGAAACTACAGATAAAGGTAGACAATGATACAGGTATTATTACAGATGCAAAATTTAAAACGTATGGCTGCGGATCGGCTATCGCGAGCTCGAGTCTCGTTACAGAATGGCTCAAAGGAAAAACTCTCGACGAAGCAGGAACAATCAAAAACTCCGAAATCGCCACAGAACTAGCATTACCCCCAGTAAAGATACACTGTAGTATTCTAGCAGAAGATGCTATTAAGGCGGCTGTAAATGATTACCGTAACCGACACAGCACGTAAGAGAATTAAACAGAATTTAGAAAAACGCGGCAAAGGCGTGGGTATTCGCATAGGTGTAAAAACCACAGGCTGTAGTGGATTGGCCTATACTATCGAATATGTGGATGAATACACTGCTGAACCTGGAGTCACTAATTTTGGTCAACCAGAATTTATTGTGCTGGTCGATGCCAAGAGTTTGGCTTATCTAAATGGTTTAACAATGGATTGGGTTCGCAACGGACTTAATGAAGGATTTGATTTTATTAATCCCAATGAGCGTGACCGCTGTGGATGTGGTGAAAGTTTTAGAGTTTAAATCTTACCAATTGGCAATGTACTGCTAACTGGCATATCCCAAATTTTTCTTTTAGTAATGCCCATTCGTTGGGCAAATTTTTTGACGTCACATTCTCCGCAAACATGAAAATATTTGTTGCTGAGTCTTTTGGGGTCTATCTTAGCATGATCCCTTGTAAAATCCCTGTCACAATTGTCACATCGAAAAACATTAATTGTTTTTGTTCTAGTATAATGATGTTCTTTGCCTAATTTACTGCTTCGAACATAATTAGAAATTTCTTTAAAGGATCGTATGAACATGCCATTATTTACATTAAGTTTATAAAACTATAAGGTAAATAAAGTGGACAGTTGGTATATCACCCAAATTTGGAGTTAATAATGGCAAGAAAAGACGTTAATATTGGTTTAACAGGTAACGATGGAACAGGTGACAGCATACGTGATGCGTTTTCCAAAGTTAATGCAAATTTCCAAGAACTTTACGCTAGTCAAGGTCTAGAGGCCGGACTAACATTTGATAACTTAGTTGACGTTATCAAACCACTAAGACCTAACACAGTTTTAGGCTTAGACAGTTTAGGAAAAACGATTGTTAGTAGAGATTTAGAAGCGGCTATTGGTATCAGTATTGATACAGCTACTGATCCATCTAAAATAATCTTTAGTATTGCTAACGTTCAAATTCGACAAGACCCAACTCCTACGCTGTCAAACGTATTAGACGGAAGTGGTTTTAAATTAAGTTTTATTGGTGATCCTGAAAATGACCAAGATGCTGTTACTAGAAAATGGGTTTATCAGAATTTCTTAAACAGAGACAATATTGACAAGTTGGGCACCTTTGATCTTGCTGCCGGCAGTGTCATGCGTCAGAACTTCAAAATTAGTCCTACTCCAGATAACGGCAACGTTAATGCTGGTACAAAAATTATTAGCGTTGTTGGATCTGACGGTGTTACTCCAAAGAATGATGTTTTCTTAAAATTCCAAGCAACGCACCCTGCTCATGCAACACGTAAAGAATATGTAGATACTAAACTTTCTTTACAGGGAACTAACACACTAGATCCAGCAACTGGCTTTGTAAACAAGGGCATGGGCGTGATGACTGGTCCATTAATATTAAATGACCACCCTGGTGACTATGTTGGTATCAATCGTCTTCCAGACGGAACACTATTTGTACAAGAAGATTACAGAGCAGTTACTAAAGGATATGTAGATTCTAAGTCATATTCTAGTAGTGGTAATTTGTATGTTAGTACAAAAGGTAATGATGATATTTGGGATTTTGACAACGATCGTCCAAATCCAATCTATGGTTATCCAGAAGAAGAAATTGGTCGCAGTTGGAGTAAAGCATTTAAATCATTGAATGCCGCATGTCGCTATGCAACTCGAATTATAGACACTGTTGAATTACAAAATACACCATACCAAGTTACGCCACAACAAATTACTCGTTGGGCTCCGCCATTTACAACTCCAATTACAAGCCCAAGAACTCGTGTGCGTGTAAGTTTACAAAATCATGGATTTCAAGATGGAGATTACGTTTTAGTTAGTGGAGCTATCTTAGGATCACTGGACACAAGAAATTTAAATGGTATCCATAGAGTTAATGCTTTAGATGTTAATAACTTTGAATTAAATTTAAAATCATTAGTAACATGGCCAAATCCAGAAGTTGCTCCTGGCGGAACTATTAGCATTTCATTAGCTAACAAAAAGGATGGTCCTTACAGTATAACTTCTAAAGTCGATTTTGGATTTAGAGGATTCTTTGTACCAAAACCTGAAATTACTATTATGGTTGAGTCAGGTGTATATTTTGAAGAAGCTCCAATTTTTGTCCCACCTAACTGTGCTATTAAGGGTGACGAATTTAGACGTACATTAGTTAAACCAAAACCAGGTCCAGTTGACCCTGTTAAATCTCAACAGCTCAAGTTTGTTCGAGGCGACCGAAGCCAAAGTGCTACCTTTTGGTATAACACTCACTACTACCACCAACTTGCTAGATCAGTTGGAACTACTAACGTAGTTGGTAGTACAAAATTAGAAATTAAAAATAGTCCTTATAGACCAAAGAGTGGTATGAGGTTTATTGTAGGAACCGTTGGTGGAATACCTAATGTCTACAGAGTTGGGCGTGAAGTTAATATTGTTTACAAAGACCCAAATCCAGATTTAAACATTGCTCCAGGAACATATATTATGGACATTGTTGACGACAACGGTGATCCAAAACCACTAGCAACTGGTATCCCAGATTCATCAACAATTGAATTCTTGTTAGACAACGAGCACTGCGATGCATTATTGGTTGCTGATGCATTCCAATTGCGTAACCTAACACTTATTGGATTCAAAGGCTTTGCTATGTCTTTTGATCCAAATAGACAAATCAAAACACGTTCTCCATATGCACAAGTTGGCGCTGTATTTGCTGGGGAAGGCGGTGGTGGTCAATTGGTTGACGGTATGTCTGGTAACCAAGTTTGCTACGTTCAAGACACTAGCTATACAGATCCGTTCACTGGTACACAAGGTTCTAGTGGTCTCAAAATGACTGTTACTGGTCTTGTGCGTACTCCTGAAACTCCAAACACATTTTTCTTAGCTAAGAAAAAGTATGTCATTATTGATTCAACAACTCCAGATGCTAATGGAACTGCTACATTAACATTGAGTACTACTACTCCAATTGAACTTGATGATACTTATTTGCCAGCAGGATTTATTCCAAACGGTTCTCAGATTTTAATTGAAACTGCTGGTAATAGATCTATGTTGTCTAATGACTTTACCATGATCAACGATTTAGGTTATGGTCTAGTTTGTGAAAACAACGGTGTTGCAGAAGCAGTTAGTCAATTTACATACTATTGCCGTGCCAGCTATTTGTCTAGATCAGGCGGTCAAATTCGTTCTGTAACAGGCTCAAGTTGTTATGGTATTGTTGGTTTACAATCTGAAGGTAGCGATCCTAACGAAGCTATTCAAATTGGTAGAGTTAAAACTGACATTGGTAACATCATGCAAGTGTATATTGATGATCCAGATGCAGATGGTAACCAAGGTGCTGTAAATTTAGTAATGGGCGGCTTGGCTAGCAAGCCTATAAGAAATGCCACATTCAAACTGACCAAACATGAAGTTATTATTAAAAATATTGCTAGAGCAAGATTGCCAGGTGGGACATTAACTAATGGTCCTCTAGTAGTAACTACATATTATCCTCACCCTTTCTCAACTGGAGAAAGTGTACAAATGACCAGTGTTCGAGGATTGCAATTGCCTGCAATTCCTCCAAGTACTACTCCTAGAACAACTGATGTTGACGGCAGAGTTTACACAATTACCTCTATCAGTGACCATACCTTTACGTTAGATGGTTCTGAGAGTACTAACTATATCAATGATTTAGGAACTTATAATTTTGCTGACTTGCCGGCTCGCGCTATATCCAATTTAGTAATTGGGGCACAAGACGTTGTATTCTCAATTAAAGGTGATCCAAGCCCATCTAATATTACAGGTAGAGCAAGGTTTGATGGAATTCCTGGTGAAAACCAAGCTGGTCAAAACGTACTAAAACTTCAACGTCTACAACGTCCAGCTGTTGTTGGAATGAAAACAACTATACCTGGCGGTGTACTGACCTACACTGTAACTGGTGTTACTGAAAAAACGGTCACATTCAAACCTTCTCCAAGACCAACTCCTACTGGTGATAATGATAATAAAATTGGCGCACAGACCATTTATATCTATACCACTACAGACATTACAACAGGTGCTATTAGTGGTACTACTCTTACTGCTACTAATCTAGATCAAAATAATGTTGGTCAATTGGTCACAGGCGACACTGTAGCTGCCAACACTTATATTATTGAAGTTACCAGTCCAACAACTGCAACAGTTTCAATTAGTCAAAGTGTTACTAATAGAACTTTAGAATTAAGTTGGGTGCCTAAGATAGGTTGGAGTTTCCAACATTTAGACACCAACATGGGTCTACAGTTAACTTATACAAGATATACAATTACTGATACCCCAGTTTATGATGCAGTGTCAAACAGATGGGCTGTGACATTAGATACTCCTCTAACAGTTAACATGCAAAATCAAGAGGCAACTGGTCAGACTACCATCGTTGATGGCATATGGGACGTTACTTTAAATTATGATTTAGAAGTGAGTATCGTTAATAGTGTGACTCCTGTGTCATTTACATTTGTTGATTCATATTGGGTTACAAGTATTGATCCATCGCTGACTAACCCAATACCTACAGTCACTGATGCATATAATAGGACTCGTGCTCGTAAAATAAACTTGTATCAACAAAAGACAATTAGTGTAAGTCAAATTTTAAACAGACCTGCTATTATTAACAGTTCCGCCTTAAGATTTTCAGCTTCAAATTATGATCCAAGTATATACCGTATTTTAGGTAAGACATCTGATGGCGGCATTACTCAAGACAAATACGCTGTTACTACAACAATAAATCCATTAAGTGGTCTCAACACCAATGCTGTACAAAAAGTATCAGATAACAAAATTTGGATACAATCTGAAGTTATTGATTATTTGGCCACAATTTATCCTAACTTCCAATATAACATCAACACATGCTTCCGTGACGTTGGGTACATTATTGATGCCGTTCTTTATGACTTGACCTATGGTGGTAACGTAAGAAGTCGTGCCGCTGGTATTAGTTATTATCAGCAAGGTAATCCAAGTGCGGCTCTTGTATTGAGTCAGCAAAAAATAGAAACTATTGATGCAATTAATTTTGCCACCACTGCGGCAATTACTGCACTGAATCAATACAGTGGTGCAACTATACCACAACTACAACTACCATATCGTGGAAGCAATTTAAATGGTGTTGCACAAATACAAGCAAATAAATTATTTGTACAAGATGAAGTTATTGCATTTTTAGCACAAACATACCCATCTTTACAATTTAATCAAACTACTTGCCGTAGAGACGTTGGTTTAATTCTTGATGCTGTTGCCTATGACTTAGAATATGGTGGTAACGTAGCAACTAGAACGGCTGCTCTAGCATATTATGACGGTTCAACAAGTTCACAATATGTGTTGTCTAATCAAAAAACACAAACCATTGCTGCCGTTAATAGAGCATCAACTGTTGTTCAACAGATTGTTTTAGAAACAACTGTGACTGCAACAGCTGGAAATACATCAACGCAAAACACTGCTGGAACTCCTGGAGTTGCTGGGGTCGACAACGTACGAGTTCAAGAATTAATGAACATTATAACCAATGTTCTACAGAACGGTACTTCAGTTGCTCCTGTTAGAAATTTAGGTATTAGAAGAAGTTACCAAGATCCTTTAAGTATAGATTACGTTGCACAAGATATTGACAGTGGCATTGTAGCTGAAGCTGGAGCGGCAACTGCTTTACAAGCCTTAATGGATCAAATTGTAGCAATAATTCAATTTGGTGCTACTGGCCCTCATGTTATTGTTCAACCACAAGTGTTGGACACACTACAAGCAATTGACTTCCCACCAACTGCAACATCACTACAATATGGTGCAGTATTAACTGGTATAGGAATTCCTAGAGCAGGAGTAGGTGGCGTAACTGAAGATACATTTATTAGAACTGTAACGCAGTTGTTTGACGAAAATCAAAATACAATTGGCTATAGAGCTAGAATTAGTGCTCCAGTCACACAAGCGATTCCTGCTGGTACAGAGATTACTATTACTGGTCCAGGCAGTGACTTCTTATTTGACCTAAACACCCCACTAGACCTTAGACACTTAGCTGGAGATGTAATTGGTATTACTACTACATTCTCAACAGTACGTGCAACTGGACATGATTTCTTAAACGTTGGTGCAGGTGGTTATGATGATTCTAACTATCCTAACAACGTTTATGGTCAACCAGTTAATACACCATCTGATAGTGCAATTGCCACAGAAGTTGGAACAGGTCGTGTGTTCCACGTGTCCACTGATCAAAATGGTAACTTTAGAGTAGGTAGTTTCTTTAACGTTAACCAAGGCGACGGCTCTGTTAGTATTAGTGCTAAGATTGGTCTAAGTGCTGTTACAAGTTTAAGTTTCTTAACTGGTGCAACTGTTAACCAATTCTCAACTGATTCTAAATTAGACGACAACAGTGATAACATTGTTTCAACACAGAAAGCAATGAAGACCTACATCAATAACTTGATTGATGGTCGCTTTACAATTGATAACACTGATACTCCACAACGAGGTCTATTAAGACTTGACGGTGAGAGCATTATGGTTGGCGATTTAGACATTGGTTTAAACAGTGTTGAACGTATAGTAAACAGTCCAAACAATGACGGTGCTGTCAATAGAAAATATGTAGATAATGTATTTGCAGGCGGAACTATTAATTATGATGGTTCTTATGAAATTGAAACAACTGGCAGTAGAACAAATGTATTAGCATTTACTATGATAACCGACAACACTTCAGTTGGCGGTGTTCCAAATAATAAGGGCGGAATTGATCTTAACAATAATAAGATAGTAAGTCTGAAAGCTCCAACTGAGTTGACAGATGCTGCCAATAGAGCTTATGTTGATCAGACCATTGCCACAGGCGGTGTAAGAACAGGTTGGACTGGATTCACACTTTCTAATACTACTATAAGAAATACTGTATCTAGTATCAGTATGGTAAACAACGGTGGCGGTTATCTTGTTCCACCAGTGGTTGTAATTTACTCTACTAGTGGTACTGGTGCTGCCGCAAGAGCAGTTCTTACTGCTGGAAGTGGTGCAAGAAGTGTTAACAACATTATTGTTGACAGTGGCGGGTATGGTTACACTGAAGCCCCAATGATTATTATTGGCGGCAGTGTGTCAAATGTAAACGTAAACAGTTCTGGATCAGGGTATAGCAGTGCCCCAACATTGACCTTTAGTGCTCCTCCAACTGGTGGTATTAGAGCTACTGGTTATGCTGTTATGCAAGGAAGCGGATCAAATCAAATTATTAGTAGCATTGTAATTACTAATGCAGGTGCGGGCTATACACTTGCACCAACTATTGCGCAATCTGGCGGTGGTTCACCTACTGTGACTGCAATTATTACTGCTGTTTTACAACCAGGATCAGGCGCAACAGCTACCGCAGGTATTACTGCTACTCTAAGAAATATTGATTTAAATGGTAACAAGGTAACTGGCTCTGCTGATCCAACACAAAATACAGATTTAGTAACTTTAAATTATTTTAATACTAAAAACTTTATTGGCGAAATTGCTGACGTAACTATAACCAATGTTCCTGCAAGTGGTGATTTATTAGTATTCACAGGTACTGTACCAGCAGGAAGTAAAGGTGCTATGGTCAACGTGGCAGTTGATTCAAGTAGTGATATTTCGTTTGTAAGAAGTGCTAATACAATTGCTGTTAATATTAAAGACAATGCTATTATTGATAGCAACATTGCTCCTAATGCCGCAATTCAACAAACTAAATTATTGTTGAGTCGAGCAAATTCAGTTACTGAAGGCGCTGTACCTGGTGTTGGTGATTTTGGTATATCGTCATTTAATGCTACTGAATTTATCAGTGATAATGGTTTAATTAAACTACGTCAGTCAGAAAGTAAAAATACTGGTGTTCGTTTAGATAGAATGCAACAGATCACTAATTATCGAATACTAGGAAGATACAATGTTACTGAAGGTGAAACTTCAGTTGGCCCTATTACTGAAGTCCCGGTAACAGATTTAAAACAATTACTAGGATTGAGTGCCGCAACTGTTCAAGTTCTTATTAGTGATGACATTTTAGGTGGTAAACAAGTTGATAGTGGCAATCCACTAAATCCATTACTTGCTACCAACTGGAATGGTAGTGCATCGTTTGGTGCGCTATTAAGACGTGGCGGATCAATGATTGGTAAAATAGTCATGACTGATGCTGGGGGATTGCCAGCAGGTGATGCAAATATTACTCCAATTATTGGTGTTGGCGCCGGCCTCACTGACAAGTTAGACATTGGTACAAGCTCATTAAGATTTAGAAACGTATTCTCTAAGAATCACTATGGTGACGTATTTGAAGGTGCAACATTTGGTAGTGCTAGTGCCCCGACAACACAAGGTAGTGGAGCAACATTTAATGGAACTGCTACATTTGCTGGAAGTTCTGGAGCATTACAATTTGCGTTGGTTGCAGGTGGAGATATTGCTCTTAGAAATGGCGCAAATAATGTAAACTTTAATGGAAGTCAACAAGTTACTGTCAGTGTGCTAGCAGAAAGTGGTACTGTAAACAACAGTCTTGTAAGAAGAACTAGTGATGGTCAAATTAATGCAAGTCAGTTTAATGGTCCGTTAAATGGGTTGGCTACAAATGCAACTAACTTGCGTTTAGGAACTACTGATTATCCAGCAAGTGACAGTGCAAGTAGCACTTCAGTTCCGTTACGTATTAACGGAGTAATAAAGGCTACTACTTTTGAAGGTAAAGCAACCAGTGCCAACTATGCTGACTTAGCTGAAAATTATCAAGCTGACTTTGCATATGAGCCTGGTACTGTACTTGAATTTGGTGGCGCTCACGAAGTTACTGTTGCACAAGATGAAACTAGAAAGGTAGCAGGGGTTGTATCAACAAGACCAGCACATTTAATGAATACTGAACTACAAGGTGAAAATGTTGTAGCACTTGCACTACAAGGGCGTGTTCCATGTAAAGTACGTGGTAAGATTAGTAAAGGCGACCTAATGGTTAGTGCCGGAGGTGGTTATGCTCGTCCAACACACGATCCAAAAATTGGAACAATTATTGGAAAAGCGTTAGAAGACTTTGATGGTGTTGAAGGTGTCATTGAAGTGGTTGTTGGAAGATTGTAAGATATCCTAAAATAAATAAGATAAACAGGAACGAAAAATGAGCATTCAATACATAAACATTGGTTCTAACGCAAATGATGGTACTGGCGATGATTTACGCACTGCGTTTTTAAAAGTAAATGATAATTTTCAATTACTTGCAACTATAGGTGGAGAGACTAACGTAGGCGCTAATTTAGGTGGTGGCAGTGGGCAGGTTTACGCTGGCAAAACTAATGAGACTCTTAACTTTAGAACAATTGCTGGTGATGTCAGTTCAGGTATAACTGTAAATCAATCTGGCAATGTTATTACAATCGCTAGTAATTTTAGTGTTCCTGCATCTATTACTACATTAATATCCGACGACAACAGTGGACAATTTACTACTACCAGTCCTGGAGCAACGTTTAGATTCAATGGAACTGGCGGTGTGACTACCAGTTTGAATGCTAATATATTAACTATTGATGGTCAATTTACTCTGGTACAAGATACACTACCTTTATTAGGTGGTAATTTAGATTTGAACGGAAGCAATGTTGTTGGTTTAGGTAACATTAGTATTATTGGTGATATTACCTCTGATTACTTAACTGTTGGAAGAATAGTAACTCCTGGAGTATTTCCAGCATCTGCTACTGTTAATGGTTCATTAACCGTACGTGGATCTTCAAGTTTACAGGCAGTTACTGCAACTACTATTCTTACTAACAATATTATAACTGCTCCAGGATTTACAGCAACAAGTGGAGCTTTCACTGGTAACCTTACTGGTAATAGTACTGGCACACATTACGGCAATGTGGCTTTGAAAGTTGTTGATCCATTAGATCCTAATTATCCTGAAATAGTCATAGTTGATTCTGACACACAAACAATAACTGGTACGCATTTTGGTACATTCAGTGGGGGAATGACTGGGTCACTAATTACTGGTGGGCTAGCATTGGATGGTAATGCTATTACTGGTCAAGGTAGAATAGAAATAACAGGATCACTAATTCCTACTAGCACTATGCCGTTTAAAGTGATTGGTAGATTCCATGGTGGCGATCAAGCTGATGGAGTTGCACCTGTATTAAGCGATGGTCCCGTTGGCGCAACTTTTTCAATGGAGCAACAACCAAATGGGTTTTCTGAACCAATTCGTTTACAGTCGTACAGTAAAAATGGAAGTAATTCGTTACCGCTAGGTCCAGGTATTAGATTTGAATCAATTAATGAAATAGATGTAACAGATCCGTTAACATACGATCCTTTAAATCCACCAACACAGCCAGAATATGTACTACATGGACATATTGGTGTGCTATCTTATAGTGACGGTGTTGAGGGATCAAATCCTGAACATAGTTCATTTGTTGCTAGAGTTAGACATGGCGATGCTGTAGGTGAGATGCGAGATGTAATTATTGCACGTGGTAATGATAGAGTAAGTATTACTGGTATTGACATTGATATTGCTAAAATTGGTACAAGAATTATAGAAATTAGTCCTGGGGTCACTGGCCCAAGACCTTATGATTTAATTATTACTAATGAATCTTCAGGAAACTATATCAACTTTTATGGTGATTATGATCCTCTCTTAGCTGAAGGCGCCGCAACTGGTCCTGGTTTTACTGGTTATAGTTTTCCAAAGGTGATTGGTGCTCCTGGTGAGGTACTGACTGTTCAATTAGGAACCAACCTACTGACATGGGCCACCCCAGGTGGCGGTGGAGGTGGAGGTGGTACAACTTTATTAAATTTAACTGACGTTCCAGACAGCTACGCTACCCATGCTGGTAAACTTTTACGAGTAAAATCAACAAGTGATGGTATTGAATTTACAAACAGTTTTGATGCCACAGTAACTGGTAGTTTAATTGGTAATGCTGACACTGCAACTGCATTAGAAACTGCTAGAACAATTAACGGGTTTACGTTTGACGGTACTCAAAATATTACTATTGATACTAGACAAATTGAAGAATTAAAACAACTGGCATCAAATGCCAGTCTAGTAGGCAGCAGTGGTTCTGTAGTAACAACAACTACTATTACTATTGCAGAATCTAATCTAACCATTAATGCTGGTGAGCCCTCTACTAACCAAGGTGCTCGTAAATTCCGTGTAGGAATGATAGTTAAAGGAATAGATATCCTCAATGCTGTTATTACTAATATTGCCTTAACTGGTGGTTCAACCCCTGTTCCTAATAACGACAGAACAGTAACTCTAACAATAACATTTGACAGCCAAGTAGTGAATGCACAAACTGGTCTTAGTATCACTGGCGAAGTTACAAATCAATGGTTTAATGATACAAAAGTTCGTGAAACCATTAGTGTTAGTCCTGGCAGTGCTCTTTCATATAACGAAACATTAGGTTTATTTACATTGTCAGATGCAGTGTCAAGTGTTAATGACACATTGGTAAGAAGAAATAGCACTGGTGAAGTATTTCTTAAAACTGCCTATGTTACTACACTAACAAAGAATAGTGCTGATAGTGTAATAACTGTAACAAGCCCAGTTTCTACTAATTCTGAGATAAACTCAACAGCAAACATTACCACAACAGGAACTGTTGTTGCTGGATTTATAACCTTAAATGGAGTAGGAAATCAAACCATAGCATCTAGTGCTGGTACTAGCATTATTTTACAACCAGGAACAAGTGTTGATGTAAGTGGCAAAAAGATAACGAATCTTTCAATTGCGGCTCCAACCGCAGACAGTGATGCTTCAACTAAAAAATATGTTGACGATGAAATTACAGGTCTATTTAATGAGACGTTTCAAGAATTACCAGTGTCTGGAGATACTGGTGGAACATTAAATGTACAACGTAGTGCAATTTTCACAGTCGCTGGTAGTTCAAATATTGCTACGGCAACAACTGGTACTGGTGTTCAGATCAATTTAAAAAGTACAATTTCTGGAATTAGCATTAGTGGAAACTTACCAGTTACAGGAAACGTAACAAGTTCGGGTGGATTTATAAAAGGTGGTAATGTTAAGATAGACGGAAATGCTGTTACACAAACTGTAAATGGTAGTGATTTAAATCTAGTTCCTGGAGATTTAGGTGGGTCAGTTGTAGTAAGTGGGAGCGATTTAAAACTAGTTAATAGTAGACTATTCCTTAACGGTTCTGATACAATGGAGTTTCCTCCTAATACATTAGAACAAGATATTACGTTAGTAACAGCAACAACTTTTATTAGAACTGCTAACTGGGTTGACGATTCAGCAGGACTAGCTTATGCATCTTTGGCTAATGGTAGTCCAGGACAGATAAAAACAATTATTATGGCTAGCCGTGGTACATACGGTAATGCCTTAGATACAAGACCTAGATACTTGTTATTAAGTGGTAACATTAATGGATCCACTAGAACAGTAAACATTGCCGCTTCTGATCCTAACGGTTCAACAACGTTCTTGTTCTTGAACAACAGTTGGTGGCGAATTGCTCATGTGGCGTAAACTATGACCGTAAAACCTATTTGGATTACATCTTCTGGAAGTTTAGGAAGTTTTGAACAAAGTCAATCTATCACTCCAATTGTGTTGGAAGTGGCAAATGCCAACGAAGTAAAAATTATTTCTAAAACTTTGCCTAATGGATTAAAACTTGATTCAATAACTAAAACTATTACAGGAGTTCCACTTGACAGCGGAATTACAAAAACTTATGATTTTGTTGTTAGAGCAAGCATTGTAGATGTTGATGGCAAAGTCTATATACAAGATAGAACTTTTAACATTACGATTATTAGTAATGCACAGCCAAGACTGTTGACTCTTCCTGGAACTATATCCGTTGGATTGAATAGAGAAAATTTTGTTTTAAATAAATCTATTGTTAATTTTCAATTTGATGCAGTAGCAAGTAGTGTACCCCCTGGACAAAAATTAAAATTTTATTTAGAAGAAAATAAAGGCGAACTTCCTCCTGGACTTAAATTATCAGAAGAAGGTCTATTATACGGAACAATTGATGATGATCTAGAACTAGATTTTAAAGTTGTTCAAGGAACATATGATAGAGATTTTTATGACATCAATCCGTATGACTATGGTACTCCAATTGAACCAGCTAGAGGCACAACAACAGTTGCAAATGGAAAAATACAATCCGTATCGGTGACCTATGGCGGAAATGGCTATTTGCTAGATCCAAAAATTATTGTTGGCGGCAGTGTAGATTTTAGCTCTATTGTTATTACTGATGGAGGTAGTGGTTATACTAGTGCGCCAACTGTAGTGTTTAGTAATAGTTTAACTATTGGCGGTATCACTGCAACAGGATATGCTGAAATATCAAACGGTGCTGTTACTAACATTGTTATAACAAATCCAGGAACTGGATATGATGTTGCTCCAACAATTATATTCAAAGATCAAAATACAGGTAGTGGAGCCAGTGCAACATGTCAGTTACAGTTAGGTTTAGATGGTGCTCTTATTTCAAGAGTTACTAACGGAACGGTTGTTGACATTGACATTGCTAATCCTGGTAGTGGATATCAAACAGCTCCTGCAATAAGTTTTGGTGCTCCAACAGCAGGATCTAGAATCATATCTAAGACTTATAAGTTTTCTTTAACAGTTGCTAATGGTGAGTTGACAGATACTAAAATTTATACTATTTTTGTAAAAAGTGAAAACTCTCTACGTGTTGATACTACATTTATATTTTCAGACACAGTTGATTTTGACACAAGTAGAACATACATTCAGCCGCCAATTTGGATTACTCCAAATACACTGCCTATTGTAAAAGGCAATAACAATTACATATATGATTTAGAAATATTTGATCCAACTCCTACTGTAGGAAAATTATATTTTGGATTACTGGATTTTAATTTTGACGGAACTCCAAGCGAGTTTGGTCCAAGAAATAATGAGCGCAATCAGATTGCTCACAGTATAACTAATATTGATTTAGATTCCCCTGTTTTATTAACAGTAGCGCAACGACATACTTTTAACGACAGTGACCGAGTTAGAATATCAAATGTTGGTGGAACTACTGAGCTTAACGATGACGTATATTATGTTAAAGTAATTAATGAAACACAAGTTGCGTTATATTCTGATGTAGTATTAGTAAACCCAATTGTGGGAACATTTTTTAATGCGTATACAAGTGGTGGAACAATTAACCCAGAAGAGAACTATTTAAAATTAGATCCTGTTGGTGGAGAAATCAACGGATTTATTCCATACCAACCAAGTGTAACAAAAACTTATACTTTTACTGTACAAATACAAAGAATTTTAGACGATGTTGAAGTAGCAAATGCGTTCAAACAATTTCAATTGACTGTAGAAGGAAATATACAAGGTGACATTAATTTTATTACTCCAACACTTGTTGGCAACTTACGACCAAACGAGCAAAGTTTATTAAAAATTGAAGCTGAGTCTACACTACCGTCTGCATCTGTAGTATACGATCTTGTTCCTGGCTATGGTAAAACGTCTAGAGTAAATTACACTGAGTTAAACATCAGCGAATATCGTGGAAATATCCTAATTGAAAATTACGGTATCAATCCTATATTAATTTTAGAAAAAGGTCAAAGCTATAAGATTAACGTAGACCTAGATAATTTTACAGTAGGTTTTAAAAACATTGACGGTACATATTATAATAGTGGTCTTCGACACAGCACAGGTGTCGTAGGACAGGCGGCACAAGAAAAATCTAATGGATATTATATTTTTATTCCTCCATTTAATGAAACTAGTAAAATTGAGTTAGTTTATACTAACACTAAAAAAGATGGCTTATTCTTAGCATTAAAAAAATTTAATGCTGACACAAAGGAATGGGATCGTCAAATCATAAACTCTTATTTTACAGAATATGATGCTTACACAAATTTGACTAGACAAATTAATGCTGGACAGGATGCATTTGCTGTAATTTTAGACTATACTAAAATTCAGTTTGGTATTGAAAAATACAATGCTGGCACACTAACTTGGGACCTTGTAAATATCACAACCGTAAAACCAAGTAATCCTACAGGTAGTTCATACTGGCTAGATCTTTCTGAAAGTAGTTTTGGTGTTTTAGAATTTAGATACTTTGGTCTACAGGGTCGTTGGGTACCAGTTGTTATGTCTGTTGTTACCACAATGCCAAATAACAGTGAAGGTGTCAACGGAAATTATAAAGTACTTAACGATGTTGGTACTTATAAAGTGCTTAGAAAAATTAATGGCGTTTGGAAAATAGTACAAAGATTATCTATTGATGTTAAAACTGCGTTTGATCCAAATGTTTTCTTTAAACCAGCCACTGCTATTGTACCAGTTACAAATTTACAGTATGATGTTTGGTTCAAATATAATGCATTATATAATGGGTTAGATCAAAAGATCACAGTTAATTTAAAAACATTAGATAATCTTCCTACAGATATTTCAATTGGTCTTAGTGGTGATATTATTGGTAAGATTACTCCAACTACTGGAAACACATTTAAAGGTTATTACAGTCCTAATGTGTTGTACGTGGCTAACGATGTAGTCACTTTTAATAATTCTTTATATATTTGTATAAATCAATACAGATCTACTGGCAATTGGTATCAAGAATTAACTAATTGGAACAGTTTTGCTTATAGCAAACGTGTTGCTACAACTATTGACGTTAACAGTTATGGTGTGGCAAAATTTAGTATTCATGGTATAAATGATGATGGTACTTCTATAGACAAACTTCTAAGATTTAGAATTAGAGCTAGAGATACACAAAATGTTAGTTCTTTAGAAAAAGATTTTACTATTAATTATGAAAGCAGTACTACAACATCATTAACTAACATATACCTACAACCATTTTTAGGAAAAGAAAGTAGAGATAGATATTTTAATTTTATCACCAATACTGACATTTTCTTATCTGATAGTTTATATAGATCAGAAGATCCAAACTTTGGAATTCAACGTGTTCCTAAAATGCTTCTTCTTGGCGGTATTGAAAATACTAAATCTGATAATTACGTCAGTGCTGTTCAAAGAAACTATTATGACAGACCGTTATACTTTGGTGACATAAAAGTTGCCATTGCAAAAAACGAAGACAATTTAGAGTATGAAGTTATATACGTAGAAATCAACGATCCATATGAAATCAATAATGTAAGTGTGTCTGACAAAATTAAACTGTCATTTGATTATGATCCGCTTACTGTTGATTACAGCAAAATTAGAGTTGACGATACTGGTATAGTTGCAACTGATACAGGATTGGATACTATATACCCAAGTAGTATTACGCTCATGCAAGATGCGTTGAAAAATGTCATGCTTGAAAAATCTGACAGTGTTTTAGTAACTCCAACTTATGAAGATTGGGGTGGTATCATAGGTTCAAGTTCTGATCTTGAAGATTGGGGATTAGTTGCTGAAAGAGTTTCATTAGTTGATGATTTCTTACTTGCTAGAAATAAAATAGGATTTGACGTTAAATATCGTCCACTATGGATGAATACTAGTCAAGATGGTACAGGAAATCCAGTTGGATTTGTCAAAGCAATACCAATTTGCTATGTCAAACCTGGAGAAAGTGCAAAAATACTGCGACTAATTGAAAGAAGTAAGTTTGATTTTAAAACGTTGAACTTCAAAATTGACAGGATAGTAATTCAAAATCCTCTAGGTGAAACTGGGGATAAATATATAAAGTTTATTAACAGGGAAATTATATGAGCTCAAGCGCCATTGTTTACACAACAATTAACGAAAACTTTCCAGCCGCAGGGCAGGATAATGATTCACAAGGTTTTAGAGATAACTTTGCCAGAGTCAAAACTGCATTAGGTACAGCACAAAGTGAAATCACTTATCTAAACAATAATGCTGTTGATAAAACACAGAATAATGACATGGGTAATAACACCCTAAGCAATGTGATTTTAAAAAATTCTGGTATCGTAAGCAACACAGCACTAACGTCTGCTGCCGCAACCAGTGTTATTTCTTTTAGTGAGTTTCAATACAGACGATACAGCTTAGGTAATAACACAAACATTTTCCAAATTGACAACTGGCCCGTAGGTTGCTATTCTGAAATGTTTATTGAAGTTGTTTCTTCAAGCGGTACCAAACAAATTAGATTCCAAACAGGTGTTATTAATAACAGTTTAGGAACTCCAACTAAGATCATGCATTTAGGTGCAGGATTTGGGAATAACGAGTATGTAGATTGTACTAGATTAGACGGTTCAAATAGATTACAAACATATCTATTCAAAGTTGCAACACCTGATGGCGGTGTAAACACTTACGTATCACTAGTTGACATGTTCAAACAGCAGGCTTAATGCATCCTTTACAAGTAAACCTTGAAAATCTTACTGACAGTGAGATTGAAGATAAAATAAAAGAGCTAACCAAAAAGTACTTTGTGGTACTACAGGTTAGCCCTTCAGCGTCAACGCAAGTATTGATGCTGTTAGAAGATTACAAAAGCGAACAATCAGCAAGAGAACACAAACGACAAAACCACAAAACAGACCTAGGTGATGAATTTGATGGTTTGATCAATATTGGTTGACATTTTTGTAAATTCATATATAATACTGTAATGCACAGTAATCAATATGGACAAGTTTTTAGGAATGAGCAGGAAGTTCTAGACTTAATGCTACAAAATCCTAATTTAGATATTTCCAAAATAAACTTTGAAAGCCTCGATGTCGTTAATCTGTTTAACGAGTCTGCAAATCGCTGTGGCATAAATGTAAACATACAGGCTGGAAAAGAGATTACTATTGATTTAATCGAGTTTGATAAACAAAATCAAACTGAGTGGTTTATGCCAGAAGAATACTGTCCAAATCTTTTTGAAATGCTGTTTGCCAAGTGTGATAACGATGAGAAAAGAGCAAGGGTAGATAAAGAGCTTGAACTATATATTAAGCATGGCATGGTAGAACTGCTACATTTCATGAAATACCTAGTAGATACATTAAGGTCTAATAATGTAGTTTGGGGTGTTGGTAGAGGTTCTAGTGTAGCAAGTTATATACTATATTTGATAGGTGTTCATAAGGTTGACAGCATTAAATATAATTTAGATATTAATGAATTTCTAAAATAAAATTAAAAAGGAGACACTTTTATGAGTGAACGAAAAATTTATAAAACTATGCAGGGAAAAATGATTGATTTTGATGCATTACGTTTAGCAAATGAATTGACCCCAGCTATAGGCAATATGAAAGTCAATGCACGTGGGGATCAAATTGACCCTAATGGTACCATTGTTAGAACAAGGGACGACATTGTTCAAGAACGAACCATTAAAGAAAATGCTCATATTGAGGAATTTACTGAAGACTTTGGTCCTGAACCAGAAATTACTCCTGAAGAAGCACAAAAAATATTGTCCAAAAATAAAAAAAATAAACCTCAGGAGCAGTAAATGACTGTTAAAGGTAAATTGCGTCCTTTGCATAACAAGGTAATGGTCACCAATATGAATTTTGGTGAGGGTAAGACTAAAACTGGTATTGTTTTAACTTCTGATGATGGTAAGAGCAGTGGTCTACATCCAAGATGGTGTCAAGTCAAGTTTGTAGGGGAAGAACAAAAAGATATCAAAGTAGGTCAGTGGCTATTGATGCAACATGGTCGTTGGACACGCGGTATAAAATATGAAGAAGAAGATGGCACTGAGATAACTCTACATATGATAGACACGGAAGGCGTCTTAGTAGTGAGCAATGAAGAACCTGAGACTGATGATTATAGAGTCAAAGTTGGGGCAATGAATTTCCAAACATAATATGAATATAGATCTAAACAAATATAAACAATTCGTAGAAGCAGTTACTAGCACAGCCAGTAATGATTTGACCACATTTATGAATCGATGTGATGAGCTAGACGGCAATTTTGATTCTAAAACAGATACACACGGTCCTGATATTAATGTGCCGTTGTTAATTACTGCATGTTTTGGACTGGCAGCTGAAGCTGGAGAATTTATTGAAGTTCCTAAGAAAATTGTCTTTCAAGGTAAACCACTTGGCGATGATGAAGTATTTCATATGAAACGTGAACTAGGTGACGTCATGTGGTACTGGATCAATGCTTGCCGAGCATTAAATCTTGATCCTAATGAAGTTATTGCCGAAAACGTTCGAAAATTGGAATCACGCTATCCAGGCGGTAAGTTTGACGCATACTATTCCGAAAATAGAAAAGACGGAGACCTTTGATAAAATTGTGTGTTGACATAACTTGCAATATCATTTAATATTATAGTGTATACTTTTAATATGAAAGGTCAGTATGTTAGCACACATTTATCGTGGAATCTTAGACATTCTTCACAATCATTATAGTCAGCTTCGAAAAAACTTAACTGAGCATATTCGACGTTTTGATGAAACTAATTTAGAAGAAAAATTAAGTGATGTCAGTGTATACGGTTTCTGGCGTATGCTACTTGAATTAACTTTCAACACCTATATCCATATTTGTTTGGGCGTAGGTATTTTATTGGCATTCTTACTTGTATTAGTATCTTGGCCAATTAGGGCAATCTTTGGATTGTATTTTCACACAGTGTCTGTTAAAAATCAGATGATGTATGATATGTCTATGCAAGATAATCAAGGGGCACAAGTTAATCTGCCTAAATATAATGTTAGTGAAGGGAAGAAACAAGTTGCAAGTCCAACCAAAAGATCCAAGTAAGGGACATTTTTATGTCAGTCTTGCTAAAAGTGCTATTCGTATTGTAGCAGGCGTCTGTTTGATTACAGGCAATTTGCTAATGGCAGGTGTTTGCTTTATAATGGCAGAAGTATTAGGCATAGTTGAGGAATTAGTATGAGTGGAAAATGGCATGGTGGTAAAGGAAGTAGCCCACGTCCTTATAGCGTGACCCAACAAACATTTGAAAGTAATTGGGAACTGGCTTTTGGTAAAAAGGAAAATAAAATGAGTCCAAAAATTGAAGATATGAAAAAAGGAACTTGTGGTTGTGGCAGAAGTCCTACTGGTGACTGTTGCGGTTGGCATGGTCTAACTGAAGAACAGTATCAGGTCAAATTAGAAGAATACATGACCAATCGAGAAGATATAAAAGGCAATGAAGCATAATCAATTATTAAATGATCTTGTGATACAATTACACGATATTGCTAGGATTATAGAACAACAAATAGGCATTGGACAGTTAAGCAACGATGTTCGAAACGTTGCTGATAGACTGCACACATTAACAAATGAATTAGGTAACCAGCAAAAGGCAAAAGAATGAATCAATTATGGGTAGAAAAATATCGGCCTAAAAACGTAGACGGATACGTGTTTAGAGATGAGAATCAACGTAAACAAGTTGAAGCATGGATTAAGCAAGGCAGTATTCCGCATCTATTGTTAAGCGGCAGTCCTGGAATTGGCAAAACTACCCTAGCTAAACTACTACTTAATGAATTAGAAATCCCACAGTATGATATCTTAGAAATTAACGCAAGTCGTGAACGAGGTATTGGTGAAGTCCGTGAAAGGATTACTAACTTTATTCAAATGATGCCGTTTGGTCCATTTAAAGTTGTACTACTTGACGAGGCAGATTATCTAACTCCAGAAGCACAGGCAGCTATGCGAGGTGTTATGGAAGAATATTCTGGGACCAGTAGATTTATTTTAACTTGTAATCATCCTAATCAAATTATTCCAGCTATACACAGTCGTTGTCAGCAGTTTCACTTTGAAAAAATTGATCAAACTGAATTTACTGCTCGTGCGGCAACCATCCTAGTTGAAGAAGGTATCGACTTTGATCTAGATAACTTAGACACATTTGTTAAGGCAACATATCCAGACTTGCGCAAATGCATCAACATGGTACAACAAAACTGTCGTGATGGTAATTTGCTAGCACCTTCTAAATCTGATTCAGGAATGCAAGATTGGAAGATTAAAATGGTTGAGCAGTTTAAAGCTGGCAAGATCAGTGATGCAAGAAAAACTATCTGTGCAAGTGCTAGACCAGAAGATCTTGACAGTGTGTACAGATGGATGTATGATAATTTAGATGTGTTTAGTAAAGATGAAGAACTGCAAGACCAAGCAGTGATTATAATTAAACAAGGTCTAGTTGATCATACATTGATTGCTGATCCAGAAATTAATCTATCAGCAACATTAATTAAATTAGCCAAATTAGGAAAGTAATGGTTAGAAAAAATTCAGCTAAAGGACGTGATAGTTATGATGCTGAGATAGGGGGTAGTGTTATCCCCTTTTTTAATCGCAATGTGACCCCGTATGCTACAGAAGCGGGCGGACCTAAGTTTGATTTAATTCCAGTTACTAAACAAAAAGACATAATGATTAATCATGCTAGGATGTATGCCCAGCAAGAATATGATCGCATTATGGAGTTAGTAGCAGTATTAGAAAAACAAGCTCAAGAAATTAAACGTAGGTTAGATGTTACTGATGCTGTTCATGCGGCAGTATATCAGTTTCAGCCTGTAATGGGAAATTGCTATTGGTTAGCGTGGGATAAAAGAAAACAACACATGTTGTTAACTCAGAATGGTCCTAATGACTGGTCTTCAGGGCCGCCAGAAGACTATGAATATCAAACCAAGGTAAAGTACATGGGCGACCATACTTGGATGGAAATAGAATAAAAGGGGCACAAGGCCCCTTTTTTATTCTGTGTCTCCGTAAATTTTTAAAATCTCTTTTACGGCATCATGTCTTTCAATGTCTTTAACATCAAACCGTACTAGAGCAACTGTTTTGTGTTGATTAATTTTATCAAATTTTGCAATAAAATCTAAGAGACCATTTGCAGATGGGCGGTCGGCTTGTTGCAGGTCACCGGTAACCACCATCTTGCTATTTTCCCCTAATCTAGTCAACAACATTTTCATTTGACTTGGCGTTGCATTTTGCATTTCATCTGCTATGATATAACTGGTTTTAAAAGTCCTTCCTCTCATATACGCTAATGGTGAAATTTCTAAAATACCATCATCCATCATTTTGGCGATTTCTTGTGTAGAATAGTACTCCTCAAATACATCAAAAATAGGTCTTGTCCACGGGGCCATTTTTTCATTCAATGTCCCTGGTAAGAATCCATGCTCTTCATCCACGCTAACTGCTGGGCGAGTAATGACTATCTTTTCGACAGACTTCTCTTGCAATGCTTTTATAGCCATCTGCACAGCCAATAACGTTTTACCCGTTCCCGCAGGACCGATAGCAAAAGTTATATATTTTCGTGGATTTTTTAGCAATTCTATATACGATTCCTGACTCAAATTACGAGGAATGATATGAACTTGACGCTTTTTTTGTTGATACTGCTTAATCTCAATGAGATTATTTTGATGAGAACTGTTACGTTCTCGCTGTTTCGCTCTTGACAATGAACACCTCCTTGTTAGGCGACCTGCAACAATATTTAAGAGCATTGATAAAAATCTAGCTCATATACCCAAATTTCTTGCTAAATATTATCGAGGACAGGAAACCATGCTCGATATTATAAAAATCATTAAAAATACTAAAGAAATATACGGTACAAATAATACCCTAGGCATACTTAAAGACTTTGAACGAGTCTTAGATGAGCTAGACCTGTATGTTTACGAAAACTGGGAAGATGGTGAACTTGCCGCTGGACCTAATGTAAACCGTTACACTGTTGAGTGTACGTTTATGTGGCCGTTAGATAAAATGCCAAATCCAGATGGTGGCAAGCGTTTGTTGGATTATGACTGTAAAGTAACTTACAAAAAAGACAAACTACTTGTTCCAAGAAAAATTAGAAGTCCTGATGACTATCGTCCAGGCAGTAAGAAAGGAAAGATTGACGAACAACCAGTATGGTTGGTTTCAATTTCTATGCCTAAAAAATTAATGCAAGACATTTATCAAGGGTATGTTAAAAAAGAAAATGACAAGATGGCTGACGATATGAGAATTACTGGAACTTCTGCAGACGCAGTTGCAGATGCTGATGTACAACAAAATATGGAGGCTGCTGGCAATGTCTAATATATTAAACGAAGGTTTACGTTCAAGTGATCTTGAACACTTAGTTTCAGATACGTTTATGATTGACACTTACAAAAGTAAGATGGGTGAAGATAGAGACGTTGCTGTTTTAAGTTTTCGAGTAAAGGACAGATTACCTGCACTAGACTTAATGGAGTTTATTGAACGCGGTTATGGTTATGTACTAGATGCTGACATCAGTAGTGGTGAAGAAAGTGATGGAAAGTACAGTGTATTTGTGGAATTAGAACGCAATAAGAGATTACCTGAACATATAGAAGAAATTATTTCTGGTATACAACGTCTAACTGGAATTACAGAGTGGCGTTATAGATATCATAAAAATTGGCAAGGTAAAGATTATAATTTACAAAACGTCACTGAAGACATTCCATTAGATCCAGATAGTTATGATGCATTTTTACAAGAAAATAAAGTCAATGTTGTAAAAGATTTCTTAGATCAAACAATGTATGATGATGTAGAAATTTTAGAAAACACTGTCAAAATTATTAAACCATTTGGAGTAACTATGTCATTTGAAGTCAAAGACGTAGACCACTACAAATCAATTATGGGAAGAAATGAAGGCAGTCTTCAATTAGATGAACAAGCACAAGCCGAAACAGTATTCCTAAACAAAATTTTTGGAGATTATGAAATTATCAAGTTAGGTGAGAATTTCATGATAAGAAAAAATGATCAAGCACTATTGATCAAACTTATTTAAAGGATAAAAAATGAGTTTTACATTTAATTTTACAAAACAGCAATTAGAACAAATGATTCCAGGTAATGCTTACCTAACTCATTGGTACGAAGCACTTTCTGCTATTTTGCCTGAATATGAAATTAATACTCCACAACGAGTAGCGGCATTTATTGCACAATGCGCACACGAGTCAGGTGGATTCAAAGCACTAAAAGAAAATTTAAATTACAAGGCAGCGACACTGCGTAAAATTTTCCCTAAGTATTTCCCTACAGATGAATTGGCTGCAAAATATGCCGCAATGCCAAACAAGCAAGAAGCAATTGCCAATTTGGTCTATGCTAATCGTATGGGCAACGGCGGTCCAGAAACTGGTGACGGCTATCGCTACTGCGGTCGTGGACTTATTCAATTGACTGGTAAGGAAAACTATTCATGGTTCGCAGCCAGTTTAGAAATGCCAGTTGAAGATGTTCCAGAATATCTAGGCACATTTGAAGGTGCTGTCCAATCAGCTTGCTGGTTCTGGGAAACAAATAACTTAAACCAATGGGCAGACAAGGGCGACATTCTAACATTGACCAAACGTATTAACGGTGGCACAATTGGCTTAGAAGATCGTATCAAACATTTTAATCACGCTGTTCATGTATTAGGACACTAATATGTGGCTATTGACATTCTTGCCTGATAGCTTGTTAATGTATATCATTAACGGCATATTGGTCACTGGAGCTGTAAGTTTCTTTTTAAGTTTTTTTGTTCTACACAAAATTCTAAATAAATTTCCTGCTCTAGCACCATATCACTTGATAATACAAATCGTCAGCGTAGTATTATTAGTATCAGGCATTTATTTCAAAGGCGGATATAGCACTGAAATGATGTGGCGTGAGCGAGTAAAAGAAGCAGAAGCCAAAGTTGCTGTTGTTGAACAACAAAGTCAATTGCTCAATACACAGCTAGAACAAGAACGCAAGAAAAAACAACAGGTCAAAGTAGAGTACTACAATACTGTAAAAACTGAAATTAAAGAAGTTGAAAAAGTTATCAATGCCAAATGTGAAGTGGATCCTAACGTAAACGATCTGCATAATAAAGCGGCAACTAATCCGGAGAAAGCAAAATGAAAAGATTAGTACTGCTACTTCCAACAATTTTATTAACAGGGTGTTTAGCAACGGCTCCAGTTGTTCCTAAATGGCCTGATGTTCCCAAGGAGCTATTAGTAGAATGTCCTAATTTAAAAACTGTAGAACCTACAAATAATAAAATTAGCACACTAATAGAAACTGTTGCTGATAATTATAAAGAATATTATGAGTGCAAGGACAAGGTCGAGGATTGGATCACTTGGTATAACGGGCAACAAAAATTGTGGGAAACACTTAAATAGTAGTATATTAAGGAGCGAGTGATGGAAGATAAAAAATTACTCAAGTGGGTGTTCATTATGTTGTTGGCACCGCTTGTGTTAGCATACTTTAGCAATGGCGGAGAAAGTTTCCGATACCCTTGCCAAAATCCAGCAAACTGGGATAAAGAAATGTGTAAAATGCCAACATGTGATGTAACCCGCACATGTCCAGAGCATATTTTTAAAGGTCAACGAGACCCAAGACTAGGACCCCCAAAAGATGAACCAAATAAAACAACTACTACACCGACTCCGTCAGCGAGTTTCGGACCTACTACGCAAGGAGCAAACTGTGGAAAATAACACAACCCCAACACACATCTATACTGAAGAGCAGTTAATGGCTCGACTAAAATTCTTTATCGGCATTTGTCTATCATTGACATTGTTTGGTATTGTATTTGTTGTGCTTTACTCATTAATTTTTGTAACACAACCTTTAAACGCTATCAGTCCAATTGATCAAAAGTTCTTTGAATTGATTATCCCAATTGCTACATTCTTAACAGGTACACTAAGCGGTATTATGTTAGCTGGTGGTGATAAAGATTTAAGAGCAAAAGCATTAGATGCGGCTAACAAGGCGCCAACAGTAAGTCCAGCACCAACAACTCCTGCTCCAGGCGGTTTTAAGGCAGCTCCTGCATTTGGAGCAACTGCTCCTAGTAGTTTTGGAACTACTGCACCAACAGGATTTGGCGGAGCACCACTAGGTGGAAACACAATGAGTACACCATTCAATGCTGAGCCAAGTTGGGGTACAACTCCAATTGCAACCACAGCAAGTGGTAAAAAGATTGTTCCAGAAGAACCACAACCTGAGCTATAATATACCATGTCATCGGTGAGCGAACAAAAGAAAGAAGATTGGATGAATACTAAATGGCGTCCAATGATGGGTTGGATGTACATGGTAGTATGTATTGCTGACTTTGTTATCTTTCCAGTACTATGGAGTTTAGTACAAGCTCTACATGGTGGCAGAGTAGAAACACAATGGAGCCCAATTACACTTAATGGTGCAGGATTGTTTCATATGGCCATGGGTGCTATATTGGGTATTGCAGTTTATGGTCGTACACAAGAAAAGTTAAATGGTGTAAACAATGTTGGTACACAACCTACAGCACCTACTACAATTCCTAGTACGACAACAACTTTCAGTGGCGGGTTTTCTCAACAGCCATTGACTTCAAGTACAGGAAAGCCAATGCCGGCACAAGCTGTACAACCAGAACTTTAAAGGAAAAATTATGTTAGAAACATTATTTTGGTTAGCATTAGGTGCATTTGTTGGTTGGAATTTCCCTCAACCAGAATTTGCAAAAACAATACAGGCTAGAGTTTTAGCCATGTTTAAAAAATAAGGAAAATAAAATGAAACTATTAGCAACAGCAATTTTTACAAGTATGTTAGCATTTGGTACAGTAGCCTGTGCTAAAGAAGAACCAAAAAAAGAAGTAGCAGAAATTAAGAAAACTTCTGCTCCTGCATCAGCTCCAGCAGATGCTAAAAAAGACGAAGCTCCAAAAACTAAAAAAGCATGTATCAAAACTACAGACGCCAAAACAGGTAAAGAAGTTGAAAAGTGCAAAGTGGTTAAAATTCACGAAAAGCATGAAGGTACAAAAGTTGAAGGCGCAACTAAGGAATCTGGCAAGAAATGAGAAAATTACTTTTTACTGGTATGGTGGTTATTTCCTTAACTGGCTGTGCTAGTATTAAGGAAATGGTTCCAAGTTTTTCCGATGTTAATCAATCATCAAAAATTATCGATGTTAGACAAAGTGTGGCGCAGTTGAATTGTAAAGAAGCACATGCGCCACAAGTTAAAGTTATTAAAGATAATTTACAATGGTTTGTTATGTATAGTGAAAGCAAGGGCTGGCGTCAAAATGATGTTATCAAGCTAGTCAAACCAATTCAAGATACAGTTGATGATTTTTATAAGCGTAGTATAGACAAGCAAGGCACAGAAAGTTATTGTGAAATTAAGAAAAAAATTATGACCACACAGACTGAAAAAGCTGCCAGTGCTATATTAGGGAGATTTTAATGATTGATAATTTGTATAAATTGGCACAAACTGGCGGACCAATTGGTGAACGTGCTCAAATGGCTCTTATGCTAACTGAGCAACACAACAAAGGCGATATTACTGATAGTGAATTTCAAGAACTCATGCTAGACCTAACACGTCTTGATGAAGTAACTGATAATGCCACTTCAATTGAATATAAGACTATGTTTGTGACCGCAGTATACGCTGTTGCACAACTGGCATAACAGGTTAAACAACTTTCAAAAGGCAGCTTGACAGTTGCCTTTCTTTGTTATATAATAGTGTTATGAAAGATTATTATGCAATCCTTGGTGTTCCAAAAACCGCAAGTGCTGAGGAAATCAAAAAAGCATTTAGAAAAGCCGCAATGAAGCACCATCCTGACCGGGGTGGCGATCAACAACGATTCAAAGAAATTAACGAAGCACACGAAATTCTCTCAGACAGAGAAAAACGTATGCAGTTAGATCAAGGCATTGATCCACTAAATCCAAATCAAAGAACTTATAGAAGTCAGAATTTTAATCAAGGCTTCAATAATATGGAAGATATCTTTCAAAACTTTGGTTTTGATTTTGGATTTACTCCACGCGGTTTTAGACCACAACCCCCTACAAAAAATAAATCCTTTAATGTTCAAATGACATTGACATTAGAAGAAGCGTTTACTGGGATCAATAAAAATATCACAATCACGCATCCTGGCGGTGTTGGTAAAAATGTAGGAATTAATATTCCACCTGGCATTGACAATGGCATGGCTATACGTTATGCTGGCATGGGAGATGACAGTATTGGTGGATTACCTGCAGGTGATTTAACAATTATAATTAATATCGCTCCTCACCCAGTGTATGCTAGAGAAGGACTAAATTTATTAACTGATGTTACTATTGACTGTTTTGATTCTATACTAGGCACAAGTGCTGAAATTGACACATTAGATGGTAGAAGGTTGCAAGTAGTAGTTCCTGCTGGAACACAACCAGGAACTACACTGGGATTGAAGAATGAAGGAATGCGTGACCAACAGGGCAATGTTGGAAAACTATATGTAAGAGTTAATGTTAGCGTTCCTAAAATTACTGATCCTATTAAATTATCTTTAATCAAACAACTTAAAAATTAAATATTAATATGGTAAAACTTGTATTTCATCCAGATCCAATATTAGAAGAACAAATGCCAGCATTTGATTTTGATAATCCTATTATGGATCCAAAAGAATTAGAAAAAGAATTACTAGCAATTATGTTTGCCAATAATGGAATTGGACTTGCGAGTCCACAAATTGGCATTAAAACTAGAGTATTTGCAATGGGACATTCACTCATGCCTGAAGCAAGTCTTGCTATGTTTAATCCAACAGTAATTGACGCTAGTAACGAATTTCAAGATATAGAAGAAGGCTGTTTAAGTTTTCCAAATATTTTTGCTAAAATTAAAAGACCTACTTGGATTGTTGTAAAATACAATACTAGTGATAATGAAGAACGAACTGAACGAATGGAAGGTTACAACTGTAAATGTTTTTTACATGAATTGGACCACTTAGATGGTATCGTAATGAAAGATCGTTTAAGTCAACTTAAATGGGCGTTAGCCGTTAAAAAATCAAAAAAGGTAAAAAATTATGCTAGAACCAAATGAAGATCTAGAAAAGATCTTTGAACGTGCAATTCAGTTATCGTTAGATAACCATCATCAATATATCACGCTAGAACATTTCTTATATTGCATGGTCACTGACGAAACATTCAATAGCGTACTTATGGGCTACGGCACAGATGTTCAAGACTTGACTACAAAGTTAGAAAACTATATTAAAAACGAGCTTGTTAGTATCGTTGACCAAACATCAAATTCCAGACCAAAAAAGACTAATAGTGTTGAACGTATGCTTAACAGAGCATTTACTCACACATTGTTTTCTGGAAGAACAACTATTGAACCAATCGATTGTTTTTTAAGCATTTTAAACGAAAAGAAAAGTCATGCGGCATTTTATCTTCGTAGTGCTAATATTGAAAAAGACAAATTTATTGAATACGTTAATAAAGAAATTGGCCCTAGTAGTCAAGACGGAGAAGAAAACACTGTGCCAGAAAATAAACTTGAAGCATATATTGGCAACTTCTGTACGAATTTAAATGCTAAAGTTAAGAATAAAGAAATTGATCCTGTAATTGGCAGAGATAAAGAACTAGAAGAAATGCAATTAGTTCTTGCACGTAGACACAAGTCAAACGTTATGCTAATTGGTGATCCAGGGGTTGGTAAAACAGCTCTTGCTGAAGGACTTGCACGTAAGATTGTTGAAGGCAATGTTCCTAAGTTTATTCAAGACCACACAGTCTATACTTTAGACATTGGTGCTTTGTTAGCTGGTTCTAAATATCGTGGAGATTTTGAAGAACGTCTTAAAAATGTTCTTACAGCTATCCAAAAAAAGAAAAAGTGCATTTTGTTTATTGACGAAGCACACATGATGAACGGTGCAGGAACAAGCAGTGGTCAGAGCAATGATATGGCTAATATGCTAAAGCCTGCACTTGCTAAAGGTGGGTTAAAAGTCATTGCATCAACTACGTGGGAAGAATTCCGCAAGCACTTTGAAAAGGATCGTGCCTTAATGCGCAGGTTCCAACGTGTTATGGTTGGCGAGCCTGACGAAGTAACTACTATTAAGATTATTAAAGGTCTTAAAAAGTATTACGAAAAGCATCATGGATGCAAAATTACTAATCAAGCAATTATTGATTCTGTAAAATATAGTGTCAAGTATATGAGTGATAAAAAATTGCCTGATAAAGCAATTGATATCATTGACTGTGCCTGTGCTCGCTTTAAGGTGCGTGATGAAGAAGGTGGTACAGTAGATCACGATGAAGTTGTATTTGAAGTTGCCAAGATGACTGGATTGCCTTTAGAACAAGTAGCCGCTAAAGACACAACTACGTTACATGATTTAGAAGGTGACATTAAATCTGAAGTATATGGTCAGGATACTGCTGTAGACTCATTGCTTGATAAAATTTATATAGCACAGGCTGGACTTAAGAGTCATAATAAGCCAATTGGTAGTTTCTTGTTTGTTGGTCCAACTGGTTGTGGCAAAACTGAAACTGCTAAAGTACTTGCAAATAAAATGGGCATTAAGATGCTACGTTTTGATATGAGTGAGTTCCAAGAGAAACACTCAGTTGCTAAATTTATTGGTGCCCCTCCAGGATATGTTGGCTTTGAAGACAATGCTGGGCAACTAATAACTCAGCTTCAAGAAAATCCAAACTGTATATTGTTGCTGGATGAAATTGAAAAAGCGCATCCAGACGTTAGTAATGTGATGTTGCAACTTATGGACAACGGTTTTGTTACTGGTAGCAATGGTAAGAAAGCAGATGCACGTAATGTTATTATCATTATGACTTCTAACTTAGGCGCTTCTGATAGTGAGAAATCTAATATTGGTTTTGGCAGTCAAGAAAAACTTGGCGAAATCAACAATGCTGTTAATAGATTCTTTGCTCCTGAGTTCCGCAATCGTTTAGATGGAATTATTACGTTTAAGAAACTTGAACACAGTGTAATGACAAAAGTTGTTGACAAGTTTATTAAAGAAATGAATTCGTTAATTACTGATAAGAATGTGTTTGTACAGTTAACTGAAACTGCTAAAAATCATCTTATTGACAAAGGGTTTGATAGCAAGATGGGTGCTAGACCAATGCAACGTGTAATTGATGAAGGCATTAAGAAGCCTTTAAGCAGACAAATACTGTTTGGTAAACTAGTAAACGGTGGTTTAGTTAAAGTAGACTTTGTTAATGATCAGCTAGTATTTGATTACTTTGACCCATTACCAATCGTAAAAGATACTGAGCCAAGTATAGAAGAAAATGCAACACAAGATTAAAAATCTTTTTACTAAAAAGTTATTTTACAAAAAATGGCTCTACAAAGTTGTCGTCAGTTGCCCTGGAATTGGGCAACTACGTCGACGAGGACTAGAATACATAACCACTGTTCAAACTAAAAAGACTGGTAATTTTTACTTAAATTCAATTATTGATGACATAAACAATCACAGGAAAGACTTGATATTGATATCATCAATATTAGAGAAAGAATTAAAGTCAGTTGATCATCAAGTTAGAGTTGAAGGGAGTTCGTGTGCAATTTTTACTAATTCTAAATCCCTAATATCTAATATTGAAAAAGCGTTGCATGGATTTGTTACAGAAATACATTTGCCTGAATCGTTAGAATCAGAAATGTTTTTATCTGGTAGTAAAAATAAAGTAATATGCTCACAACTACCTCTAGAAGGATATAGATATAAAATATATCTTAAAAATGGTGATATTCGTAGTCATGAAAATTTGCAAAAATTTGTATCTTGGGCAGACAATTTCAAAGACAGAATACATATCCCTATAGGCACTAGACGAGTTTTAGTTGGGCTTGCACACCCATACATATACGGACAATACTTCTATGCCAAGGATCAAAAAATGGCTAGTATGGCCCTAATGATCATGGGTGATCATTTGAATAAAACTGAAGAATACGTATTAAAATCTGAACTAATATAGGTAAATATAAGACTATGCCAGCACTAAGCGAAACACTACTTTTTACATCGGGTACGGATTCAAACGGAAACCCAAATAAAACATCGAGTCTAACATATCCATCTGGGGTAAGTGGCGCTCAAACATATTATAGTGACAAAATCAAGGGCGAAGGTTATTACGGTGGAAACGGCTTACATACCGGCGGGTACACTCCATGGCCTGAATCTAATCTAGTTAACCCTGGTGAGAACAATAACTTTAGAGGCGCCATACAGCTTCAAGCAAGTCTAGTAACAAATCCAGCAGAATCTGATTGGTTTGCTATTGTTGGTACAGATGCTACGTTTGATGGCACAGATCAATCCAATAGATTTCTTAATTTTGTAGGTAATTTTGTTTGGATTCGTGCAAAAGTTGTTATAACACAAGGCGTTTTAACGTCAATTCAAGTCAATCACTAATATTGGTACTAGCTCAATTCAAATAAATACATGATAGTTAAAATCATGGTACCTTTACCATGGGTGAGTAAGGCACATATATCATGAAATTATTTGAATTTTTTAGTCAGAATACAACTGAACCAGAAGAGAAAGAAAATGACGACCAAATACGTAAGGACGTCATGGCCTTTATACTCGATGATAATGACATCTATCGAGAGAAACTTCTCCCACTGATCCACAAGCACAATAAGAACGTTAAAGATGAAGATTTACGTAAAGATTACGTAAAAGTTATCAACGACTGTTGCATCGAATTTTATAAAGAAAAAGAATTAAAAACAGATCCAAACAAACTTTTTCCAAAAGCAATGAGAAATGAGATGATAAAACAACTCATTAAGATCAATAAAGAAAATATTACTACAAAGAAGAATAAAAAAGATGAAGATACGAGATCTGTTATTTGAAGGTAGGATTGATCCTACTCTTTTAAATCATTTTCTTAAACACTGTTCTGAAGAATTGGGTCTTGAATCGTTACCTAAAATTAATCTCATAGATAACAAAGAATATTCAGTAACACACAAATCATTTGGCGGTTATCAGCCAGGCGAAAAATCAATAATTTTATCCACTAAGGATAGACACCCAGTTGATGTGTTTAGAACACTAGCACATGAACTAACTCACTATAAACAAGATTTAGACGGACAACTTGAAGGGGACGATGTTGGTGCCACAGGTAGTCCAGAAGAAAATGAAGCTAATTCTGTTGCAGGCGTAATAATGCGTAACTTTGGTCAGAAGTTTCCAGAAGTATTTGAATAAGGACCATCATGCGTATTAAAGATCTATTTGAAGGCGGGTGGGATACTACCAAAACACAAAACACTGTACTACATCCTAAAATTGTAAGTGTTGCCTTATCTGTAGTAGATCGATTTGTTGTTGATTTCAATAACTTTATTAAAAATAAAAACGTTGGTCAAATTAAACGTGGAAGACCAACAGGTAGCAGTGCATACCATGAACAAGACGCCATTGAAAGACCAGATACAATTTATGGCGATATTGATTTACAAATGATTGCACCGCCAGTTGAAGGATTAACTTACGGACAGTTTAGTGGTTATTGGAATAAACTAGCAGATGATTTTGTTAAGACTGCAAATCCTGCGTATGTAGACACAACTGAAAGCAAACCTGGTCATCCAATTTTCCAAGTTGGTAAACAAGACTATGTTCAAATTGACTTTATGTGGCATGAGCAAAAAATGGCGGATTGGGGTGCTACTCGTGTAACTCCAGAACGTGGTATCAAAGGTTTACTGTCAGGTAACATGTACAGTGTATTTGGTGAAATACTTGACATGAGTATTCAACATGCTGGAGTACAACTTAAAGTAATTGATGACCAACGTGTGCCGTTTAGTAAACAAAAAGATACACAAATAATCACAGTGACAACAAATCCAAAAACATTTATATTAGATGTGTTTATGTATTTGGCCAAACGTATGGGCGTGAACAATCCAAGAATTGATCCCATGCTCAAACAGTTCTCTGGCAACGACATTAACGATGTTAAAATAAGCAAACTAGTTAATGGTATGAAGGGATTTGCCTCAAGTGCAGAAGCAAGTGGTATGTTTGGTAAAGGTGATTTACAAAATTTTAACTCTGCACAAGATTTTATGAATAAGTTTTGGCAACGTTACGAAGAAAAAGCACAAATTGACATTGCTGGTAAAAAGCGTGACAAAGCACAAACCCCAGATGCTATTGCACGTGCCAATGCAGACAGAGAAAAGATCCAAAAAGGTCTAGATATGGTTAAAGGATATTTCTAATGAGAGCAAAAGAATTTATAACTGAAATTAAGGCAGGAGCAATATCTAAACGACAAGGCATGTCAACTACTGGTATAAATTTATATACTGATGCTGAAAGACGAAACAGCGACTATGTGTCATATCGTTTAGGTATGGCAGTTGCTTGTACAGATGGTACAAACGATCCTGATATGGATGCTAAAAGTTGGGTTGACAAAAGTAAGACTACTCACCCATATACACCCCAAGAACAAGAAATGCTTAAAAAAGCCTACAAGGCAGTAGGAGCAAAATGGAAAGATTTAAATCACGGAGATTTAACTAGTCAAGAATTAAAAACAACCAACGTTGTTAGTCCAGTTGCAAAACCTAAACGAAACAAATACGGCGTGTAATGAGAGTTAAAAATGAAAATATTTGAACTGTTAATTGAAAGTGGTAAAAGGCTTGCTAGTCAAGGAGTTGAAGTCTCTAGAGTAAACAAAGACGACTTTGTTGCCGCTAAAAATGTTTTAAATCCTATTCTAATCAAAGCAGGAATTAAAGCAGGATGGACTGCTGGCGGTGCTGGTAGTTTTGATCCTGAACACGACTATGGTGGTGGTGGAAGAGAAGACAGCGGTGATATTGACATTATGATTGACCCTGCAGAACTAGTAGGACGTTTTCCACCCAATGTTGAAGCATACAATGCCGCAAGTGCAAAACCAATCGGTCCAAAAGCTATGGCCAACGCTATGGCAGATCCAGCTAAAAAAGCCAAGATAGAAATGAGTGCTAGTAAATGGGCACTGGCTGACTTTATGACAAAAAATGGTTTTAGAACCGACCCAGGAACGCTAACTGTTGAATATACCGCTAGTGGGAAAAGTTTTTCAGTTGACTTGATTATACGTCCAAGAAATGCTTGGCCACTACATACTCATGATTTTGCAACTGATCCAAAAATGCGTGGTGGAGATTTATGGATTAACATGTATCCTGTGTTAGCTAAACTTGCTAGTAAGACAGTTTTTACTGATCCAAAAACTGGTGAAGAAAAAGGCAATATACAATTTAGTCCTGATAAAGGCTTAGTGGACAGAGATACTAATAAAGTAATTGCCATTGATAAAAATGACATTGCCAAAATTTTATTAGGTCCACAATTTAGTGCAAAGGATTTGTCAAGTATGACAGGTATTAGAAATGCGTTATCTAAACAACCTGAAAAGTTGTCAAAACTACCACAGCCACAAGAGCAATAAATACAGTTATGAATTTATTTGAACTTTTTTCACCCACTAAACAAGCTATTATGGAAGGCATTGACCATCCAGAAGATCTCATTATCTCACAAGGTAGTGCAGGTGCTGACAGGGTATTAAAAGATTTAGCAAGTTTGGAAAAAGATCCAAACACAGTTACAGTCAAGTGGGACGGATTCCCAGCAGTTGTGTTTGGTAGAGACAAGGGCGGAAACTTAGTGTTTATGGATAAACACATGTACGAAAAAGTAGCCTCTGGAAAAATGGACTTTATGTCTATTAAAGATTATGACGAAAGTCGTGGTGCTAATCGTACAAGTTTGATTGATCAAGAAAGTATTATACGTCCGCTATTAAGTAAAATAGTTCCTAACGTCAAAGATCAATATTGGATGGGTGACTTGATGTGGACTGGTACGCCGCCAGTTAGTAATGGCGCATTTGTGTTTAAACCAAACACTGTAGAATATCAAGTTGATATAGATCAAACTCCAGGCGTTGGAGATTCATTAAGCGATAACATTGCCAGAAGTGGGGCAGGAATTGCAGTGCATACTTTTATTCCTGGTTTAGGTCAGCCTGATCAACCACTTGTTGGACTTAAAGGTTTGCCAGAAGATGCTGGTATTACTTTCCTAGTTGGAGAGATGAAGGACAAGCCACGTGTTGCAATTAATCCTGAACTATTAAATCAAACACAACAAATAATTAATTCTAATAGAAGTGCTGTAGACAAGTTTTTTGTTGACTTAACTGCAATGAAGGGCAAGAGCGTTATAACTGCTATGGGTCCGTTCATTACACGTATGTTAGAAGACAATGACATCAAAGGTGACATTGTTCCTAGATTCTTAGAGTTTTTAGGCGAACGTTTAACTGACAGTGCTAAACAAAAAATGTTAGGCACAAATAAAGATGGTTGGCTTTACCAAGAACAGGGCGGTGCTCCTGGACTACTTGGCATTTGGACTATGTGGGCCGCAATTACTGAATTAAAATTAAACGTTAAACAACAAATTGACACACAACAGCAAGGTAGTAAAATACGTGCTGTTACTGATGGTATCAATGCACATGAAGGTTACGTGTTTGGTGCAGGTAAAGACAAATTAAAACTAGTTGATCGATTAGGATTCAGCAGAGCAAACTTTGCTAAACACAAAGTTAGTGATGAAGAAGTAGCTGAAAAAAGTAAAATGCCGCTAGCTGTTTTTTGCTTTGGTCGTATGAACCCGCCAACAATGGGACACGGACTTGTTTTAAATAAAACAGTTGAACTTGGCAAACAAAATGCATTTGTATTTTTAAGCAATAGTGTTGACCCAACAGATAATCCACTATCGCCAGCAATAAAAGCAAAATTTATTGAACAAATTTATCCTACTACTAAAGGTCATATTGTTACAGATTTTGTACAAAGTCCAATATATGCTGCCAACTGGCTGTATAGTAAAGGTTATCGTAACATGGCATTTGTTGCTGGTAGTGACCGACTAGGAAAAGAAAAAGGTAGTATTGAAAAACTACTTAGTAGTTGGAACAGTGGACCAGTTAGAAGTACTGATCCAGCTGGCGCTAGAGACTTTGTAAATATGCAGTACATAAGTGCAGGAGATAGAGATCCTGACGGTGAAGGAGTTACTGGCTACAGTGGAACTAAAGCTCGTCAAGCAGTGACTGCGAACAATGAACAACAGTTTCAAAATTATACTGGAATTGGTAGCGACATTGTGGTTAACGGAAAAACGTTATACCAGTCAGTCAAAGAAGGTATGGGCATAAGAGACCAGGCACTAGCGCAACCTGCTGTTGTTAAACAACCTGCAACGCCAAATGTACAAGTAACTAAAAAGATTCCAGGAAAAGCACCAGCACAGGAGTTGGACACAATGAATGAAACTACCTTAAAAAATAAGGAAGATTTACAAGCAAAACGTAAAGCATTACAAGATATTCAGATGGATAAACATACACATAAGGATCCACAATTGAGTGCTGAATTAGCTAGACGCAAAGCATCTTTAGAGCGTGAAGCAAAGAAAAAAGGTATTGCTGAATCAATTGTTGAGTCAATTGGTATTTTAGAAGAACAACAAAATTTCTTAAGAAGACAAAAGTTAAATGAGGCACCAATTGAAATGGATCCACAAAATCCAAATGATCCAATGGTTATGCCTCCTGGACTTAATCCAGGTAAATTAAGTTATCGAAAACAACGAGCTGCCGCACAATTAGCAGATTTAGCTCGTATGGCTTCGCAGGCAAATGAAAAGAATAGTGCTATAATGTGGGATAGTATTGTTAGACATTTTCCAGAATTGGAAACAAACATTCGTAGCATACAACATGGTATGCAAGAATTAGAAAAAGTGCGTCGTGCAGGCGGCAAACGAAGCAAGGGAATTGAAAAAATATGAAAATTACACAACTTTTAGACGAAGCAAAAAAAGGTGTTAAGGCACCTAAGCATACTGTCAAACCTAGAAACTTTGTAGCTAAAAACGCTATAGCCACTACTAGTGGTGCTGGCGCACACAAGGATAAAAAGAAAGCCGCTAAACAAGGCGATGTTAAGCACAAAGGCAAAGAGCTTGCTGAAGATACTCGTGCCGAGTTAGCTTTTAAAGATTTAGATGCAGAAATATCAGGCGACAGTACCAATGTATCTGATCTAGAACAACGAGCATCAGCATTAAGAAAACAAATGCCTGTGCAAAAACCAACTCGAGTAGCTGACTTACCAGATGTTGATCAATACGAAAATGCAAAAAGATTTGGAAAATTTAATGGATCATACGGGGATTGGTTAAAAAATAAAGGCATGAAAGAAAATACATTGCAAGGTGTGGAGGAAGAAAAACAAAAAGGTGTTGATGGCAAGGCCTGTTGGAAAGGCTACAAGCGCATGGGCACCAAGAAGAAAGGTGGCAAGACAGTAGACAACTGTGTGCCTATGAATGAGAGTTTTGATCCCGAGTATGATGACGAAGCTGGTATGGCAGACAATAACCTTGAAACTTTAAAAAGAGCAGTAGAAGGTTTAGACGACATGATTAACGAAGGCGACAACTTGCCTGAATGGTGTCAAGAAAAAATTGCAGTAGCAAAAAGCATGTTAATCTCAGTTTGGGACTATATGCAAAGTGAAGAAAATAGTATGTCTGAAAATCAAAGAAATCCTGATCTAATGAGTCAAACTGATTATGATCGATATCAACAAGGTCAAATGGACCAACAAAAGCGTGACTTTAAACGTGACGAACTAGAACATGAACTTGGCCATGAAGAGCAAGGCATGTACTATGTTGTAATTGCAAAGAATGGCAAATGGGAACACACTAAAGCGCAGCCTAGACAAGAAGGAATGAATGCCGCACAAAGAATTATTAATGCGTTACATTCAAAATATCCTAGTATGCACTTGGGCATGGTTGGTCCAGACGGCAAAGTATATAATTATGGTAAGGGCAAATAAAAATGGATAAGCTACAACTAGCATTAAAAACAGCATTTGCAAGTGAATATTCATTTGCCTTAAAAGCACAAAATTTCCATTGGAATGTAGAGGGCATGTTCTTTACACAGTTTCATGATTTGTTTGGTGACATTTATACTGAAGTTTATGGAAACATTGATGCGTTTGCAGAAAATATTAGAAAAGCAAGAGCATACACCCCAGCAAGTTTAACACGCTTTAGTATGTTAAGTGTTATTCAAGATGAAACAGAAATATTAGAAGCACCAGAGATGTGTGCAGAACTTTTATCAGATTCTGATAAGATGGCTGAAATTCATAGATTAACTTTCCAGTTGTCTGAAGAAGCAGGTGAACACGGTCTTAGTGATTTTTTAGCTGGAAGACAAGATGCCTTCCGCAAACACTCTTGGATGTTAAGAGCCACATTGAAATGAAGATCAAAGAATTATTAGAACATAAACAAACGCATGAAACAATATAGAATTACTACTGATAATATTGTTAATGACAGTCCTGATGATTGTTATTTAGATCCTACTGACCCTTTGAATGAGATAAAGGCTCTACAATATCTTGGTGGTATCAATTCGTTAAATAGACTACAAGAGTACAAAGGTATGCAAGGTAGTAATATTAGTGCAACTGGCTCAGAGAAGGGAAGGCTACAGCGAGAAAACAATATTAAACCAGGAACTCCTGAATGGTTTAAATTGTGGTTTAGTTTACCGTATATGACTGGCGAGAGGCCTATTGAAAAATGAAAATAAGAGATTTATTAGAGTTATCAAAATCTAGTCCACTAGGCAAATTCATTGATAAAGTAGATACAGATTATTCTGTAGGGGCAACCACAGATAAGATTGGCAATGCAATTTCTAACGTTTTTAAAAATTATTCTAATGATAAAACAGATGCACCTACTAAAAGTGAAGTTCCTGTAACAGTAGCAAAACCTGCATCAAGTTCAACTGCTGTAAGTTCTGAAGTTGTTGCTCAAGAATTAGATAGACAAGGAATCACTGACCCAAATTTAAGAAAATCAATTATGGGGAAATTTGGTCAAGAATCAGGCGGAAACACTAGAGTCACTGAAATTCCTTATAAGAATACAAGTAATGATATTATTAGATTAAGATTACCGCAACTTAGAAGTATGAGTGATAATGAATTAAATGATTTAAAACAAGATACAGAAAAATTTTTTAATAGGGCGTATGGATATAAAGGTAATTCGTTAAACAATACCGAACCAGGTGATGGTTACAAATACAGGGGCCGTGGTCTAACTGGTATCACTGGTAAAGTAAATTACCAAAGAGCTGATGATGCATTAGGTTTAAAAGGCGAGCTAGTTAAAAATCCTGATCTACTATTAGATCCAGAAATTGATAAAAGAGCTTCTGTTTGGTTTTATAAGGCAGCTGGCGCGGATAAAGTAACTTTTGCCAATCAAGAAGATGCTAATAAGTGGGCTATACACAAGGCTGGTGGGAACATGTATGCTCCTGGCACTGAGTTAGGAAATATCGCATTAAATGATTTGAATAAAAGAACGGCCGTAATTGGTGCGGTAGCTGCCACTGGGATTGTGGCAGGTCCAACTTTAGTAAGAAAAGCAGACACTGTAATAGATAGGGTTAAAAATCTCTTAGGCAAAACAGCCGACAGTGCTAAATCAGTTGTAGGACAAACAGTAAACACTGCCAGAAATACTGCTATAGCAACTGCATTGGGTTCAGGATCTAGCAGTGGAAGTGGTGGAGGCTTTTATGGCGGAAGTGGATCAGCTCCAGAAGAACAAGAAGTGACATTAATAATTAATGGCAAACGTAAAAAATTTAAAAATAAAAGAGAAGCAAAAATTGCAATGGACATTGCAAGATCACAAGGGATAGATGCAAGATATGGGTAAGCCAGAAGTTTATTTAGATATGGACGGAGTTATTGCAGACTTTTTTACAGAGTATGCTAAACTTGCGGGCATTGAATCAGGGAACTACAGAGATATTCCACCAGCAAAAACAGATCCTACATTAAACAAAATGATAGGTACAGACTTCTTTGCACGTCTACCAAAATGCAGAAATGCAGATGCACTAGTAGACTTAATAGTAAAAACATTTGGTACTTATAATATTTGTTCAAGTCCTCTGCGTGGTGATCATGCAAACAGTGAAAAACAAAAAAAGATTTGGCTTGGCAACAATCTAAAATACCAACCTAAAGATGTTGTAATTACACCAAACAAAGCCAAATGGGCCAAACAAACAGATGGAACTCCTAACATTTTAATTGATGATAGAGGAAGTAACATTAGTTCATGGGAAGCCGCTGGTGGTATTGGTATCAAATATCAAGCAGACGAAGACAACTTACAAGTAATTGTACAAGGTATTAAAAGAGCATTTTCTGTTATAAAAGGTGAAGAGAAACACGACCCTCAAAAGTTAAAAAGTTTAGATCGTAGTAATGGTAATTTAATTGCTACTAGTGGTGATAAAGACGCCCATTAAGGACATCATATGAAAATTCAAGAAATTATCACAGAAACTGCTACAGCTGGATCAACAAGTGCTAGTAATATTGCTAGTACTGGAAACAGTCCACACGTTGCAGTTGGAAGCCCTGCAGTGATTAAACGATGGGGCGGAAGTCCTGGTAAAATGGGTAAAAGTCCAGAACCAGCTAAAACTAAGTCTCAAGACGCCGATGATAACCCTGTCACTAACCCAAGTGTCGGTAATAACCTAGTTGCATAAATATAGTATTGGAGAACAAAATGCCTTTTAAATCAGCTAAACAGAAAAAAACAATAGATGCGGCAGCACATAATCCTGCTTTTGCAAAAAAAGTAGGAATTAAGACCGGTGATGCCAAAAAAATGTCTGCACATGGTAAGGGTCAAACTAAGTTTGAAGAAGCCAAAGATACTGTAGAAAAAGATGAAAAAGGCAACGTTAAATCATGGAAGCACGAAGGCGACTGGAAAAAAGCTGATAACAAACAAGGACGTGGAAAAGTGACTAATTTAAGCGACAAGGCTCGTAGACAAACAGCAAAGATGAGCAAGGCTGAAACTGAAATGGCTGAAGCATTTGAACAAGCATTAGAAGGTGCTGGATCTCCAACAGTTACGCATGGTCCAAACAAAGGCAAAAAATGGAGTCCAGAAACTCCAGGGCCAACAAACCCAAGTTATAAAAGTATAGACAAAGGCATCCCTAGTCCACCAGATGGTGCAACTGCTCCTCCTCCTGGTTACAAGCCTCCAAAGCCTAGCAAACGTGCAGAAGTTACACCTACAAGTGACAGTGACGACACAGCCATGACCGCAGAAAGTTCTTCTAAGAAAGTAATGAAGAAGTTACGTGCTAAACACATGATGGAGTCAATTAAAGTGTTAGGAGAATTAATTGCAGAAGCTAAAAAATCTGCAAAAAAGAAAAGTACTAAAGTAAAAGAAGATCCTAACGAAGGTAATGCATTTGGTAAAGCAGTGCAAGATGCTAAAAAAGACGGCATACAAAAAGGTGAAAAAGTCAAAGTTGGTGGTAAAGAATATCCAGTAAAAGAAGCTGCCAATGAAAAATGCAATCATACACCAAAAGGTAAAAAGTGCCCAGTACACGGTTTGAAAGAGTGTGGTTCAATGTATGAAGGCAATGACGGTAACTTGGCCAATAATGCCAAACCATATGACAAAGTCACACGTGGTGATGTTATTGCTGGTCGTTTGGGCAAAGACGAAATGGGCGGTAAGAAAAAGAAAGATAAAAAGACTACTGAAACATTTATGCCTGTAAACAAGGAAAAGCCACAAGGACCAGTTGATAAGGCAATTGGTAATGTGACCAAGGCAGTTGGTGGTGCAATTAAAACTGTTGCAGACAAAGTAAAAGGTGCAACTGGAGACACTGACGTAAAAACAGACGAGTCATATACTGTCAATGGTAAGAAAGTGTCCAAAGCTGCCTATGATAAAGAAATGAAAAAAGCTGGCAAAGGTAAAGAAAAAGTTAAAGAAGGTTGGACACACGATACACTAGCCGCAAGATTATTTGAAAGTGGTGACGAGTATATGGTTTCATTACATAACAGATTAAGCCAAAAAATAAAAGGTTAATCCACTAATACTAACAGGGCACAAGTTGCCCTGTTCTTACGACTGACTCTTGACTTCTTTATAAATGATAGTATAATTGTATATTATTTAGGAGATAACATGTCTAAAGTATTTGGTGCGCCAGAACAGGCTAAACTAAAACAACTAGTAAAAGATGGTTGGCAAGTAATGGATGAAATTAAAAGTCTACAGGAAGGATTGAACGACACAATCAAAGCCGTAGCTGAAGAACTTGATGTTAAACCAAGTGTAATTAAAAAAGCTATACGTACAGCAATGAAAGACGATTGGGAACAAACTGCTAAAGACTTCAGTGATTTAGAAGACATTGTTCATACAACAGGTCATGCTGGTCCATGGAATCAAAACACAACAACAACACCTAAACCACAAGCGCAAGTAATAGATGATACAGACGATTCTGCACCATTCTAAAAACGCCAAAGAGTGGATTAAGGCCGATTGGGATGCCAATCCTTGGCGATTAACAGCAGAAACATATAACGCATTCACAGCGTTAGCTACTGCTATCATTTTTGCCTTTTTGGCTCCTGATGTGCCTTACGGTATAACATATCCATTATGGTTAAGCGGAACATTTTTAATGATATTCTGCGGTATAAGCCGAGGAAGTTTTGGCATGGTAGTAATGAGTGTTGTTATGACAATCATAGACACATTTGGTTACATTCGTTTTTTACTACAATAAATATATGTAAGATGGTTGATCCAGCCACAATTGGATATATTGGTTTGCAAGCCGTAAGTTGCAGAGGAGAAAAATATGAGTTATGTAGATGCCTTCTGGGATAGAGAGAAGGATGTGATTCACGTAGTTGAACGTGATAACAAAGGTCAAAGACGTTTCGTTGACTATCCAGCGAAATACACATTTTACTACCCTGATAATAAAGGGAAGTTCCACAGCATATTTGGTGAATCATTATCCAAAGTCACTGCTAGAAATTTTAAAGAATTTGCAAAAGAACAAAAGATACACAGCAATCATACACTGTATGAAAGCGATATTAATCCAGTATTTCGTGTTTTAGAAGAACAATATCTAGGACAAGAACCTCCAAAATTACACGTAGCATTTTTTGACATTGAGGTGGACTTTGATCCAGAACGTGGCTACGCATCGCCAGATGATGCGTTTATGCCAATTACTGCGATTGCTGTTCACCTACAATGGTTAGATACTTTAGTATGTTTAGCTATTCCGCCAAAAACATTAACAATGGAACAGGCAAAAGAGCAAATTAAAGAATTTCCAAATACAATACTGTTTGAAACTGAAGCAGAATTATTGGATACCTTTTTAACTTTAATTGAAGATGCTGATGTTATTACAGGCTGGAACAGTGAAGGCTTTGATATTCCTTATACTGTTAACCGTGTTACTAAAGTTCTAAGCAAAGAGGACACTAAGAGATTCTGTCTATTTGATCAGTATCCTAAAAAACGTGAATATGAAAAGTTTGGTAGAACTTCAACTACATATGACTTTGTTGGGCGGGTGCATTTAGATAGTTTAGAAGTTTATAGAAAATACAAATATGAAGAAATGCACAGTTACAGATTGGATGTAATTGGTGAGCTAGAATTGGGTGAGAAGAAAACTCAATACGAAGGAACATTAGATCAACTGTATAATCAAGACTTTAAAACATTCATTGAATACAACAGACAAGATACGTCACTGTTAGATAAGATGGATAAGAAATTAAAGTTTTTAGATCTGGCCAATGTACTAGCACATGGTAATACTGTATTGTTGCAAACAACAATGGGTGCTGTAGCCATGACCGAACAAGCTATTATTAATGAAGCACACCAACAAGGATTGATTGTTCCAAGTAGAGCAAGAAAATCTGAACAAGGCGACACTGCGGCAGCAGGTGCGTATGTTGCATATCCTAAAAAAGGATTGCATGGTTGGATTGGTGCTATTGACATTAACTCACTGTACCCTAGTGCAATTCGAGCATTAAACATGGCTCCAGAAACTATTGTTGGACAATTACGTCAAACAAAAACACAAGAGTTTATTGAAACACAAATGGCTTTACACAAAAAGTCATTTGCTGGCAGCTGGGAAGATAAATTTGGTAGCTTAGAATACGAGTCAGTTATCAATCAAGACAAAGCAGAAGAAATTACAATTGATTGGGAAAACGGTGAAGTATCAGTACATAGTGGTGCTGAAATTTATGATATGATTTTCAACAGTCACAAACCGTGGATCTTAAGTGCTAATGGTACAATATTCACTTATGAAAAAGAAGGCATTATTCCAGGTCTGTTAAAAAAGTGGTATGCTGAACGTAAGGAAATGCAAAAGAAATCTAAGGAAGCAGAATCTGCTGGCAACAAAATTGAAGCTGAATATTGGGACAAGCGACAATTAGTGCGTAAAATTAATCTTAACAGTTTGTATGGTGCGTTGTTAAATCCTGGTTGCAGATTCTTTGATAAGCGAATTGGACAATCAACTACACTGGTTGGCAGATGTGTTGCTAGACATATGGCAGGAAAGATCAATGAAATCATTTGCGGCACATATGATTACAAAGGTAAAAGTATTATATATGGCGACACTGACTCTTGTTATTTCTCCGCATATTCAACATTAAAAACTGACATTGATAAAGGTAACATAGCATGGAATAAAGACACTGTGGTTACTTTGTATGATCAAATTGCAGACGAAGTAAATGACAGTTTTCCACAATTCATGCTTGACTACTTCCATGTTCCTAAGTCACGTGGAGAAGTGATTAAGGGTGGTAGAGAATTAGTTGCTATCAGCGGATTGTTTATTACCAAAAAGCGTTATGGTGTTTTAATTTATGACAAAGAAGGCAAACGTTTAGATGTAAACGACAAGCCAGGAAAAATTAAAGCAATGGGCTTGGATCTTAAACGTTCTGATACACCTGAATATATGCAGACCTTTTTAGAAGAAATTCTAACAAACGTGCTAGAAGGAAAACAAGAAAAAGAAATTCTTGACAAGATCATTGAATTTAGAAACGAATGGAAAACCCGTCCTGGCTGGGAAAAAGGAAGTCCAAGACGAGCTAACAATATTTCTCAATATCAAGAAGAAGAACGTAAAAAAGGTAAAGCTAATATGCCAGGTCACGTTCGAGCAGCCATTAATTATAATAGAATGCGTGAGATGAACGGCGACAAGTATTCTGTACAAATTGTTGATGGAATGAAAGTTTATGTGTGTAAATTAAAAAATAACGCAATTGGATACACAAGTATTGCATATCCTGTTGATGAACTTAAAATTCCCAAATGGTTTCAAGAATTACCATTTGACGATGCGGCAATGGAACAGACAATTATTGACAATAAAATTGACAACTTGATCGGTGTACTTGAATGGGATATTGAAAGTACAACTGGCGCAGGAAATACCTTTAACAAATTGTTTGATTTTGAGTAAGAATAACTTGACTTCAAACCTAAATAATAATACAATTAAAAACAGGAGATTATAACATGAAAGACATACTTCAAGACATCGTAGGGCATACACACAATTTAGGCTTTTTGAACATTGTAAAAATTACAGGGGACAACGAAGGCACTAAAATTGACAGTATGGCCGATGACCGTAGCGTTATTATGCTAGGTGAAACAAATGCACCCGTTCCAGAGTTGGGTGGCGTTTTTGGAATGCCACAACTTAATAAATTAAAGTATTTGTTAGACTGCACTGAATATAAAGAAAGTGCCAAAATTGATTTAGTATCAGCAGATAGGAATGGCGCAACTGTTCCAGTAGGTATTCACTTTGAAAATAAAGAAGGCGATTTTAAAAACGACTATCGCTTTATGAATACAGAAATTATTAATGAAAAATTAAAAAGCGTTAAGTTCAAAGTACCACAATGGGACGTAGAGCTGGAGCCAAGTGTTTCTAGTGTACAGCGTTTTAACTTTCAAGCAGGTGCTAACACAGAACACACAACGTTTGTTGCAAAAACTGATGGTGATAAACTAAAGTTTGTTTTTGGTGATCAAAGCACACACGGTGGCGAATTTGTATTTGCTACAGGTATCAGTGGCACACTAAACAAAGGCTGGACATGGCCCGTTGCACCAATTTTAGCAATTCTAAAAATTGCAGACGTTAACAATACTAAGATTAGTTTTTCTAATGGTGTAGGTGCTATGATGATTACTCTTGATAGCGGCATTGCAACTTACAAATACATTGTTCCAGCACAAGCCTAAATATGATTAAAGGACTTCAGGGCATAACAGGAGTATCAGTAGGAGCTGGCAATACCAGCTTGCCTTATGTTAATCCAAATCCCAATAACCCTATGACAGGTATGCTACGTATTAATGGCACTGAGATGGAAGTGTTTAATGGCTCTAGCTGGCAAATACTATCCACTAGCTATGCTACTGTAGGGTTAGATCAAGAAGTGCTTGATATCATACAATGGGCACGTAAGAAGCGTGATGAAGAAAAAGAAATGTTGGTTCTTGCCCAAACTAACTCAGCTGTTAAAAATGCGTTAGATGCTGTTGAACGAGCAAAAGAACAATTAAAAATAATAAAGGATCTATCAATTGAGCACTAATAGAATCAATTACACAGAAACACAACGAGACTACGCTGTTTACTTGCCAGCTATTAGTAGTTTTTATACTAAAATGGTCAGTGATACTAGGCATAATCACAAGAGTGGGGTAGTGTCAGAAAGACTGCCTAAAGGTTTTGAGCATGGGATTGAATCCATGAACTTTTTAGATGCTGAACGAGGTGCATTTACATACAAGTATGGTCTATATTCAGCAGGTCATGCGCAACTTGACTTAGATAAAACTATGCTTCGAGATGCAATGGTGCAAGAGCGAGATCGAGACAATACTATTATCTTAGGTGACTCAGGTGGTTTCCAAATTGGTAAAGGTGTTTTAAAGTTTGATTGGCAAGACTTTAAAGGTAAAGGTGCTAATAAAACTCGTGATCAGATTCTAAATTGGTTAGAGCTTACTGCTAACTGGAGTATGGTGCTCGACGTTCCCACATGGGCTAGTAATGACTTGCATCGTGACAAAACTGGATTGAATAATTTCCAAGATTGCTTAGATGCAACTATTTGGAACAACAATTATTTTGCACAAAATCGTCTAGGCAATACAAAATTTTTAAATGTCTTACAAGGTAACAGTTTAGAAGAAGCTGACATTTGGTATGATGCAGTTAAACATTTGCCATTTGAAGGATGGGCAATGGGTTCACAAAATATGTGTAATATGCCAATTATTCTACATAGACTAATAACAATGCGTGATGAAGGCATGTTAGAAGGTAAGAACTGGATGCACTTTTTGGGCACTGCTCCTTTAGACTGGGCTTGTTATTTGACAAGCATCCAACGTGTATTGCGTAAGCATTGTAATCCTAATATGACAATCAGTTTTGACTGTGCAAGTCCGTATATTGCAGTAGCATATGGTCTTTCATATACAGATCCAAGTTTCCGTAGAGATAAATGGTCTATTTTGATGGAAAAGGCTCCGGACAATAAAGTTTGGGCTGGTGATAATATTCCATTCCCTTGGCGTAGTGCTATCGGTGATCGTTTAACAATGGGCGATGTTTGTTATTATAAACCAGGCGACTTAAACAAGATTGGTAAAGAAGGCAAAACTAGTTGGGATAGTTTTAGTTATGGGCTATATATGGCGCATAATACTGAAGTACATATCCAAGCTGTGCAACGTGCCAACCAATTGATGGATATGGAAACAGCAAGGTATAAACCAGACTGGAGATATTGGCGCAAACTTAACGAGAGAGAAGAAAAAAGTGATAGCCCAAGCGAATGGGTTCCACGTAATATTCTATACTTTGATAGATTTGTTCAAGAATTATTTGAAAGTGATGATCCACGCACAATGCTCAAACACGCACACAATTTCTTAACTGAATTGCAAGGCGGATTACAGCGAGGAAAAACTGGCAACGATGTTAAGAATCGTGTTATCAATGCTGTGTTCGATTTTGGTGAAGATACATTCCCATCAAATGAAGAACTAACTGATATGAACGATGAAAAAATTGTTGCACTTGAAAACACTTTGGATGATTGATTTATCCAATTTCCATTGACTTTACCAATCGTATAGTTTATACTAGTTTTATGCTTAACACACAAGAACGTCAAGAAGTAACATATTTTACTGGATACGAAGTTGAACATACTATTTGTCATGGTATGAAGACTTTGTTCGTAGTTGGAACTCCGCCACTCGATGATATCCTATACAAGGCAATTCAAACTGACTGTAAACATATCTACTTTGGCACAAGTCAAAGTTTTAATCCTAAATCAATTAGCCACGAAGAATATAAAGCGTGGGATGATGTTATTATTGGATGTCTAAAAGCTGACTACTGGGTAACGCTAGACTTTGGCGTTGAACACGTCGAGGGTGTTTTAGAATCTGCTTATAATGAGTATCCTCGCTTTGTACCAATGATTAGTGTTAAACTACCTTACATTAATCAACTCAACTACAATGCCACACTTAAACTGGATGACCGAACTTGGGGTGCTACTAATCCAGGTGTGTGGACACATCAACTACATGACCTAATGAGTAAAGACAAGTATACTTACTGGGATCAGTACACTCAAGATACACCAACATGATTATCCGACAAGATCAACGTCCTAACAAAATGATTTGGGTTACCTTTCGCAAAGAAGGTATTCACAAATATCCAGCCGCACTTACAGATACAGCACTTGCTACAGGTGACGAGTATGATGTAAGTTTCCTAGGATATCCGCATCGTCACATCTTCCATTTTAAAGTATGGATTGGTGTTACCCACGATGATCGCGATATTGAATTTATCCAGTTTAAACGCTGGTTGGAAAAACTGTACGCAGAAGGTACACTCCAACTAGATTACAAGAGTTGCGAGATGATGTCAGGCGATTTATATGACGCCATCTCCAATAAGTATCCTAACCGTGAGGTTTGGATTGAGGTCTCCGAAGATGGAGAAAATGGTTCTTTTATCAAGTATTAACATTTTAAGGAAATTGTAAAATGGCACAACCTGCATGGCTTAACAAATATCTAACAATGAAGCCTGAAGTAAACAAGATTTTTGATGATCTTGAAGCCTGGCACGATCATTGCCGATTGGAGCTGATTAATTTTAACCCAGCAGACTTGTACAAGTCTGATGTTTATCGCGACTGGAATCGTCGTAAAAATAGCAAGCCACGTCATTTTAAAAATGACTTTAACCGCAACAGCAACTATAAAAAGCCTTATCGTCAATGATTTACATTGTTGATTTAGAAGCAGTTGAAACAAGGTACACTGGACAGTGGAAGTCCCACGTACCTAACATTTTACGAAAGGCAGGACACAATGTTCAAATTATATCTGGCCCTACGGATATCCCTACTGCAACCACTCCTGGCGCTTTTCTTAATTTTGGTGGTACCAATATATACAAAGCTAGCCAAGTGGAGCAACTGGGCCGTTTATTTTGTAACGGAGCCATTCATCCCGGCGATCACTTTATTTTTACTGACGCTTGGCATCCGGGCATCATCAATCTAAAGTACATGAGCGAGTTGCTGGGTATTCCAATAACTACACACGGCTTGTGGCATGCTGGCAGTTATGATCCACAAGACTTCTTAGGACGTCTTGTTGGCGATAAGCCTTGGGTTAGGCATGCTGAGAAGAGTTTCTATCATGCGTTTGACCACAACTACTTTGCCACAGACTTTCACATTCATATGTTTTACGAAAACTTGATCCAAGCAGATCCAGATCGTAGACAAACAATGTATAAGATTGTGATAGAAGATACAGTATTCAATAACAAGGTTGTGCGTACAGGATGGCCTATGGAGTATATGGATTCAACTTTGACCATGTACAAAAATATGCCCAAGCGTGATCTTATTTTGTTTCCACATCGTATTGCTCCAGAGAAACAAGTTGAGATCTTCCGTGACTTAAAGGAACATTTACCGCAGTATGAATTTGTTGTATGTCAGGATCAACAACTAACAAAGAATGAGTATCATAATTTGTTAGGTGAGGCAAAGATAGTGTTTAGTGCTAACTTACAAGAAACGCTTGGCATTAGCTGTTATGAAGGTGCAGTAGTTGATGCTATTCCTATGGTGCCAGATAGATTAAGTTATACCGAAATGTACTACGACAATTTTAAATATCCAAGTGAATGGACTGAAAGTTGGGATTCGTATACTGCACATCGTCCGCTGTTATGTAATAAGATTATACAATACATGGATAATTATGAAAAATTTTTACCCAAGTTAAAGAATCAAACTATTGATTTAACCAACAACTTTTTTAGTGCAGGTAAATTAATTGAGCAACTCAAATAATAGAACAATTATAGAAGAAAATGACGTATTTAGAAAATATAATTTTTCTTCTATAATCTCTCCGCAAGATGAATCTCTTGCAAAAACAGATATCAAAACAATAATTGAAAATGGGAACTATTTTAAAAATAGTCCAAAATTTCAAACATCTGAAAACTTGTTTTCTAGACACGAACCACATTGGTTAAAATTTAGAATGAGTTTTATTTTTAGTTGTTTCATGCATATAGGGCGTGAAGTACAAATTAAAAATATGCAAGCGTGGAGTTTTATGACTAATAATGATATTGTTGAAGATCGTGAAGATCTTTGGCATACTCATCATTTAACAAAACAAAATAATTCAATTTCAGGAATTTATTATTTGCATATTCCTGAAGATGCTGTTTATATGTTAAGCGGCACAGAATTTGCTCCTAATGGAATTACCTCTCCTGAACGAGTAGTAGTTACTCCAGGAAAGCAAAGTTGGATAGTTTATCCAAGTGACCAATGGCATAGACCAATGCCTACACAAAGCAATGGCTATAGATTTATTATAGCCGCAGATATGGAGTATTAAAATGAAATGGTATGACAAGTGGATCATGAATCGTGCTGAAAGAATCATGTACAAACAAAGAGAGGAAAAAGAAATGAGTTATGGTCAAGTGGCTGTTAAATCAGCAAGATTGAGTGATGGTGGCTTAGACAGCCCCGCAGTGCGTTTTAAAATGTTCAAAGCTAGCGGTGGTACTATCATTGAAACTCAAGTTTATGATGAAAGAAAAGATAGACACGTAAACGGACTGTATGTCATAACCAATGACAAAAACTTAGGTGAAGAAATTGGTAAAATTTTGACACTGGAAAGTTTGAAAGTTTGACAAATGATCCTAAATAATGTTATAATTAACTTGTTTAGTATAGGAATCGATAATGATATCAAAAAGTAATGAAACAGGATTGGACGCAATGGCTGGCGATGGTGGCTACAAAGAAGCATACCTAGGCGATCATATTCGCTTTAAAATGAAACGTGAAGGCAAACGTTTTTGGGCTGGCGACAACATTAGTGACTACTTACACGAAGGTGATATAGAAAAACTGATTGACGAAGCAACTCCGGCATTTGAACAAGTGCTCGATCGTTTGCTGATTGATCGTGAAAGCGATCCTAATTCACATGGCACAGCTCGTAGGCTTGCTAAAATGTACTTTAACGAAATAATGGCAGGACGTTATGACCCAGCACCAGATTGTACAGCATTTCCAAATGACTCGGCGGATCGTTACGAAGGTATGTTGGTTGTTCGTAGTGAGTTGCGTAGTATGTGTAGCCATCATCACCAACCCGTTGCTGGCGTTGCTTATATTGGTATTATTGCTGCCGAGAAACTCATTGGACTCTCAAAGTACACCCGAATCGCACAGTGGTGTGCAAGACGAGGTACTCTCCAGGAGGAACTTTGTAATGACATTGCTAGGGAAATCAGCAAAGCAACAAACTCTAAAAACGTAGCAGTCTATATTCAAGCAACACATGGTTGTTGTGAGAATCGCGGCATTATGGCACACAGTAGTCTTACACAAACTACAGTACTTACAGGATCATTTAAAACTGATCCTGGTGCAAAGAAAGAGTTCTTTGACAACATCAAATTGCAACAAGAGTTTGCTCCACGATGAATTTAGACTTTGATCAGCAACACCAGTATTATTTAGAGTACAACATTAAAGCCGTAGAGTTGGGTAAAATGTGTAATCAGTATCCTGCGCTTCAAAAAGCGTGGGATCAATTTAAAACTGTTTACGAACTTTGTAAGGAAGAAAACGATGAAGATTACCAGTCATTTCCTTAATTGGCTCGAATCTAAAGACCGTAAACGTGTTATTATGGACCGTACTTGCGATGAGCCTTTACTTACACGTTACTACTTGTTCTTAAAGGATCGTAAAACATTTCCGTTTAACGTATTCTTGCACAAGTTCCATAAGGGTGATCCAGGCGATGTACACGATCATCCTTGGCCGTATGCTACACTGATACTAGCAGGCGGTTACTATGAATACACACCTAATTTTGAATATGGCAAAATGGTTGGTGAAACTAAACATTGGCGTGGCCCTGGACATTTTAGACTTTGTAGTGCTAACAGTTATCACCGTATTGAATTAAAAGAGGGTGTAACACCCTGGACTTTGTTTATGCCAGGCCCACAACGACAAGAATGGGGATTCTGGGTAAACAACAAATGGATACATAACAATCAATACTTAAAGGACAAGTATGAACAAGCGCATAATAACATACACTGAATTTAAAAATTTAGTCAGCAGTCTGTGTAGACAGATAACTCTTAGTGACTGGAAACCAGATTACATTGTTGGTATTAGCAGAGGCGGTCTTTTACCAGCAGTTATGATTAGTCATTACTTGAATGTTCCAATGCGCCCATTGCAAGTAAGTTTGCGAGATGGTGGCGAGTGTGTTAGCGACCTTGGCATGGCAGAAGATGCATACGGTTATGTCAATATAGAAGACAGAGAATTTAATGATGGTGAAACTAGTAATGTTTTATCTAGAAAAAATATATTAATAGTAGATGATATTAATGATCAAGGTAACACAGTTAATTGGATATTAGATGATTGGCCAAGTGGATGTATGCCCAATGATAAATCTTGGGAAACTGTTTGGAACAACAATGTAAAGTTTGCTGTATTATTTGATAATCTAGCCAGTAAAGCATCTGTTAAAATGGACTTTGCAGGTGAGGAAATTAATAAAGCAGAGAATGATGTTTGGATTGAATTTCCTTACGAGGAGTGGTGGACAAAATGACAGACTTATATAAAATAGTTCCAACTGAACCACCATTTATAGAAGATTCAAAAAATGCTCCGTGGGACAATTTAATTGAAGAAGACTTCCACGTTAAAGTATTTGCAGACAAATATCCAGTTACAGAAGGACATTTGTTATTTGTACCAAAGTACAACACTACACATGTTTTAGCAGACGCTATGAACGATGCTGTTCAGTTAGGAATAAAAAAAGTACAAGCAGGCGAGTGGGACGGATTTAATGTAGGTATTAATATTGGGTTATCTGCAGGACAAACAGTAGATTGGCCACATGTACATTTAATCCCAAGACGTAAAGGAGACATGGAAGATCCAACAGGCGGAGTAAGGCATGTCATTCCAGAAAAAGGTAACTATAGGAAATCAAAATGAGACAACAAATTGTAGGCACATTAAAACAACACTTTGAAGCACACATTCTTAAACACAAAATGAATGTCGATATCATGCTAGCGAATCCAATGGCTATTCACGATCACACAGATTTAATGGATGCTATTGAAAAAGAAGTTGCGCAAATTGCAGAGTATATGGACAAACTAGAAGTAATGGAAAAATACTTTAAGGATTAATTATGAAATGTCAGACTTGTGGTAACGAATATAGTGCAACTTGTGATTATAGACAAGGCAGATGTCCGCATCATACACCAATTCTAACAAACTATCATTTTAGATATGTTAATCTATGGCAATCAATCAAAAACTTTTTTACAAAAGGCGACTGCGACTGCGGTCATAAACATTGATATGGCACAACTATATAAGATTACTCCTTTAGAAAAGAAAAACATAGAATTTTATGTTGACGTTTACGAAACACTACCTAACGGTGATGTTAGAGGTTTTATAGTAAGCGAGTGGTATCGATGGGGTCAAGGGTTCCGTGAATTAGATGATCCTGTATTAGACTACGGTCATGGTGTAAATTCTATATATTGTAATACTAGTATTGGTTGGGGCTGTGAACTAGATGACTTATGTTCAGTACATATTGAATTTCAAGGCGAGTTTACTGACGAAGAAAAAGAAGAAATTGAAAATCGATGCCGTGGAGATTTAGAAGACGATGAAGGTCGATGGGGCACGGCTTGGATCTATGATGGTGACCACGCATGGCAAGTTGAAGATGATGGCGTTCTCATTTATGGACCAGTAAAAATTGACCTTGTTGATGAGGATTCATATAACGAAGTTATTAAAGAAGATATTGGTATTGAAAAATATCAAGCTACTTCTTGGCCATTTGATACTAAAAAAGATGAGTGACACAACCGTAAAAGTTACATGGGATAATCAAAACGGGTTTTGGTGGAACGAAACTTGTTCTATGGTATTAGAAGTATTTGGTCTACCTGGAGGACGTTATACTAGTCATCCTGACCAAGATGCCATGTTTTTCATTTTTAATAATGTAAAGGATGCAAATCTATGTCGAATACTACTAAGCGAGAGATTGTAAAAATATCACTATTGTTTATTGTAGCCATTTTTGCTTTAGGTGCAACAATGTATTACAGTATTCCAAAAAAGGGAGATGTGATCATAATTGATTGTAGACTATCTGAAATAAGTCCAGATATTCCAATTTGGGCAAAACAAGAATGTCGTAAAAAACAATTAGAATCATTTGACAAATATCCTAAATAATAGTATAATAAATTATAAATTGGAATCATATATGGAAAAAATTAGATACAGCGAAATGTTTTATAGTGTACAAGGCGAAGGTCGCTTTGTAGGAGTGCCCAGTGTTTTCTTTAGAACATTTGGTTGCAATTTTGAATGTAGAGGCTTTGGTCAGCCACGTGATAACTTTATCCCAATTGATCAAATGCCACACACAACAACGATCCAAGAGCAAATCCAGATCATCCAAATGCATATAAGAGTTTTGAAGAATTACCAGTTAGTAACATTGGTTGTGATACAAGCGCCAGCTGGAGTGCAAAATACAAACATTTAGCCACTTGGGACACTGTAGATATCATTGCTGAAAAACTAACCGCAATGACTCCAGAAGGTAAGTGGACTTGTGATAATGGTCAAGATGTACATCTTGTTATTACAGGTGGCGAGCCATTAATGTGGCAAAAGCAAATAGCGGCTTTGCTAAAACAGCCGCAATTTAAAGATATTAAAAACGTAACATTTGAGACAAACACTACGCATGAACTAAAGCAAGACTTTATTCAAATGATGCTAGACCTTAGTTTTGGTCCTTCTAGAGATCCAAACTACTTTGTTAAATTTACATGGAGTTGCAGTCCTAAGTTAACTAGTTCAGGTGAAGCGTGGGAAGAAGCAATTAAGCCAGAAGTTGCGGCTCAATATTACGGTCTTCCTGGTAGAAACTTTTATTTTAAATTTGTTGTAACTGATGAACAAGATGTTTTAGAAGTTGAAAAAGCTATTGCACTTTATAAGGAAAAAGAAATATTCTGTGATGTTTATTTGATGCCTTGTGGTGCAACTCAAGAAGGACAGGCTAAGACTGCACGCCAAGTTGCAGAACTTTGTTTACAAAAAGGTTTTAAATTTAGTCCTAGATTGCATGTGGACTTGTTTGGAAACGCATGGGGAACTTAATATGGTAACTAGAAAAACAACTGTAGTAAAAGAAGAGCCAGTTAAAAAAACTACTCGAAAAAGAACAGTGGCTGCTGAAGATAAGACTATTGCAAAATCTTATAAAGAAAAGCCAGCAACAAAACCTAGAGCTAAAAAAGAAACTAGTCAATCTATTTCAAAAGCAGAAGCTACTAGAAAAAAATTGCCGTGGGTAGCAGTACTAGAAACACACGTCAATCCTGACAATCCGTCAAATGGATTCTTTGAACTTGACTGGAACGAGTACTTTATAGTACAATTAAAAGGTCACGGTTACGATGGTCCAACTGAAGAAAGCATCGTTGATGTTTGGTTCCAAAATTTATGTAGGAACATTGGCAGTGAAGAAGGTGTAAACATGGAACGTAGAGGAAGTGGTTACATCAATATAAACAATTTAGGCAACGGCAAATCGGAAGTAAGTTAATGTCATATATACTCGTAGATACTGCAAACACGTTTTTTCGTGCTAGGCATGCAATTAAAGGTGATCTTGAAACTAAGATTGGAATGAGTTTACACGTCACTTTTAACAGTGTCAGAAAAGCATGGAATGACTTTAATGGCAGTCATGTTATCTTCTGCCTCGAAGGTCGCTCGTGGCGCAAAGATCACTACGGGCCATATAAACGTAATAGGTCAGATGCAAGAGCCGCTCATAACGAAAAAGAAGCAGAAGAAGAAAGAGTCTTTTGGGAAACGTTTGATCAGTTTAAGCAGTTTGTTACTGAAAAGACTAACTGTACAGTATTACAAAATCCACAGCTTGAAGCAGACGATTTGATTGCTGGTTGGGTGCAAAGTCATCCAAATGACAACCACGTTATTATTTCAACTGATGGCGATTTTGCACAACTAATTGCCCCAAATGTTAAACAATATAACGGAGTAAGTGAAGTTACAACTACTCACGAAGGTTATTTTGATTCAAAAGGTAAACGAGTTAAAGACAAAAAAACAGGAGAAGAAAAACCTGCTCCTAATCCAGAGTGGTTACTTTTTGAGAAATGTATGCGTGGCGATACGAGTGATAATATCTTCTCAGCATATCCTGGTGTAAGGACTAAAGGAACAAAAAGTAAAGTTGGTCTTATTGAAGCGTTTGAAGATCGCAGTACTAAAGGCTATGCTTGGAATAATCTCATGCTCCAAAAGTGGGTTGATCATGAAGGTGCAGAGCATAGAGTTTTGGACGACTATCAACGTAATCGACTACTTTGTGATTTGTCTGCACAGCCAGAAGCTATTAGACAAATAATTGACGAAACAATTAAGACTAATGCTGTTTCAAAAGAAGTAGGTCAAGTAGGTGTTAAAATGTTAAAATTTTGTGCCAGTTATGAACTTACCAAAATTAGTGAAAACATTCAAACTTATGCTGACCCATTTAATGCTAGATACCAAAAATAAAAAAAGGGGAGTTATATGACATTACCATGTGCTAAACCATTAATCCCAAATAAAGAGTGGATAGTTGAAACTAACGGAATTAAATTAGGAACGTTAAGTAAAGAAAAATCAGGTTATGTATTTTTTGCTAACGGAACTAAAATTGAATTTCATGACTTGAAAGAAGTAGAACAGGCTATGGACTTAATTGTTGAAACTCCATACTCTGTCAAAGCAAGTAAGACCAAAGATGTTTACGGTTACGAAACTAAAACATTTCCACACAATCCATTATATGATGTACAACGTAAACTTCCAATTTATACAAAAAGTGCAAAGAGTATTAGTAGACATTGTGCTGGTCATTATTTGATTAAATTTCCAAAAGGCTGGGTCAAAAGTCATTGTCCAAAATTAATTACTTTGGAAAGATATCCTTATCGTGGACCATTTCATACAGACGCAGAAGTAAGACTTGAACTTTCAAAGGCACATCGTGAACGAGATTAATAACTATATAATTGAAGATTTTGCTAGTAAAGTTTATACCGCTAAAAAGACAAATCAAAAACAAATTGTGCTAGATATTAAAGAAGCACAGATATTGGTAGAAAATCTTACATTAGTACTAGCAAGGGCAGTTGGTAACCTTGATAAAGCCGTCAAAACAAGCGATGACGGGGTAATTTCAGTGTCGATGGATGGCGGTACTTTTTAATAAATAAACTACGTATATAAACAAGGATACGTAGTTTATGAGTAGACCAAAGCCAAAAATACTATTAGAAAGTACAAATAAAAAGAACTACAAAACTGAACAGGTTTTAGAGAGTGATGCCATTTGGGCTGTTTTTTATAAAGGTCAACCAGTCAATTTAAAAACCACTAGTATGGTTAGTAGTTATCCTGGACCTAAATATAAAAAAGTATCTTTTAGTAATCCTGGTCATGCACACAATCTTTCTAACAAATTGAACAAAATGTTTGAATGCAAAGATTTTTGTGTGTACAAATTAACAACTGGTGAACCAGTTAATGAACAAGACTGATATCACTAAAGCATTAATTTCAAACGACGAAAATTATAGCAGTGACCCAAAATATTTTAATATGCTTTATAGAGCATGGTGGGTAAACTGGCGTTCTGCTGAAGATAGAAGATTTAGACTATCAGACAAGGGATACAAATACTTTAACACCAATGCTGAAATAAAATTTTACCAAATTAGATTTCCAATTGGGTTAGTAATCACTAACAAAATGATCATTGATTTGGACAGATTTATTGATTGTCCCTACTACTTGACCAATGAAGAAATTTTGGTAACCCATGAAAAAACTGCACTACAACTAGTGTTATTTGATGGTGATCTCACCAAATTTGGGCGAGCAAAACGAGCAACACGACAAAGAAACTTGAAGAAGTAGTTGACTTTTTGTCCTACTGGCATTACAATATAAAGACAGTAAACATTTAATTCTGTTTTTAGAAAGGTAACAAATGGCAAAGAGCGAAATTAGTGCAAATCGTACAGTCACCCCTAACGAGGCTAAAAAGTCAATACGTAGAGCTATTAAGAAACAACGTCCTATTTTTATGTGGGGTGCGCCTGGTATTGGCAAGTCGGACATTGTTCGACAGATTGCAAATGAAAATGGACGTAACGTAATTGACGTTCGTTTACCTCTTTGGGAACCTACCGATATTAAAGGTATTCCATATTACAACGCTGTTGAAAATACTATGAGTTGGGCTCCTCCAGCTGAACTTCCTAGTGACCCAGAATGCACCGACGTATTGTTTTTGGACGAACTTAATGCGGCTCCTCCTAGTGTACAAGCGGCGGCTTATCAGCTTATTTTGAATCGTCGTGTAGGTACTTATGTACTGCCAAAAGGTGTTAGCATTGTTGCCGCAGGTAACCGTGAAACTGATAAAGGTGTTACTTATCGTATGCCAGCTCCGTTGGCTAACCGTTTTGTTCACTTGGAATTGCGTGTAGACTTTGATGACTGGAATCAGTGGGCCACTTCAAACAAAATACACAAGGACGTTGCTGGTTATCTAAACTATGCAAAACAAGACTTGTACGACTTTGATCCTAAATCCGCAAGTCGTTCATTTGCTACTCCACGCACTTGGTCATTTGTTAGCGAATTGTTAGACGAAGATGATGACGATATTGGTACATTGACTGATTTGGTTGCAGGATGTGTTGGTGAAGGTCTTGCTGTTAAGTTTATGGCACACCGTAAGATTTCTGGTCAGTTGCCTAACCCATCTGAAATCCTCGATGGCAAAGTAAAAGAGTTGAAAATTAAAGAAATTTCAGCGATGTATTCTTTGACTATTGGCATGTGCTATGAGCTTGATGAGCGTCATAATAAGAAAGCCAAAGATTGGGATAGCATGGCAGACAACTTCTTCCGTTTTATGATGGACAATTTCCCAACTGAGATTGTTGTTATGGGCGCAAAAACTGCTCTTACTAACTTCCAACTGCCATTTGATCCAGCTGAAATGAAGAACTTTGATGAGTTCCATGATCGTTTTGGCAAGTATGTTATTACTGCCCTTGAAAAATAAAGTGCAAAAATAACAAAGAAGGGGCTGAAAAGCCCTTTCTTTTATAGACTTTTTCATATTTTTATGCTAAAATATACTATATAAACGTAAGAAAGGTAACACATGTCCGCTACTGTAATGAAAGACGAGAACAATAAGAAAGTTCTTGAAAAGCGAGAATACACTACTAAAGAGAAAAATGATGCAATTGAAAAGCTCATTACAGCTCGTGTAGGATTACTTCTACGCCAACCTTTCTTTGGCAATTTAGCTACTCGTTTACAACTTATTGATGCTAGTGAATGGTGTCCTACTGCCGCCACTGATGGGCGTAATTTTTATTACAACATTGACTTTGTTAAAAAGCTCAGTGCAAAACAATGCGAGTTTCTTTTTGGTCATGAAACATTGCACAATGTATTTGATCACCTTACACGTCGATTAGACAGAGATCCAAGATTTTTTAACTATGCTTGTGACTTTGCTGTTAACCAAATTTTAGTTGACGAACGCATTGGTGAAAAAATTGACCAAGTGCAAATTTGCTTGGACTCTAAATACCGTGGCAAAAGCGCAGAAGAAATTTATGATGACTTGATGAAGAATGTTAAGTTTGTTGATGCTGATGAGTTCCTAAAACAACTTGGCGAACTTCTTGATGACCATATGGACTGGGATGAAGAAGGCGATCCCAGAGATGGTGAAGGCGGAGACAAAGATAGCAACGGTGCTCCCAAATATAGTAAAGAAGAATTGAAAAAAATTCGAGATGAATTAAAGGAAGCAATGGTTGATCTCACAGAACCAAAAATGGATTGGCGTCAATTGTTACGTATGAATATTCAAAGTATTCTTCGTAGCAATTATAGTTTTATGCGTCCAAGCCGAAAAGGTTGGCATACTGGTGCAGTTTTGCCAGGTATGCTAAATGATGAAACTATCGATATCTGTATTGGTATTGATATGTCTGGTTCAATTGGTGATGCTCAAGCCAAAGACTTCTTAAGTGAAGTTAAGGGAATTATGGACGAGTATGTTGACTATAATATCCAACTTTGGTGCTTTGATACTGAAGTATATAACTATGCCAAATTTAGTGCTGATAATGGTCAGGATTTAGATTCTTACGAAATTAAAGGTGGCGGCGGTACTGATTTTGACTGTAATTATAACTTCATGAAAGAGCAAGGGATTGAACCTAAGAAATTTGTAATGTTTACTGACGGATATCCATGCGGAAGCTGGGGAGATGAAGACTACTGTGATACATTGTTCATTATTCACGGACCAGAAGAAATAAAATCTCCATTCGGTCAGTACGCACATTATAAATAAACTGCGTAGATTATTATGCCACTGAAAAATGGTACACTGAATCCTTTAAACGTTTTGGACTATCGAGTAGTACATCGTATTCCAAAGCATTTTGAAAGTGTCTATGTTGATGTAGATTGTGATAAACCTACATTAACAAGATGGATTTATACAAACCTAAATAGTAGGTTTTGTGTGCAATCAGAGCTTAATATATCTAATGGAAATTTTATGACAGAGTCAACTAAAATTGGATTTGAAGATCCAAGAGAATTGACAATGTTCATGCTTACATGCCCATATTTAGAAAATAGGAGAAATAAATGAGTGAGCAAACTGAAGTACAAGCAACAGAAACTGTAGCAACAACCGCTGAAGCAACACCAGCACCAGCAGCCGCACCTGATCTAACTGTTAACGATCTGCAAGCACTACGTACTATTATTGACGTTGCAAGTCAACGTGGTACATTCAAAGCAGGCGAACTAGCAAGTGTTGGTCAAGTGTACAATCGTTTAGAAGCTTTTCTAAACCATATTGCACCTGCTAAAACTGACGGCGCCGCTGAAGCGCCAAAACAATAAGGAAAATAAAATGAAACACGTCGGAAAAATGAAAAATAATGACGCCCCAGTTGTCATTGTTTTTCGAACTATTCCGGGTGATCCACACAATTGTCTTGTGGTGGGTACCCAAGGGCTGGGGCCCACCCATCACGATGCATTGATGACCGAGATACAAACTCCAGAATCACAAGGTGCATTCGAGTTAGCTACAATTCTTGCAACACGTAGATTCCCAGATAACAGCGAGATGTTGGCTTGGTTGCATTTTAATAAGAAACTTAGAAAAATAGCAACTAAAGATGTTATTGTAACTCCAACACCAAGTCAGTCAATTTCTTTAGATGAATTGAACAAACTTATTGCGGAACAAAAAGGTATATCTTTAGAAGAGCTAGCTGGTGGTAAGAAGACTGAAATTACTGAAATTGCACAAATTACAGAAACTCCAGTTGCCAATATTGCTGGCGAAGTTGAAGTGTTAGATGATACTAAGTTAGCCAAAAGTCTACGTAGTCAAGCAGATTCTTTGTTTAAGGAAGCACAAACTTTACGTAAACAAGCAGACGATTTAGATCCTCCAAAGAAGAAAACTGCCAAAGCTGTAGAAGCTTAAAGGGGGCAGTTATTTCTAATACTTTTCCTAGAAGAGTTAGGATAGTATCTGGCTTGGATGCAAATTGGCGGGAGATTTTGGAAGACGTGTCGTTACGTGCTATCCCGATTAAATACATTGCAAGCGTAGAACTTGAACTCAAAAACCAAGATACCTGCTCTATAGATGTGGCATCTAAGTTACGTGACGACTGGTCAGGAAACTTAGAAACTGCTTCAGTAGAACTGGAGAAACTAATTGGCGATGTCCATGAACTACACGGCGTTAGCATGGTCGAATACCTGCTAGATTTTGACATGATAAGGAGTGAGGTAAGTTTTACCTCAGCAAAATTAGGAAATGACAACAACAGCAATCGTAATTAGTACAGAAGTAGGAGGCATCGGTATTAATGGCCGTATGCCTTGGCTTGAATTATTTTCAGCTAAAGATGCCTACCAAGAACTTGCCGAAAATAATATAGTATTAGTTGGTCGAAAATCTTTTGATTCACATCATCACTTACGTGGCGAAGTAACTTATGTTTATTCTAACAATGTAGACTTTGTAGAAAGTGATAATGTAAAAAGAGTTTCAGGATCTGCTGATGATATCATTAGCATGATTAAAGAAACACACCCAGATAAAAATATTATTATTGCAGGCGGTGTTAATGTGTTCAAAGAATTTTGGGATCACATTGACGATTGGCGTGTAACTATTGTTAAAGAGTTTGTGGTCTACGAAGAAGATATTGATTTAACATCTATTCAATACCACTGGAATGATAGACGTCTGCTTGGTGAAGGTGTAGATAACAATCAAAATTTTGAAATTTGGCATTACCGTAAGAAGGTCTAATGGATAATTATCACAGTCTAATATCAAAAATAATCAACGAAGGTTCACTAAAAGAAGATCGAACTGGAGTAGGTACAATTAGTTTATTTGGGGAGCAACTTAGATTTGATTTAAACAAAGGCTTCCCTGCAATTACAACCAAAAAGTTAGCATGGAAAGCAGTAGTTAGCGAACTGCTTTGGTTTATTTTAGGTAGTGGTGACGAACGTAAACTTAAAGAAATTTTACACGGTGACGCAAATAGTGATAAGAAGACTATCTGGTCTGAAAATGCTAGCGCAGATTATTGGGTCAACAAACATCAAAAGAAACATAAAGACGACTTAGGTAGGATTTATGGAGTACAGTGGCGTACTTGGAGATCTCCAGTCTTTGGAGTTAACAAGATGGGCATTCGACACATTGACCAACTGCAACAATTGCTCAAGGGCATCAAAGAAGATCCAAACGGTCGTAGACACATTATCACAGCATGGAATCCAGGAGAGCTTGATTCAATGGCGCTACCGCCTTGCCATTGCTTTGCACAATTTTATGTAAACAACGGCAAACTGAGTTGTCAAATGTATCAACGTAGTGCTGACATTTTTCTAGGAGTGCCTTTTAACATCGCATCGTATGCTTTATTCACTCACATGATTGCTCAATGTTGTGATTTAGAAGTAGGCGAGTTAATCATTACGTTTGGTGATGTGCATTTGTATAATAATCATTTAGAGCAAGCACAACAGCAACTAGAAAGAGAAGCATTTGATTGTCCTAAACTGGTGTTAAACCCACAAATAAAGGACATTACAAAATTTGCAATGTCCGATATTAGTTTAGAAAACTATCAAAGTCACGACGCAATTTCAGCGCCAATGGCTGTTTAAAGAATCACACACTCCACAAGTTTAACACCTGTATCACTATTAGTTTCTAAAGCAATAGCAAATACACCGTTAGCATGTGGAACTGACATAACAGCACAACCATTATCAGAGGCGATTAGTTCATCGCCTTTCTTAATGGATCCAATTACTTTAACTGGAATACGGCCTTTTAGTGCAACAATGGTTCCGCCTTCTAAACTATCGTTCATTAGATATGCAGGTTTATTACTAACTGCACCAATTGCACGTTTACCCCACTTACTGGCAGTAACTTCTTTTTCTCCGCCAATCATTAAGACTGTGCCAACTTCGTATTCTGCATCTGCAAGATATTTTTCTGCCAAGTCAGCATAATTAGCACTAGTAGCAGTACCATGCACAATGTTTACAAATATGTCTGCTGCCGCATCACGTGCAACAATTGTACTTGGAGTGTTTAATACAGACGGAACTAATCCACCAAGTCTATCTGCGTTAGTGGCAGTACCAGCGATATTTCCTACTTGAATAGATCCGTTAGAATCTCTAACTACAATTGTAAACGGAGTGTTACTTATCGAAGCAACTCTAGGAACTTGGTTTTGATCTAAAATAGATATTGATTGTTGTGCAGTTCCTAAGAATTGTACAGCTGATAAATTTCCGTCTGCATCACGCACTGCTACAGTATTTCTATATGGTGTTGGATTAACACTGGAAACTAGTCCTGTATAGTCTGTACTACCAATTCTTAGTTTAGCGGCTGTTTCAGATACACCAGAAAACGCACCTCTAAAAACTGTACTAGCACCACTCACATCAACTGCTATTTGTTGGTCAACAGGAGCATTTAAATTAACTACATTACCATAATGGCTACCGTTAGTTCTTCCATTGAACACTGGTGTTAGGCCACTGATTGTTAAAACTTCTGTGTTGTCATTTTTTACTATATTACCATTTACATTACCTACTAGTCTACCAACAAATCCAGCACTAGCAGATACAGTTGTTCCTTCTACTTTTCCTCTAAATGCCGCATTTCCAACGGGCAATCCAGGGTCATCAACTGCAACAAAATTGTTTGCAATAACGTTTTTAATTTTTTTGGTGTTTGTTCCAAGACTAAATGCACTATCAATATCTGGTACTAGACCAGTATTATCAAGAGCAATAACTTTTCTAAGTGTTCCAGAAACAGTTACACTTAAACTGAAATTAGATCCAGTTATATTATTAAGATACGCTGTTCCAGCATTGTATCCTAAAAAGAAATTATCAGAACTTCCTAAAAATAAACCTTTAACATTTGAGAATGAACCGTTTGGATTAAGCGATGGTTCAACTCTAATGGATAAGCTGGTATTCATAATTTGATTACCAGATCCTGTATTTTGTACAAAATTAGCCGCAGGAATTTCTATATTGTTTACCAATAATGATTCTGAAGTTTTTGCTACACCGCCAAATTTAATGTTAGGATAACTTGTTCTTGAAGGTAGCGTGATTCCTTTAAAAATTTTACCAAACCCCGTTATAGGAGTCTGAGTTGAATCAATATCAAATTCGTCTTTAGAGAATACAGTAGAAATTGTGTCCTCAAACTGAGAAGCCAATACAGTATGTCTATTACCGCCAGTGTCAATTAATACTTTAGATACAAGTTGAGCCGCATTAGGATTAACTAATAATGGTCCAATTAACTTGTGTTCAGTGCCGTTATAAGCAAATAGCTGACTTGTTGTAGTATTGAACCATAAGTCGCCTGCTAATTGTCCTGTTGGAGCTGTTGCACTATGTTCTATAGTACCTAAGGGTTTAAATTCAACTCCATTGTAAATCTTGATCTTTTTAACACTGGTGTCAAACCAAAGTTGACCAGTTATTTTATTTGTTGGTTCTACAGAATTAGCAAAATTTTCTAGTAGATATACTAAACTCTCATTTAATGATTTTCCGTATCCAGAATAGTTTTTTCCAGGCAAATTTAAGTCTGTAGAAATGTTATCTACAGAACCATCCTGTATTACAGCTATTGTTTGACCGTTAAATTTCTTTATTGTATATGGCATGTCAACTCTCAGTTATTTCTAATATTTACCATTAAACTACTTTCTTAGAAAGCATGGCTGCTTCTTGCTCTTTTGATACCCAAGTATATGCTTCTGAATTGCCTGAATATGCTTGAACTTTTTGTAAATGTTCTTGTCTAACTGCCTTTAAAAAGTCTCTCATGGCCACAAATTCTGGGGTTTTTTCACTAGCATTTTTATCTAGCATGTCTACTAAAATATTCATTTGCTTGTGTATTGAATAAGTTTCTAAAACTTTTAGGTTAGTAGCGTAATTTAATGTAGATTCAGTAATGACTGGCTTGTCTAGTCTAGACATAATTTGTCCAGTTGCATAGTCCCCGCTCCAATATTCTTGATTTCCAGCGTCAATGCTCACATCTCTGATATAAAACTTAGTCAAATCTAATATTGACTCATCAGTGTCAGCAGTGATCTCGCCAATAAGAACCCCTGTAGATTTTAAAAACAATAATTTTCTATTTTCTTTTGCCATTATATTCCCCAACTTAATACAAGACTATACTTTGATTGTTCGTCTTGTCCTATTTCTGTTACTTCGTGTTCAATATGAATAGGCATTTCTAAATATGCTCCAGGTTCTTCTTCAACAAAATTCCCGTTGCCTTCTTTATCGTACCAAACAAAATGAGGCTTATCACTTCTTAAAAATATCAACTTAAACTTCCAATATGCTCCTTGAGAATCTTTATGTCTTTTTAAAAAGTCCCCTGAATCATACCTATTAATTACAAAGCTAGTAGCAGTTTTATCTTCATCACTTAACGTTTTAAAAATAGCTGCCTTTAATTCATCACTCATATTAAAATAAAAAAGAGATTTCATTTGACTATCTCCGTACACAGTAGAAAAATTATATTTTTCATTTGTTTGTCTTAGAGAAAAATTATGAGTTTCTTTTTCTGCTATCTCTATAATTTCACTTGGATTAGTCAAATAATTCTTAATTAAGTTAACCTGATACATATTCCCAACTTGTTCTTCCTGCATTAACCCTATATACTAGATCAGTATTTCTTGTAGGATTGTTGACCGTAGTTACCACATTCACATTACTAACATAATGTATACTAATAAAACTTCCATAAGATGTTGTTGTAGTAGTGGAAATGTTTTGTATTGTTGAAGAAACTCTACATATTGTTAATGGAGCTATATTTGTGACAGGAGCTAATGCATTTAAAATTTCAACAACAGACCCCGCGCCTGAACCAGTTTCATTTAATCCTTTAGTATCTATACTAAAAAATAATGGTCTACTTTCTATTAGATTGTCAACATATTGTTTTGTAACAGCATGTCTTACATCAATTGGGTCAGCTGCCAATGTCAACGGACCAGCAAGTGTTCCACCTAATACTGATAATCTAGTAGTATCTGTTATTACAATACTTTGACTGCCGTCAAATGCCACGCCATTTATAGTTCTTGCAACAGCCAATGCTGATGCTGAACTTGCATTTCCAGTTAATGAGCCAATAAACTCTCTAGTAGAGTTATTAATTACCACTTGTCCGTTTGATGCAAGTACATTACCTGTAATATTTCCAGTTACGTTGCCAGTAACATTACCTATTACGTTGCCAGTAACATTACCTATTACGTTACCTGTTAGGTCACCTGTAACATCGCCTATAACATTGCCTGTTAGGTCACCTGTAATATCGCCAGTTGTGTTGCCTTGCAAATTACCAATAAATTTACCGTAAAATTCAGTTGTTGGCTTAGTTAAATCTGTTACAGTAGTCAGTCCGTCTCTTGTAAAAATCTTATCAAGTTTAGCATTGTCGCCATTTATATTACCAACAACATTACCAGTAACTGTTCCAGTTAAATTTCCGTTTAATGCTGTGGAATAGATTGCGTTGAAGGGTGCTGCCGCAGAGCCAATGTCAACAGTACTTAATGGTTTAACTATTGTTTTATTTGATAATCCACTGTCAAAAGATAAAATATCTCTAATTGGTTCTAAAGGTTCAGCACAAGTAACTACTAATCGTGTGCCAGTATAAACTATATGGCCATCTAAATCTTCGTCAGCGTTTGACCCAACGTAATTGCCAATTTTAACTAGGTATTGTGTATTATCATTATCTCTAATGCCTGCGTGTAAGTGCTCTTTAGTCCAAACACTAGACTGCATTTCTTGTACTGAAGAACTGTCAGTTCTAACAAAACTTTCTGAAGCAAGTGGGCCATCAGTAGGATCAATTAGCGTATATGACTGATCCACTTTTCCATTAATTAATGCTGAACCAATTAAATTTAAACCAATTGTCACAGTTCCAGTTGAGCCACTGTTTTCATGTAGCCCTAAGATAGGTGTTGTAGGATCAAAAATATATTTTGACACTATTCCAATTAATGCATCATCAACAAATAATTTTAAGACTGGGTTGCTTGATTCAACTGACTCGCCATCTTTGGTACCTAATATAACATCGCCTTCTAATCTACTAGTTCCAAACCCTGGAATACTTGTAGTAACTAGATCATAATCAGTGCCATCAAAAACTTTCAATTCATTTGTACTAGAGTTAAACCAAAAATCACCTTTTTTAGATGATGACAATGACGGTTTAGTAGTTGCAGATTCAATTCTACTAATGCCTTTCCAAGTTCCAGCTGTACTATAGATTTTTAACTGTGTTGCTGTGGTATCGTACCACAGTTGTCCAACTAAAGGACTATCAGGCGGAGAATTTTTAGAAAAGTTTTCTAACAAATGTACAAAATTTTCATTTTGATAAAACCCATAACCAGCAACGTTTCTGCCAACTAAGTTTAAAGATACGGTTGAGCTGTCTATTGCACCATCTGGTACATCAACTAATACGTTGTTGTTTGAAAGTTTAATTGAATATGTCATCTAATCGCTCCGTTATACTGCAATGTCCTGTCCAGTTTGGTATACCCATGTTCTTGTTCCTACAACAAGTTCGCATTGATAAATTCTCACTACTCTTGTAACTGTTGGTGTTGATACACCGTTTGTGTATGATAAGCATAGCACTCGAACAACGTCGTTAACATTAACAGACAATGCTGGTATTAGTGCATCAATCTGTGCAATTGCATCATCTGCAGGGCTTGCAAGACCAGTTGTATCAACTGTTAAGTAATTGATAGAAGTTTTAACATCGTCAACATATTCTTTATTTGCCGCATCAAACTGTAAGGACGGTGCATCTACGTTTGCAATTCTAGCTCTAGTGCCGAGTTCAATTATTCTTCCAGTTCCTACTGTAATAATAAGATTAGAAGCAGGATCTATAGTTATCTCATTATCAGTAAACGTGAATTCAGCCGCTTGCAAGTTTGTTAAATGTCCAACATTTGTTAAACTGCTGTTTATTATTGTTGAGCCCAGTGTTGTAGAACTTAATACTTGATTGTTTCCAATATATAGACTGTTTGTTGAAGGTATTTTAAAGTTATCATTAACTTCCCACGCTGACAGTGTAGTTAAAGGAGATATTGAAACTGTAATTCCAGTTTTCAACCATCTCAATAACTTGGTTGTAGTTCCATAAACGGTTAAGCCTGCACCATCTGCGGTTGTATCTGTTGGTGTTGAGACTACTGCAAGTTCAATATTTTTATCAGTAATCTGCAAGGTAGTTGAATTAGTAAACTGCGTTTCACCTACAACAGTTAAACTGCCTTCTATAGTAACATCTCCGTTGACGTTCATCTGTGGAGTGTCACCTGGCAATGTTTTCCAAGTGTCATCTGGATAGATATTGATTGATTTATTGGTTGGATCAACCATTAATGAATTTTGAAATCCATTAGATGTTCGAGTTTGTATTGTAAACTTATTGTTAACACCGTTATTGGTTAGATAAGTGTGATAGTTATTACTTTCTGGCTCTATATATAAAGCTATTCCAGTGTCTGTTGCTGAAATAATTAAACCATTAAGACTTGTTAGTGTTAGACTTCCGTCAATACTAGAATTTTTATCACTTCTAACAAATTTAGAAGATATTAAGTTGCCATCAACTGGATCAATTAGTGCAGTTGCTGACTGTGAAGGTGCATTTATGTTATTATCAACTACACTAGTGCTAAATGAAAGTCCTGCTTTGAGCTCACCAACACCGATAGTAAATCCTGCGATTGCAATTAAAGGTATGAATGAGCTAGGATTCAATATGGCCATTTTTATGTTTGACACATACATCACTGCTACTACTCTAGAATTTCCTCTAGTATCAATAATTTCTTCTACTATCCATCCTGTTTTTCCTTGACTTGATGTATAAATTGGTCCTGCCGTTACTAGATTAGAGCCGTCAAAAAACTTTAGTTGTTGACTAGCATTATCAATCCATAGGTCACCTTCAACTAAATTAGCAGGTCTACTAGTGCTAACAAAAGGACTACCAACTGGTCTCCAATTTGTTCCATCAAAAACGTTTAACTTACTTGTGTTAGAGTTAAACCACAACTGACCTTTAATTTGATTATTTGGTGGGCTTGAATTTGAAAAATTTTCTAATAGATATACAAGATTAGAATTATAAATCTCACCAATACCTTTAAAATTCTTACCAATTAATTTTAAAGAGGTACTAGAATTATCAACTGTTCCGTCTGTTACAGTTGCTACTATATTACCGTCTGTTTTTTTTATTACGTATGGCATCGTCTATCCTTAACCTATTTGAGATGAACCAACACCCGCCCTAATAATATAGTTAATTGTTAAGTATGGGTTAGTGATAGGAATATTAAAGTTCCTGTTTAAAGTTTGTCCTGATCCTGGTGAAAATTGAATTTGATCTGATCCAGATGAAAATGTATTCAATGTATGTTGACTTGATCCACCTTCTCCACCATTTGAAGATGCTGTAAAGTTTCCAGTTCTATTTGCAATTCTATCTGTAGAATTTAGTGGAACACTTTCTCTCAACACCACTAGTGTAAATGTTAGTGTGGCATTAGCATTGGCAGTAATTTGATTGTTTAAAATTACTGTATTTGAATTTGGAATACTCGTAACTATTGTTCCTGGGGCAATGCTTGTATCAGTACTTGTCACTTGCATACCAATTGAAATATTATCAGTGTTAGAAACCGTAACTGATGTTTGGGTAGTTTGTCCAACAACCACTGTCTTTTGTACTACAGAATTAGCAAATGAGTTTGCCATACCAACGTTGCCAAGAGGGAATCTGCCTCGTAAGTCAGGAAGTCTAAAGTACGTTCCGCCAGCGCCGCTACCGTAGGTAGTTCCAATAGTTTGATAAAGAGTAGGGTATTCTGTTCTACTAACTAATGCACCGTCGCATAGTAAGTATCCTAAAGGAACTGCGGTTGCCGCAAACGGAAAAATACTTCCAATTGGAACAAATGCTTCGCCTAATAAGAAACTTGTACGTGTCACTCTACGCAATCCAACGTTAGATCTATGTATTAAGATAGTGTCGTCTGTTCTGTTGTCTAATACTTCTGGTTTTCCTCTAATTGCAGAGTCAGCAAGTGTAGCACCAATTGTTAGTGTTCCGCCTGTTCCGTTGAAGCTTACAGGAGCAGGACTTGTTAAGTCGCCACCAAGTTGAAAATTCGTTGATGCCGCTAAAGAGCTGGCTGCACCAATTACTGTACCAGTAACTGTACCTGTGAACGCACCGCTAAATGCACCGCTAAATGTGTTTGCATATATAGTTTTAAATCTATTAGTAGGTGTACCAATATCATAGAGATTATTTGCTTGCGGTATAATTGCTGGACCAGTAATTGTTCCACCAAATTCATCTAACTCACCTACACGCAAGTGTCCGCTGGAAGTAATATTTTTACCAACATATAAATTTTTTGCAATACCAGCGCCGCCTCTAATTTGTAAGGAGCCGCTGGTAGCACTTGTACTATCCAATATGCCAGTTGTAATTAAATGTCCACTAATGAATGCATCACCATTAACATCCAATTCTGCATTTGGTAACGGGTGATTAATACCAACTCGTTTGTTCTTTCCGTCAATTTTTAAAATGACGTTGTTAGATCCTTGATATGCAATTACCATATCAATTGAGCCGCCGTCTGAAGTATTCTTAATTACTCCAGCTCCTTGAACAACTGCTAAACTTAAATTATTTGCAGTTCCAATTGTAACTCCTGCATCATTTAATATAGATTGTTGGCCATAAAATAAGTTTGACGTATCTCTTCGAGCAAAATTATCAGCTGACACTGTTTCTAAACTTGGTGTTAGAACGTTTAATGCGTCTGCTGAAGTTGATGTTCCATGAATTTTTGCACCTGTTGTAGGTGTTATAGTGTCTCCAGGACCTATAAATTTTTTGCTAGTAATATTGATACCAGGATTTAATTGATTAAATCCTTCAATTGTTTTTTGCGGAATAAAACTTTCAGTTGCAATAATTTTTATAGCACTATCATTGTTGTATTCAATAGTTACAAAATGTTCAACTCCTGAACTATCTAATATAGCTTCAACGTACACTCCAGATTTTTTACCTGACAGTGCTGATGGACCAACTAGTACCCAATCTGTACCGTTGTACAAGTTTAATTGTTGAGTTAATGTGTCAACCCAAAGATCACCTAATAGTGCATTAGTTGGTCTACCTAGAGTAGGGGCAACGTGAGTTCCCCCTGCAGGTCTCCAATTATTTGTGCCACCTGTGGAGTCGTTAATATACAATCTTTTAGTACTGTTGTTATACCATAGCTGACCTTCAATACTGTTACTAGGGGACAGTGGGCTAGCAAAATTTTCTAAAAGATGTACAAAATTCTTTGCAACAGCAACGCCATAATTAGAATAATTTCTACCAACAAGACTTAGACTGGTACTGGTATTATTTTCAGTTAAATCATTAACTGTTATAGGATTAGAACTCTTCCCTGGATCACTAAAAGAAATTGAATACGGCATCTTATGTCTCGCTAAATGTTGTTAGTGTCTGAATTCTAACTGTATAATCAATTTGAATCAACCTATTCAGACTCTTTTGAACTGGGTGAAAAATAACATGAGTTAATAATCTACCGTTTCCAGCGATCCCATCTTCGCTACTGGCTCTAAGACCAATTTCATCAAATACGAAATCACTGTTCATATCTTGTGCGTTATCATAAGCGGCTTGTCCGTTAGGCTCGCCGTAATCTAATAATACACTACAAAAAATGTCAGTATAAACTGTTCCACGTACATGACGGATTTCTAAGAAATTTCTAGTAGGATCAATATTTGACAAGTTTTTTGGATCAATAATCTTATAATATGTTTGGCTATAAAGCCCTGAATTTACCCCTATATTATTAGGAGTAAGATATGTTATAAGACCATTAGGATCTACAGTGCTACCACCGTTACCAAAACTCATGCCTTCAATAATTCCATAGCCTTGATTTGCTAGACTAGCGGCAAGAGCAACACTCATATTTTCATAGTGAATAGCATTTCTTTTGTCCTCAAATACTTCATTTGTTTCAGGATCAAAAATTTTAATATGACCTTCAATATGGAAGCCTGCATTTTCTTTTATGCCTGATTCTTGAGCATTTTCTTGGGTATTTTCGTTCATTTCCTCAACCTTATTATTTTCCATAGTAATATTTATCCAGTGCTTAATTAAGACAGTTTGCCATAGTAATACTTATCGGGCAACTCTGCTGTGAACTCTTGCAGGAATCTAGCCTGTGGAGTCGACTCTTGTTGTATTGTAGTTGTTCCGCCAAGGGTATACCAAATTTTACCAATTTTTTGTACTACTTTGATGTCAACATTTGATATCACTGTAGAATCATCGGCCAAGTTTAGCACACTAGGATTTACCGTTAGCACATAGTTATTACCAACTTTTGTAATGGTAAAATCTGGCGCAACTATTAAATCTCCAGTTTGATTTTGGCTGTTCACTTCGTTCGAATTATGAGTAATGCTAAAATCATGTCTGATCAGCTGGTTAGTTCCTCTAACTGGTTTAGTTAGAATCTTGCCTGCCATGTAGACCGTTACTTGATCTTCAAGACCAATCGCTTCATTGAAGCTGAAATCAGTTAAAGTATAAGAAGCTACTGTGGTTACGTTTACCCAATTACCGTTTACATATTGCTGATATCTGTTGGTAGTTTGATTAAATTTGTAATTTTCAGGAGTTTTATACGTTTTTATAGTATATCCTTCTCTGTAAGGGATAGTTTCATTATTTCCAACGTTGAATACTTTTGTCCCAATAGGATAGCTATCAGCTACCCCTGTTCCAAGTGTTCCTCGAGTTAGATTTGTTAGTTTATTACCAACAATAGATCTGAATTCAATTCTTTCTCCAGCAACAAAGATTGAGCTAGGTTTTGGATTATTAACATTAACCACACCAAATATACTTGTATCGCTGACTTCAATTTCTCTATCAGTTGATAAGAGAGCCTTTGTTAAAGTCACTGTGCTGTTCTTTGATAATCTCTTAAATTGTACAGCGTTAGTCATATCTTTGAACATTCTATAAGAAACTGCTTCGCTTGATACAATGTCACTAATGCTTGTCACAACAACCCTGTCATTGTTTCCTAAATTAAATCTGTTTGATATTTGTATGTAGTCACGATCAACCACTTGATAATCGTAATTTGGAATTAGTGGACGGCCGTTAACATCGACCCAAACGTTATTAATGTTATAAACAGGTCTGCTAAGTTTATATTCATTCCTATTAGGATTAGTTTTGAATACTTCTCTTCTAATTAAATTCTCATCATGATTTGTATAGGTAACTACAGATACTCTTTGACCAGCTTGTATTTTAGAAGGAGATCTAAATGTTATTTGATTTCCAAAAATTACATAGTCTGAATCACGCAGTATACATACTGCAATTACATCGCCCACTTGTGCAACTCCTGAGCTCATTGTAACTGTGTTATCAATTGTATCAAATTCGTAATCTCGTCCCACTACTATGATTTTTCCGTTCTTATATACTTCAATATCAGATATTGATAACGTTCTTGTCAAGTAAGGAATATTTTCACCTAGTCTAAATGTTTGAGAGTTTTGTGTAACTTCATAATATTCAGTTTCAGGCGGCATCATTCTTTGCGTTGGAGCAAGACCCCAATAAATTCTAGCTGTATCTTCATCAGGACGGTTAGTAATATGCGCACCCCAATATACAATATTATCAGGAGTTAATGTTGTTGTATTTGAAGTGTGTGTAACTTTACAAATATAATATTGACCACTGAAAGAAACAATGTCATTAACGTCATAAGAAGTTGTGCTTGCCCATGCTGAGAATTCTAAGTTTGAATTAGTTTGCGTACTCGTATGTCCAATTTTACAAATATAGGAAACATTGTTGTACAAAACAGTGTCATTTATTACATAGTAGACATTTTCTTCCCAAGGACCTTTCCAGTCTTCTGTAGAAGAAGTTAGTCTAGTTACTGCTGCCATAACGTGTAATGGCGCAATGTTGCCAGGTGGCTTCGTTAGAGTATATGTTGTATTATTATCAATTACGATTTCTTGATTATAAATTTCACTATAAGTTTTAACTGTAGATCCAAATAACAATATGTTGATCACTGTTCCTGCTGTTAAAGTAGGCGTGTTAGTGATAATAATCTTAGCACGTTTTGATCTACCTGCTACTTTTGTTAAAGAACTAGTATTTGAAATTGAAATATAATAGCTACCAATATCTTGATAATTAACTTCTGATAATATTTCAAAAGAACTTGCGCCTGCATTTGCACTAGTCACAGTGTAACTAAATCTACTTAAAATACTATTTCCACCAATTGTTGTCTTTTGAACTGTAAGAGCAAGTGTATTAGTGGTTGACAGCTGGTCAACTCCATATTCAGTAGTAATAATTTCAACAGTGGTTGTTCCATTACTGTTTGCTGTTAATGTGTAATCAGTATTTTCTTTAGCAACAAAGTTACCAATTAAAACAAATATTTCTTGCCCGCTACCAATTGTATCTTGGATCACAAATTGCATTGTAGACCCATCCATTATAAACTGTTTAGTAGAAATCAAATTACTGCCAGCACCAGGACTGTTAAACACTGTCATTGACAACGTGTCAAAAATCTCACCTTTGACTAATTCTTCTGTTGAAGGGCTGTGTTCAACAGATAAAAATTCGCCACCGTCTAGACTAATATCAGTTGCACTTAGTCCAGTTGCAGTTCTAAATCGTATTTCACCCGCATCTGAAATTGTTGAGAAATCACCGCCTGTAATATTTGTATCAAGAACGATATCATCAGTTGGTAGGTTTACTCCGTCACTTAATTCTTGACGTATTTCAATTTTTGTACCAGTAACTGGAACTTGTGGAAGAGTCAATGTACTAGTAGATCCGTTAGTTGTAATCGTATTGAACAATGCGTCATTGTTAGTTTGATTTACAGTACCATAGTTTTCATCATCAACTCTAACGCCGTCAAAATAAACGTTAATTTTTGTTCCTAATAAAGGAGTATACCCTAATTCATATGTAGATGTAGTTCCGTTTGAAATTACTAACAAGTCTTTGTAGCTATTGACAAACGTATCCCATCCTTGTGTGAACCAAGGTAGGCCGTCCCAACCTGAACTAACTGAGAAGTTAAGTCCTTGTATTTCAACTCCACCAAACTCCACACCCTTTATTAGTTGGGTGACATCTTTTCCTGGCATATTTGCAGTTGGGTAGTAACTGGTAATAATTCTATCAACTGCATTTTGTATGTTAATATTTTTAGCATACTGAACTGTAATTGTTGATCCCGGAGTTGGTATGTTTTTAAAGTTAATGTATCCAACATACTTTGTAAATCCAGTTTCAACAACTTGTCTTAGTTGAATCAAATAGTCGCTAGTTATGATTTCTGAACCAGTATTGGTACTTGAATTTAATTCACGTACAATGATTTTATCAGTATCTAACTCTGGAGGGAAAGTTAATTTGAACGTGTCAGTATAGCTTTCTCCAGAAGATTGAGTAAACGTATCAACAGTATACAATGTGTTTTTAATATATTGTATTCTTAAATTCTGTCTTGCAGGCAGTGCAAGATTAAATGTAATCACTGTTGACAAATCATTTCTAAAAGTTATTCTGTAATTATCAGCACTAATTTCTGCATCATTTAAAAACAACTTAATAGTTGATTCATCCTGTAATGCAGGATAGTTTGTGTCTGTACTAGTAGATGGATAAGCCAATACATAATTTAATGTTATTCCATCTGTGTCAAGATTTCTGTTAAGAATTTCCCCAGTGTATAGACCTTTATCTGAAGTTCTATCAAACTTCATCTGTATTTGATTAGTTCTTACCTTGCTGTTTGATAACACAGCATACGCAGAACCATTTACAAAATTTGTTAAGTAGTTTGATCCGCCAGTTAAAATAACTCTAGGAGTTGTTAAATATCCGCTTCCAGGATTTGTAACAATGATGCTTGATAGTTTTCCATTACTAATTTTAGCAATTGCTGTAGCACCAGTACCAGTGTCGCCACTAACAGGCACAATTGTAACTATTGGAGGAGTTATATAATTTTCTCCAGCCAATCCAACTCTAATATCTGATACAGTAAATCCATAATTTTCACCCCAGTGCTTGTATGGATAAACATTGTTAATCATAGAGCTAGTTGGCAATTTAATCTTACCAGTTACACTATCAACATACGCAGGCAAATCAAAATCAGTTACGCCTACACCCATCTTTTCAGTAGTGTTATAGCTAACTGTTGATTCTCTAAATTTAGATTTATATGGTTTAATTTCTTTAATAAAATCTTCAACGTAGCTGAAGTCATTAAAACGATAAACATCATCTTGATCTAGTGTGCCGGCATCCACAAGAGGTGTAATAAAACTAGTCTTGTATACCCAATCTACAAACAACTGCTCACTTAAAACATGTCTTACAGCAACAAATACAAACTTTTTCCAATAGGACGCTAGGTCACCTGTAAAAATATTGTCTTTAATTGCATTCAAAATAATACGTAATTCAGTAGTATTTGTTTCATCAAATCCACCTTGGTCATATCTAGTTACGTTGTCAAATCCAAGTCCGGCAGCGGCCTTATCATACAACTTGTTGTTAAATTGTACAGTTCCGTTTTCTCTAAACACTAGATCATAGTCATCAAGATAATTGCCAATACCTGGTGCTGTCTTACGTAGAATAATTTTTCTACCGTCTCCTGGTGTTCTAATTTCAACTGTTGACCCTGTTTCAAAAATAAACGATTCTAAATCTGAAATAAAATTAATTGCGTATGTGGCAGGAACATCAACTGCATAAGAGGGATCAACCCAATCAATATAACTCCAGTATTTGGGTACATTAACTGTTTGCGTAGACTCTCTAACAAATGCTTTGTTTTTGTATTGATAGATTGCCCACTTGTCAATTTCTGTATCAAGTATAGTTAATACTGCGTATGGTCGAGCTATTAATTTTGGTATTTGAGTATATCCATAACCTTGATTTACAATTCTAACAGAAACAACACGGCCATTTAAGTCAATAGCAGTTTGTATTGTTGCTCCTTGCCCATCACCATAAATTCTAACTGTAGGGGCAACTTTATAACCATTACCAGGGTCGTCAATGTTTACGCTAACAATCCTACCGTTGATTACTTCAGCACTTAATTTAGTTTGTGCTTTTCCGTTGGTGCCTATCAGTGATATTTCATCACTTAATTCAATGACTTCATCATAATGTCCTAAACTAATAGACGGGTAATCTTCAACTTCTTCTAAACTGGTTATATTAGACTTGCCAACAATATCATGTTTACGTAACACTTCATTGACATACTCAATCATAATTTTTAATGCCAAGTCTCTATCTTTAAACCAAGACTGTCTTGGTCTATATGAAGTACCGTAACGTAATTTTGGAGACAATGTTGGATCAGGTACTGGATTTCCAGCAACATCTTGACCAACAAGACTATCAATAAGTTTATTTTCAATGCTAGGATCTAAATTTAAATAGGTAACATTTTCATTCACTAGCTGCCAATGACTGTGACGATTAATTTCTTTTTCAGATGTTTGATAGTACACATCAATATTAATTTTATCACCATTCAAAGACTTTTTAGCATTGGTTAAACTCAGTGAGTTTGTTGCTAAGAAGCTAGCAAATTTAATACCTTGACCTTTAGGATCCTCAATTATTCTTGCACAATCAAAAGAACTTAAATTTCTAAATGCTAAATCTGGAAGAGTAATTTTGTTTCTGACCCAAAAGTAATAAACGTTAACAAAGTCATTGACAACAGGATCATAGTATTGATTAATTGAAAGGACCGTATTATCTGGATTTAGTGGCTGACCACTTACTCCTAATGCTAATCCATCAGTGGTGTCAGCTAACTGTGCCCACTCGCTTGGTCTAAAATCACTCTTAACCCATTCGTATACATCAACAGTTGATCCTGGGAACAACTTGCCCCAGTTGTTTGCTCTAAACTCATTATTTCCTTGTTCATACCAAACAAATCTTAAGGTGCTAGTATCAAGCCAAACCTCACCAACATGGTCGTCTAACCAAGTTGTTTTATTATCAACTCTTACTTTTGCTGAAGTTTCTAATGCAACAGTATAAACTGCTGGGTCGAATGGTTGAATGTATTTGATTTCATTCAATACCTTAGATGGCAACTTACCTTTTATTGGATCGTAAATTTCGTAATGATCAATAATTTCTAATGTACTGTTGTTATAGCTGATAACTTTTTTAATTTTATCAACATCAATTATTGCTTCCTGCACTCTAACTTTTGACCATGACCAAGAAGAGCCGCAGCCACATGCCTGATCTATATCACGCTTTTTGTCAAAAATTACAACCGTTCCAGAATCTGTATATGTTGTCAACTGATTAGAATCTTCTAAAGTTCCAATAACTTTTAAATCATATTTTGGTGCGCCAACAAGCATGAACTCACCGTCTGTTGCAATTCCAGTACCATATCCGTCAAAGGACGCACTGTCGCCACTAATTAACGATTCACCAAAAACATATTTGTTTCCTAATTTTTGATACAAATAAACTGCTCCACTAGATTGTGCTTTGCTTACAAATCTAGTGCTGCCAGTATCAAATGTTGTTCTTAAGGGCGCAGCCGCAGATGTTGGGTTCAATACATATTCTGATCCATATCTTTGTGCAGAGTCAGTATATCGTTCAGTGTAAGTGTCAAATGCAACAGGTGTTGCTTGACCACCGCCAATAGCAGTGACTAATAATGTTTTACCGTCATCACTTAACGCTAGATTACTTCCAAATAGTTCGCCTGTTTCAGTTGCTGGTGAAGTAATTTTTTGATCCAAGGCGTATGAAGCGTTTGTTTGTAATTTTAATACATAGACCAAACCTGCATCTAATTTCTCTGTAGAAGAATGATCGCTAGATATTAGTAGTGCTGTGCCATCTGCTGACATAGCTAGTTTGTCACCAAATCTATCGTTTCTAATTGTACCTTGACCTGTGATAGTAATAGTTGTTGTAGCAGTTTCGTCTGTTAGTGAACGCAATGGTTTAAATGCCATACGTAATACACTCAATTCACTGATTACAAATTCTCCACTATTACCTGCATTTGTTGATCCAGCAATAATAACAGATTGTCCAATTCTAAAACCATCTGCAATAAAACTTCCATTGTTTCTAACTATTGAATTATCTGATGCTTGGAATGAAATAATTTGCGCAATAGTGTTGTAGGATTTTATTACCCCTTTTAACAACAAGTCATTTGATTCTAAATAGTCATCTGCATATATTGTTTGTGTTAATTGATAGCTGTAAGAACCTGGATCTTTTCTAAAAATAAACACTGCACCTGAGTGAACTTGTGTTCTATCTTTTAAGTGTCCAGGTGCTGATACTGCCAACACTGTTCCATTTTTATTAGATACAATGTCACTACCAAAGTTAGACTTTGAATTTACATCAGTGACTGCAGAGCGTAGATTGTATGGATTTCCGCCAACAGTATACACTTGCCACACATTGCTACTGTCCAAATAATAAACAAATATTGCGCCAATGCCGCCATCTTGTCCTGGTGATGATACCAATAAGGTTGGTTTGTCAGATCCTACAAATTTTACTTTGTGACCAAAGTTTGCACCTTCTTGTGCTATAGGACTAGCTAAAACAACTTCAGTTCTATACTCATCAAGATCATTATTAAATTTAACAATCTTAATTGCACCCTCGTCAAACAACTCGGACGAAGACTTATTAAAGTCTAAAACTTTTTTAATTGGATCTAATGCCTGACCTAAAACTTTCCATTTTGCATTAGAAGAATTTGGAGCTCCTGAAACAATATATCGTATAGTAAGAGATGTATTTTCCCAGCAATCTAAACTTGCCCCGTGGAGTCTTTGTATTTCTGGTATTGCAACTCCATTTTTTACATCTTGTATAGTTAATATATCACTGAAGTTTTCTTCTAACAAATAGCTTTGATGTAAGATAACATCTTCAGATCCAAGTGCGTTTCTTTCATATACATACACTCTGCCACGTTCTAATTCTGTAGCAGAAACAATAATATTTTTAGACACTGGAGCAATTATTGTAGTATTACCAAATTTTTGTCCAGACTGATTAATTCTTGGTCGTATTGGTAATGCTTTTGTGTTTGCTTCTTTTTCTAAAACTGCCCATGTGCCGTCACCAACATTATCAACCCAAACAAACTCGCAATTTTGCCATCTTGCAAGTCCTGGAATAGATGCTAAATCATCTAGGTTAGCAAATCTTGATGAAGCAAAATAATACATTGACCCGTTTAGTATTTCACCAGCAGTTGGTATATCGTTAAATGCTGTTTTGACTACAAATGTTGTTCCATCAGGAATACCTAATACTTCGTAAACACCATTTAGTGGATCATCTAGTCTAGAAATTGATACAAAATCACGCAATTTTAGTTTATGCGCAACGTCAGTATTAAAACTGATTAAATTATTTGCGTTATCAACTGTATAATTAATAATTGTCACAGGGGACAGCGTGTATCTTTTAACTCCCCAATTTCCTGAATTATCAATTGCTAACCAAACAGTATCACCTTCTCTCAAAGAAGCAGAAGAAGACAATGTTAGTATGTTGTTTTCATATAATCCAGTGAATACAACATCATCTAATCTTACATAGCCCGCAGTTGGTATTTTTTGATATTGGCTGTATCCATTACCATTAACTGGAGATACATCAAGAGTTGGCCAAGGTTGTCCATTATAATCAGCTGGACGAATCTGCATATCAGATAATGAAACTTTGTATGCTTTATCTAAAGATGACTTTAGATTGTTATATTCAAATTCAAAGATTTGAGGATCTTGATTAATTTTATTTTGGTCTAGAGTAAATTCTATTTCTTCATAAGAATTTTCTCCACCAAATGTTCCTAATCTAATAGCCCACTCTTCTTGTAAACTAATATGTGCGCCTGTTGCAGTATTATTAGCAACTGCAAACTTCTCTAATGGAAGTGTAGTTCCTTTTTCTCTAATAAATCCTTGATAAAATTTATACTGACTTGACTCGTCAGGTATCAAAGAATTTAAATATGTTCTTGGAACATAACCTATTAATTTTTGTGCGTATTTTTGTTGACTGTTATCAAAGTTAACACTATCTAAACTATAGAATTCTTCAAACTGACTAATCTTATATTCAAAGTTAGGCAACAACTGTGCAACTGGTTGCTTGCCTAGTAGTGTCCAATCTTCATAATTAAAAAGTTCTCTAGCTAATGTGCGAGCTTTAGCTTGATAATATTTTGTTTGGTATCTAACAACATTTCCAATTTCATAATCAATGTTAGGTTCCCAATCATTAATCTTGGCGCTGTCATATACAAATCCTGGAATGTAAAAATCACCCTTCCAGCCGTCTGTCATGAACCCTTTAATTTTGAATCTCTTCTGTCTATATCCAGAAGTTGGTTCGTAAATTAGATCATTAAAAATTGTTTTATTGTCAAAAACTACAACGTGTTCTTTTTGTACTAGACTAATTTTTACAAAATAAACACCATCAGCCGTGCCAGCAGTATCAATAACAAAAGAACCTTCTTGTCTAGAAATTCTTACTTTGGTTCTATCAATAGTAGTACCATCTGCTTTTAGTAGAGTATAATCATAAAAACTATCGTATAGATCATCAACGACAGAATCTTCACTTGTAAAATAAATCTTTTCTGCAAAAGGAGAAAGACTGATTACTGAACTGGTAGACCAATTTTGTAGACTCCAGAATAAAAACTCTTTTCCTGCTAATTTCCAATCTGCAATTACATCTAGCTCTGGTAAAAGATTTTCAAATTTAAATCCTAAGGATTTAACTTGTTCGCCGTAACCAAGTATAAAATCAAATACATCTTGTATAGAATTATATTTTGTTCCATAAGGCACAATTGTATCAACGTCTTCAAAAGAATTTGGTACAAATGCTTCAACACCACCAATTGCTGGAAGGTAAGGAAGTGGATAATATAATCCTGGATCAAATGCCTGCTTAGTCAAGTGAGTTGAAATTGCTCTATAATATTGTTGGCCGTTAGCAACTACTAGTCCAGCATTTACAGTGGCGTTTGCAGACCAATATATAAATGGTTCAGTTGTTCCGCCTACAGATATTACAGGATCATTAGTAGCATGGATTGCTTTTTTAATTGTAAAATAAGGAGAGTTAGAATCATATCCTCTCACCATATATCCAGCTTCTGTTCTTTCAACAATAATACCAGACATTGTTAAAGTTTTAGTAGGAGACCCTGTAGAAAGAACTAATTGATAGTTTTCTTCTGGGACATACACTTTGTCAACTGTTTTATAAGATGTTACTGTTTCCAATGCAACTCTAAACTTATCCTTACTTGTAAATCCGCCAACTTTATAAATTAAGTTTGATTGAATTCTATTTAGGTAGTTTTGTAATCTAAATGCTGGATTAGAAAATCTCTGTCTTAAATTTTCAACAATGTAAGGATGATAACCTGTTGCATAAACAAAATTATTATCTATTGTATTTGAAAAAACCTTTAGTGCAGACGGACTCAGTCTTTCTAAAGAATCTTTATATACGATCTGATTAGCAATATTAAAGACATTTCGTGAAGTGTCAAATCCTAAAGTTGCATACTTAGCTGGCATTATTAGCGCCATTGCTATTTGCACTGCAAAAGGATAGATATCACTTCTTCTCCAAGCAGTTTCTGCAGGACCCATATCACCAAATGACCAGTTAGTATATCTTGCAGAATAATCAAAATCTTTTACAGCATTGACTTGTAAAGGATCTTTTAAACTGCCGTATGAATCTACAGGGATAATATTAGACAGTCCTGGTCTTGCATATTTTTCATCATAGCCTTTTCTAACTCCATTTCGAATATATCCATATTCCAAATCTTTCCACATAACATCATTACCAGATGTATACGGAGCAGGGCCGTATTCAGTTTCCCACCAAGTTGGCTTTTTATAGAAGCCTAACATTTCCCAAGGGCAGGTATGTGGTCTATCTGTATCGTAATGCTGTTTGTAAATTTTTCTCCAAGAGCCGGTGATAAATGCATTTCTATCAATTATGCCATTTGAATTTACGTATTTGAATCCAAAGTTGTTTAGGTAAATTTCATTTTCGTTTGCTGTATAGTCAATACTATAGATACCAACCCATTTTAAAAATTCATCTTCAATAGATTGGTCAAATTGCTCAGACGTGTATCCAGTTTTTCTAAATATGCTAGGCAAAATTTCATTTACATCTAAAATTCTTGGATCGTATTCAACTTTTAAATTGTTGTAAATTCGTTTTTCTAACTCTAATAATAGTTGATCTCTGTCATCGCCAAAGCAAACTGTAACTGACCCGTCATGTCCTTGTATAACTGACGTTGGTTCAATATACGTGTCATCTAAGTAAATTGCTGGCTCAAAACTAGGATATAGTCCTAGTTTTGTTGGTGACATAGGCATCACTGCACCATGAATATTATTAAAAACTCTAATTAAAATCTCATCACTTACTGATAGTGTATTAACGAATCTAACTAACGGATTGTTTACATCAAAAGAATAATCTTTATCAATGGTCAACTGCTCTCCGTTAACATATACTAATATTGCCTTTTTGCCAAACAAAAATCTATCGTAAATTTCTGATCCATATGCATACGCCTTAATATTTGTATCGTTAACAGTGTATGTATAATCTCGCTTGTTTAAGCCATACGGCAACATATCACTATAATAAAACATAGAAGCAGGAGTTTTATCTTTAGCAATACTTAAAATTATCTTATCTAATGCATCTGGAATATTAGCATACTCTGCTAATTCTGTAAATTTTTGTAATACTAAAATTTTATATCTTTGATATTCCAATGCAGACCAACGAATAGAATGTATTAGATTATAATCTTTATTAGCTATTAGTGCGCCTGCCATTGCAACCAGACCGTCGTGTTGAACAAATCTTCTTCCGTATTTGTCCAAGTTTTCTAAATCACGTAAATTATTTCTATCAATGGCAGTGTTTAAATCTTTTGATGCATTTAAAATAATAGAGTTTAAATGATCATTGATTTCAGCATAGCTTAAAAATCCTGGGAATTCATTGGTTGGATTGTTTACTAAATTTATTGGGGTTTCATAATACCCATCTTCTTTTTTGTCGTACGTTGGTAGAGCTTTGACTACTATAACATCGTTTTTGACTAATACAGTTGCTAACGTGATAAAGAAAGAGTCAAATGCTGTATCAATTCTAACGTCAAATTCAGTAGCGGTTAGTTTTTTTCCGTTCTTAAAAACTCGTACATTCTCTTTGGGAGTTCTAATATCAATACTGTCAAACTCAAATGCATCTTCGCCGCCAATTGCAATACGTTGATCGATAATTTCTTGGATTGATAGTTTATTACACTTTACCCAACCATTAACATAGTTGTTGTTTTCTTTTAAAAATCCGTTTTTAGTATTGCCTACTACCACTTGTCCATCAACAAAATATTCAAACGCATCTTCTGATAAACAATTTTCAAATGTGTAACCGCCAACGTTTGACACAGTTTTGTAAACAAGAGGAAAGCCTAAAATACTGTCATTGTTACCAACACCAATTTGATAGCCAAATACTCTAGAACCAGAAAAGTTTGTATCTTTATAGATATCGCTATTGGAGAAACTTGCACCATTTGAATCAAAGATATCAAACAATGGTGATTGATTAATATGTTCTTTTTGTTGTGACTTTATCCATTCACCATTTTTAAAAACCCAAGATGTTCTACCATTTTTAATACCGCTAATAACAAGTAGTCCATCATCTAAATTTGGTAGTGAGTCTTCTGCCTCTTCTAAGTGAAGTTTCTTAACTCCGTTGATGTCAATAAACTGTACTTGATAAATTTTATTCTTTACATCTAAGTCAGTGTCTGAAAGAAATACAATTCTATTGCCGTCTTCTAGTGCTTTTCCGTCAATATAATAGCCTAAAGAGCCTTCAATATTGCTAAAAGCGTCAGTAACTGTGTCATCTAAAAAATTAACATACTTTGTTATTTTAGAAAAATTAAACAGTTGCATATTTGGACGAAACTCAATAATAGGACGTTGAGCTCTATCAAATGATGTAAATGTTGGATCAGTATTATTCAATAGGGAACTAGTGTTCACCACATCAATGTGGAACCATCTATTATATCTACTCCATGGGTTTTTATCTTCACTTGCTCGATTAATCAAGATATAATCAGGGTTAACAGGATATTCTGAAACCTCATCAAAAGGTAACTCATCAAATCCAGTATCATCAAAAGATGTTTCAACGATTGTTGAATAGCCTTCGATTGTAAGTAGACTATTGTAGTCAACCAGAGTGATACTGTTTCCTACTCCCTCAACAATATAAGTTTTATCTCGATATTTTTCAGGAAACACTGTGTCTGAAAAAACAATCTTCATTCCATTTGACAAGTGTATTCCGTCTTTAATTTCGTAGGTCTTTTTACCTATAATTTCATTTTCAACATCTAGCTCTGTATTCTCTTTTTGGTCTCTAATTAAAAATCTGCCAAAAAGAGTGTTGTCATTTCCGTTGACATAAAACAGTGTACTTGGTGTGCTTTCTACTACATTGAAAATAACTGAACCTGATGTTGCTCCGTTATTTTGTACTCCATCCCAAGAATCAACATCTCCACTGCTTCTTTTATTTTTAATATAGAAAGACTGATCAACTGTATCAACTTCAAAGATGTAAGTAAATCCTCTGTACAAAGTAATTGTAGGATTAACTGCAATTTCATTTGTGCTAAAATTCCAATTGTCATCAACAATTTTTACTTTAATTGTACTAGTAACTTCTTTTTCTTTTCCGCTAATTCTAACTGTCGCTGGACCGCTAGGTAACCAAACATAATTTCTAAAATTAACAAACTTGTCTAAATCAATAAAGGTATTCCAAGTATAACTCTGTTGTCTAAACAACTTATCTTGGTTACGAATATCTGCACCAAAGTACTTTAAACTATTGATAATGTCTTCAAAAGTTTTGTTAAACTCTACTTGATCTGTTACTGAATTTTTTATTACAATACCTGGTTCTAACTCATAGCGGTTTCTTAAATCAGTACCCTCATTGATATAGGAGTCACTAGCTGGCTTATAGTTTCCAATAATTTTATCACCAATAAATCCGTCAACCTTCTTTAATGTTGGTTTCTCAATTAATTGGTCTATCGTTCCAGTTAAGAATTTTTCGTTTGCATCTGTTCTAAAGATTACTGGAAGTAAGTCTACTGATTTTCTTTTACTCATTTTTTATCCATTACTAGAAACGACAATTGGGCCATTAGTTTTAATAAGTCCTGATGTTACTGTATTAATTATTTCTAATTCACCTACGTCAGCTGTACTTAAGAATATTTCATCAGCTTGACAAAATACTTGAAATAAACTACCAAAATATTTTTCTGGGGCACTTGGTACGATTAAAAAGTTAACCACATCTGGGCTTAATTGTTTAATAACGTATGCGCTCAATTCACCAAAGTTAAATGTATCTCCAAAATCCCAGTTGTCTAAACTGAAGTATTCATTGATTGCAACAATAACTCTAGACTTTATATCGTTGTCATTAGTTACAGATCTTGGATTTTTAACGATGAAAAATTTTGCTTGCAAATCTACGTTAGCGCCAGTACCAAACAATAACTTGTATTTGGCTGGATGATAAACTACCTCGTCACTGATTGACTTAACTGAGTTTATACCTGAACTAAACTGTTCAAATAATTCGTTTGAACTAGGAGCTTTTGGTGGCTCGCCATCTTGAGTTAGCAACCAAGAACGTAATAGATCATCATAATTTTTTGTTAGCAAATATACATCAATAATGTTGGTCTTACAAGGATCAATTCTAAAATCTTGACTTGCAGTGTGTACATATTGGAATGTTAATCCTGATCGTCCTGGATAAGCAACTATACTATTATCTAATACTAAGCTGTAAGAGCTATCTAAAACTTTAACAACATTTTCTGTAATAGAATAGAAATAAAACACTTGTCCTGGTTGATAATTGTTTAAATTAGCAACATCTAATTCACTATTAAATGTTGCAACTAACGAACTATCAAGAATTTTTTTGTAAATTTGATCATTAAGTTGTACACTTTGGATAAACACAAAAGAGCGTTTAGTTCCAATAATTGGGTCAATTAGATCAGGTTTAACAACATTATCAAAGGAATCTGGATCATCAACAATTCCGTCTCCAGTTTCATCTGAAAAGGAAATATTGATTCGATTGTTATCTAAATATCCATCAGCATTTGAAATCATATTAGTAATTTCAAATTTAAAATCTGAACCCAATGCTAAGCCTGTTTCAAGATCTTCATTGATTGACATCACTGAAATATAATCAGTTGCATTGCCGCCCAACTTACTGGTATATTTTTTATCCTGTTCATTGAAATAAAAACTTATTTCTTTTTCACTTTGAAATATGTATTCTAATCCTCGGTAATATACAATTACGTTATCACCATCATTTTTAAAAGCAATTAACCAACTAGCATCTAAACCTAAATTACTAATGTCGCCTGAGTAAGTTGGGCTAAAAGTGCTAGAGTAATCAAGATTATTAGAATTAATAATTTTCCACTCACCAAGAGTTCTATCATATCTTAATCCAAAATCTCTTCTTAAAGAAATTTGATTAACTATTTCAGTTTCAAAAGCAAACGGAATATCTGTAACAAATACAGGAATGACTTCTACGGGAATAGCACCACTTGGTACTGGCGTAGTAATTCCAATAAGTCCTACTCCAAGATCATCAGTGCCTGTGCCTAAATTGCTACCGTCACCAGATGTATAAGATACTTCAGTCCAAATATAATCTTTAGTATTCTTAGTCTTAATTGATGTTATAGTATTATTAGGGGCAAAATATTTTCCTGTTGGAGGGGCAAATTTTACAAGTGCTTCTGATTTAATATAACGCAATGTTGATTGTGTGTATTGTCCAATACCAACTGCTTGTAATGTTGCATTGCTTTTAAAATAACCTGTTGCAAGGTTAGGCAACACTGACACGTTCTGCCAGCTGGCTCCAATCTCACCTATTTGTAATCTATCAAATTGTTGATAATAGAAATCTCTTGTTGACTCTTTTGCAAGCAACGGTTCAATAACAGTTTTCATAATACCAAACACTTCGTTTTTAGTATTAAATTTAAAGTTGAAGCTTGTTGTATAATCATTCCTATACAGTGCGCCATCTGTACCAAACAAATTAATTGAGCTAGAACGACCTGTTGGATCAGTTAATTCAAAATATCTACTGATGCCAGAAGATGTTCTGTTAACTGCTTTGACTTTAACAACTTGTTGGTTGTTTGTTAAAGGAACAATATTATAATCTTCCCCAGTAATCATTCTATTTTGTGTATAGTATACTTGTGGAGCCTTTTGTTTAATACTGTCATTAGTTTCTGATGCGGCGCTATTTGATACACTGCCCTTCAGTCCTAAATTCATAGTCAATGTTTGTGCTTGACCATCTCTGTTTATAAAAGGGAATCTAATTTGTACATTGTCTAAATCTTGTGGACTAATCACATAACTTAAACCATTACTTGTTCTATAATAGAGTCTAAAATTTCCGTTAGGAAGTTTACCAAAAACGCCATCGCTGAAGTTTAGATCAATTTGATCGTTTTCTCTTGTATTAACACTATAAAAACTTTTAACTTTATTTTTTACACTGTTGTAAATTGCATTAGTGCCTGTAACGCTATCTAATTTTGTCCACAAATTTGACAAAGTATTATTGGCATCAATTTCATATAGCCAAACATCTGTATCGTTAATATTTTGAATATCAACGCCCACTATTTCATTAGCTACTGGGTTTGTTAAAGAGAAGTCAGAATTTTGTAGTGTACCTTCTTTAAACATAACAAACCAACCACTGTTGGCACTAGAGCTTCCTTTGTTATCATTTCTGTACATTACACCAAACGTCCCGCCTAATGTTGGGGGCTCTTCTCCAATGTCAGTTCTATTAATAATGCTAGAACTTACAAGTTCAAATGACATTGGAATTCCTCCAATTGTTTTACTAAATGTAAACAATGGCACATCTGTTGTATTTGTTCTTAAATTATATTGTTCTGTAGGGATACTATTAATTGATCTGCTAGCATTTGGCTTTCCAAAAACAGCAGTATCCATTGCAGAGTTCATCACTAATGTAAACTGTGAATACCAATCTCTGTTTGTTGTGTCGTTCCAAGAAATAACTCTATTTGCAAGGTTTGTTCCGTTAGAATCAACAAGATTATCTGTTGTACTTACAGAGTTGACTTTTAATAATCCCTTAGCAGATTGCGTTCTTTTAGGATTATAACTAATCAACTTTGCCAGTTTTAAAATACTGTCTCGTCTTTGTGCAGTGTCTAAAAAGTTTTCACGTGCATTTAAGTCAATGCGGAAGCTCAAACTTTGCGCTAGAAACGCAATCATGTCTATTAGAGCAACATATTCACTGCTGTCAATGTAGTCGTTAAAACTTTCAGGGAAGTTTTGACGAAGGTACTCAATCATACTACGACGAATCGTCTCAAAATCGTAGGATTTAAAGTCGGCATTTTGGAACGTTTGATAAATCTTCGTCCAATCCTCGCCAACTAATAAATTATTTTGTCTTTCTGTGCTAGCCATTCTTCGTCAATCTCCGATATTCATATTTATCGTAATTAAAATATGCTTACTTAATTACTCAGTGATCAAACCTAATTCTTTGTCAAAGGTCAGTTTAAGAACAGATGACAAATTATTTGTTTGATATCTCAATGTTATTTCTAATAATATTCCACTTTGAAACTCATCAACCTTGATATCTTCAGCAATGACTCTCGGATCGCTTTGAATAATCTGTTTGATATCATCTGATATTGAATTTCTAAGGTCTTCAGTTAATGGTTCAAAAATGGCGTCCCATATGATAGTACCGTAGTTTGGGTTCATCACTCGTTCACCTTTTCTTGTATTAAAATGATTTATGATGTCCTGTCTAATACATTCAATGTCGTAAGTTTTAAAATTTTGTGAAGCTTTTGCACTGCTGAATCCTTTATAAATGTGTGCAGTACGCACCCCATAATTCATAGTTGTAGCAGTTGGTTTTATTACTAATTTTTTAATAGCCATTATATTGGTCCATCCCTTCCTGTTTTTTCAGGCTTATAAGCCGTTGGGTTAATATTTTCATGATCGTCCCATGGTTCATGTGTTGGAACACGACGCATTATACTACTAATCTTAGTGCCAGCATAAAAATTATTATTTTCCCAACCCTTTTGCATGTCACTGGTTGCGTTCTTATCAGCAGTTCTTCCTGAAAGAGAAAATCTATCCAGCGTGACCACACTGGTTGCCGCCTCTGGCAGTATTGATAGCGCATCTAAAGCAAATGCTAAATCAGTTGCGGCAGAAGGAGATATTGGGGCAGGCGTTGGACCGTTCATATCTATCAACGTAGCTCTTTCAATGTGACTGCCAATTGCGGTGAACACGTTTGCTCCGCCAGCGTTAATAAAGTTACCACCAACAGTGTCCACGTTAAAAGATCCTGCTGTCTTAAATGTTGTACTTGCACCAGAAATAAAATTAGTTGCTACTCCTGATTTTACATCAAACTCGGTGAGTGTCTGCATCTTAAGTTCAGTCGTTGCATACATGTTGATATTACCAAGTACTGAATATAAATCAATGCCTGATAATGGTCCAGCTTGTGTTGGATTAGTACTTGCGCCAGTTGAAGTTAAACGAACACGTCCTAGCGCACTAGCATTGAAGTGATTAGCCGCTGTCCAGTTACAATCTAATCCAGCAAACCCTTCAATCAATCCTGATGCTTCAAAATGCATAGAGCCTTGTGCCGCAACTATGTTAACATTACTGCCTGCCTCAAAGTTGATATCTCTGTCAGCTCTAAAATTAAAATCATTTTCACTGTGTATGCTTATACTATCGGCAGCATAGATATCAATTTTTCCATCACTAGTAAATTCTAACCAAGCAGTTCCTCTACTATTACAAATGTAAATTAAATCACTAGAATTGTGTAAAAGTATTTGATGTCCAGTACGGGTTCTAAGTCTAACTAACTCGTCAATAATACCTTCTTTTTTAGTTTTTTCATCTTTACCAATGTATCCGTCATCCATTACAAACTGTGTTCCGCCTTCACGTTCAACGTAGGCGGGTATTGGATCTTTTTCAGTTCCAAATCGATACTGTTTACCACCCACTACAACAGGTCCTGGTGTTGAAATTCCGTATACATTGCTGATTGTACTGCGTCTTGCACTGCTAGTTGTTGTTCCTCTTATAGGATCTTTTAATAAACCTTGTGTAGCAAGTCGAAGTGTAAAAGGATGCATAGCCTTTTTTACAATATCAGGCTTAGAATTGTCTCTACCTTGAACACGTTTGTTAACTTCAACTACAGGAACGATTGCGGTGTCACTAGTAAAACCTAACTTAGTTTTTTCTTGTGGCGTTAATTCTGCGTACTGACTTGCGGCAATGCCTGGAACCATTTGATTAACGCCTGGCTCAGGAACACATGCTAGCCAAAAACATTGTTCCCTGTCACCTTCAATAAAAATAATAATGACCTTTGTACCAATGTCTGGCGGCACAAACCACATGCCATAACTTTGTTGTGAGCTTGAAGCGTTACGTAGATTTCCATCTGTTGCTTCATACGCAGTATAGCCAAAAAAGTGTGGGGCATATCTAGGATACACCCTAACAGAGTCTGCTATTTCTTGGCCGGCTCCACCTTTTCGCAAAATCACACACTCTAATGTTCCCATTCGAGTACTATCATTGTGACCTACTACACGAGCAATATATGGTCCATTACTTAAACCAGATATTGAAGGTTGTTGCGTACTATTTTTTAGTTCCATTATCTACCACTTTCTCCTGGAGCACACAGCAAGTCATCTAACGGACTAGGTCTTGGTATAAATCCTGCTCTAGATAAATCTTTGTTCAGTACTGTGATGTCATTTGCAACTTTATTACTTGCAGAAATTAACTGATCCTGAACTTGTCTTGTAGCAGAATTATTTGAAGTTTGAGTTGGAAAGTTTACCACATTCAAACCTGAGTCAAGTTCAACTGCTGGTATTCCTGCCGTAAACAAATTATAAGGATCATATCCTCCTAATAAATTTTGTACTTGGTCTTCTGTTAATGCTAGGTCTGGATTTCCTCCTGGGCCGACATCAAGTGCAAATGTTGGAACATTCAAATTAATTTTAGACGTAAACCCATTAGGAGTAGTAATTGTCTGTGGCTGTACTTGCACATCAATTGGTTCTTGATTTAACAACGACAACGGTGGTCTTCCTGAATAGAATGCAGGACTACATCCAGGTATGAATGGAATAAACGGTAACAATATTGGTGGTGGGAATTTAAATTTCAAATACTCAACCAATCTTTTTATGTACTCAGCCAACGGATTGTAAATTATTAAATTTAATCCTAAAATTTTATTAATGGCATCTCTTGCCGCAATCAGTGCTTTCTTAATTGGTTCAGGAAACGGTATCCAACCTTGTCTAATAATTTTTGCTAGGAGTGCCGCAGCCAGTAAAGGATTCTTTAAAACACACTGTATTAAATTTTGTATACTAGTAACTGCTGATTCAACATAATTTTTAATTGCCTGTATCTTGCCTTTTAAAATTTGTACTAGTATATTAACTCCTTGACTTGCTCCAAAAAGTGTTGCCAATGTCACGCCTGGATCAATTGTGATGGTTTTTAATTGTGGTGCTGGTTCTGGTCTGTCTGTTTCTAAACCAAATATTCCTAATATGCCTTGTATAATTGCCGCAACTTGCGCCAACTGCGGCACAATTGCTGCCGCGCCGTTAACGTTAATTGCAAAGTTGCCATCTGCTTGTATAGAAAAATTTAAAAATTTTCCAACGTTAGCTCGTTGATATGATGCAGAATATAATGATGCACGATCATCAACTCTCCATTCAAATAATTTATTTGGACCTACCATTGTATTTCCTTATATTGTCAAGTTAATTTGGTTCAACGTGAACCTATCTGTAAAAGACTGTATTTTTTGTGATGCAGCCAAGTCTTGTGAAACGTTCCTTGTACCAATTAATTTTTGTTTAAAGATTCCATTTGAAAAAGTACTTTCTACTTCTCTCACAGTGTAGTATGCACTTAATCTTGATAGAGCCTTGTCTTCGTTGGCTTCTCCCGATGTTAAAAATCCTTGAGAATTAAAATCTTTTGGTGCGTAAGCAATAACTCGCAAAACAGGATCTACTGATCGTAACGCAATTCCGCCATCAACAGTAAACAATGTGCTTTCACCATCTATTTTGTTTCCATCATCAATGTATTGTGTTCCTAACCACATTGGGTCTCCTAATATTTCCATATTAAGTTCAACGTTCTCATACGGATTATTCATCAAGGAGTTTATATCTCTTGCCAAAGTAAACAAAGGATCAGGCTGATTAGCACCTTTAACTGCAATCTCTTGTCTATCACTATTTGGATTTGGTGTTGTATTGCTGGAAATTCCATCAGCAGGGGTTGGAACTAACGTACCAGTAGCGATAGCAACAGGACTAACTACTTTTTGCTCAGTTTGCTGTCCGCCAGCGGCACCTGGTACGTCTGTACTTACATAATTACCTGTAATAATTTTTGTCCACATTTGATTAAAATTTAAATTGAAAGACAATATGTCTTTATTTTTACCAGTATACTGCCATTCATATCTTCTAGCAGTCATACCTTCATAATCAGATGCAGGCGGCTTGTATGTTGGAACAAAGATTGATGACAGTTTTGTGTAGTGTACTTTCCTAGGAATTATTTGAAATGTTATTATCTTAGGAGTGATATTTCTAGCAGTGTCATGCCGATCATCCGGTTGATTTTCTACTTTAGTCACTACTCTCCACCAGTTAATCCATCCGCCTTTATTAAAGTCACCTTGGAATTGAGTTTTAATTTTTTCAGTAACGTATAAACTATCTTGAATAATTGCATCAATTATTTTTGTTAAGCCTAAGGACCCTGGTATGGTCAATGTTGCTTTAAGATTTTCAGGTTGTTCTCCTACTTGCACAGTGCCAGTTATATATGATGTTTTAGTAAATTCTTTATTTGCCGCATCTTTAAAAATGTCAAACATTTGGGCTTTGGCGAACTCACTATTGTCAGTTACGTTTCCTTTTTCATCATGAAATACAATTTTATATCGATTGAGTTTGTACTTAGTTTTTTCTTCGGCTGATTTTTGTATATTCTCTAATGAAAGTTCTAAGTCTTTTATAACTTCCCCAACAGTTACTCCTTGCACATTTATTTCTTGATTTATTTTATTAGAATCGTCATAAGTTCCTGTTTGATTGACTGGAACTCCTTTAATCTCCCACGTGGTACCTTGCTGTGTTAGCTTGGCTTCCATGTGTGTAATAATCATTGGATAATATCTTGTTGTATAAGGTATTAATTCTGGTTGTGTAGAATCTTCGTGATATCCAACAAAATCAATTTTTAAAACAAAAGCATTTGATTTGTCAAAATTCTTATATCCTTTAACAGTTAACGCGGTAATAATATTTGTTAAAAAAGTGTCAAGACTATATGGCTCAACAATTTTTAATCGTATTTCAGTAGTCCAATCTCTTGACTTGCCTACAAAGTTTTTAATATACAAGTCTTCTAAATAATAATCATAGTTTGCATTAGCAGATTGATTAAGCGTGTTAATAATATTTTGCAAATTATTAAGTGTTTGAGACTTTGAACCTTTTGGTGCACCGGTTCCTTTTCCGTGGCTAGAAAATATAACATTAGTAAATCCAGCAGTCTTGTAAGATCCTGATTTTAATTCTTCAGGACTTACTACTGCAAATGTTACTCTATAATTAAACGTTCTATAATCATGCAGTATATTTTCTCCTGGATAGGATGCGCTTCTAATTATATTGTTTAAAAGATTGGTGCCAAGCTCTTTTAGTGTTGAACCAGTTGTTGCTCGTTGAAGAGACATTATGCAACTCCTAAGTCTTTGAACAGTTGTGATCTTTGTGGAATATAAATTTTTATTCCAGCAACTAAATCGTAAATTGGATCTTTAATTACTTCAGGGTTCCTCATGGCAAACACCCACCACAACTTAGGATCCCCGTATGCATCATTAGCCAACAAGTCTGGACGATACTCGTACTGAGATGGCAGTTCAACCAGTGTATCGTCAAGTGCCATTGTTATTTCCCTTGGTGTCCAAACATCAAGATAAAAATCAGTTAGCTGTGTATTTTTATATGGTGAATATTCACCATATTTGTATTCATTCATTATAGATATCCTCTTCCATCCAACGCTCCAGATATAAACTGGTCCACACTAAAGTTGGACATTTCTCGTCTACTATAAACAGGAATTAATGTCATTGATATTGTACTTAATGTAGGAACTTTGTTAACTCTATTGCCAAAGTTAAATCCAGTAATATAATCTACATCATTGGGTAAGTCAATACTAAATCCACCTACTACCACAGGAATGTTTTCATAAACGTTTGCTCCGTATGCATTAAATCGACAAACTGGAGGTGGTGATCCAGATAGTGAGTCATTGCCTGTACGCATTTTTGTAATAGCTCTCAAGGCATGCACAGTTGCTAGCCAATAAACTGCTTCTTGTCTATTTTGTACTGGAAATTGTCCAGACACACTTATGGTTCCAACATCTGTGTTCTGATAAGAATAAACTGCATAATTACTATGTTGTATGGTAGCTGGATTCCAATTTACTTTGGTGTCTTGTTTTACAGTAGGAGTTACTGGAAAATAAATTCCTGCCCATGCACCTGGATTTGACCCTGTTGGGTTACTATCTAAAACTTGAGTAATAGATCCGACAGGCCAATACTGATTAGGAATTTTCAAATATACTCTACTTTCTAAACTCGCTTGTCTTTCTTGGGAGGTAAAACTAACTTTGACCGTAGAGTTCAACACCTTATCTGCCGCGGCAGTCCTAATAATAGACTGTCCGTTAGTAAGTTGTCCGGAACCCCATATTTCCTGGGCCGATGCCGCAAGATTAGTAAAACTGAAATCACTCATTTGAATATTCTCCCTACATATTTATTTGACAAAATTATGTAGGTAGTTTATAATATAGTTATTAGGAGTCTATAACAATAATGATAATAACGACTGTAAAGAGAAACAAATATCTTAACAACAAAGACCTACTGTTACAGATACACAAGAGCAAGAACACATACGGATCATTTATGGGTCCAGAATATGAAGATTACGACTTAATTTTACCTTCTGTTGATAAAATCAATGTAAGAACTGTTGCAGAAGCCAAGCGTAATAGGGCCAAACGATTAGGCACTAGGTTATATCAACAAAATAAAGCCCAAGGTATTAAGGACGTTAAACTAGTTGACTGCATAATTGATTACAAAAAAGTTCCAAAAACTGATTTAGTTTTTAGAATCATGACTCATGAACATGTTCCGCTTGCGCCTGGACGCAAGAAGACGGTAAAAAGCACAGCTGACGCTCATGAAAGATGCAATTTTCCTCCCTATCAACATTGGGCATTCGATGCTAATGATGTACTGATATGTGTAGGAAAAAGTCATTGGAAGGGTCCTTTACAGACTGGAACGTTTTCCAAAGAACACGGAAGAATTACTGAAGAGCTTGGCAAAATGTATCTAATGCTAGCTGATAGATATGCTCAAAGAAGCAATTGGCGTGGGTATACGTATGTTGAAGAAATGAAAGGACAGGCTATTCTACAGCTAAGTCAAATTGGCTTACAGTTTGATGAATCCAAGTCTGAAAATCCATTTGCCTACTACACTGCCGCAGTAACAAATAGCTTTACCCGTGTGCTCAATATTGAGAAACGTATGCAAAATATTCGTGACGATATGTTAGAAGAAAGTGGGTTAACTCCTAGCTTTACAAGACAGAATCAACAAGAATATGCAGAAGAAACGGCACGTCAAGCTGCCTTGTATAAGGGAATGCGACAAGCAAAAAGTGAAGATACTCCAGAGGAAGAAGCTGAATGACAAATCTTTTTAAGAAAGCAGCCTGTTTTACTGATATCCATTTTGGGTTGAAGAGTAATAGTCGTACACACAATGAAGATTGTGCTGATTTTGTTGATTGGTTTATTGCTACTGCTAAGGAAAAGGGTGCAGAAACTTGCATTTTCTTAGGAGATTGGCATCATAATCGCTCAACAACTGACGTTAGTACAATGAATTATACAGTAAATGCACTAGAAAAACTTAACAGTGCATTTGATACTGTACACATTATTACAGGCAATCATGATCAATATTATAAGGACAAACGAGATCTACATAGTTTAGAATATGGCAGACTGTTTCCAAATATCAACATGGTTAATCATGCTTTCACAGAAGGAAATGTTACTATACTTCCCTGGCTAGTGGGCGACGAGTGGAAGAGCATTGAGAAAATCAAAAGCAAATACATATTTGGGCACTTTGAACTACCGTTGTTTTATATGAACGCTATGGTGCAAATGCCTGACCATGGAGAACTACAGCCCACTCACTTTAAACATCAGGACTATGTTTTTAGTGGTCACTTCCATAAAAGACAAAGCAAAGACAAAGTTCATTACATTGGCAATGCATTTCCGCACAACTATGCTGACAGTTGGGATGACATGCGTGGTATGATGTTGTTGGAATGGGATAAGCCTCCTGAATATATTGATTGGCCTGACTGTCCTAAATATCGTTCTGTAAAATTAAGTAGACTTCTTGATGAAAAAGATAGTATAATGAAGGGTAAGATGTACTTACGTGTTACTCTTGACATTGATATTACCTTTGAGGAAGCTAACTTCATCAAAGAAACTTTTATGAAAGAGCATGATATTCGAGAACTAAGTTTGATAACAGAGAAGGATAACTTGGAAGGACTAATTGATGAAAACACCGATGTTAAATTTGAAAGTGTAGATCAAATTGTCGCTGAACAGATTGTTGCCTTAGAGACTGGCACATATAATAACAATACTCTATTAAGCATTTATAACGGACTTCATGTTTAAACTAAAAACAATAACAGTAAAAAACTTTATGAGTGTGGGCAACCAGACTCAAGCCGTGGATTTTGATAAGAATCATTTAACTTTGGTGTTGGGTGAGAACGTAGACTTGGGCGGCGATGACAGTGGTAGTCGTAATGGCACTGGAAAAACAACAATCATCAATGCTTTATGCTATGCATTGTATGGCGAAGCGTTGACCAAGATCAAAAAAGAAAATCTAATCAACAAGACAAACGGTAAAAATCTAGTTGTCACATGTGAATTTGAAATTAATGGAAGACAATATAAAATTGAAAGAGGTCGAAGACCAAACTTCTTAAAATTTTATGTTGACCACGTAGAGATCAAAGACGATTCACAAGCAGATGATGACGCACAAGGGGACAGTCGTGAAACGCAAAAGGCGATTGAATCCTTATTGGGCATGAGTCAAACAATGTTTAAGCACCTAGTGGCCTTAAACACATATACTGAGCCATTTCTAAGTATGCGAGCAAACGATCAACGAGAAGTTATCGAGCAATTGCTTGGCATTACATTGTTAAGTGAGAAAGCAGAATTACTTAAAGTTCAAGTAAAAGAAATTAAAGATCAAATTCAAGCAGAAACTTTTAAAATCGACAGTATAAGGAGTAGTAATGAAAAAGTCCAACAATCAATTGACAGCCTCTCTACTAAAAGTAAAGCATGGGAGTCCAAACGAGAACAAGATTGCGCCGGCTATCAGTCAGCGATTTCCGAATTGCGCTCTGTTGATATCGAAGGAGAAATTGAAAAACATTCTAGACTCAAGGTGTATAACGAACTAACAGCTAAAATTAGTTCCTTAAACAAACAAAAAGCAACACTTGAGACTGCTGTTGGGCAAGCAGAAAAGACTGTTGGGAAGTATACTAGAGAGTTAGAACAACTTGATAGTAAAAAATGTCCCGCATGTGAACAAGAACTGCATGATCACAAGCATGATGAGATGAAAGAAACTGCTGCCAAGCACTTGACTGATTCAATATTGTATCAAGACAAAGTGTTAGCAGACCTTAATCTAGTTTTAAAAGAATTATCTGACATTGGCGACATCAATGGAAGACCTTCTACCTATTATGATAGTGCAGAACAAGCGTACAATCATAAAAACAATGTTGAAAGTTTGAGCAAAGCACTTGCTGACAAGCAAGTAGAATTAAATCCTTACACTGAACAAGTGGACGAGTTAAGAAAAACTGCTTTGCAAGAGATTACGTGGGACACAGTTAATGAATTAACAAGTGTCAAAGACCATATGGAGTTCTTACACAAACTGTTAACCAGCAAGGATAGCTTTATCCGTAAGAAAATTATTGATCAGAATCTTGCATATCTAAATAAACGCCTTAGTTACTATCTAAATAAAGCAGGACTGCCGCATCAAGTTAAGTTTTTAAACGATCTAAACGTCGAGATTACACAGCTCGGGCAGGATTTAGACTTTGATAATCTCAGTAGAGGTGAACGCAATAGACTTATTTTAAGTCTAAGCTGGGCGTTCCGTGATGTATGGGAAAGTTTATATCATCCAATCAACTTGTTGTTCATTGATGAATTGATTGATGCAGGTATGGACTCTGCAGGAGTTGAGGGTGCTCTAGCAATCCTTAAAAAGATGGCTAGGGAACGAGATAAAAATATCTATTTGATCAGTCACAAAGATGAACTTGCAGGTCGAGTAAACAGTATTCTAAGAGTTATTAAAGAAAACGGGTTTACCAGCTACTCAACTGATACAGATGTTATTGAAACACCAGTATAACTATGTTTAAAGAAAAGCATGAACGATTTCTAGAACTTATTATTGCATATTACAACTGCAAAGAGAACTGGTTAGAAAACGGCACACGCAATCACACCATTGCGTACCGTAAAGTTCTGAAAGAATTAAGCAGGTTAACTAAAGAGATGTCTGATATCGTGATGGAAGCACAGCACGATAGATGGCAGGAAAATAAGAAAATGCGTGAAAACGGAGGTACTTTTGTTACAAGAAGAAGGCCAAAAGTATAATAATCAATTTCTTCACAACTACAGCGTATTAGAATTAAGTAATACGCACTTCAGCTTATAAAAAGGAAAATAAAAATGTCAGATACTATTAAATTAATTGAAGATTCACTAGCACAATGGAAGGCTGAGGACGAAAAATTCGTCAAGGGCAACAGTGCCGCTGGTACAAGAGCTCGTAAGGCATTGGCAGAACTAGCAAAAGCAGTTAAAGTTCGCCGTAATGAAATCACAGCAGAGAAGAACGCTCGCAAAGAAGCTAAGGCGTCCTAATGTCTGATGCTGACGTTAAGAAAATACTTCAACTTGAACAAACTGTAAAACGATTAGAGTTTCAAGTTGCACAACTAGCTCAAAGGATTAATTATTTTGAGCGTGAACGTCAACGAATCAAAACTGATATAAATCACATTGCAGGGATCCTTAGAAAGCAATGACATGGTTGCACGAAGGGATCACTGTTGATCAGCTTCCAGAAGAGTGTGTTGGGTTTGTATATATTATAACCAACACACTCACTGGTCGCAAATACATAGGCAAAAAATTAGCTAAGTTCGCAAAAACTACTTACAGAGTACAAAAATTAAAAAATGGTACTAAGAAGAAAAAACGAATTAGAAGCAAAGTAGATAGCGACTGGCAAGAATATTATGGCTCAAGTGACGAACTAAACAAAGACATAGAGACATTAGGCAAAGAAAACTTCAAACGTGAAATTCTCCACTATTGCACGAGTAAGGCAGAAACTTCATATCTAGAAGCCAAAGAGCAATTTGAACGTAAGGTATTGGAAACTGATGAGTATTACAATGGCCACATTCAAGTTCGCGTCCACGGCTCACACATAATCAAAAAATTTAAGGCTCAACTTAACAGTTAATGACTCGCACAGGTTAATATCATGTGCCTAGAGACAACCCGATAATAAGGGGGACGGAAGCCTTGCCGCTGTAGCAAGCACTCAACTAGTATCCTTAACAGGACCACGATAGCAAGCACGCCTGCTGTTTAGTTGTTTGAATAGAGTCAAAAAAGGCAAAAAGAAGGGAGAAAAACCCTACGTTTGTAAGTGTGTTAGCGTACATTTGCAAACTGCCGTCATAATGAAGACGCAACTCGAGGTACCGGATGACCGCCTCTGTAATGTTGTAACGCTAAGTGGTTGTGCTACTCGGATAATATAGACCATTTCACTTCGCCCGCCAGGGCGAAGTGTGGCTGATTAATCTGGATAATATCGTAAACACTTCGTGTTTTATAATTGTTCTTATTATTAAATGAAATAAATTGTGAGTTATGAAATAACGAACAAGTGAGCGTTAGCTCACTGATAAATCATACTACTGATATCAACTTATACTTTAAGGATAACTCAGATTAAAGGCATACCGGACTCTTTGGTCCACTCCATATTTTCCTTTACGATTTCATTGATGGCTTGTTTCTGCTCGTAGGTCAACTGAAATGCCTCATCAGTGGTAAGGCCACCACGCATGTACCATGCTAACCTGAATGTATCTTTCTCAATGGCTTTTGCTTCTTTGTCGAGTCCTGCTGATATCTCAACAATTTCAGGAAGAGTTTTAGACAAAAGCCTTAGACGAAAAAATTTGAATAATCAAACTCAAAAGGAATTTCCATCTGTGCAGGTGATCCTAGATCCACATACTGCTGTGGAGTCTGTATGGTCATGAAACGTTTGTTGTTTCTATCATTAAGAGTTCTAAACGCTTTGGCCACAACATCAAAGAATTCTTTATCACAATTTTCTAAAAACTCTTTAATTTGTAATGGATCAGTAGTGTTACCTTCAGTGGTATCAATGCGTTTAATTCCGTTCAACATTTGCATTAGAGTAGCATCTGCTAGGCGTCCCATGGCATTTGCTGCCATGTCAATACGCTGTTCTTCACTTAAATCTTCGTTTTGTATAATAGTTTGTAACACACGGTTACTGTCAAAACTTAGTAAGCTGTAGTCAGTTAACACTTTGTAGGTAACTGGCTCGATGAATATGGTCATATCGTTGCTTACTTTTACTTCTTCTTCCCAGTAAGTATTTTCTACGATCTGATCTAAAAGTGGTCTGAGGTCAATTTCAAACGGCTCTTTCTCATTCGTGCCTGGAATACTCACATCCATGGTCATCTTTTCACCATATGTGGCAATACGTATAGCAATTAATATTGCATCCAAATCTAGACTTGGACATTTCCAAGGATCTAAAATATTTGGAACACAGCTTTTAATCACATCTACTGTGGTACGTCCGTTGAACAAGGCATCGGGAGTTCTAATCAACAGTTCGTCTTTGACTGTTAATCCATAAACTGGAAACTCGCCGTTGTCTGGCATTTCCAAACTGCCCTCAGGCCAAAAGCGTCCTTGGCTGGGCAATTTTAGAAATAATTTTGGTCTTCTCATAAATGAAGACAGGGGATTTTTACGTGAACTTTCCATTTTTTAACTCCGATAAATAATATACTGCATTATTTATATGCGTATATTTCTGGGGAAATTAAATGTCTGAAGTCACAGGATCAATAGGTAGCGAAAGCGTTAGACTGCGTGGTATGGCGCTGGAAGAAACGCAACGACAAATACTCATGGCTATTACTAAAACCGCTGGACAATCGAAAGGCATATTTGGAGCAGTGGGGGATGAAGCAAAAGAACTTGGCAGCAAGTTTGGAGGAGCTAGTAAAGTCATAGGTATTATTACTAAAGCTGGCGGAATTTTGGCCGACACGTTGAAAGCTGTTACAGGTGGACTTGACAGTTTAGTTGACCAGATACGTGTTGCAGACAGTGGTATAAGACAAAGCGGAACAAATCTTAGAATATTAGCTGCCAATACTGCCATGACTGACTCTGCAATAGGTAAAGCTACTAGTAAAATATATAAATTTGCCGCAGAAGGTATTGGTCAGTTAGAAGAACAATTTGATGTTTATAAAAAATTAAGCAATATTGGTGGTGTAGTTGCTGGAGATTTTGACAATTTACGAATTAATGCCAGTGCATTAGGTGTCAACATGCAAGAGTACGCCGGATTAATGGAAGAAAATTTCCTTAATTTAAGATTAGGTGGACGTAGTGCTAGAGTTGCTATGGGAACTGTTACAGGTATTGCAAAAGATATACGCGAATCAGGCGAAGTATTTAATAATGAATTTATGCGATTAGGCATTGGCGCTAATGACTATGGCAAAGTTATTTTACAAAACTCTACTCTTCTTGGAGGATTGCGACAAGCTGAAGGTGCAGGAAGTAAAGATTTTAGAGACAAACTGTTGCTGACCACAAAAAGTGTTACTCAGTTAGGTGATGCGTTTGGGTTCAATAGAGAAGTTGTTATGAAAGCTGCCAACGAAGCATTACAAGATGCTCGTAATAGAACAATTTTTAATAACATTAGAGAAGAAGGTAAGCAACAGATGCTATCTCTAATGACTGGTATGTTTGGCGGAGATGCGCAAAAAGGCATGCGAGCTACCATTGCGGCTTATACTGGACGCTTTGATGAGCAATCTGCTGTGCTTGCTGGCATGGCCCCTGACCTAATGCAAAAGATGAAAGCTCTTTCGGCAGCAGTAGCTAAAGGTGTGCCAGTAATGGATGCTATCAAACAAGTTGATTTAGGTCCTACGTTCGCAAGGATAGAAAATCAGTCAAATGATTTAGCACAAGGATTTTTAGATAATGCTGGAGCTCCTGGCATTGCGGCTAATGCATTGTTAACGTTACAGCAAATGTTTGGCGATATGCCAGCTGTTCAGAAAAGATTAGAAGATTCTACAAATAGTCTAACAGATAAACAAGGAACAAATTTAGACGCATTAGGTCGATTCCAAAGAGAAAATATTAAAATGGCAATTTCAATGTCCATGGCAAACAAGACTTTGAATAATTTTGGATTGAGTATTGCTTTAGGGTCACAAGTGATTACAACTGCAATGAGTAGGATTGCAAGAGAAATTGGAGTTCAAGCAGATCCTTTAGTAGATGGGCTAGTCAACCAAATGAATTCAGTAAACAAAACTGCTACTGATTATATTAATAAACTTGCCGATGGCGTTGGCAAAGATATGGACGCTACTGTAGCGTCTGCTTTAGAAATATTGGAAAGTACTGGTCTTCTAAATAAAGAACAAATCAAAGCGTTTAAAGAAGCAACTGCAAGTTCTAGACAAGCAGGTGGAACTACCAGTGGCTCAAATAATGCTACTAACGCACGTCCAGCATCAAGCACCACTGGTGGCGCACAACAGTCGTCAGCACAGTCGCCCTCTTCAGCAAATGCGGCAACCCCTGCAAGAACTAATTTAGGGCCAGCGGCAAACGAACTGTTAGGCGCAATTGAAGGAGTTCAAAGATTTAATGCTAATGCAACAGAAGATAAAAAAAATCGTGGTGGAATAAAATTTGATTATAAGATTAACAAAGGTGAAGAAGTATCTAAACAAGTTGATCAAATTAAAACATTAATGGCACAAGCCAATTTAAAAGAAGGTACTGATTTTAAATTGGCTAGCCAATATGATGGTAATACCGGCAAAATTGGTGTTGAGTTTATGTCAACAGAAGCCGCAAATAAATTTGCAGAAGTGGCTTCAAAAATAAAAAATCCACCAGCACCTCCAGCACCCGTAGCATCTGCTCCAAAACCTGTGACAAGTGCTGTAGTACAAACAGGTGCAACTAACCCAAATACTCAGCCAGCAGAGTCACCAGTACAAGTAGCCACTTCTAGTGCTGTAGCATCGCAAACTCCGGTAAATACTAATAACGGAACACAAGTGGCTACATTACAATCAGGTTCTGATGCATTTGATAGGTTGCTTCAGAATAATAATGCAAATACCACAAGAGTGATTGATAAATTAGAATCATTGACAGCTTCTATCAAGATGTCAATACCAATGAGTTAAGGATTAAGAATGGCTTGGAAAAAATATTTTACACCAGTTAAGGTTAATAATGACGGGGGTTCTAAGAGTCTCATTTCAGGATCAGGTGGATCAAACTATAACGCATTTAGAAGTAACTATTCCAGCTTTCTCCCTGATGTTTATTCAGGACATCCAAATAGATTAGAAAGATATCAGCAGTACAATACCATGGATGCAGACAGTGAAGTCAATGCGGCATTGGACATATTAGCTGAGTTTTGCACACAAAAGAATAAAGATAACGGCACTGCTTTCAACATTGATTATAGAGAGCAAGCAACAAATACTGAAGTTAAATTACTAAAAAAATGTCTACAACAGTGGCACAAGTTAAATCAGTTTGATGTAAGAATTTTTAAAACTATTCGTAATCTGTTCAAGTTTGGTGATTGCTTTTTTGTTAGAGATCCAGAAACTCAAAAATGGGTTTACATAGACCCTAGTAAGGTTGACAAGATAATTGTTAACGAAAGTGAGGGCAAAGAGCCTGAGCAGTATGTTATTCGTGACTTAAACATTAACCTACAATCATTAACAGTAACACAAATTAATCCAAATGCACCTAATGCAACTCCTGGTAACGCGGCATACGTTACTGGTGGAGGATTTCAGCGTGGTATGGTTGGCGGATATCCACAGTTAACAGGCAGTAGATTCAGTAATAGCCAAGAGCAAGTGGCTATTGATGCTAATCATGTGATACATTTAAGTCTGAGTGAAGGACTTGATAGCAACTTCCCATTTGGTAACAGTTTGCTTGAAATGTGTTTCAAAGTCTACAAGCAAAAAGAATTATTAGAAGATGCGATCATTATCTATCGTGTGATGAGAGCTCCAGAAAGACGTGTGTTCTATGTTGACGTGGGTAATATGCCTAGTCACTTGGCCATGAGCTTTGTTGAAAGAGTTAAAAACGAAGTAAATCAAAGACGTATTCCCAGTGTTACAGGCGGTGGACAAAGTGTTATTGACAGCGGATTTAACCCGCTAGCCATCAACGAAGATTACTTCTTCCCACAGACAGCAGAAGGTCGTGGAAGTAAAGTTGAAGTACTTCCAGGCGGAAGTAATTTAGGTGAAATTGAAGATTTACGCTTCTTTACTAACAAATTATTCCGTGCATTGCGTATACCAAGTAGCTACTTGCCAACAGGTCCAGACGATTCAAATGCAAGTTTTAGTGATGGACGTGTAGGCACAGCCTATATACAAGAGCTACGTTTTAACTTTTATTGTGAACGTTTACAAAGTTTATTCACAGAAGCATTTGATTTAGAATTTAAATTATATCTTAAAAACTGTGGAATCAACATTGATCCAAACTTATTTGATTTAAAGTTTAATCCTCCACAAAACTTTGCCAGCTATCGTCAAGCAGAGATGGACGGTCAACGTGTAAGCACATTCCAAGCAGTTGCAGAAGTTCCTTATATGAGCAAACGTTTTGCACTAAAACGTTTCTTAGGACTTAGTGCAGAAGAAATGCAAGAGAATGAATTGCTATGGCGTCAAGAAAACATTGTTGGTAACACTGGCAATGCACAAAATCCTGGACAAGAGATGCGCGGTGCTGGTATAACTCCAGGCGGCATACAAGGTGACTTAGACGAATTTACCGATAACGAAGGTGATTCAGGAGTTCCACCACCAGGCGCAGAACCCACAGGCGAAGCAGGTGGGGGCGGTGGAGCAGGTGCACCAGCAAGTCCAGCGCCATCGCAATAAATACATTACTATGTTCTTACGCGAATTCATTTATTTTAATAAAGATTCTCTTGGTCAAGATGAATACGATAATCAACCTTTGGAAGATAAAAGGTATAACTCAGACGATGATAAGGATGTTCTTACATTGTCAGATACACGTAAAACTCGCTTGTCCTTAAAACAAATTAATCAAATGCGCAAGAATCATGAAGCACATGTTTCTGAGATGGCTGAAGAATCTGAGTTGATACAAGCTCAGTATGCTACGCCAGTTCAGGCTCCTGCTTAATAAAATTCTTAACATTTAAATAAAATCTTGTCAAAAAGACGTCTTTTTGGCATATTTTCGCTATATATATTATCTACGCTGTAAATATACTCGACAGCCTTGCCTATATAATCAAAGGAGAATTTCGCAATGCAAAATAAATTTGAACAATTATTAGATTATCTAATTAACGAAGAAACACAAAAAGCCAACGAACTGTTCCATCAGATCGTTGTTGAAAAAAGCCGCGGCATCTACGAGAGCTTAATTTCTGAAGAAGAAAAGAAAGAAGAAGATGACAAGGAAGATGACGTTGAAAAAACTGATGAGAATTTTGGTTTTGACAGCGGCGAACAAGTTATTGAAATCGGCGGAGAACCAGCAGACGACTTAATGACAGACGTTGGAATGGGTGACGACGATGAAGGTGAAGAAGATGAAATGGCCATGGATGCAGAATTTGGCGATGATTCAGAAATGGGCGGTGACGGTGATGTAGAAGACCGCGTTCAAGATTTAGAAGACGAGCTAGAGTCACTTAAAGCAGAATTTGAAGCTCTAATCGCTGGTGAAGGTTCTGATATGGAATCTGAAGAAGGCGAAGAAGAAGGTGAAGAAGGCGAAGAAGAAGGCGAAGATGAAGAAGACGTACTTCGCGAATACACAGAACAAGTTGGTGGAAAGCAGTATAACCAATATGGTAAAATGGGTGACAATGGACAAAACACAAAGTCTATCGTTGCTGGAAAGAACGACATGGGTGGCACAGCTAGCAACATTGCACAAGGCGGTGAAGCTAAAGGCGAAGGCACAAAGGGTGGTTTGTTAAACCCAAGTGCTAAAGAAGAAAGTGCTGGCAACATCAATGTTCCAGGCGGCAATGCTGGTAAGACAGCGTTCAAGAAGAAAGAACCTGGTCACGGTGCAGAGAAGAAAGGCGCTGGTGAGCAAGCAGGTAATACTAAGAGCCCACTAGGTTCTAAGTAATTTTAGGATAAGTTAATGAGCTTTTTATTGCGCGAAAGTTTGTCGTTTGATCAGGCACGTTGTGTTGTTGAATCAGACGACAAAGACGGCAAGAACCTTTATATGAAGGGAATTTGTATCCAAGGCGGGATTCGTAATGCGAATCAGCGTATATATCCTGTTGATCAAATAGGTAATGCTGTCAACACGTTAATTGATCAAATTAAGAACGGATACAGCGTATTAGGCGAAGTTGACCATCCAGACGATTTGAAAGTTAATTTGGACCGCGTAAGTCACATGATTACAGATATGTGGATGGACGGTCCTAACGGTTACGGTAAGTTTAAAATCTTACCAACACCAATGGGAAATTTAGTACGCACCATGTTAGAGTCCGGCGTTAAGCTAGGAGTATCGAGTCGTGGTAGCGGCAACGTTAATGATGGCAATGGCGAAGTATCAGACTTTGAAATCATTACGGTAGATGTAGTAGCACAACCAAGTGCGCCAGGTGCGTATCCTACAGCCATTTATGAGCATTTTATGAATTCTCGTGGTGGTAATAGAGCTATACAAGTGGCACATGAAGTTAGAGAAGATCCAAAGGCCCAAAAATATCTTAAGGAAAGTATCCTTAATATTATTCAAGGTCTAAAATAAGCCCGAGGAGAAAAAGAGATGTTGGACGCATTCAAAAAACTTTTCGAAAGCGGAATGATTTCTGAGGAAATCAAAGCCGAAGTCGAAACAGCTTGGAACGCCAAACTTCAAGAAACTCGCGATGTACTAACAGCTGAACTTCGTGAAGAGTTCGCTCAACGTTATGAGCACGATCGTGCAACTATTGTTGAGTCACTTGACAAGATGATTGGTGAACAGTTAGAAAGCGAAATTGCTGAATTCGTTGCTGACAAACAAAGCCTTGCAGAAGCAAGAGCCCAGTATGAAGCAAAAATTTCAAAAGATTCTGAAGTATTAGAAGCTTTTGTTGTTAAGAATTTAGCTAGAGAGTTAGGTGAATTCCAAAGCGATCGTCAGAAAGTTGCAGAAAACTTCGGAAAGCTAGAAGCTTTCGTAGTTGAAGCACTTGCTCGTGAGATTAAAGAATTCGCAGAAGATAAGAAAGACCTTGCAGAAACTAAAGTTAAATTAGTTCGCGAAGCAAAAGAAAAATTTGCTGAAATCAAACAACAATTTATCGCTAAGAGCGCAACAATTGTTGAGAACGCAATTACAAAAAATCTTACAAAAGAGATTTCGCAATTACGTGAAGATATTGATAGCGCACGCCAAAATAACTTTGGACGCAAGATTTTCGAAGCCTTTAATGCAGAATATATGGCTAGTCATGTTAATGAAAAATCCACAACTTCACGTTTGTTGAAGATTGTAGATAAGAAAGAAACAGAACTAGCAGAAGCACAAAAAACTATTGCAGAAGTACAGCAAATTGTTGAAAGCAAAGAACGTGAAATCCGTATTGCTAACGACATGATGAAGCGTAAAGAAGCAATGCAAGAATTACTAGCTCCGCTAAGTGGTGAAAAGAAAGCAGTTATGAATCAACTTTTAGAAGGTGTACAAACTTTCAAATTAGCTGATGCTTTCGACAAGTACTTACCAGCGGTGATGGAAGGCAAGGCACACACTAAGGCACCAAAACAGGCACTAAATGAGAGTAAAGAGGTTACAGGCGACAAGCCAACCAAGATCACTGCCGAGGAAGGTATTGATAATTTAATTGACATCCGCAAACTAGCGGGTCTAAAATAATTAGGAGAAACAAATGTCCGTATTGCTAAATGAAAAATGGCAAGATACAAAAGAGGCCCTACTAGAAGGCCTACAAGGCCACAAGCGTAGTGTCATGGGTGTGACCCTTGAAAACACTCGTAGGTATCTTGCAGAAAGTGCAACAGCTGGTTCAACCAGTGCAGGTAACGTTGCAACACTAAACCGCGTGATTCTTCCAGTAATCCGCCGTGTAATGCCAACAGTCATTGCTAACGAAATCGTTGGCGTACAACCAATGACTGGTCCAGTTGGTCAAATCCACACACTACGTATTCGTTACGCAGATGGTGGTGATGGCGTAACAGCTGGAGATGAAGCACTAAGCCCATTCAAGATTGCGGCTGCTTATTCTGGTAACAACACAGACGCTACACCAGGTGCAAGTAGTACTGCTAGCCTAGAAGGCAACCCAGGTAAGCGTATGAGTATCCAAATCTTGAAACAAGCTGTAGAAGCCAAGACACGTAAGCTAAGTGCTCGTTGGACTTTTGAAGCTGCTCAAGATGCACAAGCTCAGCAAGGTATTGATATCGAAGCTGAAATTATGGCTGCTCTAGCACAAGAAATTACAGCTGAAATTGACCAAGAAATTCTTTCTAGCCTACGTGGTCTAGCAAGCGTTGGTCAAACTTACGACCAAGCTGCCGTATCTGGTACAGCTACATTCGTTGGTGACGAGCATGCCGCATTGGCAGTTCAAATCAACCGTGTTGCTAACCAAATCGCTCAGCGTACACGTCGTGGTGCAGGTAACTGGGCTGTTGTGTCTAACCAGGCATTGACAATTCTACAATCTGCAACAACAAGTGCGTTTGCACGTACAACAGAAGGTACTTTCGAAGCTCCTACAAACACTAAGTTTGTTGGTACATTGAACGGTGCTATGCGTGTGTATGTTGATACATACTTAGCAGACAGTGGTAGCCAAACTATCAATGACAACCAAGTATTAGTTGGTTATAAAGGTCCTAGCGAGGCAGATGCTGCCGCGTTCTATTGCCCATATATTCCTCTAATGAGTTCTGGTGTTGTTCTAGATCCAGCTACTTTTGAACCAGTAGTTGGCTTCATGACACGTTATGGTTATGTAGAGTTAAACAACACTGCTTCTTCTCTAGGTAACGCGGCTGACTATCTAAGCAAGGTATCTATTACCGCTGCCAACGTTAGCTTCCAATAATCTTAAGAGATTAGAAGAAAAACAAAAAGCCCCAGCAATGGGGCTTTTTTGTGAGTAAATATACTTGTGATGCAAGAGTATTCTATAACTAATAGTTTAGACTGGCAACAGGTCAGATCTAGGATGTCTAAGAGTAAAGACAACTTGGGCATATTTAAACGCGATATTGATAGACTATTAAAAGGTATTGATGTTGAAATAATTAAACTAGGTAATTTAGAAATCACCGCAAGAAACAATAAAAGCCAGTCTAGTCTAGACCGTGCGCAAGCACAATTAGACATAGTTAATCAACAAATAAAGAATTTCAATAAATTTTACATAATGGCTCTTATGACGCATAGCTAATGTTTTTTAGATACAGATAAATATCATATAAGGAAAAATACATGTCTACAAGAGAAGTCATACGAACAACAGGTGATTGGCACGTGCAAGCCACGCAAGATCTGCACCTAGAAACTCAGTATCTAAATGGAAACAATGGTACTGTATATGTTTATGGCAATTTAATGGTAAGAGGTAATACTACTACTATTGAATCTAATGATCTTAGTATTGGCGATAAAGTTTTAGTTTTAAACAAAGGTGAACCAGGAATAGCTGGTGGCACTGAAGCAGGCGTAAGCGTAGATGGTATTTCAGGAATAAGCATTAGTAGAGGAGGTCCAAACGACCCAGCAGAAAATGCCAATTGGTTTTTTAATCAAAATAAAAATTGGAGTTATGACGGAACACTCACAAGCGGAATGTGGGAAGCTATCATTGGACCTCCAACAGGCGGCGTTGGTACACATTCAGGCGCGATATTAAATGCTATTCGAACAGGATCAGCAAATACTGATTTAAGTTTACTTGGCGCTGAAAATGCCAGCGCAGTTGTAACATTAGATGGAGTTGTTAACTACACTCAACGTATTCTTACTCGTTCAAATCCAGATGATGTGCCAAATAAAGGTTATGTTGATTATGCTATTGAAGCACAAGTGGATAGAAGAAGATTACAATTAAATTATAGAAATAGTTTAGGGACACTTGTACAAGTTTCTAATACGTATGTAGAACTTACTGACGCAAACGTTCCTGGTTATGGAAATCCTTCATCCATACTTGAACCACAATTAAGAACAAGTATTGGTGGCAATCAATGGATTACTACTTATAACAACAGACTTGTTATTGGTGATTTAAAGATTTTAGATTCAAATGAAATTACAATGGATGCACAAAATACAGCATTAGTACTTTCAACAAGACCTGGAGCATCAGCTACACTTAATCCTTCAGTGGAATTAAAAACATCATTGAGTATGGTCATTGATAATACATATTCAGTACCTAATAATGAAGCTGGTAAGGTTAAACTTTACCCAGAGCAAGAAGGTCCAGGGGGGACAGGATTATATTTTGTAAATAGTGAAAACGTTAGAGACGAGCTAGTTAGTAAACGTCGTTCTTTCTTCGCTAGTCTAATGTTTTAAGGATAAAAAATGATAACAGCAACTAATTTAACAACCACAAACAATACACAAGCATTTCTTTCAGACGGAGAAAACGGCGTAACAACTTTGATGATCTGCAATCATCATGCAAGCACCAATGCCGTAGTAAACGTTTGGGTCGTCCCGCAAAGTCAAGTATCAGGCAATGCTAATCAAATTTTGAAAAATCTAACCATTGTGGCAAGTGACACATTTGATATGGACAAGGAAAAATAAGTATTAAATGATGGCGACACTATAATGGTTCAAGCAGATATTGCCGATGTTATTAATACGGTAATTAGTAGTATGGCGGTAGCATAATGAAGTTTATCAAACGTAAAAACATTGATACGTATCGACCAAAAAGCCAACGCTTTACAGTTGAGGTTGATGGACGTGCTATTATTGACACAAATAAGCCAACGCTTTACAGTTGAGGTTGATGGACGTGCTATTATTGACACAAATAAAACTTTAACCCTTCCTATCGGATCAACTGCTGATAGACCAGCTACTGGTATTCCAGGAATGATAAGATATAATACTGACGATGAAGATTTTGAAGTGTTTACTGGATATGGTACTTGGGGTTGGGAAAGATTAAGAACTAACAGACCAAGTGAAATAACAGTTAATAATATTGGCACAGGCTTAGGTGATGGCACAGTGTCTAGTGTACAAGTTACAGTAAGCGGGTCTGGATATGCAACAGCCCCAACAATTACTTTTAGTCCACCTGATGTTGGTACAGATGTGGCCACAGGCACAGTTAACGTAAATGGTGGACAAATTGAATCGATCACTATGACTAATGATGGATCTGGATATATTACAGTGCCAACAGTTACAATTGATGGTGTAAATCAAACAGCCACACTGACTGCAATATTAACTGGTACACAAAACTATCCGTTGCCTGCAATTCCTGTTGATGATCTAGGAAATTTAAGTGCAAATAACGTTCAAATATATGTAGAAAACGTATTTCAAATACCAGGAATAAACTATACATTGGTACAAGTTGGTCCTACAGCATCTGTTAAATTTGATGCACCAGTTCCGTTTGGAAAGCCAATCTACGCCATATTTGGATTTGATTAATCCAATAAATATTAGCATGATAGGAACATGCTATGGCTAATATTGGAAGAATAACAGGCCCTTTATTAAAAGACAACCTTTTAAGAAACGGTGTAGATCTTGCGTTTGAAACAGATTTAATATATCTAAACGTCAATGAAGATCGCATTGGCCTAAAAACAGATTCCCCAGCAAGAGAATTAGAAATTGACAACCATGGTCAAACAACTGACCTAATAGTTGACGATAATATACATCTACCTAATATTGACATAGACAATGTTAGTAATATTACCACATCAAATGGAATATTATATCTAAATGCGGCTCAACGAATTAATGCAGTTGCACTTGCAGTTGATAATCTTAAAATAGATGCAAATAGACTATCAACAAGATTACCAAATACAGATTTAGAAATAAGACCAACTGATAGACTGATCATCAATGCTAACACTTATATTGATGCGGGACTACATGCTACTGGAAATATTACTTTTGATGGCACTATCGTTTTTGGTAATGACGATACTGACAACGTAACATTTGCATCAGATATCAATAGCAGTATATTTCCTAATTTAACAAATGAATATGGATTAGGTAATACAACAAATCGATGGAAGAAACTTTGGGCAAACTCAGTCAAAGGAACTACACTAACTGTAGACACAATGACTTCGCCTTCAGGCATCGACTTCCAATTAAGATTTACTAAATCATTATTCGTGTCAGTAAATGGCAGCGACAGCAATGCAGGTAATCATCAAAATGCTCCATATGGTACGTTAAAACACGCATTAAGTCAAGCAACAGCGGGCGACACTATTTTTATTTTTCCAGGAGTATACGATGAAATTACTCCGTTAACAGTTCCTGTTGGGGTTAACATAGTGGGTCTTGAAGTTCGTCAAACAATAATCATGCCAACAGAAGACACAAAGTATAACGATGTCTTCTTACTAAACGGTGAAACAAGCATATCAGATATCACTGTCAGAGGATTTTTGTACGACAGTATGCTCAATACAGGTCATGCTTTTAGGTTTGCTCCTGATTTTAAAGTAACTACTAAAAGTCCTTATATACAAAATGTGTCAGTTATTACTAGAGGTTCTTCAGTAACTGATGGTGTAATTGAAATTTTAGACGGAGAATTTTCAAATAGCTATCTAGATCAAATTGCATCTGGCGGAACAGCACTAACTTCAATTTTTGAAGCGTTGGCTAACGGCGGACTATCTAGTAATTCAGGAAGTTTTAATCTTAATGATATTTTAGGATTTAATGACGGTAACGCAGGACGAGGTGCTTACATAGACGGAAGTGTGGCAGATCCAGAGAGTAACGAAGCAAGTATGCTTTTCCACTCTTGTACATTTATAACTCCAGGTGTAGATGCATTAGTTATGACCAACGGAGTTCGTGTTGAAGTAATTAACTGTTTTACATATTTTGCTAACATAGGATTTTATGCAACTCGAGGAGTATTAGGGTTTTCAAGCCTGAACACAAAATTTGGTGCCGAGGTTCGAAGTATTGCATCAGCAAACGTTTATGGTAATTACGGTGCAGTAGCAGATGGTGTAGATACGTTGATGTATCTAATTGGTCATAATTTTGGCTACATAGGTAGTGGCCTAGATTCCTCTAACGATAACACCCTGGCCATACAAGCTAACGAAACAGTGGAACTCAACACTGGCAAAATTTACTATACTAGTCAAGCGCAGGACGGTGATTTTAGAGTAGGTGATCAATTCTATATTGACTTAGAAAATGGATTAGTTTCTTTTGACACTTCAGGAATTGCGGCTAACGGGGCAAGTACTCTAGCAATTCAAGGAGTTAATTCTAGACTGTTTATTGATGCTTCTAAAATTGAATTAGGTGATTTTAGACTCAGCGGTAACACTATTGAAACGCTGACCCAACCATTTAATTTATTAGCTTCTAATGGGCAAACAGCATTTGCTGATAATGTTCAAGTTGGAAAAAATTTATTAATTACTGGTGATTTACAAACTGATGGAACCCTTACCTTTGGTAATCAGGCACAGGATACGGTTACATTTAATACTGAACTAAGTCAAAATCTAAATCCTAAGACTACTAATCTTTTTGATATTGGGGCGTCAGGAAAGATTTGGCGAGACATTTATATAGCCAGTATTCAAACGCAAGATATTAACGTTAATAATAATAGAATTGAAACTACATTAACTGACAGTAATCTTTTATTGTCAGGAAATGGCACTGGAAATACTATAGTAGAAGGTTTAGAGTTTGGTAACGGCACCATGACTTCTACAGTGCTTAACAGCAATATAGTGTTAGCTCCAGCTAGCAATTCTAATCTAATCATTGCAAGTAGTACTGCATTACGAGTTCCTAGAACTACTACTCAACTAAACAGAACTGGAGAGGTAAGATTTAATACTTCTACTGGATTATTTGATGGATTTAGCACAGCATTAGTTGGATTTGGTGGAGTATATTCAGCAGATCGTCAAACAAGTTTATTGGCCCATCCTACAAATAATACCTTAATATTTAGAGCAGACGACGTTGTTACAACTGTGATTGATTCTGCAGGATTAACGACCAATGCTCTTTTTACTGACAATTTACAACTTAATAATAACACGATAACCGCAATGGGATCTAACGATCTTGTACTAGTTGCTGATAGTGTAAATGTGCAGAATCTTACTATAAGTGACAATACAATCAGTCCAACTACATCAAATGCTAACTTAGAATTAGGGACTACTGGACTTGCTGGGTATGTACAATTTACTGGAACTGGAGCATTAGAGTTCCCTGTAGGTGATAATTCTAGTAGACCCCTTAACCCTGTAATTGGAAATACTAGATTTAATCCTGAACTTCAATACACTGAAGTTTGGAGCGGCACTGCATGGATTCCAGTTACTGGTGTTGGTGAACTTTCTACGTTTGAATACGCTAACGAACAGACTACTCTTTGGTCTATCATCTTAGGTTAATTTCAAAAGCAACTAAATAATAGTACTGCAAACAATGACCAATTGTTTGCGAAATCATACTGTGGTAAACCCGCAATGCAAGGTGGTTAACCGTGAAACACGGGGTACAAGGAGTGAACGATGGCTGTTGGTCGAATTTCCGGTCCGCTCTTAAAAGCAAATCTGCTTCGTAATGGGGTTGATCTGGCTTTTGAGACAGACTTATTATACTTAGATGTTAACAATCTCCGAGTTGGTGTTAAGACTAACAACCCAAGCCACGATTTACACGTAAACGGTACCACACGAACAACCACATTAGAAGTAACAAACCAATTAGACATTGGTGAAATCACTGTTACCAATAATACAATTAGCACATCTGCTAGCCAACTAACACTTAATCCTGCAGGGTTAAATCCAGTAGTTTATCAACAAAAAATTGTCGTTGATGATTTAGACATTGAAAACAATTCCATAACAGCCAATGTTGCAAATACTGACATTGAGCTAACTGCTAGCGGCACTGGACGAGTTGTAGTGTTTTCCAACACATTAGTCAACGGTGATTTACATGCCACTGGAACAATTACTGCTGATGGCGATATTCAACTTGGTGATGCTAACACTGACAATGTTGTATTCAATGCTGATGTTGACAGTGATATTATTCCTAATCTAAACATACAATATGATTTAGGTTCAACATCGAAGCGTTGGAAAGACTTATGGGCAAATGACATTCAAGTTGCCAATTTAGATATCTCAAGCAGTTTTTTACTTGATGGTGTAGACTTAACTTTACGTCCAGGAAATACTTTTTACGTTTCTGAAAACGGAAGTAATAGTAGATCAGGTACGCATCAAAATGACCCATTCTTAACAGTAAAACATGCTCTAAGCGTGGCAACTGCTGGCGACACAGTTTACATCTATTCTGGAACATACACTGAAATCATGCCATTAACTGTGCCTGCAGGCGTTGCAATTAAGGGTGCAGGTATACGAGCAGTAACTATACAGCCAACAGTTGGAACTATCAGTAACGATGTATTTTTGCTAAATGGCGAAACTACTATAGAAGATTTGACCGTTACTGGATTTAGATATAATAGTGTAGCAAATACTGGACACGCATTTAGATTTGCTAACAATTTTACAGTTACATCAAGAAGTCCATATATCAAAAATGTCAGTGTAATTACAACCGGCTCTACTACTTCAGTCAGCGACCCAAGAGGTTTTAACGCTGGTGATGCTGGTCGAGGTGCATACTTAGATGGCAGTGTTGCTAACGCATCAAGCAGAGAAGCCGCAATGCTTTTCCATAGTGCAACTTTTATCACACCTGGAGTGGATGCAATTACAGCAATCAACGGTGTAAGAGTTGAGTGGTTAAACTGTTTTACATATTTTGCTAACAGAGGATTTGTAGGTCTAAGCGGCTCTACTGGATTTGCTGGCACGGGCAGTACACAACTAAGACTTGACGGTCTTACTGGAACACTTGCTACGGGACAGACTTTAACATATTATTCTACATTCCCAACAGTGCTAGCCTCAGGCACAATTAGTAGTATTGCAAGTGATGGAAAAATTACTCTAACAGGTAAAGTTATTGGACTACAAACTGCTGTGGAGCGTGGCGGCAAAACATTAACAGCCGTAGGAAATGCTAAACTTACACAAAGCGTTAAAAAGTTTGGCACAGCAAGTTTGATACTAGACGGCACAGGCGACTACGTTACTGTGGCATCCAGCGATGATTTTGGGTTTGGTACAGGCAATTTTACTATAGAAGGGTGGTTCTATAAAAATACGGCCACACAGATGGTTCTCTTTGATATGAGAACAACATCGTCTCAGTCTTCAATTTATGTTGAATCAAACGCAGCCGGTAATTTACGATTATTTGTCAGCGGAGCATATAGATTAACATCAAGTAATGCTATGCCAACTGGCGAATGGACACACGTGGCTATATCTCGTGTCAGCGATGTAACAAGATTTTTTATTAATGGTGTTGTTTCAACTAACACTTATGCTGATACTAACGATTATGGTTCTGCAAAACCGCTAGTTCTAGGAGCAAGTTTTACAGGTACTACTGCTGTTAATGGATATATTGATGATTTTAGAGTCAGCAAAGGCATTGGAAGATACACAACAACATTCACTGCGCCAACAAGTATACATCCTAACGATAGCAACACAAAACTTTTAGCAAGATTTGATGGTGCAAATAATTCTACATCATTCACAGATGAAACACTACTAATTCAAGACATTAGAAGTAGTGGAGGAGCTACTGCTTCTAAGATTACATTGGTAGATCATAGCGATTTTGGAGTAGAAGTTCGTAGTATTGGCAGTGCAAATGTCTATGGTAATTACGGCGCAGTTGGTGACGGTGTTGGCGTAATCATGTATCTAATAGGGCACAACATGGCCTACATTGGTACTGGACTACGAAGTGACAATGATGTTACCTATGTTAATCAACCAAACGAAGTAGTTGAAACAAACGGCGCAAAAATTTATTATAGTAGTGTTGACCATAAGGGCGACTTTAGAGTTGGAGATTTATTTTATGTTAATCAACAGACTGGTGAAGTAACATTTACCAGTGCAAACTTCAACATCACCAGTACTCAAGGTCTAACATTCACTAACGGTAGTAATGTCACATACATTGACGGCAATGAAATTGACACTGGCAACTTAAAATTAAGTGGTAACACTTTAGAATCTGTTACTGGACCATTAAATCTTGCATCAGCCAATGATCAAATTAACTTATTAAACAACGTATCCATAGCAGGAAACTTGGATGTAGTTGGTAATGTTACTATTGGTGGTAACATTATTCTTGGTGACGAGATCACTGACAGTATCAATTTTGTTGCAGGAATTAATAGTAATCTAATACCAAATATTACTAATACTTACGATATTGGTACTACTGATTTACGTTGGAAAGACTTATACGCTAATAGAGCATTAGTTGGTAATATCAGTATTACTGGCAATCAAATAACGACAACCAATACTAATGGAAATTTAGAATTAGTTGCTAACGGTACAGGTCATGTTGCCTTAGAAGGATTTGTAGTACAAGAAAATCAAATTAGTACCACTACTGGCGACATGACATTACAGCCAAGCGGTACTGGTATAGTTGATATCAATTCTATAAAGAGTGTGGTAATACCAGTTGGCACTGAGATTGACAGACCAAGTGTACCACAAACTGGTATGGTTCGTTTCAATACCACAATGGGTAGATTTGAAGGATACAACGGAACAAATTGGGTATTTTTAGATGGCGTAACTGATTTAGACGGAAATACAAAAGTAACAGCAGAATTAACTCCAGGTGCGAATGACGATACAATACGTTTTTACACCAATGGTGTAGTTGTTGCTGATTTAAATTCTACTAGATTGAATGTAACTAAGGTTGTAGTTGACGACATTGAAATAAATGGATCATCTATTACCAATACCGCTGGCGGCAACTTGTCATTACAAACAGCAGGCGCTGGTAATGTTGTAGTTGAAAACTTCAACGTAAATGGCAGTTCCATTACAAACACAGTGTCAAATGCAGTAACAACACTTACTTCAACTGGTACTGGGTATGTTAGAATTGCTGGTCAAGGCGGATTTGTTGTTCCTTCTGGTTTACAATCATTTAGACCCACACTGCCAGTAACTGGCATGATGAGATTTGATACTAGTTTAGGTCGTATGGAAGTTTACGATGGCACTGACTGGATTTCTGTTGCAGGAGCGGCAACTGGTGTGACAAGAGCAGAAGTAGAAGATTTAGCATTGCAATACGCAATTGCATTAGGATAAAAAATGGCAACGAATTTTAAAAACAAAGTATTAGCAGAAGTGGGAACAACTCCACAAGCGTTAGTGACTGCTGGATCAACAGCTAAAATCACAGTTATTGGTTTAAGCATTACTAATATTACTGATGGTGTTGTACTAGCATCGTTACAATTAACAGATGATCTTGGAACTAGCGGATATTTTATTAGAAATGTACCAATTCCACCCAATCAAAGTTTACGTGTAGTTAATGGTGGTGAAAAATTAATTGTGGCACCATCTAATATTTTAACAGCGGTAGCAGATCAAGAAGATAGTCTTGATATCATTGCTAGTTTTGTTGAAATTACATAAGGAATAATGTTATGGCACAAGTGAGTATAGGCAATTGGGAAGGAGATAGTCCACTAGGACCGTCAGAACAAAGATATTTCTATGCATTAAGAACTGACGATGAAGGTAATCTTTATTTTACTAGAATAGATCAGTGGACTGGAACAGATAGTGTTCAAATAAACAGACCAGGCGATGGGAATGATGATTTTGAAGGATTTGAAATTGGTATTGATCATTTTGATGGAAAAGACCCAGACACGCACGAGCGTCCTTTTCCTAATTTAGTATATGATCAATATAGATTTGACAGCAAATCAATATACTACTATCTAAATGCAGAAGGTGAATTAGTAGTTAGAATTAACAAGACTTACACTTACCCCAGTGATGTGTAAGATATAAATATAGTAACACATTTTTAGAATGGATAAAAAGGAATAAAAATGGCCGAATTTAAACTAGGTAGACTAAGATTCGTATGGAAAGGCACATGGACTGCCACTACCGCATACGTAAAAGATGACATTGTTCGTCACGGTGGTAAAACATACGTTGCTAAAACAGCACATACATCAGCATCAAATTTTTATACAGATTCAGATGCAAGCAGATGGGAACTAATGTCAGATGGTATTCAATGGATTAACACTCCTTGGACAGCCAGCACCGTCTATAAAGAAGGTGACATAGTTCGCTATGGCGGGAAAGTTTATCTATGTATAGATGGTCATACTGCTAACGGAACACAAAACGGCGGATTTTATACAGATCTAGGAATCAACAAGTGGAGTTTATTTGTTGATGGAATTACTGCTGTTGGTGATTGGGCAGTTAGCACTTACTATAAGTTGGGCGACATTGCCAAATACAATGGTATTACTTATATTTGTGTACAGGCGCACACTTCTGCATCTTCAATTGCTAGTGGTCTAGAAGCAAACATTAATGATTGGGATGTCTTTGCTGAGGGTATTAAATATCGAGGTGCTTGGTCAGGCACAACTCGTTACATTCTAAATGACGTTGTTAAATTTGGTGCTAGTTTATATATTTGCTCTCTGCCACACACTAGTACTAGTGTATTTGAAGATAACAAATGGTTCCTATTCACTTCTGGATTTGAATTTGGCGGAACATGGTCTAATACAACAGAATACCAAATTGGTGATGTAGTTCGATATGGTGGTTATTTGTATGTAGCCATTTCTAGAAATACTGGTCAACTTCCAACAGGAACATCAGGTAACTGGTCATTGTTGTCCATGGCATACAGCACTAACGGAACATACAGTAACGTTGCTACATATAAGCCAGGTGAAGTTGTTAGACATGGTGGTAACACATTTGTTGCTAACCAAGAAATTGGCGTTGGTGAAACTCCAGTCAGCGATGTTGCCAAATGGGATCTTCTAGTTTCAGGTGTTCGTTGGACAGGCGACTGGACAGATACCCCAACTGAAGTAACTTATAAAATCAACGATCTAGTAAAATATGTTGCTACAACGTATGTTTGCGTAACAGAACACGATCCTACAAGTTTGAATCGTCCTGATTTAGACGCACTTGGAACAAATTGGATTCCTTTTGCAGAAGGCGCAGACGTTAACGTTATGGTTCGTCGTGGCGACTTGGTTACTCGTAATGCTATACAAAACATTCGACTACCAGTAGGTGACGCTGGACAAATTTTAAAAGTACAAAATAATGGTTTTGATTTAACATGGGGTAACGTTGGTAGTATTACCAACATTTATTACGTTAGTACTGAAGGTCTTGACGGCCCAACACGTGGTACCTCAATTGATCAACCATTTAGAACAATCAAGTATGCTTGTGATTTTGTAAGATTACAAAATCCTGCAACGTTTAATAATCCAGCTGTTATTAACGTTAAGACTGGCGTATATGACGAAGTATTCCCAATTAGTCTTCCTAAATTTACTTCTCTTGTTGGTGATGAACTACGTATGAGTATTGTTCAGCCAACACCTGCAACTAGTCACTTGGATAAGTTTAGAATGCGTGATAGTACAACTATTCGTAACTTTACTTTCCGTGGTGCTACTGGCGCACCAGGAGGCGGATTTACTGAAGTTAATCAATACGGAACAAGAAGACCAACAGGTGGTGCATGGTGCTGTCTAGATCCAGGCACAGGTCCTAATGATGAATCCGCTTGGGTAGGTGCTCGTTCTCCATACATCCAAAACGTAACAACGTTTGGTGATAATTGCGTAGGGCAAAAGATTGACGGGGCATTACACAACGGTGGTAACAAATCTATTACATCAAACGACTTTACTCAGGTTATGAGTGATTCTATTGGTGCATGGTGTACTAACCAAGGTCGTGCAGAACTTGTTTCTGTGTTTACATACTATAGCTACATTGGTTACTTGTGTGAAAACGGCGGTGTTATTCGTGCTACTAACGGTAACAACTCATATGGTACATATGGTTCTGTATCTGAAGGCGTTGACCCAACAGAAATTTCTCGTACTGCAACTGTAGACAACAGAAGATTAAATGCTATTGTTGACGTTACGCAAACAGACGGCGAAAGCGTTTTATATTTAGAATACTTGAATGCTGGTGAAGACTATACTTCAGCAACTTATAATTTTACTGGATCAGGACTAAGTGCAAGTCTTAGTGCAACTGCTGATATTGCCACAGGCGGTGTAGCAGAAGTTCGAGTACTAGCTGACGGTGACAGTTATGTTGGCGTACAAAATAACGCACAGTTAGGTGACACAACTTACATTAGGTTGGGGGCATCAGATATCCAAATTACAAACGGATATAACGGAATGCGTATTCTGTTAATTGACGGAACTGGAACTGGTCAGTATGCTTATATTAGTGCATTTGATGGCGGTAGTAAAGACTTAACAGTTAACAAAGAAACATTCACACCATTGACAGTGACTGAAGTTGCTTCAACTGGTAATTTGTTTACTACAGCTGACACTAGCACCTTAACACTAAACATGCCAATTAATTTCCAAGGCAGTGTAGTAGGTAACGTGGTAGCAGATACTCTTTATTATGTTAAATCTATACCAAACGGTACAACATTCACTGTTAGTGCAAGTATTAGTGGCGGCGTAGCTGGTACAGTATTCAACCCAGGAACTGCTACAGGTAATATGGTATTACATGCAGTTGGTTGGGACGTATTTGCTGACAATATTATAACACCTATTACTGGAGCAACACAAGCTAATCCAGTTGTAATCACTACAGGCACCCCACATGGACTGAAATCTACATGGAACGCTAGAATTAGTGGTGTTACTGGTATGACTCAGTTGAACGGTAACACATACTACGTTGACGTTTTGTCAAGCACAACTTTTGCATTATATTCAGATTTTGGTCTAACAACTACAATTAACGGAACAGCATATGGTGCATATTCCGCCGGTGGTTCAGTTAACGGCAAGCAAAGTATTGCTCCATTCCTAAACACAACTACTAGATATGTAATTGAACCACGTCCAGTGTTCTCAACAGGTTCAGGCGCAAGTGCAACTCCTGTCAGAACATTAGGTATTGACACATTTACAATTGTTAATGGTGGTAAAGGATATACCGATGCACCTACTCCAATTATTGCAGGTCCAGACACTGTTGCAGATGCGGTTAATGCCTCAGCGACTGTTACTATCTCTGGCCCAGTAGACACCATAACTGTATATTCTAGAGGCGGCGGTTATACTAGCGCACCTACTTTACAATTTGTAGGTGGTGGTCTACCAACAGACTACAGTGACTTTGTAGCTGAAGCAGTTGTTGTATTAGGAGATGCAATATTTGTTCCAGGTACTTCAAGATTTTATGAAGTAACAGTTGCTGGAACACTTAGTCTAACAGCACCAACACATACTAGCGGCACTTCTACTAACGGAACTGCTACTTTAAGATATTTAGGTAGAAGAGCTAGTGCTAATGCTAATATGACTAATATTATTAAAACATTAGTCTTAAACAATGGCGGTGTTGGATATACTAGTACACCTAGCGTACAAGTAACTGGTGCTAGCGGAACAGGTGCAATTGTTTCCGCAACAATCAGTCAAGTTATTAATGAAATTACTCTTGACATTCCTGGTGCTGGTTATAATACAGCGCCTACAGTCACTTTGGTTGGTGGAGATCCTTTAGAATTTGCAACAGCGGTTGCAGTTTTAGATGCAACACTAACTGATGTTACAATTGTTGAAGGTGGTAACGGATACGTTCCTGCGTCAACAACAGTGACTGTATCTGCCCCACCAGCAGGCGGTACAACTGCAACTGCTGAAGCAGTAATTGACTTTGGTGCATACATTCCTGGTATTACCCCAGGAGCAGTTACTAGTATTAATATTCTAACCGCAGGTAGCGGCTATGCAACATCGCCATCAATTCTTATTAATGGTGTTGGTAGTGGAGCAAGTGCCCAAACAATTATTACTGGTATTATTGATAGAATTGATGTAACAAATCGCGGTAGAGGATATGAATCCACTCCAACAGTTAGTATTACTGGTGGTGGTGGTGGTGGCGCAAGTGCTACTGCTTCAAGAACAGGTTCAGTTAACACTATTACAATTATTGATGGTGGTAGTGGATTTACAGGAAATCCTAGTTTAGAATTTATTGGCGGCGGCTTATCTAACGGAAGCCTAAATCATGCACAAGCTATAGTTTCAGCAATTGATTCAGTGGTTGCAACAGTCACACTTGTAGATGCTGGTGATAATTACACATCAAATCCTGCAATTTCTGTAACAGGTGGTGGCGGAACTGGACCAACCCTTAGAGCTAGAATTAATGGTCAAGTTAGAACTATTACCGTAACTGATCCAGGTAGTGATTATAGTGGTGTTGATGCTCCAGTTATTGCCTTTAGTGGTGGTAGAGTATATAAATCACCAGTAGCTGGTTTAAGATATTATACAAATGCCAGTGCGCTAACAGCAATTGGTATTAGTCAATTAACACAAACTCTAGCAGGTATTGCTAGAGCAACTGTATTGGCTAAGAATGTTGTTGCTAACACAAACCCTGTAACTTCATATCAACAAGCGGTAACACGTACTGCTGGCGGCGTAGGATATACACAGCCAACAAATATTGGTTTTGCAATTGACAGTTGGATGAACGGTGTCTATTACACTATTGAAAACGGTCAAAATCATGTTAATGCCGCAACAGTATTGCGACTAAACAGACGTTTTTTAAGAACAGACTCAATGCAGTTCTTAGCAACTAACTATCCAGCTGTAGCTGATGCAACTTGGAGTAGAGACATTGGTTTGATCGTTGATGCTATTGCAAAAGATATTGAAACTCGTGGAGTTGTTAATTCTTCTACAGTTGCAATTAAGCAAGCATTTATATCAGCTAGAGCTTCTGAACCACTAGCAGTGGCAGGACTTATGGATTTCTTAAGAGATAGTATTGTTAGTATTGTTCAAAACATAGTATTAACTCCTCAAATTGATGGAACTACTACTTGGGAAGGTTTATGGGTTGACGCCAAGAGCTATCAGACCAATGACGTTGTATTCTTTGCAGGAAAAACATACACTGCTCTAAGTACCCATTTCTCTAACACATTGTTCAGTGTTGATTTGGCAGCAGGTCGCTGGGTTGAAAATACCAATGGACAACAAACATTAGATCTTCCACTAGAACCAGGTGCTATAACTGCTACTGAAAATTTAGGAAACTACATCAAGGGTATATTACAATATGCTCCTGCTAACGCATCTTGGACAGCGGCAGCAACATTGTTGACAAGTAACCAATCCTATATTAAAGCAGAAGTTATTGCTTATATAAACAATACATTTGAAGATTTCGTTTACAACCAAGCATTGTGCGCCCGTGACATTGGATTTATTTTAGATGCAGTGGCCTATGACTTACTCAATGCTCTAATAGCAGAAGCAACTGCAACTGCTACTACAACTGGTGTTATATCAAAACTTACAGTTGTTAATGGCGGTGAAGGTTATAGCGGTGGTGTACAAATTGCAATGGCAGGTGGTGGCTCAAGTGGAGCACCTACAGTTAATGCAACGGCTACCGCTATTAGGAATCCGTTAACTGGTGCAATTACTGGCTTTACAATGACTAACAAAGGTAAAGGATATGCTTCTTTACCAAGCGTGACTATTACTCCTGATACAGGAAGTGGTGTAGTTGCTAGAAGTCGTGTGGTTGGTGGTAACGTAAGTAAAGTTAACATTATTCACCCAGGTAGCGGCTATACTTCAGGACCATTCTTAAGATTGATTGATCCAAACAACAGTGGCGATGCTGCCTTCCAAGTACGTGTTGCAGACGGTGTATTAAAACAACCTAGATTTACAGGTAGAGGAACAGGATTCTTGACCGCTGCCGTTGAAATTAGTGGTGACGGATTTGCTGAAATTACACAAACAGGTAGCTTTATCTATGTTAAGAATTTAACAAATATTCCTACCCCAGGTGCAAACATACAGTTTGAAGATAATGACACGTTCTATAAATTAGTTACAGTTCGTGAAGTTATTGGACCACAAGGTACAATTAATGCTAGAGCAATTTTACTAGCCAACAAAGCATTTGTACAAGCAGAAGTTATTAGCTATCTAGATAACTTTACTTTTGACAGTGTAAAATGCTCACGAGATATTGGTTATATTATTGACGCATTGGCTGATGACTCGTTAACTGGTTCTAACCAAAGATTGTTAGCAGTTAGATGGCAATATGCTAGAGGATTATACACTACATTTGATCGTCAAAGAATGCAAACAGCTTATGTATTAGAATATTTGCAGACAGAAATTAACCAATTATTCAACTATGCTGATAATGATATTTCAAGTACGCTGAATGATTTGATTGAATGGATTAAGAACGAAGAATATTATAAAGATATTAAAGTTCCTCTAAATCCACCTATTGGATATGACGCAGAAAATGATGCTGGATCTACAGTATTAACTGCTAACCGTGAATTTATTGCAGGTAATGCATTAAGAAGATTTATTAATAATGCTCCTGCTGGTTCTTATACAGTTAATAATAACATTTGGTTACAAGAATTTAGACAAGTAGTTGACAGTATTGCATACGACTTGATGTATACTGGAAATCAACAAGTTATTGAACATAGCTCAACTTTTTACAGTGGAGTGAATTTTATCCTTGCTGGTTATACAGGCGATACAAGTGTAGTAAAAGCTGAGTTTGTAAACACATTAACTTATATCAAAACATTAGTACAAGATGTTGTACAAAACAACGTAGTAGCAGTACTACAGTCTGGTTATACAGTTAGCGGTACAGTTGCAGTAGTTAATGCATCAACTGGTGTTGTAACAGGTCCTGCACAAGATAGATCCTTAAGTGCAGGTGATACTGGTACTGCATTCCGTGTAGGCGGCTTATGCGACGAGTTTATTTCAATTATCAATAACAGCCCAACAACTATTGGGGTAACTGTTACTGCGACTGCAACTTCCTTTGCTGGATTTGCTAGTGGTGAAGTTGCTAAGAGAACTAAACTATTAAATGCTAAACCAACATTGCGTACTCAAGCAACAACTTGGATGACTGACAAGTTTGTTAATTTTGAATATGATCAAGACAAATGTTCAAGAGACGTTGGAATCATTGTACAAGCAATTGCTGACGACATATATGGTGACGTAGCTAAGTCTGTTGAAGCAGGTCAGCGTTATTATGCGGCCACTGCGGCACTTGTAATTAGTGCGCAAAAGCCACAGACTATTGCAGCCATTAATTGGATTGGTGAAGTTGTACAACGTGTGACTAACAACGTTACATGGGTAAGAACACAAAACCGTGTGTTCCAAGAACGATTCCCAAGTTTAACTGGCATGAGCGAAGCATTGCCAGTACTACAAGAACGTGTAAACATTATTAAACGAATTGTTGAATATGGCGCATTCTTTGACCAAGTTAAACAGATTCTTTTAGATAATAAGACATACATACAGGCTGAGGTAGTAAGTTTTGTTGATGCCACTTATGAGAACTTGAATTATAGTAGATCATTATGTTCTAGAGATGCAGGATTAATTGTTGATGCCTTGATATACGACGTATATGGTGGGTTAAGCAGAAGTCGTGAAGCTGGTTTACGTTACTACCAAAGTGCTAGTGCGTTAGCCGCTATTACTGGAGATCAACTAACTCCAACAACAACTGCAATTAACTATCTAAGACAATTAGCACAAGCGGTAATTATAAATCAAAATCCGTCAGTGCAATTCCAAGAAAATACTTTAAGAACAAGTATCAATACAAACACAGGATCAGTTGCGTTCGTAGCAGTTACACCTGGATCTAATTACAGCCAAGGCACAACTATCACAACTGCTACTGGTGGTAGCGGATCAATAACTGGCGAAATTGACGCAGTTATTGATGTTGCTACTGGCAGTATCGTTGAAGCAACAGTTGTTAACGGTGGTTCAGGATTTAACAATGCGCCAAGTTTGACAATAACAAAACCTACTGCCGCAAGTAAAACTTATGTAAGTATTGTAGGAACAACACTGACATTGAGTGATACCGTTGGAATATTTGTTGGTATGGAAGTTAGTGGTACTGGATTTACTAGCAACCAGCGTGTAGTGTCTATTAACAGTAACGGAATTGCAGTTGAACTTAGTGCAACTTCTGATGCTACTCCTGCAGGAAATATTACATTTACTGATATTGGTAGCGGAGCAAGTGCAACTGCTATCTTAGGAGTTGCTTATGACCCAGCCAAAGTTGCAGATCTATTAGTTGATGAAAAAATTGACGAAGGAACAGCAGCCTTGTTGGCAGTGATTGAGGGCGGTCCAAGTGTATTGCCTGCTGGTAGATATGCGGCTCGCTTACAAGTTAGTCCAGAAATTCCAATTCAAATTAGTCCTCCACATGACACTAACACTGTGGTACGTAGTAAGTACTCACAAGTTCGTTTAACTGGTCACGACTTCTTGAATATTGGTACAGGTAATAAGAACGACACTAACTATCCAGGTATTCCATTAAATGCTCCAGATCAAGCTAACGAAGTTGTTGAAGTTGGCGGTGGTCGTGTATTCTACACTTCAACTGACCAAGACGGTAACTTTAGAGTTGGTGAACTATTCCGCGTTGAACAGTCCACTGGTATTGCTACATTGAATGCTGATGCGTTTAACTTGAGTGGTTTGAACGAACTATCACTTGGTGGTGTTACACTTGGTGGATCAGGCGCTGTTATTCGTGAATTCTCAACAGACAGTACTTTCTTTGCTAACAGTGACAACATTGTTCCAACACAGAAAGCGATTAAGACTTACATCCAAAGCGCATTAGGTTCTGGTGGTGGTAACATTGCTGTTAACGCGGTTATTGCTGGTGAGATTTTAATTACTGGTGATGAAATCACAACAACAAGCGGTGTTCCAGTTAGATTTACTAACGCTCCAGGTCTACAATTTGAAGGCGGTGCAAACAGTACAAGTATAACTACTGGTACTATTAGAGTTGGAACTGTATTAACTCCAGGTGGTATTGGTGTAACTGGTAACGTATATGTTGGCGGAGTTGTAAACACACAAAGTTTGGTGTCAGGCAGTATTGACAACACTCCAATTGGTGCAAATACTCGTAGTACAGCATTGTTTACTACAGTGGGTGCCAACGGCATTGTGTCACTAACAGCTGGTTTGGCTGCAACTGGTACAACTACTGGAACATTGCGTGTAACTGGTGGTGCAGGTATTACTGGTGACATTTTTGCTGGTGGTAATATTAGTACAACTGGTAGTTTAGAAGGTGCTGGATTAGACAATACACCAATTGGTGCAACTGTTCGTAGCACAGCATTGTTTACTACATTGGCTGCTAATGACAGTGTACAATTCACTAAGAATACAAACAGCACAAGTACAGGTACTGGTTCACTAGTAGTTGTAGGTGGTGTGGGTGTTAGTGGAAACATTACAGTTGGACAGCAATTAAGACTTGCTGGATCAACTAGTGGTACTACTGGATTCCAAGCCCCAGCAAGTGCAGGCAGTACAATTTACGTACTTCCAGGTGCAGATGGTGCCGCAGGTACTAGTTTGGTTACTAACGGAAGCGGTGTACTAAGTTGGGGTCAAGCAGGAGCAACAGTTTCTGATAACACAACAACTAACGCTAGTTATTATCCAGCAATGTCAAATGTAACAAGCGGTGGCGTGAGCTCATTAACAGTATCAAGTACCAAGTTTACATTTAACCCAAGCAGTGGTTTGTTAACAGTTACAGCACTAACAGAAAGTTCAAGCATTGCGTTGAAGCAAAATGTTAATCCAATTACTGATGCATTAGACAACGTGTTGAAACTAGTTGGTGTTACATACGATCGTCGAGATGGTACACGTAACAACGAACCAGGATTGATTGCAGAAGATGTTAATAAGATTATTCCAAACTTGGTAACTAAAGATGCAGACGGAAATCCAGATGGTATTCACTATAGTAAGTTAACTGCTTATTTGGTTGAAGCAATTAAAGCACTAAAAGCAGAAATTGATGATTTGAAAAACGGTAAGTAATAATACTATGGCGATATTAAAAAATACTTCTTTTAGAGATTCCAACAGCGTACTCACAATACCTTCTGGAACAACTGCACAACGCCCATTGCGCCCTCCCAACGGTGCAATGAGGTTCAATACTTCAATTGGTCTTGCAGAAATTTACATGAACAACGGTTGGTACGATGCATCTAACGGTTCTAGACTGATAGATGTTTGGCCAACCAGTATTGATAGTGTTGGAATGTTTGTTGAACTCTGGGGTGCTGGAGGAGGCGGTGGCAGACCAGGTGGTTGGAGTCAAGGTTCTGAAGGAGGTTCTGGAGGATATACTTGGGGATGGATCAATACTGAAGTAGTCCCTGCTGGATCAACACTTGTTTTACAAGTTGGCGGGGGTGGACAGGTAGGTGGAACTAGTGCCGCATTTCCAGGCGGTGGATATCTAGTAGGTGGTGGTGATAATAGATATGGCAGTGCTGGCGGCGGATATACAGGAATATTTTTAACAACAGTTACACAAGCAAACGCAATTTTAATTGCGGGGGGCGGCGGAGGTGGCGGAAGTAGCCGTGCTAATACTGGTAATCAAGGCGGCGCAGGAGGCGGTCTTGAAGGTCGAGATGGGCACAGCCCGTATGATTCAAAAGAAGAATTTAGAGGCCGTGGAGGCACACAAACATTCGCTGGTGAAGCAAGTGG